TGAAATCACCCATGGCATCTACGATACGTCTATCTTGAACCATCTGAACAGAACGAGATGGAATACGTTGCTTCATCAATGAAGCTTCTCTAAAGGTTTCACCGATCGACATGTTACGGTCAGCACCAGAGATCGCGGCTAACTGATCCATCATCGGCGGAATCACGTAAATCACTTCACCATTACGTAATACGTAGACCGGAGATTGTGCGCTACCTGATACATCACGTATCCATGCTTTATTCACACTGTCTAAATGCATGTCAGCCATGCTATATTTATCTAATTGTTCATAACCTTCGGGTAAAGGTTCACCGTAGAAGAAAGGTAACCATTGACGAACGAATTGTTCTTCATTGATAGTAGCCTGTCTGGTTTCACGACTTAACTGATTCGGATCATTTAAGAAATGAGATAATTCTTTTAACGCATTACCTAAGAATTCATCACACTCTTCAATAGGGATACCACCCTGAGTGATCCCTTCTGCACTATACGTACGACGCATGTCTTCAGGTTTAAGGAAATAAGGTAACGGTTTGTCTGCTGGGACGATGTTTAAGCTTGCAAAATATTTTTCGTTCATGAAGGTAATCCTGCGATAGAGTAACGGTCTCCTTCATTATTGATACCGGCGATGATTTCCATCTTCGATTCTTTCATGTGAAGACCTTTAAATTGTTGCCATTGATATTCACCTTGACGAATGGTTAAACCGATCGTGAAATCGTATTCATCTAATTCTTTCTTTAACTCTTCATCAAAATGTTTCTTATACGTCACCGTAACATGCACAAAGTCAAAGTACGGTTTCATGATAAACTCAAGATCAGATCTGATTTGATCTGCGAGTATATGCGGTTGTGAATAATACATCTTAGTTGTATAGGGTAAAGATTTCATGTTTCCTAAAAACTGAGATGTTGCATGGTATTGATTTACTGCGTAATGTGCAAAAATCATATCGACTTTTTCATTCATCGATGTGACCCAACCCGCTACATTTAATGTCGGGTAAGGTTTAGATGCCCGTACGGGGCTCTGGTACGTGTTTTCAGCCATACTAGCCTCCTCTCAAAACATAGGGTGTAGAACAAAAAAAAAAGAATGGACATAGGTGAGGAAGGTTACCCCTCCTCACCGTATCATTTATTTAAGCTTAAATAATCGATAACTCGATTTAAGGGATATCACTCTCGTAGATCGAGGTGACATCTTTACGCTGTTTGATATAACTGCGTATATGATCCCACGTATTCAAGATTTCATACGCCTCATCACTTTCAAGTGGATTCAGATCCTTGAATTCATCTTCGTCTAACGTATACGTATATTCAACACGTTCGTCTTCCTCATCTTCATTCGTTAAGATCATCTGTCCGTTCATTACTTGAGCGTAATAAGGGTTCTCCCAACCCATCGGGATCGTTTTCGTTACTGGCGTGTAACGATCACTATACCCATCGATTACCCCATCATTATACAACGAAGTGATCTCTGGACATGCCATGATATAAGGGATCATGCATTGTGGTGCCGTACGGATACGTTCTTCCGTGTATAACGGTTGGATGATATCCGTCAACCCATAGACATTGATCGTTCGGAAAGCTGCTTTCGCTAACCGCATCGCTTCACTTGCATCTAACTGAGCAAAGGTGTGTTGAGCAGTTTCAGCAAACTGTCGTCCTACATCATTTAATGTTCCCAGAAAATGTTGTTGGGATTGTTGCATGTAATCTTGCAACATGGGAGGTGGTCCACCGAACAACATGGCATTCATCACTGTTCGGTCGCCTATCACGACTCTTGCCATGGATTACCTCCTCATGGTATTAAAAAGAAATGTGATATCGGTAATTAAGTGTATGGATTAAACCCTTCTGCTTTCCATTGTTTAAATGGATCGTTCTGGTCTAACACCACTTCTTGCTTACCACTATATAAGAACTTAGCCATCGTACCGATGATCGGTTTAGGTAAGTTCACCAATCCACTGATCGTATCGGGTTCCATTAAGGAAAAGACCGAGGTATGGGATTGGAAAGGTCTGAAGTTCTCTGCTTGAAAATTGTCGATATTCAAGTAGAGGTTCATTTGGTCCACATTGTTATCCTAAAGGCTTTTTATCCTTTAGCTCTTACACTTCCCCTTCGTGTAAGGTCGGCATACGTTTTGCATCTCATCATCATGAGTCACGTTAATCTTTAGGCGTTAACATGACGCGGTCTCGTGGGTAGATTATATTCTCCGAAGAGGTTCACCACCTATGCTCTGCGCTTGACGATCCTTTTACCGATCGTCTTCAGTCTCAAATTAGCATCTCAGCCTCTTTGCTATATCCCGCGTTACCTATACTCTTTACCTCACAGTAAAGACTGGCGATATATCCACCATCGAACGTTTTTACACATGGACTATCTCTTCATTCCCATAGATTGGAAATGCTCCCCATTTGGGGATGATCATCACTTAGGATCATCCCTACTCTACTCACTTTAACCTATACCGTTGCAGTATAAGCCATCTGGTTATTACAGCACAGATGTCATTACTCTTATCATGGATAAGACGTAGTTTTCGATAGTCTCTGAAGCCAACCCATAGATCTACTAGATCCTTAGGGTCTTCCTTGCGTCGGTAACTACATGGATAATCGTTTCACGATACTAGAATGAATGATTACTCGTATCTAGTATTACAATAGTTTTCACCTTGTAAGTCGTCATTATCTCATTAAGTAGCGTTCCCGCAGTTAGAGGAGTTTATTGCAGACCTCGATAGTTTATTTAATATCTTTCTCTCGTTTATTTAAAATGGTTTTATTCAGGTACTCGTAGAGATACCCTTTAAAGTAACCATTCGTTCGCCAAATCGATTTTTCAAGACTATTCTTTTTCATGCCGAGTTCTTCTGCTCTATCCCAGATCGAATCATAGATCTTGAAATCGCCTGTAGATAGATCAGTGACTTTAAGCTGACAAGCTTTACGTTTCTTAGGTGTATATTTCTTTTCCGTTACGTATTGTTCCATGATCTCTGGTTTATTTAAAACCTTTGATTTAGTTTGCTTATACGTATTCAGATAATAGAAATAATAGTCTTTATATTTCTCATTCGTGTCAATCACCTTTTTCAATTTATTCACAGGGATATCGTAGTGCGATTCCACATGAATAATTGTTGCAAAGATATATTGTTTTCCATCACGAACATCTTCCACAACCACGGCTTTTAAATTACCATATCGATCGAAGTAATTAATATCATCCTTCGTTAACGGTGGCCAATCTTCACCTTCGTAGATTACAGCGTATTTCTTTCTAAATGGAAACCTACGAGTACTACTCAAATATTGATATACACTCGCACCATTACATTCAAAGAAACGACCGCATTCCTGAAGACTATAGAAATGGTTAACTTCTTCGGTTTCAAGATCCTTTACAAGAATGGATTTTGAATTCGACTTTAATTCTTTGCGATAATGAGGTTCTGGCTCTTCATGTGGTGAACGCCATCTCAAATTTCCTGCACGATTATCTAACTTAATTCCGTTAATGTGCTCTACCGTTGCGTCAACAAGATCACACTTAAACGGAACAAACGTTAAGGCGATAATCTCATCTATATCTTTAACAGGACATCTATCATCGGTATATTGATTATTGTTTTCTTTCGTACCAAAGATTGGCTTTGTTTGGCCAAATGGGATAATTTGACCTAATCGATTAACAGGTAACCAGTTAGTTGCTTCTACTGCGTAGAAATCACCTCGAATATGTTTTGGATTTGGCTGATAACTCATCATGCTCCCCTATAAGAAAAAATTAGTTTACATGATAGTTATATTGTTTGTAGAGAAATAATTAAAAAATAATGGTTGTCGATCTGCATTAAATCCGCTCAAACACAACACGGACACGCTAATCGTGTCATCGTTTGGATTATCTTTTATCTTAGTGATAAAGAATTGTTGTATTGAGGATCTTAATAATGTCGGATTTCGGTTAAAGATACATGGTAACCCCATATACGGACATTCATTCAATAGTTCATCGAAATATCGACGAAGAAGAGGATGATATCTGTTTACGTTAGAGACCAAAATATCTTGTGCTTCATTAGGTGTATAACCATCACGAAGGAATTTATTGATAAGGTGTAATCTTAATAGACCGATGGCCATTGCCCAAGGTACATGAAGCTCACGATAGTCATGATTTTCATGTAAAGAGGTGATAACATTACGTGCTGTAAACACCATCCGTGTACCACAGATATGCTTACGAATGAATCCCGTTTTCTTACCTAAGGAATGTTTATATTGGAGAAGGTTAAACCTTGCTAACAACATGACACATCGGAAGGCAATGTTTTCCTTAACTGCGGCTGAAGGAGGCTCTAATCGTTCGTTTAAAGAAGACATGGCACGTGCTGCTTCAATCGCTGACCCAAACTTCACGATTTCAGAGAATCGTCCTGTAGGGGTTTTCTCAGTCACTAAGGCTACTCGGTTCGGTAATGGTAGATACTCCGTAAAGAGATCATCTTTATGGTTAAGTAACCATTCCTTGATATCCTTACGTTTATCGGATACTGAAGTATAGATACGTTTTTCAAGTAGGATATCAATGATCGTCCAGAAGTTTTCAATGAAGTAGTTATACCCACGTTTTACTCCACGTTCTTTCAATATCTGGATGACTTCACAGGTATCGAAATTCGCTTTATAATGGATATCACACACCCATCTAATGACATCTATCTTATTTGTTTCAAAAGCTTGTGAAAGCTTATTATACACGATAGGAGAGATGAATGCTTTTACCCCATCTGGAACACGTAACCAAAGATTCGCTTCGATTGGTCTTTCCGTATGCGCTAGTACTCGACTATCACAGATAGGACACTTCTTCCCTCTTAGATACCCACCGACTAAATGACCACAATCACAAGATGGGATCATCGTAAAGGTAGCTGTCTCATAGTTCGTCATGAGATAGCGGTCTAACAGTTCTCGGTGTTCAGGATAACGAGTATCGAGATCGTTTACGAAGATCGCTGGTACCTTCAACTTCATAAACATGTCACGGTAATTTACCGTTGTAAAGCCGACCCCTGCCTGCAGTGCGGGAAGTTCGACTTGTGTATTTTCCATACGTACTCCTTAACAAAAATAAAACCCATGGAACATAATGGAGTCAAGGTAGATCCAAGCGACCTACCTTGACTCCTATCATGATTTAGATTACTAACAATCTAACGAGTATTAGTAAATACCGTTATAATTGATGTTTCCGTATAAGCCATACACTTGGTTACCACGGTAGGTACGTTGACCTAAGTTACCTTGGTTGTTGTAACCGTAACCCATACCGTATCCTTGTTGGATAAACATCGCTGCTTGGTTAGCAGTTAAACCCAACAAGTTGTTACGGTAACCACGTTCAATAGTTTGGCTCATGTTTGCAGTTTCAAGACGGAAGCCACCGACTGCATCATGGATTGCTTTACCTAACGCAATTAAGAAGTTTACGTTAAAGGTTAAGCGTTGAGCGAAACCAGTGATTTTGTGGTTCGGTAAGTAAGTTTCGTATAAACGTTTACGTTTGTAGAAACGATACGGGATAGAACCAAATGCTGGGTTGAAGCTATCCATGAATTCACGAGATGCCGCACCTTCATCATCAATACAGTTACCGAAGTACAAGAAATCAATTTCGTGTAAGTCACGCATTTCACCTTTCTCGTTGAGGTAGTAACCTAACTCGATACGGTTGTTATCGTAGTACACGATCGGTTCTTGGTTATTCCAGTATTTGCTGAAGTTACCACCGGTTAAGCGATTCGCTGCATTTACTACAGCTTCGTACGCGATACGGTTTTGTTCAGGATCTGGGTTCAATTCATTTACCATATCGATAAACACACGTTGCACGTGAGTTAATTCACCTACTTCGCGTACATCGATTTGATATTGTAAATCAGATGAAACGAATTTCGCTAAGAAGGTCGGTAAGTTGAATGAACTATCGGTCTTCGTATTGGTGATGCAAAGTGGCATACCTGGTTCATTAACGTTTAAGGTTAATGCACCGATATCACGACGGTCATGGCTTGGTAACGCATAGTTTGGTTTAAGTGCTTCTGCCCAGATATTGTTGTTCATTACCAACGCCATGGTTGATGAGATCGCTAACAATTGGGTTTCTAATGTTGCACCTGAGGTTTGGTTATCTAAGCTGTTAATGATGAAAGACGCTTTATAAGGCGCTGGCATCACTTGACCTGGCGCAAAACCGTACATCATTTGTGGATTAATTACTGGTGCACCCGTATAGGTTAAACCTAAGTAACCACGAGCCATTGTTAACACTTCGGAATTCAACGCACCGTTATTTACCGCTTGTTGGTTATTCTCAGTCACTTTTAAGGTGACTTCGATATCGCTACGCATTGGAAGACCCACTACGTCTGCAACTTGACCATCATTTGAGAAACGGATAGATTGTGAAATCACTTCATTTGCTTTCTTATCAATCAAGGTGATAGTATCACTGTTTGGATTGATAGAATATAAAGTAGTTTCAATCGCTTCAGTCGCGTAGTAAAGCACCATACGTAAGTGTTCAGTGTTAGTCACTTCTAATTCACGTGGTACGAAGATACCCGCAACTTCGATAAGTTTCTTATTAGGGTACAAGCCTTTGATATAACGACCTAAGCTATCTGATAAGTAACGGTCTGTAGACCATAATTCTTCAGGAATAGTTGGTAAGTTGAATTGACCTACACCACGTTCATTTAGTTGACGATCAACTAAATCACCACAGGTTGCTTCTAAGAAGATCGGATAGTACGCCACGTAATCTTCGATATCTAAGATCATGATAACAGCAGAGATTGCTGTGTTATTTTGCGCACCATCGAATACTTGAAGTTTCCAGCGTTTACCATCGTAGTGAAGATCTGGTTCTTTTTCCGCAATTTTCACTAATGCTTCCGCAAATGCGATAGCAATTTGGCCATATGCGAAACGACCCATCGCACGTTGTTGAAGACGGTTACCTAATAAACCACGTGGACGATATCCACCTGCAACGGCTTCGGTTTGATTACCTAAGTTAGCTGTTACCGGTTGACCGTTTAGCGCTGCCGTAGCAGATGCTGTGTTTGCGCCAGTTGGTGCAAATGATGCCGCCGGTGCTGGTTGTGCTTGAGCGTTTGCGCCAAGATTAGCGAAATCTGACGGTTTAGAGTTTTCATTAAAAGCCATAATGTATTCTCCTATTGGCTGTTATTCTGTTAATAATAATTTAAATTTAAATTACTGAAGTCATGCCTTAACAATACCTGTCGATCAAACAGTGCTAAAAACACTCCTTCTAATAGGTAATATAAATGTGTAATTTTGATAGGGTAACCCATCTCGTTACACGATTACCCAAAGTATGGGAAATTCGCGAGATTTTCCCATATTCTACACCCGGACGATAGATAGTCCATGCATAATCCCTACCGTAAAGATCACGGCAAGGGTAGAACCATTAAATTAGTCTACATATAAATGATATAGAAGATCTTAAAGATCTACGTAATTTCAAGATAAGGATAATGAGCCATGTTTAACTTTCTTCGTAACCCTAAAAATAAGCAATCTGTTAAGGTGTACCCTAATTTTAATAACTGCCAATTCGTGATACAAGAAGATGTCACCCGTACGATAGATTATTACAAGAAAATAAACTGGTCAGTATCTGGAGACCATATCTTAGTTACCTTACTGAATAGTATCCATAGTGAAGCTATCTCTCATTTTGATATTTACGGCAGTATCATGAGCATGGTACCGATGGTCACTGCAGCAAAAGGTATCGCCAGTAATGTAGCGTATGGTAAGGTTCAGCATAAGAGCTATTTCTACGGTAAAGATTCTCAAGAAATCTTGATAGACCAACGATTCGATGACGCTTATGATCAAATGCTGTATAAACCTTATCATGAATGGGAAACAATCCGTGTAGTCAGACATCCTTTTAGTTCATTAGATTTTCAATTACCAAATGGGAAGTTAAGAAAGAGTGGTGAGAAAGGGTTAGTGATTATCAAGATGGATCTTGCATTACTCTATACGCAATATAAACTCTGGTTAAGAGACTATGATGCGAGTCATTACTTTGATGGAACGAATAAAGCCATTACGAACTTTGTCCATAGTTATCCGATTCCTTACATGTTGAAAAGTCATGTTGACATGGTGTGGTTTAATCGATTGTTCTTTAGAATGATGGGTAAGAATGTCAGTAATGAACGTCCGGATAACCGATTAGCGTTACCGAATCCTTATATCGGATTGGATGCGATCGAGAAACGTATCCATGAAGATGTGTTACGTAATCGATGGGACTTCTACGAGATCAGTAGTATCATGCCTTGTTTCTTTAACAAGAACATCTTATCCTTCTTTAGACAAGATGCGGTATTAGAAACGCAACAAATCAGACTACCTTGGGTGTTAGGATACCTTCCTTTGATTCAATGGTTATTGATGATCCAGCAGAATAATCCAACAGGTGCCAATGAACAATACCTGACTCAATTTGAACGACATCTGAAAGAATACCAATCCAGTAACCTCTTTAGAACCGTAAGATTCTTACCTGAAATCTATTGGAAAGAATTAGTGGACTTAGGTCAAGCTGAGATGTTTAAGAAATAGATCGGACATAAACGCGAGAGAGGGTAATCCTCTCTCGCTTATGTTGGATTATCTTAAAATGCAAAGTAAGATAGCCATCGCGTAACAAGGGATTGCTACAGATAGTGAGAAGAATACGAATAACGCATTTTCTACTTTCTCAAGCAAACTTTGGTCCTCGATAGCACTTAGCTGCATGTCACCTAAATCGAACATGGGTCTCCTTAGTAAGGTATACGGTATTGTGGAAAGTCGTCAGAGCATAATCTGGAATAATCATCCGGATCTCTCATAAAGATACCCATACTTTCAATAAAGATATAGTACGGTGCCACAATCGTGTATACCATCTTCCGCACATTCATGGCTTTGAAGATCTCTTCAGGAATACCCGTTGACTGAATAATCGCTTGAGGAACATGGAAGACTTGCATTAGGTTACCCTCATTTTCTTCTTCGATCCATTTTAAGAATAAAGCAGCTAAGTCTTGATCTTCCCATTTTTCTACCCAAGCCATCATCCGTGCTCGTGTATCTGGGATAATATCTAACTTGTAAGTATCATACGGCGGTTCTTGCGTATGACCATACTTCGTTGCAAAGATCGCTTCCCACATGAGATAGCCTTTCTTATAAAGACTATTTTCAGTCTTGTAGGATTCTTTTAACTTCACTTGACCAGATTGGAGATAATACGGTTGACCAGACTTGATCGAATTATAGATCTCATGTTCTAATTCAGCTAAGTAGGTAAAATAATCTTTGATCGAAAAAGGTTGACCAGATGCACCGATGTCCATGTACTCGTTTAACTTTTCATGAAGTGCTTTGGTTACTGCTGCGGGTACTTTCGAATGTTTTAATCCTACCCCTTTGATCTCCACATGTTCTTTCCCTTTCTTAAAGACAATCCCTTCTTGTGCTTTCGCTTTCGCGACGTAGTGTTTACCTAATGAGGTTGTGATAAATGTACTGAAATAGAACTCGTTCTTCATGGCAATCAGCGGACGTTTCTCTAACTGTACATTTAAGAAACCGGTCATCATCCCTAAGATGTGGGCAATATGTTGAGACACGATATAAATCAAGGTACAGACTAACGCATCACTTAATGGGTCATCGATAATCTCACCACGATACCATTTCACCCATTCATCGATTGAAAAGAGTGAGGAGTCCGTATCACTTCCTACTACCACACCACGCATCATATCCGGTACATGAGCAGTACTAAACGGCATGATATCACTTACCCAGAAACAACGGATCAAATAGCGATACATCTCGAAACATTCCATCGTATTCTTGATGATCGCACCGACCACAGGAATATATTCAGGTTGGTCTTCAATGGTTCTAAAAATACTCCGACCATCACACAGTTTCGCACAATAGATCCCGATTAATGCAGCAAGGTCTGCATCCATCTTTTCAGTCCAAGCTTTGGCTTCTTCTAATGAGAGTGGTTCGATCTGATCAATTAAGATCAGTTTCTCTAACCAGTTCTTGATAAATGCATCATTAAAATGACGTAGTACCCAGAGGTCACTATTATACGCATACTGCGTACATTGTAGTGGAGTAAGTTTACGAACAAAAGCTTCGATCTTAGCAAACTCTTTTTCAGCACGCCAATAGATATCCGTACTACGTTTGATCACGAATAATAGATCATCCTGGGATAAGACATGTAAACCATACGTATTGATCACGTATTGGGTTTCTTCAGATGAAGTATACGTTAATACGGCTAAGATATTATTGATGGTAATCTCAGCGTTATAGTAATGGCGTCTTCCTCCTAGGAACTTCTCATTCGTACTATTAGCAAAGGAAGTCGTACTACGACAAATAGAAGTAAGTGTAGAGTGACCGGTTTGGTTATACAGGATATTCCCTTGTGTCGCATGGGCACCACTACTACTGTTATTCAGGATCTTTTGCAGTAACTGTAAGTTCTGATAGTAATCCGCTAATAACACATTTCCATCTTCAATCGCTTTAAACTTGAGCTTCTTGGCTTTCTTACGTTTATCCATGCCTTCTACCAAGAAACAAGACTCTAAGGCTTTCTGTTGCCATTCTGGTCTATACGTGGTAAAAGTAGGGGCAAACCGTAAGTCCCCAGAATGGACTTGACGTAAATAATCGATCATCGTCGTTTGATATTTCTGACGATCGTTATTCTGATCCTTACGGATCATCTTCATGCGAGGATTAAAGATCGGAAACTTCCCATCCTCACGGATATTCGCTCTCAACCAATTCTGATATTGTTCTACATTGAGATTTGGATCTTGGATCTTTGCATAGGTCGTGCTCTGTTCTACCCATTGCCGAACGTAGTCTAAATCTCGACCGTATTCGTTATATTCTTTTCTAAATAAATTTGACATGATTCATTTTCCCATCTAAATCTTACAAAAAATAAAAGGGAAAAATAACAATCAACAAACATAAACCAGAGAACTTACCGCTCTCTGGTTTATTAAATAATAATAACTTTTTTATAAGTTCAATTTATTTTCAATAACGGAATTAAATTAATGAAACTCTTAATTAACCTTGCATTAGGATTGCTTAAGAAAAATAACGAGTGCTAGACGGGATGCACCCACGTTACATCTAATAAATCGATGTTGTAATCATTAACTGATTTTTAAGGTACAATGATAGCCATGACGAGCGATCGATAAACGGATCTGTTCGATATCTTCTTGAGCAATATCTTCAACAGTAAAGGTCGCTGTCGTAGATTTATAGATCTTGATCGTATTCTTATCGATCCAAGGTAAACCCACAATCAGGTCATCACCGGTCATGGTTTTTAAACGAAGGTAGCTGTAAGACTCGGCATTGTCTTCCATCGTACCTTCCGGTACAAGACGATAGATCTGAGCATGTGTCGTATAGGCATCAAACCCATAACGTTGACAGTCAGAAGCAGGGATGATCCCTTCTACGGTCACTCGATCAAAGTTTTGTGATAAGATCGAAGGAGCATGGGTTTCAAAGGAAATGATGTCCTTCAATCTGAATTTATCTAATATAAGCATGGTCGTAAAATCTCAGTTAGTAAAAAGTCATAGCAAACGTACCGAAGCGATCTAAGATACGAAAAGCAAATTGATATTGACCACATCGAGTCCAATGTTCAAACCAATCCGTATAACGGATCTGAACGAGTTCAATTAATTGAACTAAATCAATAATCAAATCACTATAACGATCATCGAGATACGTAGAGGGTTCCTCATAACCGTACTCATCCGTATAGTGTTGGATCGCTTGATTACATTGGTCGATATGATGTTGAGTGATTTCTAAGGGAACATCTACCCCAAAGAAATAGGAACGAACATATTTTTCTAACAGGTATTCACATTGGCGGTCTTGCATGACAAGAACCGGTTTTGATAATGTCATGGTACCCTCCTTTTAGACATGAATGTTAGATCGGTATTTTACGGGCATAAACGGACATCATTGTCCGATGCGTTTCTGGAAAGAAATGAATCGATGAAACCGATTCAAAGATCCCGACAAGATGGAATTGAGGTTGAATAAAGATTTCACAGTATTCTAACCCTTTTAACCATCTCGTTTGATCACTTTCATAATCCCATGCTTCAGACTGAAGTATATCAGATGGATTTGGGTAATTTAATACCCATTTCGTAATAACATCACGGCCATCGTATCGTTGATCAAGATTCTGACTGATCAGTTCTTGGATAAGCTGATAACAAGTAGTGACATCAAAGATATAGTTGAAATAAGGTTCTTCCATAATCAATCCTACATTTGTGCAGGAATCGGTTCCACGATATCAATATACAAATGACCAAATCCTGTCTTATACGACCGAAAGGTCATCGAGTGCATTTGCTCAGGTGTAAGCACTGAAGCAAGGATCGGTTTCCATGATAGTAAGATCGGTTTAATTACATCCATCATCTTCTGAATGAAGTAATCAGGATTCTGTTTATATCGATTATCTTCCAAGAAGAACTCGTACATGTAATCCGTAAATCCATCAAAGTAAGTATCATATCCAAAGATATCATCTTCAGGGTTATGACTTATTGCGTCTACTACGCTAAATAAGATCTGATTCCCTACAATACTTTCTGCACCTCCGAATAACACCAGAGGAGGATCAACGAGACCTGGATTGACTCTTATAATATAACTGGTAAGGGACATTCACCATTCTCCTTGCATCTAAGACGTACAGGTAGTGTTCATCATAGTCGAAATAGATCCCTTGAAATCCTCTTCGACCACAATTACGTTCTAAATCAGGAATCGTACTCAAAAGCTTATAAATAAACCAATCCATAAACTTCCCTAATACTTCTTCCCATAAGGCGAGATATTCATCGCCGGGTTCCCATAGTCCAGACGTTTCTATTTGTTTCCAATATTCTTGTTCGGTAATGGATTGTTCAAGTAACGCAATCAACCGATTAAACTCTTCTTCAAATGAATAAAACTTTAATTCATTCGGAAAGTAATGACTCATCGTCGTTTGGAAGTAATTCGCAATTTCGCCGATATTAAGAATATAAAGTTGATTACGCGGTAATCGTTCCATTCGCCACCTCTTCGTAATAACGGCGTATTCGATAATCCTGTAGTTCAATAAAGATCAGATCAAAAGGGGTTTCAATCATCCGGTATTCCATAAAAGGATTACTGAACAATTGATGAAGCCCCAATGATTCATCTAAGTGTTGACAGAACTGCCCACCGGCTTCATCTCCAATATATTGAAGAACCGTAATATGGTCATAGCCTTCAAAGCGATATGGAATATTCACATCCACATGGTTATGGATCAGAAAAGAAGCCAGATAATACAAGAACCCTTTCGCTAATCTATCCGGACCATGATAATCGACGACTCGAATACGTCCAGTATGGATGGATAATTCCTGTCTAAAATAACTGGATACGACCTTATCCATGAGATCACGATGCCGTTGTGGGTTTTCGTATTTTAATGGGAAGTCGGTTATCCCTATTTTAAATAAGACATGACCAATCCAATGTTCAAATAAGGCGGATAACTCTTGTTTACGAAAGACGACGGATTTGTTCTGAGCTGTAGAAGGGATGGACACCATAATATTGAAATCTCTCTGCTAAATAAGGGTCTTTATTGACTTGACAATCGATATAAATCACCCCATCATTAAATGATACGGCTTGTATTTCAGTCGGATGCATGGTATATTCTGCAAGGTGTCGGATGATTCCTTGTAGTCTAAAACTAAACCGCTGAATAATCTCTCGAATAATATCATTCTTCCAGTCATCGAGATATTCTCGATTAAAGTAGTCCGGTATCGTTTCTCTCCCAGCCATGGAAATATAATCCAATTCTTTTGGTAAACCATATCCGATCGTGGCCGAAAACGCATATTCGATGATCGTCTGTTCTTCATCGTAAGTACAACGATGTTGCTTCATGTATTCTTGAACATCGTAGAGTTCGTAGATAAATCGAACGGATTCGATTGGATAGTTCTCAACGTGCATGTTCACCTCTTTTTGATAATACGTAAAATAAGGCTATAGAATAGCTTTGTACAGAGAGTTAGTGCTTATCCTAATCATTTAATCGGATTGAAGATAAAAATCGATCTATGCTCGATTTAGACGGCATATATCCCACTATCCGAAGATAGTGGGATACAAATGAACGATTAGAATACCATACCGTCATCTTCAACTTGACTATTCTTACCTGCTAGGGCTTCAGTCTTAGGTTTAGCTACGGCACTTTCTTCATAACGTTGAAGACGTTTCTTCAAGTTATTAAAGATGTCTTGTACATGACCTTGTGAGATGATGAAATGAAGATCACCTTCTTTCAATACTGGATGAATCGGATAACCTACCGTAGAATACTCAGGTTCTAATTCAGAAGGCGTTGCACCATACTCATGCATTAATGAAGCCGCTGAGATCGGATAATCGATCGTGGCTGCTTTTTCGACGGAAGATTCGATATAGAGCAACGATAACCCTTCTTTCACTTCAGTCACTTTACTGAACTCAACAAAGTTAGCCACGTCACATGTGTCTAATTCACGGTTCTCACGAGACGCTAATAATGATAAGCTATTGATCACCACATGCATTAAACGGTCATTGTGGCTACGTGGATTCTCTGCAGAGTTATGCACGTAAGCAATCACAATAGGTTTACCGATTTTACGAGAAATCGTATCGAGCGATTGTAATGATTTAATCGTGTTATCAGTCGTGATTTTAGATTCTTCTGAACCTACGACTAAGGCGATTACTGTCTCACCTTTCTCTAAGAGTTCTTTAATTAATAAAGACCCGATGATATTACCACTCCCACCTGATGCAGAGAATGCAACTAAGTTCACATCCATTGGTGGGAACTTCAATACCATGGCTTTGATGTTTTTAGAGATTTCATGGTAGTTGGTACTACGTAGCTTACCACTCCCATCGATCTCTTCAAAGATAAAGGCTTGTTCTTCTTTTACACTCCCATCTTTCGGTAGGTTCGATAAAGAAGTATCAATAAAACAAGTATGCACATCAGCATAACCATCACGTGAGTCTAATTTCACGTATGGAAGGGCTAAGTTGATTCCACAACCTGATGCACCATAAAAACGAATTTGTCCTTTAGACATGGAGTACTCCTATAAGTGTTGTTGACGAAAAGGTGTTCTGTAGATACTGTGTGACTTACGATCGATATGGTCACACAACAAAACACGTGTTTTAAATTTAAAAAATGAGAAAATAGAAATATGGACGCATTACGTTACGCGGTAAATACGATCAAACAAAAAATACCTAAACGCATCCTAGAAGCCGTTTTCTTACCTAAAGAGTATTATCAATTACGACGTGCTCCTTACATGGCGAACAATATCGATGACGAAATCATCAATAAAGTGATCATGGGAAGAGTACGACATGATTGTAATACCGCAGGTGCACAAGAAGTCACCATTCCGTTACGTACGGTCAATCCTGAATTCATTGACAATGATAAATACGTTTATCATATTCCTAAGCAACTTACCGGTGGTAGAACGATCACCTCAGCGATCTCTGTCATCCTCTATTCCATGGGGAATATCTCTTCTGGATTAGATGGGTTCTTAGGAACCAATAGTATCGGGATGAGTACCTGCGATATCGGAACGATGAATCCCGTTAAAGCGGTAGGTAATGCTTACTCACCACAGGTAGCCGTTGAAACGACTAATGTACGGGTTATTGGTGACAACATGGTGTTAGTTCAAGATCTTGTAGGGCCAGGTGGAGATCGTCATCTCCGCTGCATGGTCTCCCATGATGCCCAGTTTAGTAATCTTGATCCGACTACTTGGAAAGCGTTTGCTCAGCTCTGTGTCTTAGCTTGTAAAGCGTATATCTATAACGATCTGGTGATCGAAATGGATACCGCTCAGATCCATGCGGGTCATGAACTGAATGCTTTCAAAGATCGGGTAGAAAGCTACGCAGATGCAGACGATCTTTACGAGGAATACTACAACGAGAAATGGCGTAAAATCCAATACTTCTCAGATAAACCTCGTTATGCTCGTTTTGTATCAAGTTTGATCGGTCGCTATAAATAACCCCTAAAATATATTCCCTCTAATAGGTAATATAGGGGTATAATCTTTATAAAGAGCTTAGTCCGGGAAGTGGGTCTCCGCTTCTCGGATTATGTCCGATAACTTGTGCTGGTAGGACTTAAGTAACAATGGGGTGGTATCAATCCCATGGTTATCTCGATATTTGATCGTGTCGATAAAATCAGGTTTTACTTCAAGTAATACTGCTTTTAAAATACGGATCGTAACTAGTTGAACCCTCATGCTATCCATGATACTCTCTCGTTCATCTCCTTCAAAGATCTCTGGATGAAGCGCTTCGTAATGTTTATCCCAATTCTTTAACTGTTTGACTTTATCCACCAATGGAGAGAAAACCTCATCCCAATAACGTTGACCATGTGGATACGTTAATAACGTGAGTTTAAACTCTTCGATGATTTCATCATCGTACGTGCCTAACGCAATCGATAAGAAGGTACGTAACATCACTAACTCGTAATTATAGACTGGACTCGCAGCAACCTGTGCTTCAGGATTATCAGTCGCTAAAAGAAGATCATTACCTTTAAAGAGGAAGGCGGCATTTTCAACTAAAGTAATACGATGACAGATAGGTAATGTAAATTTCTCTAGAATCTCTAAGACCTCTTTCTCAAGGTCTGGATGATCTTGACTCAATACTCTACCGATCGATTTTGCCATCACGGCGACGGTAAACAATAAAGCTTCTTTAACATCTTCTTTAGAAGACGTAATCAAACGATAGTATTTACGACTAGTCTTCTCTTCTTCGGTCTTATAGAAAAGACGTTCCATAAAGTTAAGATCACCTAACCCTTTCAAGTTTTGAAATACGGACGCAATGAACGTATTCCGTGCTTTTTGATTCTTTTTGATCGCATCATGACGAACAGGAAAGGGGATCAACGGGTTGATCATGCGATCAATATAAAGGATATTCGAAATCACTCGAGAGTTCTTCTCTAGATCAAATTCTTTTTTCATAAACGTATTGAAATCTTTAAATAAAATAGCCATATGGCCTCCTAATATTAACATGTTGAATAGATGGGACATAAGTGGGCTAGTTTGACCTAACCCACTACGAAATTAAAACATTATTTTATTCCATTGAAGATCAAGAGGTCTTCAAAGAATGGAATAATCAAATCGTTAGCGGTTGGATAACGTTCTATGAACGTATTCGCATAAAGTTGAATACGAGTCTGTTGATACGGCTGTAAGCGTGAAACTAACGCCGGTACCCATTTCGCTAAGAAGAGCACAGGAAGGTAATCTTTCGTTTCTTCTTGATAAAACACTTCAGACAAATCTTCACGATAATTATCCAGTAAGAATGCTTCTAATAATGGATAATCTTTAAAACGAGATTTGATGAGCTCAACGTAACGCGTTCTTTCTTGCGTTTGTTGTTCACTGATCCCATTAAGATCTTCCTTTGCAGCTTGAAGGGTTTGTTGGATTAACTCATTCATCGTAAGGATGCTCCAAGTGTTCTTCTGGGGCTTCCTCAGTCAAGTGCTTGCACACATCGTTTACGTAAGACAAGAACGATGAATTCAACGTACAACCTGCTAAGATAGGACGTAACCGTCTATCAATGGACGCGATCGATAACTGATTCAATGCCGTGATCAAGGATGGAACGATACCGTAATAGATATTTCCTTGATGGAAATCACCTTCTCGAAATATCTTCACAAGATACGTTGGATCCTGTATGACCGTTTCAAAGATATCAGACAGCTGGAAGTAACGAGCACGGATCGCTTGACGATCTAAGATCCCTAACTGCATGGAGATATTCAGATAACGAGATTGGTTATCTCGTGTATAAAATACCGAACGTGAACAAGCTCGTAATACCGATCCCACAAACAACTGAAATCCATTATGCGAAGATAAGGCAAGTTCGATATCTTGCATGGTAAAGCTACGATCTAATCCGTTCAATAAACGTTGAATCAATTTCTTTTGTTCATGCACGTGCTGCTCATATTCTTTCAGGTCATGAAGGATATGGTCAGGAAAATAGATATCGTCACCAACCCCTACGAGGTTCAATAAAATCCGTAAACGCTCATGAAGATGAGTCGCATCAGATTTCTTTTTAAATCTCAGTGATCGGATAAAACCTAACATGTGGGTACCTCGTATAGACGTTTCTTTTTCACTCGTACTTTGATATCCGAGACTTTGATCTTCGGTATATCGAGTCGACGTTGGACTGGCTTCTCTTTAAGATGATAATCCTCTAAGAAAGCCGGTTTAACGGTCTCTTCTTTCTTACGAAGAGGACGAGTGAGCTTGATGTGACCCACATGGATTTCATGCGGTCCAACTTGTTCTTTAAATTGATAATAATGAAAATGTTCTTCACCCCGTTCGAAGTAATAATGCGTATTTAACGCAATCAAGACTTCATCAATGAAGTGAACGATATCAGGATCGATACGATCCTTCGCTAACTTCTCTAATTGGTTAAAGAACGCCATGTAATTGTAGAAGTGTCCAATAAATCCATCCGATTCTTTTTGGATCTTCTTCAATAAATCTTGCGCTAATTCGGTACGAGGTACACGATAGTTCGAAATAAACGTACGGATATATCGCCAATAGTTAGGACAACCCTGTTGGAATACTTCCGATAAGAGATGACGATGGTAAACCGTTTCACAGATCGTTTCATCGAAGATATAAAGCCGTTTCAACTCAATTAAGTTAATATACTTCTTCATGAGATGATAACGGGTCACGAATAAACAATCGTATAAAGGTCCATGTTTCACTTGTTCTCTTAATTGGGTCATTTTAGCGTTGATAATGGCTAACGCTTTTGTCCAATCTTCTAAACAAGGTAAGATCTCTTCTTCCTTGAGTTTTCTCACATCACACCCATCAAGGAGTGCTTTGACTGCACTCTTGAAGTTATCGAAAAAATGGATAGGGTCATCACAGTTGACAGGTACTTCTTGTAGTCTATTTACATGATGGTAAATATTACTGAGCGTCAACATGGGTTTCTACCGTATCTTCTTTAATGTTCTCGGCGTATTTTAAACGTCTGTTTGCTAATTCTTCTTCGCTGGTTTTATAGAACACGTCGTAGAAGAATTTATCGTAAATCATATCGAAAGCTTCTTTCGCTGAAGTCAACGGTAACGTTTCGATTTCTAAGAACGTGAGGTAATCATAATGCATTTTATACGCATTCTCGATCACATCTTTTAATTGTTCAAAGGTGAACGGTTTAATCATCCCTTCGATTAATTCTTTCGCAATCGTAGTAACGGCTTGCTGTACTTGATACGAGAAGTATTGAGTGGATACCATCAATAGCTGGTGATCTAGTTTTTGGTATTCTTCATGGATGCCTTGATGGTTCACTGGATAATATAACGCCATGTGGAATAATTGTAAGCGTTGTAGATCACGGGCTAAGTCTTTCGCTTCTTTTTCAAATACTTCATCGAGTTTACCATGTTGAACCAGTAACGGAACAAAGTTCGCATTATTCATCCATTGGTTTAATTCTGGGGAATCCGGTGACACTACCCAAGGAGACACCCCTTCTTCATGTCCTTTCCCTTCACGGAGTTGAGTTGTTAAGAATTCATCTGCTTCATCTAAGAACTTCTTAAACGATGATTGCTGGTCTTTTATTTTATTGATTTCTGCTTCACCAAACTGATCAAGAAAAGCCTGTAGTTGTTCTTCTGGTGATAGGGCTGGAGTTTCTTCTACCTGATCGATTGGTTGTTGTTCATTCGTGTCGGTCATGAGGTATTTTCCTTTTTAAAATAAATTGAATCTGATTTAAAGCCTGCTCGATAAAAACACCAAGCATAAAAGTGATGGAATTTTTATTCCATCACTCAATCACGTATAAGAAGTCGTTAAATTTATTTATCCAAATAACGGAATGGATTTTGTTTCTTTTTAGCCGGTGACGTATATTTCCCTTCACGACCATGACGCGTAGAATCGGATTCTACCATGTCGATACAAGGTACCACACGGGCTTTTGGATCTTTGTTTGGTTTTGCTTTAGGTTCTTCAGACGGTTGGTCTTCTTTTGCCTTCATGTAGTTATCGTAAGCTTCTTTGGCTAACTCGATTTCATCCACGGTAGGGGCTGTACAACTCTCTGGTGGAGTAGGTGCTTTTGCTGGACGAAAAGCATTAAATAGTTTCTTAAAAATTCCCATGGTATTGATTCTCCTAAGAAAAAAATTAAGGGAGAGGAAAAGAGGAAACACCCCTCCCTTATTATTTAAAAAGATTAGATCAGCCCATACATCCGATAAAGATCTTGATAGAGTTTTACTGCACCTTTTTCAGATAACCCAAATGGCGCCACCTGATAAACGGGTCTTGCAGCAGTTTCAAGATATCGCGTATAAAGCTGAACCTTGGTAATATCTTCATTACATAAATCTGTCGATAGATGACGAGCAAAGATATCTTTAAGTTCTTCATGAATATGCGCGGTTGGGTTGTGAGGTGAATCGGCTTCAAGCATCGATTCTCCTTTCTGTAAACAGAATGCACAACGGTTCACGTAGAGAGCGTATTCCGTGATATCAATCAAACTTTGTCGTTGGAATAACGTTTCGTAAATTAATCGACGCTCTTCCTCATCGGTCATGTGGTCATATTGTTCAAAGAAAGCTTTTATAGCATCAGTAAACCACACCATGGATTCACGAAGTTTAGGCGAATATTGATTAAAGCGGTCTGTCTGTTCAAATGTGATCGAATAATCCGTCATCAACAGATTATCATTTAACTCATCCATCTTCGCTTTAACGTTAAACGGTGTTAAGGGTAGGGCAAGCATTAGTCATACCCTCTTGCGATAGGTTCAACTTTAAGGTACGCCAAATGTTGTTCCCAAAGATTAATTAATTCTCGATCTTGGAAATCACGAACTACTTCTACATCGAATGGAAGTTTCGATAAGAAATCATTCCCTGCCTCAAGGTATTTACGAATCGTATCTTTACGTAATGCATCGGCTTTTGATAAAGTTGGTTTCGTTGCGGTTTCTAACGCTACTACTTCATCGTTGCTGTTACCTGGATCATCATTGCCATTATCTTCGCTTTGTAGCGGATAAATATGAGGTTTATTGATCGCATGGATCACATGAAGTTCACCGGGGTGATAACCAGTTTTATTTGCTAGACCACTACCTGGGAGAGGCTGTTTCATCACAATGTGAGACATTGGATCGTAATTCACGTAAATGAAATTGCTTAATTCATGGTCTTTATAGATCGCAAGTAATGCTTTAGCATGACGATACATCGGAGTAAAAGCTTCAACACTAAAATTCCATGGACCGTCTTTAAGATCGTTGAGATAACGATAGATTTCAAGGGGACTTTTCTCGCGATTATCTTGAATATATTCTACCCAACTAATAAATTTTGAGTCCAGATAAACCATATGGAATTGTTTCTCGAGATTAACCAACCATTCATTGATTTTCTCTAACCCAGGGTAATCAATATAATTCGCTGGATCTAGGTATTTCGCTTCTGGATTCACACAAGCTATTCTTCCGTCTTTCATATTTCATTCCTTCAAACATAACTCCATCAAGTAACTTGACCTGATGGAGTACGGCTATTTATTCTTAGAGATCACTCTCATCTTCGGTAAGATCACCTTCTAGATCGAAAATGATCGATACACCATTCACTGCTTCTTCAGTTTGCTGTACAAGCTCTTCCATGGTGTTTGCGATATCTTCGGTGATATTCGCTTCTACAAAGCCGATATTATCGTCTTCGACGCGAGTTAAGATGTTATCGTCCAGTAAAGTTTTGATCGTGTTAGCCGCTTCTACTACGCGTTCTACGATTTGTTGGTTTTGTTCTTCTAAAGCCATGTTATACTCCTCATGTTGAATGTGACAATTTCGTGGAAAGAATGATTCCACAAATGGCTAAGATGTTTAGGATAAATCTACCGATTATTTATCGGAACAGACTTTACCCAGTTTTTGGATATAGGTGGCTAATTCACGTTGACGTAATGGTGCCGCATGGTTATCCTTTTTGATTTCATTTAAGACTGAAAGTTTATCTGGACATTTCATCAATGAGATACCATATTCAAAAGTTTCGAAGTCTTTTGCTTCTTCCAATAGGGATTGAACTTCAGACACCACTTCAGCACGACTAAAGGTTGCACCACCGATATTGATCTTTTCTTCTGCTTGTACCGTAGAAGAAAGGGCGAGTAACCCCACCCCGAACATTAATACTAATTTTCTAGCCAGCACGATAAGGTTCCTCTTCTGTGCTCATCATACACTTATCCATGATATCCATATACGCATCATAGATCTTACCGAATGGGTTAGCTTCCCGGTCATTTAAACGACCCATTAAATGTTCTGCTAAACCACAAGGTACACCATTTAATGTTGCAGCATAATCCCAAGCCGACATGTTTTTGCCTTGTGCGCTGAACTGTTGACGAGTTTGTTTAATCTGTTTATCGTAGATCTGTTCAGCTTGTGCGGTGGTTACACGTGCACCGTTTGCTAATACATGTACTTTATTTGGATTCATTAACGCATTGGCATTTGCTGCGGCTAGTGCTAATGTAACGGTTGCAATAATTTTCTTCATGAGATACTCCTTAAATTAGAAGTTATTTTTCTTACAGGATTTGTTGAGTTTGTTTAACTCTTTGATGATATCTTCGGCGTAGTATGGGTCTTGTTTCACCCAGTACATTTTACCGATTTCAGATTTGAAACGGTTTAACGCACCACAACTAACGAATTTAGCTTCATCACGAATCGTTTTTGCATCGAAATTAGTGCGTTCATAACCTGCGGTTAAGATTTGACGGAAATCTTCAGCCCATTGACCATATTCTACTGGTTCATCATTTCTCAAACCGATGACATCGATGTCACTGACTACAGGGGTAGCATGAGCGGAAGAGATAGTAGAGGCTGCGATAATTGCACCGAATGCAACTGAAGCAAGAGTTTTGATAGTTAAGTTTTTCATAATTTAATTTCCTATTGTTGGTTGGTTGTTTGATAAAAAGGGTTAGTTAGATGGAACGAAACTTGTTCGTTAAGAGTGAAGCAAGTTTCACCTGTACTGGATCATTACGATCATACGTCCGTAAATGCATCACAGCGTTTAGTAGCGTGTTTAATCGAGGATAGTCGATTAATGACTCAGGTTCTTTTAAAAGTTTCTCTATCGTCGTGAGAAGGTTATTTACCGCAGCATTTTCAAGTCCTTCATCTGACTCAGCTTTTTGATATCGTTGACGATAAATATTAATATCGTTATTCATTTTGGTACCCCTTGTGGATAGATGTCGTCTATGGTTAATTCGTATCCTTTTTCATTGAAGAAATCAATCAATTTATTTCGGATACGATCCTGCATGTTGTATTCACCATATTTCAGTTGGCTGATAATACCACCACCTATCTTAGACTCTCTGGCAAATTGAGAGAAAGAGATAGAATGTGCGGTACAATACCAGCTGATCAATGCAAATGCTTGATTCTGATCGTTCTGATTAAATTCTGGTAACGTTTTAACATGTTTTAAGTAGTCTTCATGCCATTTACGTCCACGGAAGTCTTCTTTTGAACTAGGCGATAGCTCATCAATTTTGCGAAGCAATGCCTCAGTGATTTTACTTGCATTATCTTCTCGTTCTGAAAACATCTCAGTGGTCATAAAGGTGCCAAGTTGAAAACCTAAAGAAAAGATCACAGCGGAGGTATAGTCCGTTAATGCATCGATTTTCTTTAAAGCTTCTTCTAAATTGTTTGGGTAAGTTGCATCCATCATGCGTCTTTCTCCTCTGTTGCTTTTAAACAAAGTCTACGATAGTCTTCGATATTGATCTTATAACCCCGTTTGTTCATCCAGGGTAAACATTTTACTAGGAATTGAGTACGAGGTGTACGGTGTCCATATCCCCAACGATTAAAGGTTGGGTATTTGATCCCTAGCTCTTTATACAGTTGCTCAAAGGTGATCTTTTGTTCATGCTTCACCCAGTTGAGTAAGAAATAGATCTCAATAGCCTCTTTCCGGTTATGGTGAGTCTTAAGGAATGATTCACGGAATTCTAAATAACGAGGTACCCAGTCTGGATATGGGTAAGGTTGTTCTAAACGATATTTATCGTAACTGATATCGATATCCTTTGGGAATATCTTAGCGAGTTGTTGAATCATCCCTGATAACTCTTCAGGGTTGTCTGATTCCAATGAAATGATCACTTTCATGGTTCGTCCCTCCTTATGGGTCATGGTGTCATCTACGATCGTAAAAAGAGGGTCGAAAACCCTCTCTCTAATAGGTGATATAGATTCTTAATTTTGATAGGATCAGATGAAGTTACTTCAAAATCGTAATCGGAATCTGTTGACTCTCGATCTTCGCCTTCATTGACGTGAAGTAGGGAAAATCTGATGCAAGTGAAATGGTTTCCTCTAAACCCGATAACACCAGCTCTACAAGATGGTTCTGATCATCTTGTTGGATCTCTATCTTGATCGTTGGATATTTGGCTCTTAATATCTCCAAGAACGTCTGAATCTGATAGAGTGTCACTTCCTCCATCGTCCAGTCGTAAGTATCCATACCGGTTACATGTAGTTGATAATCGTTTTTCATGAGTTGCTCCTTATTCAAGTTAAATGTACTCTCTATTAGGTAATATAAACTTATAGTTTTGATAGGTCTAACCATATCCCTCTCTAAAACACTCTCATTCGCTCATAGACGCATTTTATCGTCCTATCCTACTCATTACTCATCTCATCAGACATAATGCCATGAGCGTCGTATTTAGACGTCTCACAGCACCACATCGTATTCTTTTTCCAGATAGATTAATTCAATCCGTATTTCGCTAACAGTAGATCTAAGTATTCATACTCGATGTTATTTAGACGACGAGCGTACTGGATACTGATCACCCCACTCACTGCTAACGCGACTAAGATCTGCTCGATATAAAGATACGGGTTCGTTAATTGTCCTAAATGCGCTAACCACATCATATCCTTGATGCGATGACGATGCAGGATCATGTCCTTATAGGTCGTCACCCATTGGCTCACGGTTTCTAAAAACCCAAAGTTATCTTCACGAGCGATCATATCATCGATGATCATACAACCCATATAGACGTGTTCTTCGATACTTTGATCTTGACGTGTCCCTGCATGGAGTAAAGCGATGATGGCTTTCATCATGTCAGGTGTCACTCCCATTTTTTGGCTGATCTCAGTCAGTTGCTCTAATTGAGGTTTGCGTCCATAGATGCGACTCACCAAAAGTTCTTCTACGTCTGGTTGTGGATCCTCTTCGTATTCATATCTCATTTTATTTTATCCGTTGTTCTTGATGCTAAACTAAAAGATCGTCTTATCAGCATGGATACAACAGATCCTATTTATTTTTCATGCCATATAGCGAGATCGTGATCTTCAACGTATTGTTTCGTTTTGTTATTTTAGTTTTTTCGTTATACGTATCACGGTACGCTTACTTTTACATTGCTTTCTAGTCGTTGATCTTGATGATGCTTTCCAAAAACAAATAGTCCTATCGTACTACTTCATGCGTATAAGATCGATACTGCGTAAGATCATGGCTCATGATCGATAGGCTTCTCACACCTACCAATACGTAAAAATAAACCGATCGCCCTATCGATCATTTTAAAGCAGGGTACGTGGATCCCATCCACGGTGTCGTCCAGCTTGAGGAGGATGGATCGATGTATCGGTCTGTCGTCCTCAAGGTAGACACTCATAGATCTTAAGCTTAGCATCCGCTGATCAAATGATCTCGACCCCTGTGGTCAAGAGATCACCGTAGTAGGAAGTAAAACTGTACCTTTGTTGCGAAGCAACATTGCATGGATAACCATGAATCTATTTTACATTTAACGCAGTAGCAAACGGAAGAGTGAGGATGTAATCCGAACGGGTTTGCTACGCAGTGCTAGGTAAAATAGATGAAATGGTCAAAGAACCATTTCAAAGAAAAAATAAAACGACCGATAAGAGAGATCCTCTTTAAAAAGGATCTCTCTGGGTCGAGTTAAATAAAAACACTACGGCGTTAACTCCTGTTGAGTTAACGCGAATGTTTATCTTTTTCGATAGAAAAAGATAAATGTTCAACTCAAAAAATGTTTGCCGAAACGTGATTGGTACCATTTTTCAAAAACCCCTTTAAATCTCGGGGTTTTTGATTAAAAAACGAAAATTTTAGGTGTTACGTTTCGGCAAATATATGATTATAATGATTATAATAAAAACGCCGAGAAAAGTGATAAAGTTTTCGAGAGGTTGAAGCGTAGCCGAGTAAGGTTTAAAAAGAACCTTAACGAGGCATGTTTCAACCGGTCTAAGAAAACTTGGTGGAGAAATAGAATAGTAATTCCAATCTTTTAAAGATGGGTTGAAAATGTAATTTGAAACCCATCCTTGTTCTCTATTCTATTTCGACATCCTTATTTTTTCGAGGCAATAATAATCATATACTTTTGAGCACCGTTAAGGTGCTCGCAATCAGGCTTTTGCCGAATTTTGCAAATTATTTTTAATTTGCATTAACCCATTCATGATTCGAGGATAAACGTTTTGAAATAACCCTAGTTTAGAATCTGTTAATATAGGTTCCAAATTGGTTTTGAAATATTCAAAGCCTTCATTAAGAGCAGTTATTCGTTCTGGAATAGGTTTTTCAGAATTTGTCGAATGGCTAATCTTTCCTAGCAATATGACGAAGTGTTCCCTATATCGCATGATTAATCTACTATGGGATCGACTGAGACCATGAGTAAACAATTCTACTAGATAGGTACGATTGTAAACTAGCGCATGGAGATATTCAAATAAATATTCTCCGATAATGACTTCACCTTCTTTAAAGAACCATTCCATTTCTTCATCAATTTTACTTCGAAGATAACTAAATTTGATATCTAAGATATCTTCTATTTCCTTATATTCGTTATTCAAACTAGTTAATTCTAGTTCGAATTTTAATAATTGATCGATAATAATTGCTCCAACGATGGTTTTTCCACGCTTACCCCGTTTCACGTCTTTTAAAGTTGTTGTCACCTTTAATTTATTTTTGAGTAATTTAAAATATTCTAAAGTTAATTTATTCAATATCTTGTTATATTTTTTAACATCACCTGAATCAAATAGTTCCGTTAATGCCTGTTGCTTTTGATTCGTGAAGTTGAATATAAAAAGATAATAAGAATAAATCAAACTTAAATCAGAGTGTTTTTCTTCTAAAGTTTGAAAACGACTTAATGTTTCAATATTTACTTGATTTTTCTTTTTCAATTCTTGTCGAATTTCATTTAAATGGAGACTAAGACCATTTAAAAAGCGTTCAACGTATCGAGTACTGTAATTGAATTTATAATCGGCATCACCCAATTCATATTCAATTCGATTTTGCATCGCCGTTTCCATTTTCTTCGTATGGTACGAGAAAGTCGAAATCAGGTAATTATAGATTTTATCTTTATAAATGATATCGAAATGGTCCGTAACAGAATTATATTCTTTCTCTAAATTCTTAAGCCATTTTTTTTGGTAACTCATTTTGTAAACTCCTCTTCTAATTAGTCGATAAAAAGTACCTCTCAATTAGGTAATGTGAGTCTATAATTTCGATATGTTACCAACTTATTAGGGAAAATAGACATGTCTTTAACGAATCTAAAAACGGTTTTCGATCATCATTTCCAAAACACCGCATTCGATAATCAATTCTGTAAACGAGTAGAACAATTTGTTAAATCTTTTTTAGGGAAGAATGATGCACATGTGTCATTCTTTGGTGGGAATCTATTAGGTGTGCATCCTGTACGCTGGAACTACAGCGATACGGATTATTGGTGGGATGAGATCTTTGATGTCATGGATGGACCACTTCAACAAGATCTAAATAAACTACCCGATATCAAATCCAATCGAGTCGTCTCTTCTGATGTGCTTAACCATGCGATGATCTACAGTCTTTATCGTATCCATCATGCGAATATCTCCGAAGACCTTAAGAATAAAACGAAAGTCCGTATCATGTTAGCGTTAAACATGAAGTTCATTTGTTCCTTAGCTGCGCATTATTTTAAATACCCTGCTGATGAAGGTGTCGCGATTAAGACGTATAACAAGCTCTCTAAGCGATTTGATTTAAAGTCGACTGGTAGTTGGGGTAAGATGCTTTTACAGCGTTCTGAAGCGTTTGTGGGGCCTTCTGGACGATATTATAAATCGTATACGACGTATACCGATGATATCGAAATCGTCAAGATGTTAAATGATGCACAAGGACGGATACGTGAAACCTTTAAAGAGATCACGGCGGTCTATTATCAGACGCTTGAAGAGAAAACCAAAGTCTTGAGTAATAGTGCTACGGTAGAGATAGACGGGACGAGATTATTGAAAGATATCGAACGTCAAACATCGAAGTATATCCGATACCTGAAAACGACGATAGCAGAACGAGATGGGTATATCAAGGATGAATTACAGTATATCGTACAACAAGCTGTACCATCCATGAATAAGGAAGTGTATGATAAGATTCAGAATGCCTTGTTAGATAACTACGTGAATACGCGACATTCGAAAAATCTGAATAGAATGATAGATAGCTTATTAGCTTTCTCATTTGAATTATTGAAGAACGATGAGATCCGTCACAATGATCTACCAGCTATCGTGTATCGATTGAAGTTTATTTACTTATCGGGTCGTATCAAGGATGAATCATTAGAACATGCTAAGCAGGACTTCATGAAGTTAGCTGCAGTAGCGGATAAACGATTGAAAGGTTCTCCATTAGTACCAGAACGTTGTGCATTCTTCCTGTACTTGATCTTGAGAACCTTAACGATGAGTTTTTATCGATAGGGAATATCCCTATCGATAAGATTACCAACAGAAATAATCGTGTGTCGTATCCATATATGCAGGGGGTTTATCCATATCCTCTACACCTATCTGGATTAGTTTTTCACCGATAGTTCTCCATAGTTTTAAGTGGTCGGTATAAGGCTGGCCACTTGTCTCTCTAAAATAATCTCCAATCATTTTAGGAGATTCCCCTCTAAACGATTTTACCCCATTTAAGATCCCTTTTTCGATCCATCCTAACCCCGAAAAATCCTCAACTTTAAACTGACCATCTTTCCAAGGATATCCTAGAAGTTTATAGTTAAAAACTTTCATGACATCAAATTGATTGATCGATTTCGTGACGAATAAAGATTTGAAGTATTTTGATGGTTTCGGTAACATTATTTTTTTGATTCGTTTAAATTGATCTAGACGATATCCGCAATGTTTCCAGATAAAGAAAAGATTATTCAAGATTGTTTGATACGGTACATCACAATCATCCCGATATCTAAATATTGGATATAATGTTCCTAAATAACCAATCTTTTGTTCCCTAGTGAGTGTAGGGTACTTTCTTGAAGCAAGCTGTGAACATGGTAGATACTGTTCGATAAAATCAAATAACTGTTTTCGATGGAATCTATCATCTTCTTCTTCTTTGACTGGTTCGATTTTGAATCGATTTTGCTCCGAGGTTATCTCATTAATAAAATTGAGTAATGCTTCTATTTTACTGATGAGCTTTTTACCATTAGGGTCGTATGGGTTGAATTCACACAGATCTTCGATGCGATCATCGATTTGATCAATAATCGTTCTTGACTGGATTGGTTTGATTGAGCGACTACTGGGAATAAACCATTTATCTAATTCCTCACCTACATTCTGCCATGCTGATAAATAAGCCGAGATATATTGTCCTTGATATCTTTCAAAATATCTTCGATTTATTCGATAAAAGCTTGATTCGTAAGAATCTTCGGATAAACAGGACACTAATCGAGATTCATGATCATTTTTATATTCTTTACAGTTTTTAAAGAATTGATTGTAACCCTCTGCCTGATAATCTCCAAATATATCCGAAAGACTTGTTGGTTTATTTGAATCACTGACCAAATCAAAGAAACTGTCAAATAGATCAGATAACTGTTGAAATAGTTTCTTATCGTATCCATGACATTTCCAAATGAATAAGGTATTGATAACAGCTGCCCAACGATTATTCTCACTGTAGCCCGTTACGTATTGTTTATTGACAATACTCACTAGAACCCGTATTTGTTCTCTGGTTAATTGAATATGCTGTTTTTCATGTAATCGAGAATATGGGAGATAGATTTTAATCAATTGAATGATAAAACGATGATGGATGTGGTCGTACTGGAGCTTAGATAACTTTTCTTTTAATTCATCGTTCTCACAATTTTCAATCAAGTCAATGATGGTTTGGATTTGACTAGAACATTGATTCCATTGTTTCTCCGTGATATTGAATTGACAAAAGGATTCAATAATGTCATCAATTTGTTTAACTGTTTTATTCATGACTACCTCTTTATATCCAGCAAGGAAAACATCCCGTTTCTTATTGGTTCCATCATCAGGTTCCTTTAACCCGTTGAAAAATCTTCCGATGAATTCCCATGTCTCAAGATGTGGTATATGTCCTTGATTCTCATGTTTTTCAAGTAGAAGGATCAATCGTTTATGCCGTGGCCCAGGATATGGAAAAGTGAGATGATGCATCCAAAGTTCTAGATCATTTTGTGGTAAAGTGTTGAATATTTCATGCTGGTAATTAAATGTATCATTTGAATAATTCATGTGATAATTTAAAATACCAAATGCTTCAGATAAATCGTATTTATTATCTGATGGAAAGCGCTCGGTGATATATTCAATTAATATTGGTTCAATTTTTTGATAAATCAATTGATCGGAATTGCAGCAACGCCAGAGGAACAACGTATTAAAGATGGTTTCTACTCTTCTTCCTAAACTAACTGTAATATAATAACCGTTAATAATATTAAAGAGAGCTTGTTTTTGGTTCAAAGTTAGAGCCGGATCTTCGAGTTTCCACTCCGGATGCATTTGAATGAAGTGAGAGATGAATTTAATGATTTGCTTGAAAGTACTATAATCATCTTTTGATTCAATCATCGCTTGATAGTAAGGACTGTCTTGATGTTCTTGAATTTGTTGAAATAAGGTTTTCCATTTTACTCTGACTTGATAGAGGTTATGGTCTGATTGATTGAATTGACTAGATTGATCTATCAAGTCCTTAATTTGATCTGTAAATTTATCTATCGTTATTTCTCCAAAAAAAAAATAAGTATAAAATATAGGGACGGATTTCCGTCCCTATATGCCGTTTAGAAGCGATCGTCCTCGAAGTCTTCTTCGAGGCTAGGTTCCATCTCTTCTTTTACCGGAATGTTCTCATATCCTAGTATAGTGAGTAACTCATCAGCTACGCTGATTTGCTCTTTCGATGCGCCTTGGAAGATGCTATCATAGACTGGGAATAGTTCCCATTTACGAGTGTAATCGTAAAATGGGCGATTGCGGTAGAATTTTAAATAAGGAAGCAAGACTGAAATCATCTTGTTAATTTCACCATTGCTAAGAGCCGCTATTAATAACAAGTCGAAATGATTGAAGTCAATCATTTTATTATTGTAACGGCGCTTCTCTTCATCCCATTGGATGTCGATGAAGCTCCCTGCTGATAGATGGGTTATATCGTTACTGATATAATTACCGTCGACTGGCGCATCAGCTAAATCAACGATGAACCAGAGGGTACTGTCGTTAACTGATTTATTATTAACAAGATCCTCTGCCACGTTGGCTAGTGTATAGCCAACGTTATGGTTATAGCCGAGAAGCCCCCATAGGTGGAAGATATTTCCCACCATGATACGCTTCTCTTCTTCATTGAGAAGAGTTGGATCTAATCTAAACGCATTAAGAATTGTCAAATACGTACTCAATACGTTTGGCTTAATCTCAGGTTCCCGTTCTTTTGCAAACGGGATATAATTACGAACTAATTCGATTAAACGAACTGATTCGGAATCATTCGCCTTGAGGAAGTCTCTAAAGACATCGCCAAGGACTTCCATAGATTTTTCAACTGGGGTTTCACTATACCCTAGTTGTCTCATCATATTTTTGACTCTCCAATATTTAGAGTCGCTTTTATTGAATCCGAACATATTTTCGAATCCAGAACGAATAACTTCTAATGCTTTTTCCATAATAATGTCCTCCTTTGGACGTGGTGAAAAAATTAAAAATAAAACATGGGGAGATTTCTCCCCATGTGATTGGTTTCAATGAAACAGTTAGTTGTTTACTGTCTCATCAATTGTTTCAATTACTGTAGACGCATCACCGAACAAGCCGATTCTTTTACCTAAGAACCAGCCTGCGGCTGTAACTGCACCTAGGCCGATTGCACCTAGAAGCACTTTGGTGCTGGTGCTTAGACCAGCTTCTTTCTCAGCTTCAGGTTTAGCAGTTTCTTGAACTGCTTCTTTCGCCGCTTTCATTTGAGCTTCAGCTTCAGAAGCTAATTTCTCAGCTTCTTCTTTTTCTTTTGCTGCCGCTTCAGAAGCTTTGATAGCTTCCTCTGCTTTCGCTTTTATCTCTTGGATTTGCTCCTCCGTAAGCTTAGAAGCTCGATTTTTGAACTCATGTGCCCATTCTTGAAAATTAGCTGGTTGTTGATCTTGAGTTTGGTTGTTTTGAGTGTTTTCCATAGTTTTATCCTCTTGTTGGAATTGTTGTTTAAAATTCTTCATCTGTTCCAAAGGGTTCCCACGTACATGTTTCACCTTTGGATTGACGATATTACGTTTACGATCTAAGATAGCCAGCTCAGGCTCGTTAGTCTCACGATCGTAACTCTTGATTGTGCTATAGCTCACAAGGAACTTAGCAGGGATCTCATTGTAATCATGGGTAAGAAACTTCACCAACCCACGATGATATAATGAGATCAATAAAGGCCAGGCTTTACTTTTGAGTTTAAAGTAAAGATCCCCAACTTCTTCATCAAACCGCACTACCTGCGATACGATTTTGATGAAAGTGTTATCATCTTGTAGAATGACTTGTCGTTTCTTCCCTACTGTCAGATGGAGCTTTGTCCCTTCTAGACCGTAGGCATTTATAAGGACGAGAATCATACGCGCTCCTTATCCTTATTTTGTAGTTTAGCTTTATTCGCTAAACTACTGAGTCTTTTGATGCGACTCATACTGTCGATCGCATCATCCAATTGGTCGGCCACATCGCAGAATGTACCGACTGTGTAAGGTTTGTTCCCGCTGACCATAAACGAGATCAAGCGGGAAGCGTCAAAGCGGTTAAGATTTTTCTCAACCACTTTGGTAGCAAAGTAGTGTAATGTCTTTGCATCCACTACTTTCTCGTAACGGCTCTCTGGTGTCATGTTGTCCCCTATAAGGCTAGCATGACCCAGATGAACGCGTACAATAGTGCGCACCCACCGATCATTTGGAACAATAGAACGAAACGCTCTTTCCATGATAGAGCGTTGATGATTTCTTTAATTTCTGCAAATGCAGAGATTTCTTGATTTTGATTTTGGTTTTCCATAATTGCCCTCCTTAAGGCTTATTTAAAATGAGAGAAGGGTGTTCTTCTCTCGGTTAGGTAAAATTGTTTTACATCCAGAATACCCTGGATGTCTTCCAAATGATTAGTAGTCGCCTACTACTTGGAAGATACAGTCGCTCACACGGCGTACCTTTAGCCAGTAGCCGTGGTTAAAGAACTCAGAAATATAAAGATCAAATTCCTCACCAATTAGAGGAATCTCTGAGGGTTGAGACTGCTTGTCATCGTAAAGAGACCAACCGTAGTTGATCATTTGATCAGTGTCTGGATCATGTTCTGATCCAAACTCATCAAATTTACGGAACAGTTGTGCAATGTCGAAATAACATCCAACATCCACTCTGTGGATACGAGTAGTGTTGATATTTCTTGCTTCTGTTGCTGTTAAAGTTTTCATTTTGTCCTCCTTAGGACTTGGTATTTGTTTAAGAATCTGGTTCATTTAATGTAGGGTTTTTTATAGAAGATCCCTACAAACTTCTCGGCTAGGTTATTTACCAGCTCTAATAATAATCGGGTAATTTAGATTACCATGAAGGATTAAGAATCCTTTAGACCAGTATTCCTCCATCTTACGATGGAACTGTTCTAGGTTACCTGTTCTATTTTTAGTGATGACCATAATGCCTCCAACTAAAGATGTGAACAAATCGAGGGATAGTCGTAGCTATCCCTCACCCGACTAGGTTAGAGCCTAAATAAATATCTCTATTTACCTAGTCTCTAATAGATTATATAAGTTTATAATTTCGATACCCCTACGGTATCGAACTATGTCCGGTCAAACATAATCCGGATAGTTTTCACTATCCGGACATCTATTACGCTAAATCTTTAAATGAAGCACGTTCAAACAACATTTGTTGTTCTTCTTTTGGTCTTTTTAAGAAGTCTTCTTTCTTGATAAAGATCCCATCTACCGTTAACCCTTTTCGTTTAGAGATAATCTCGTAAACTTCTCCTAAGATATCTTCTAACTTCCATCCTTTAATGGTTGCTAATCCAATCAAGACGACTAAGATATCACCCATTGCATCACGGGTTAGCTCATCATCTTTACGAGCAATACCTGCTGCAAGTTCACCGGCTTCTTCAAATAGCTTTAATGTTTGTTTGGTTAAGTTTTCTTCACGAATCAACCCACGATCTAAAAACCATTGTTTGATCAAATCCGCTTGCACTTGTAAGTCTGCCATTTTCTTTTTCCTCTTCTGTTAGACAAAAATAACATATACCCATCTCTATCCGTATCAAATCAAACATAATCGGAGGTAAGTTACCCTACCTCCTTAGTGTACACTATTTCTTATATTTACCACGTCCAAATAAACGGGCACCCCAATAGAAGATAAACGCTTTCCATTTAGGGATACCTAATACTAACATGGCTTCATGGAAAACAAGATCTGCTTCTGCTTTACTTCCGATAGCGTTATCGTAAAGGAAGTCATGTAAGATCGCTGCTTTCGCATAAACATCATGAGGAGGGAAGATAGACCATAATGGACGAGGGATCGTAGCAAGATCCGTAATGTACCCAGCAGGTACCACGATTTTCTCAAAGCTACGATGTCGTTTCTCTTCTTCCGTGTAGTCTTCAGGACGTTTGACATTACCGTCTTTATCGTAAATAGGATTACGATAATACGTATAAGCAGTAAACAGTTCCCAACGATATAACCCGTGCATCCGTACAATCGGGGGTGAAGTAAAACTACCCATATAGATTCGACCTCTTGTTGTTTTTATTGTCATGATTATTATAATGATAGAGTGTGTCGGTTATTCCGACATAAGGATCCTAATCTACCCTAAGCAGACTAGGATCTAAAAACAAACATTAGAGAGATCGCTTAGCAAAGACTTTAGTACGATCAGGGAAACATTCCCATAATCGAGTAGGGTGATTTTTAGGTAATCGTTTCCCACTTCTTTTTTCTTCGAGTAACATCTTAGCTGCACTTTCGAATCCTTTTGTATTCCGTATTCGTAAGGCGTTCTTAGCAATGATCGCTTGACGTAGTTCATCGGTCATTGGACCAAGGTAGTCTAATGGTAAACAATAAGGAATATCTGTACCACGGATGTGATGAGAAGCAAAGTAATGATATTTGATACCCGCTTTAAATGCACCAAATGGTTTATCCGTAAAACCAGGTATCTTCTGTTTATACGTTTGGAAGAAGATATCCTTCATGATGATACTATAATCATGTGGTTTACCATTATATTCAATTGGGTAGATTAAATATAAGACATTTAGGATAGAACGAAGTTGAGGTTGTTTACCTGCTAAAGCATCCGTGACTTTGATTTTTCCATTTTCAGAGATAAAGACGTTTGGATTTAATGGACATTGCCACCAGACTTCTTTACCTGTATAGGTTAGTAGTTCTTCGATGATGTGAATTTGTTTATCATGAAGATTATAGTGGATCCCATTTTTACTGGTCATGGATACCGCTTTTGGTTTCTTACTCATCTTCTTTACTCCCATATATGTTTAAGATAAATAGAATTACAAAGAATGTACTGGAGTATTAAAACTCTATCTCACTTAGATTAAGTAAACATTTATGAGGGTTACCCTATCTATATGAGACATATACTCCTATATTCTCAACCATGTTGAATTACAAAAAAAAAACAATAGCGAGGGAGAGATTCCTCGCTATATGTTTGATCGCTATGGAAGTTGATCCATGTAAGCGATAGTTTCCTGTTCAAGACCTTTTTGGAATTTACGAACACTCACAAGATGGTTATCACCTTCTTTAAAAGTAATTGATCTGGTCAAGATCGGTTTATCGTCAAAGAGATAAACTTTCACTTCTAATGATGCAACATTACGAATCCAATCCGAGTAACTCGTTTCAGATAACGCTTTCGATGATTTCAATTCTTCTGGAACAAACTCCTTTAGAAACTCAAACCAGATATCACCAAATACGGGTTCATAAGTTTCATCGTCAAGTTCTTCTTTGATCGGTACATCGGATCCTAAGACGTAGTTGGTATCACCTGTCTTTTCATCTTGGATGCCGAACATGATCGGTACTTCGAATTCAAATCCATTTTCAGATGCTTTCATTTCGATTCTTGCATCGGCTGTAAGTTCAAATACTTGGTCATTTGGTCTCATTCTTCACTTCCTTCTTCTTACGAGTTACTTTAGTTTTCTTTGGTTTCTCTTTTACTTCTGGTAAAACTTGTTGTTCTACTTCAGATGTTAAGAACTGATGTCTGATTTCTTCAAAATCAGGTAAGGTTGCATCCTCTAATGTTACTCGATCAACCGTGTTCTGTAATGCCCAGTCTGGAAAATCAATTGCATCACCGGATTTATCGTTTGTGAACGCCTTTGTAACCTTTTCAAGTAACTCTTGGATTGGTAAGCAAATCAATTTATCTACCCGATTAGGATTACGTTCGTTAAAGAGTTTTAAAACATTACCGAGATGTGTCTTATTGTTTTCAGCATATTCGACCGTATACACGCCCATTGCTGAATTTTGATAGAGGTATTGATTCAAATAGCGATTCACATGATGACTCTCAGTCACGACCGCTGGTGCGTCCATGGGAAGCGGTTCCATATTCCAGAGAATTTTTCCATCTTGACGATAACCGTAAACGATATACCACGTAAACGAGGTCATCAACACACCTGCGATTTCAAATCGTTCTGAATCAACATTTCCAATCACACTCGGAATAAATGAGACATTTAATGTTTCTTTTAAATCTTTATATTCATCATCTTTAAAATACGAATCTTTTAAACTCATGATGACTTGACGTAAAACATTGTCCGCTAACGCACTTGATGCATTTTGATACCAAATGAATGGGAGATTAGCGAAAGTATAAATATTCGCGAAAGAAACTTTCATCACGGAATTACCGTCTTCTTCGGCAAGAGGTAACCAGATCACCCGTCGGTTGGTAATCGGATCTCTATCACTAACTATTAACATGATTTACCTCCTTCTTTTCTTGTTTCGCTAAATATTCTTTACGTTTCTCTTCTATATCTTCAAACAGAACAAAATTCACGTCACCCCCACAACAGCTATCGCGTTTAATCGCGTATTCTACCGCTTTAACTGGATCGCCATTTAAACGGAGATACATCTCTGCACAACCCCCACCTGTCCCATCACCATAAAATGGTAAGGCATCAATGCGGGTTGCTATATTTCCCTGAATACCAAATACACCTACTCCCGTAATGTAAAGTAAGAGCACACCTTCACCCGTGAGTATTCCATTTAATGGTTTAAATGCATCGGTATATTTATAATGCAGTTTTAATGTCTCGAGCTGCGTTTCAATGGCTTTATTGAAATCTTCTTTATTTGGGGTAATTGGTGTACCGGTGTACGTATAAGCAAATCGATACTCAGGATCGATATAAATCTTATCCTTATACGTAATCGATACACGATCTAACACGTTTAATACATGTTTCTGATCAGCAAAGAATCCCACATCTTGACAATATAAAATAACTGACATGATTCTATCTCTCTTTAGACATACGTCCCGTAGAAACGATCTACGGGACAATATAGATTAGTAATTTAATTTCTCACCAAATGCAGGTGAGCTTTCTGATCTTGGTTTAGGATCAGAGATACGTTCTTCTAGGATTACCCCATTACGATCGATGAAAAATACATCACCCTTTTTAAAGCTATTTCCAGGGATCTCTAATTTCGCTAAGTAATCACCAAAGGAAAAGATCACTTCATTATAGTTAATGGATTTTACCTTGGCTTTTACTTTCTCAGCACCTTCCGTAAAGACGATATCTAAGAATTTAGGATCAAAGTTTAATTTTGATTTAAGATAAGTACGTTTTTCTGACATGTTGATTAATCTCCTAATAAGTTATCCATATCAGCTTCGACTGGATCGAAGCCATCCATTGATAGTTGTTCTCCTGGTGGAGATGGACGATGATTACGAAAACGGTTATTCGCAGCTGCCCATTTTGCTTCCCACTCTTTTACTTCCTCTTCTGAATGAAGCTGAATCGTTTGAGGGTATTTCTCAATACCCATTAATTTTAATACCTTACGATTGGTGGGACAATCAAAGATCTGATGTTTAAACGCACCATGGCGTATCACCACGATTGGTTTCATAATTGACTCCTTACTTGATGTTGGTCTCAAGGTTCACTTCTTTTTCATTTGTACGTTGGAAGACGACGCCGCCTTCTTCCTTCACCTCGATTCCCTTGAATTCTCTTTCCGACATGATCGGATCTTCAAGGTCTTTACGCATGATCGCGATACAGGTATTATAGAATTCACGAGAACCATTATAACTGATAAACTCAATCGGTTCTTCGTTTAAGCTATCCAGTACGCGTTTCTTCATACTGTAACTCAATAATAACAATTCGTATTGAATATTATTAAAGAATTCCTGATTCTCTTCACGTGTATGACGTCCACTGAACCATGTACGTAAGCGATACAAGATACTGTTCACACGTTCATCACGATCGATATCTAACCAGAGTTCAACCCCTTGTTCAAAGATCCAATGTTTATCAGGATCAATCATGGTTTTAAAGCGAGGCATCAAATAATCGTAAGTGTGTTGAAGGATATTCTTCACTTCGTCGGATGACCAACGATTACGGCTATGATACGCCACGTTATAACTCACGCAAAGGAAACGATGATACGCCGTCATTTCATTCGCATACTTCGCTTCATTACCTGGTTGAAGTAAGGTTGGGTTAGGGGTAGAATAATCAAAACACACTTTATTCACTAACACCGCAACATGTTCCCAACTGTGTTTAGAATACTCGTCTAATAGATATCGGATGTTATCGATATCAACATCAGTGAACCAAAGTTTCTGATCACGGAAATAGATATTACGATAATGTTTCTTCACCACTGCACGACATTCGGTTACCACACGTTTAATTTGACCGATAGATAACTTACCGTCACCGTAGCAAATCATCGCGATGACTTTTAAGAACATCGTTTTGTGTTCAGGAATATTCATACGGAAGTGAGAGTTTAACGCAAACATGCCAGTATTGGTTAAACAGTTAGAAATGATCTTCTTCACTTCCTCATCCGTTGCATCTCTACGATAAGCCGCTGGTTTCTCTTCCTCTAATTGACCATTTACCAGTTTTAACGTACTGGATAAATTACCCCATCCTGCAAAGATACGATAACCTTGTTTATTAGCCATCTTCACAAATCGATTCTGAGTCGCATAATCGATCCAATTCTCGATCTTCTCACCAAGCTTATTAAGACTATCTAAATAACGCAAGCTGAATGGCGCGTAGTCGAATGTTTCGGTAAAGTTATAGACAAGTAAGGCATCGATCTCTTCGATGCGTCTAAGCTTCGTTTTGAAGCTATTTATCGTATCTAAAACAAGATTCCATTGATTGGTGGTTTGGTTACCTTCCGGTAAGTAATCTACGATCTTACTTAAGAGAAGATTACAGTATCCATCGATAGAGCGATTCATGCTCCATTCACTTTCCATATTTTGGATACGATCCAATGGATAATCATCTAAGATACTATCGAAGAGGGCTTTGCCTTCTCCTTCTTGACTTAAGAAGTGATACGCATTTAATTCCTTAACATCATTCAGGAAAAGATCTAAATGTTTATCTTTTAATTTACGTTTAGACGCGATATCAATAAAGGTATCGATAAAGCTAATCAAGTGAATATGGAGATCTTTGTTTTCTGTCTCCAGATTAATGAGAGTGAGATCTCTTAATTTCTCAAGGAATGCAGTGGTCTGTTCCTCAGACAAGAACGGGTTCTCTACTCCGCTGTTCTTCTTACTGTATTCTTTAAAGAGTTTTTCAAAATTGTTTAGAAAGTTGGAAATCATTATTTCCTCCTGTTACATTTAAACATGATCAGACATATACCCGTAGGGTTATCCTACGGGTACAGATAAATAAGATTAGTGGATGTGTCCATCTAATTCAGCAATACGTTTTTCAAACTCCGCTTGCTTTTCTTCTAGATCCTTTTTCAGGCTTTCAGAGAGGACATTTAAATCCACTTTTTCTACCGCTTCAAATGCTTTCCGGATAGGATCTAATTCAGCCGGAGTAGGTTTATACGGATCTTGTTCAGCCGTTAAACCATTTACCTTCATATACGTATCACGACAAGTGACTAATAAGTCAGTACGTTTATAAACGGTTTCAGTGTGACGAGTAATTACTGCACGTAGTAATGCGTTGGCTTTATTACGGTCACGGATGATCACCACATCATCACCTAAGAATACAGTCACTTGCCATTTGTTATCAACAGCCGCTTGTGTTGCCACGTAACCTTGGTTACCGATGATGTTTTCGATCTTCTCTGGCGTAGCTTCGAAGATGCTATCTTCAAACTTGACACGTGGTAGACGGAACTTCAATTGGAATAATGCATCTTTGAAGATGATCGCATCAATTCCTTTTAAAAAGTCTTCACGTGACATGCCTTTAAAACTTTCGCCAAAGGATTTGATTTGGTTGAAGATATCTAGCTCAGCTGCAGCCAGTTCTTCAGCGCGTTCATCTTGTTGGTCTAAGACTTCTGCCTGTTTTTCAGTCATGTTCATTTTTACCTATTTTTGACGTCAAAAAATAAATGAGGAGAGATAGGACTCTCTCCTCATCTTAGATTATTTTAATTTTTTCGCAGCTAATTCAGCAATACGTGCTTTGATTGCTTTGAATTCTTTACCTGAAGAAGAAATGGTTACACGAGTAGAAGTTTGACCTGCTACTTTTGTTTCTTCACCAGTTTGTACATTACGAACGGTTGATTCACGGTAAGTAGTGTGCTCTACTTTACCATGATAGAATTCAGCAACGGCTTTAACGCGATCTAATGATTTATCTTTTGCTAATTCTTCAACAGCACGTTCACCAGAAATGTTTGCTACTGCTAATGCATAGTTTTGATTATGGTTGATGACTTTCTTCGCGATATCGTAAGATACACCTTCAGGAAGGGTCGTTTTGTACGCATCTTTATCGAAAGTAATCTTACCATTTTGGTAACTAAACTTGTCTTTTAATTGTTTAGATAGTGCTACTACGTCTTCAGATAATTCGATTTTATCGGTCATTTTGATTTCTCCATTAAATTGTTTTGAGAATTTAGTTAACTAAGTTTTCAAATAGCTATTGACACAGCTACAAATAAATATCCTTGTAGCTGTATCTCTTTACCTATTTTATCGATGAAAAGATAAATAAATATCCTCTCTAATAGGTAATATGGAGTTATAAAAATGATAGGGAGTCGTTACTTACGTGCTGTCTGATCAGAGAACGCAGAAACCACCATACCAGGCCATGTTTGAGCACCCATCGCTGCCCAACGAGAAGGCGAAGTCCATGCATTCATTTCAGATAAGAATTTATTGAACCGTCTTTTCATTTTTGGTAAGAAATAGATCTGTTCGTTCATCCCTAAAGCTGACAATACTGCCATGTAGTCACCCATGGCATTTTCTTCCATAGGGTTGATCCATTTACCAAAGATACTTAAGTTAGAGGTAGTTGGTGAGAACACCATTTCGGTCATGTCTGATACAGTAACGGATACATCAACCCCTAATGGTAATCCACGTCTTGTCCAACCTTTATTTCCTACACCACGTTCCACACTAATACTCGTAATCAAACCGATACGAGATTGGCTACGACCTTTACTGTAGTACTCTACGTAGAATGGACTACCGTAAGCTTGAGGACCTGCCCCACGAGGTAAGCCTGCCACTAGCATCATGCAAAGTGGAACTAAGATATCTTGATAGTAACTGATTACATTACCATATCCGGCTCTCAGTTCTAACTTAAATGACATGGATGGCGGACTACTGCTACTGCCACTCCAACGTTTTGGTGCAGCGATTTGAGCCCCATACATCGCACTGATAATAGGGTTCATGAATTTAAGCATCTCAGTGTTAGATTGAGCACTGGTAAGATAATCACCTACTGCCCCAGTAACGCCTTCAATCATCCCATCTACCATGCCAATCCCTGTTTTACCGCCAGACGTGTTGAATTGAAATGCTCTTGCTTTTTCAGCAATCGAGTTATACATCCCAGCAATTTCAGCATCAGTTGTACTGTTGCTAAAACTTTCACCTACACTATCGGTACCGGCTACACGTAAGCTAAACCACGCACTACCATCACGGAACTCTGCTTTTACTGCATTGGCTAATGAAGGGTTATCTGAAGCAAAACTTGACCAGCTATCAACTGTTTCTTTAAACCAAGATTTGACTTTATCGGCTACACCTTGAGGGGGCGCTTTATTGTCTTCCGGTAATGCTTTCCCTACTTGGTTTTCTTCCACTTCCATTCCATAACCTTTCAGACGCATCCATTGTTTTTTATACGCATCTAATGAACCGTTTGAGACCGTCGGTTTAAGAATACCGTTGTTATTACTTCCATTCACAGGACCATTGAGATAATACTGTTCCATTCTTCTCGCGATTTCTGTGGAAGATAATCCCTGAACATCGAACTCTTCAAGTTTTTGTTCAAGGTATTCTTGTTGCTGTACTTGTAAGGCTTGAGCACGAGTAGCAACAGCATGGATATCTACACCAATATCACGATATTCACCAAAAGCTGGTTTCTTGAAGACATCTGGTAATGCATTACGTGCACTGTCTAGTAACGATTTCTCCATGGATTCGGTTTTGAAATGACCATTACTGTCTTGTTCCCAGTTAGATTCATTATCTTCAGTATTCCCAGTTTTCTTTACACTAGCCGTTAAAGTTAAACCTAAGTTTGCACTTAAACTGTTCAACATGGTTTGCACCGTACTCCAATACTGGAACATGGTGGGTTTAAGATAGTAATAACGTGTTGAAGTAAATTCGATGAATTTATTGATCAAGGTTGCTACTAATGTGATTTCCCAGAATGCAGCGGAAATGATAAAACCAGTGATCGCCCCTACTGCATTAAAGATACCTGGTGTACGACCTGTAGCGATCATACGTGCTGTAGCACCATCCGTTGCACTCATTGCATACGTTAATAGACCACTATACGCAGGTACGCCACATCTGAAATGCACATTGTGTCCCCACTTTTGGATATTACTCGAATACCATCTCCCCATTCCTTTCCCTACCTCAGGCGTTAAACGAGGTTCTTTGATATCAGCATATCGGGTAAACTGATACGGTGCATTGATCGCAAAGTTTCCACCTAATGTCGTATCTTGGAAATTCAACCAACTTTCCATCGTACGGTTATATCGATTATAATCATTATATTCTCTTATTCTTCCTGGACCAAAGTTATTTCTGATCCAACTTGTATCCTTTACAGTCATGTACATGTTTTCCTATAAAAAAAGATCGTCATAACAGGGTAGAGGATTTCTCCTCTACCCGATATGATTATTTACGATACATTTGTGACCGGACTGTTGCCGATTTGCATCTTAAAAGCAGGTTTATCTTGACCGCTTACTCCACCGTATTTCGGTTTACTGAGGTTCATGTTGTTATTCGCTAAAAGATCCGTTTTACCGTCTCCTTTAGGGTTGAACATTAGGTCCTTATTCGCTGAAGTATACTCGACCAATTTCGCCAAATGATCTCTCATCTCGACTTGAACATTCGCACTCTTCTCTAAGATCTCTACCATCTTATTCGATTGTTCTGAATATTGGTTAAACATCTTATCTTGTTGAGCTTGATACGCTAAATCCGTTGAAGATGGTTGACGTGCTGTGACTGGTTGCACGCTGCTTGCAGGGGTAATTGGTGCTGGAGCACTTCCTGCTGGATCAGTAGGTGATACTGGGGTACCTGGTACAGAAGGAGCTGAAACTGAAGCGGTATTTGCACCCGTATTACCAAATAGGTTCATGGCACTATTGGTATTCGGACTAGTACCTGCACCTAAACCCATACTTAATCCACCCATACCTGTAATACCGAGATTAGCAATCTCTTTTGTTTTCTCACCAGTATTTGGATCACTTGCATAACCACCTAACACGCTTTGGGGTTGCGTATTCATCGCAGTCGAACTACTTGTTGACGGTGGGGTTAATGTAGGACCGCTACCAGATTGTGTCTCATTTGGCTGTGCTGGACCACTTCGTGTATCCGCAAATGCCGCAGCAGCATTATCGTACACGTTGACTGGACCTTTGTATTCCGGTAGATCATAAATTGGTTGGATACCCGTAGGTAACACGAATCCAATGAATTTACCTTCAGGGAAAGCAGACACTTTCACCATATTACCTTGGTTACCACCCAACATGGCGATCTTACCGCCTACCTTACCAACCACGAAACCAACGTGACCTTTACCGCCACCCCAGCTGATCACCCCGATTGCACCGTAACATGGTTTATCAAATTTCTGACCACCATTCCAGTTCGCCCAAGAGATCGCTTGTGCACTGTTCGTTCCTTTAAATCCTGCTTGTGTCATAACCCAGTTCACAAATGAACTACACCAAGATAACTCATCCGTGGCATTGGATAATCCACAACTTGCATGGTATTCTAAGATACGAGGGTTGTGCTGTGCACCAGGTATTTCCGCCACACCCATTTCTTTCTGAGCGATCTGGATCCATTTATATTGACCTGGTGTCGCACCGTTAGCCGCTTGAGCCATTGCGGTATCTGTACCACCTAGGTTAGATGGTAACGCACTGTTGATCGCTTGGTTCTGAGCAGCTGGTTGTGTTAATGGTGCACCACTTGGACCGGCTTGTGTACCTTGACCTAATTCATCTTTTGATTTAAATCCAAGGAAACTCATGAATCCTTTAATCGAAGATGCTAGTCCGTCTGCCATGGCGTTACCTGTAGACTTCGTTCCAGTATTTCCAGCCAAGTTACTTTGAGCACCGCCTTGTTGTGGCATGCCGACTGGTGTACCACCTGGGGTTGCACCTGCACCGCCATCACCCGTATAAGCAGGAGCAGGAGTCGCACCGGCTTGTAATCCAGGACCACCACCATACTTCGCCATATTGGCACGATGTTTCATGTAGTTCGCTTGACGTTCACCAAATGAACCAATATTAGCAGATCCTGCTAATTTCTTCACGGCATTTGCAAAGTCGCCTTTATAAATACCAGTTGATTTAGCAAACTCATGTGCAATACGTACAGCGTATTTAGGATCATTTGCAAGATCTGGGTTAGAGACTAAATCTACCCCAAGTATTTTAGAATACTTCGCATAGTTCTCTTTACCGGTTAACTGAACAAGACCACGACCACGGTATTTATAACCTTCATCTGCTGAGTTACCCATACGGTTACCGTAGAAGAGGTTACCGATGATTTGCTCACGATTAGGATCACTACCTAACTGTTGGATCTGTGCATCGTTATACGGGGCTAGGTTACGTTGAACAGAAGTATAACCATTACCAAAGTGCCCACGACCATATTTGATATCCAGTAAGTTATTGACGCTGTACTTGAGTTTTTCAGATTGAGGTTGGAACTTAGATTCCGTTTCCATCAATCCTAACATCATGGCGATATGGTCATCATCAATACCATCTTGGCGAGCGATTTTTACGTATTCGTCAATGACTTCTTGCTGAGACACACTTGGCGGGGTATACTTATCTTTCCATCCACCACCCCCTGCACCTGGGAACGCACTATTGGCTACCGCCGCACTGATACCAGGTTGACCCGGGGTATAACCCATCGCACTAGCCGTATTCCCCATGAGGTTATACTGGCCAGCGTTATTTAATCCACCTGCATTATTTAATGCAGTACCACCGCCTGAATTATAACTTAATCCGGCAGCAGCTGGATTTGCTAACGTGTTACTGTAACCGAGATTACTGTAACTTGAGGAACTACCACCACTACTTGGCGTCTTAGATGGGTCAGCTAAATTACTGGTTGAAGATGCACTTTGAGCAACCGCATTTGGTGAAGTATCTTTTTCAGTCAAGACCTTCTCTTCGATACCCATCTGTAAGGAGATCAATCCTTTAATCACCGAACTACTGTCACTGTTTGCTGGGATATCAGCAATCGGACCTGGTGTAACCATCCAGACAGAAATTTCTTCCTCACCTGTCTTCACTTTCACTTTCAAGAGATCATTCGCTAAACGATATAAAACATCTTTATCGAATTTCTTCACATCCTCTAATGGAGTCGTGGTTTTCTTCTCTTTCTGAATGAGAGTCAAGTAAGCGGTAAATACCGGAACAAAACGGAAGGTAAACCATTGAGTGAATCCCTCGTAATGTTCTTGATTCGAAATATTCCATCCTAACTGAACACTGTATTGTTGACTAAAGTTTTGGAAATCAAAGTCAGTAATCGTAGCTTGACCTTTTCCATCATACTTCACAAATGAAATTAAAGTGGATTCCATTGAGAGTAAAGTTTTTACTTTAGAATCAGTTAATTTGGTTAGACCATACATCCGCATACGGATTGCATCGAGTTCATCGATCTTATAATCAGAAACTTGTTGAGCGATATGGTCATCTAAGGTCATCACATCACTACCACTGATGGTCGTACGTGTTACACTATCAGGACCTGTTTCTACTGTAGTCGTCTTCTTCAATAAACTTGCTTTATATTTTAATTCAAGTTTACTTCGATCCGTTGCGCTTAGTCTTGATCCATCTTCATTCTTACCGGATTCTAACTGTTGACGAATCTTAGCAGATTCAGCGGTTTCGTTACCTTGACGATTCGCTTCATTCTGTTCAAATGCAAAGATCGACTGACGTTGGTATCCTGTTCTTTCAGATGCTTTCTGAGCAGCCATATCGGTTTGACGAAGTTTCTTCTCATCTTCCGCATACGCTTCGACTAAGATCTGGAAGTATTGTTCGACGGTTCCTTCATTCGGAATATTATCCGGATGATCTGCACCTTCGTATTCCGATTTAGGAATACAAATAAACGGATAGACTAACGTGTTATATGGCGTAGCTTGTGAGCCCGTTAACTTAGCACGTCTTGCCCAAGGTAACACTAACCCATCTTTTAATTTACCCGATAATAAACGACCAAATGCTTCATCTAACTTGATTTTACCATCGGTAACAAGATGCATTGCATTCACATTTGCTTCAAAGACAGGTTGGAAACGTTGTTCGTACCAGGTTCTTAGATTCGCAAAGTATTGATCTTGTTCTGCAGCTGGGAAACTATCGAATGCCGCTAAACCATCTTTCCCTCCCATAAAGGAAGCCATTGGTTTTTGCCATTTATCTTTATCGGTTTCAGGATCGGGGAATGTAAATTTACCCGTAGATTGATCGTATTTACCATTCTCTAATACCCAAGTTTCAAACGCTAAGATTGCTTTAGCATGGTCGGTATTATTTGGATTGATACCATAAGCGGCGATACGGAAGTCATCTGGTTTCGTTGGTGATGATAACCATGAGAATAACATCTCACCAATATCCCATACCGTCCATAACGTCATGGCGATACCCACTAATGGAGCTAATGGTCCCGCTACACCTGTTAAGGCTAAGCGAGCTGCCAATTTAGAACCAAACTTCGCTGCTTGTTTCGTTGCTTGAGTAGCTACGACTTTTTCAGCTTGTTTAGCCGCAATGTTTACCGCGGCTTTCTCGATAGGTTTACCCATCGCTTTATAGACTTGGGTCTTCGCAACATTGAATCCTTTACCAACTAATGTTGGTGCAGCCATGAATGCTGCTGATGCAGCGACTGAGGTTGCGACATCTTTTCCTTCTACACCTGAGCTTTCAGCTGTTACCGTTGCTTCTGGTTTAGAGGCTACTGGTGGTGTAGGGGTTGAGGTATTATTCTGGTAAGGTGCATATCCGTTATTTGATTGTTGTCCTGTTTGACTAGGTACGGTACCGTAAGGAACATTTTGAGCAAGGCTATTATCTTCTGGTGTTTCAAAGCCAGGAGCAATACCCATTTCTTCTTCCGTATCGTGAAGGTACGCACTTTCTTCGATGTCGCTATTGTTGGCATCGAATTGCGGATCTGGTGTATCGACTGGTTCAGCAGCTTCGGCATCCCCCCATGGCCAGAATGAAGCAACGGCTGCAGCTCCTGCGGCAAGTAAACCGAGTTTACCACCCATACGTGGTTTGATTTTAGGTTTCACTTTAACCTTAGGTTTAGGCGCTTTACCTTTACCGCCTACTTTACCACCCTTACCAGCTTTAGCAGCTTGTTTACGTTTGTCAACTTTTGCTTGTAATGCATCTGCTGCTTTACCTAAACCAAGCATCCGTAATGCTGGACCCATGATAGAAGCAGTGCCGGATAATAACGTGGTGGCTAACTTACCACCTAACCAACCTAAAGCTCGACCAATTCCTTTACCTAGCCAAAGAATAGGCGCGCCGATTATAGATTTAAATGCTCCACCTAACCCATTGACTAGAGAACCACCTAATTTACCTAAAGAAGAAACAATTCCACCCAGTAAGAAATCTTTCGCACCTTTAATAGCTGCGGTGACACCTGCGATAGCAGTTCCTAAGAACGGAATGTGTTTCGTTAAGAAACCAAGTAACCCATTTCCTTCTTTCTTCGGTTTACCGTCTTTACCTTTTTCGCCTTTGTGTTTAGCTGCGTAATCAGCATCCTGTTGCGCTAAGATATCTTCAGCATTTCCTTTACGTTTTTTAGCCGGTAAGATCTGTTCAAATAATGGACGTAAGTATTCAGCTTGAGTAATCCCGCTGATCACACTTCCCATGAATTCTTTACCTGCTGCTCCAGCACGTTCAGCACCTTGAGTTAATTTATTTCCAAGGAAATGTTTAGAGCCCGGTAAGACCTTTCTTAGGAAAGGAACTTTACTTAATCCACTATACGCTAACTTCCCGGCTTTCATGAATGGCGAGAAGATTTTCTTGTGAACGTCTGCAACAATACGTAAACGTCTCATGATATAACCACGGAGTGGTCTACCCTTCTTATCCACTAATCCGGCTTGGATTTGTTCCTCACTGATGATAACATTGCCTTCTTTATCGTAGACGGCACCATCGATATCCTTGATCGTATAGATCGGTTTACCTTTACTGTTGTGGTAACGACCCATAATCATCGCCCAACGACTGATAGCAGGGGTTTCAAGGTTATCTTTCGTATAAACATCTGTACTCCGCATGGTTGCCCCTACGGTATTGATGATTTTACGTTTTAGACTACGACTATCGACTGGTAAGATAAATTCAGCAGGACGATATTGTGTTGGAATCGGTTCACGATGGATCGTTTCGATCCCTTTCTTCAAGTCTGCTTTACTTAAGACTAAATTCCCTTCTTTATCGATCACTTCATTATTGATATCACCGATACAGGTAATTGGTTTACCGTCCACTTTCTGGAAGTAATAGCCTTGTTTCATGAAGATCGCTTGTAAGCGAGGTTCATCTTCATCTTTTACGTAAACATCAACGATTTGTTGTAAGAATTCAGTTTTTACTTTCTTCTCTTCATCATCTTGACGATTAAAGATACCCAACACGTTACGCAATGCGTCAGGGATACGAGATTTCTCTTTGAATCCCATTGCACGTTGATGTAAATCGCGTAAGAACTCTTTGCTTTCTAATAAGTCATGATATTTACTACCAAGCTTATCTTTTGCTACACCTGCTGCAGAAGTAGCCGCTAAGATACCTAACTGACCTTTCTCAGATAAGTCTTTGATGATTGTACTTTCACCTAATTTAGCACCTTGTGCTTGGATGATCGAACCTAAAGCAGATAACCCATCTGTAGTTGCACCTTTAACACCTTTTTCTTTGATGTTATCTTGGACGTTCTTAGCAACTTCTTTGATCTTCGCTTGTTTCTCTTTAGCGAAGGCTTCGATTTGTTTCCCCGCTTTTTGAGAAAGAGGGATACCAAGATCACGAAGATGTTTAATCGCTTCCTTAGGATCTTCTTTAAACTTCTCAGCTACTACACCGGGTTCTTCACCAGTCAGTTCAACGTAAGTCTGTACGGCTGATGTGACTAAGCTTTCTTTACCGCTTGCTAAGCTATCAGCGATCTTTTCTTTATCCACCCATTCTAATGCAGCTTGAATTTGTTGATTCTCGCTGATCTTCACACCCAGTTCTTTTTCGATCTGAGCTTTCTTCTCTTTTAATGCATTGACTTTTTCAACAGCGGTTTTATATTCTTCACTATTGACGACTTTAGTCGTGGCTGCTTGAGCAGTGGATTGAATCGAACTGACGGCAGATTGTACACGTTCATCGTTGACGACACGTTGTACTGGTTCTGATCCCATGATATCGGCAACAGTACCTTCTACTTTCTCTTTCGCTTTATTAAACGCTTGAGTAGCTTGTTCAGTCGCTTCTTGACGTTTTACTTCCGCATACGCTTCAAAGCTTCCTGCTTCTTTATACGCTTTAATTTCATTATCAGACGCTTTAGATAATCTATCCCAGAGTTTCTTACCCCAAGATTTAATACGTGCTGGGTTACGCATGTATTCTTTATCAAGCATCTTAGCACGAGGATCATTTAAACCACGATCGTATTCTTGGAAAGATAAACGTCTTCCATCTAAATAATCTTTACCCCATGGGTTAGGGATGGTTTGGGAAGTTTTATCGTATCCTTTACGAGTACGGAATTCTTCACGGGTGATATTATTCCCATGATACATCATGTCTTCTTCTAAGGTTTTAAATGATTTACGAGAAAGACTGATACCACGTTTAGCTTCATCGGTATAGTAGTTTTTACTTTTCGTAATCGAGAAAGTACCATTCTCATCTAACTGACCATAACCTAAACGAGCAGCACGTTGTGCATCGGTTGAACTAATCGTTGAATCATTGAGAACTTGATTTTGTGCATCACCACGAAGGGATTCAAAACGATTGTGGTAAGCACTGGCTTCACGAAGTTTTAATTGCGTTTCAGCATCGTATTCTTTCGTCGATTTCCAAACCCCATATTCGGTTTTAGATTCGACTAATCCAAATGTATCGATCAAGAAGCTAGCGACTTCTTCTTTAACGTAATCATTAACTCTGGTACGCCATCCGTGCGTATCTACGAAATCTTTTGGATCAAACCCTTTATAATCACCCCCACGTTCAAAGATCTCATGAGTTAATGCTTTACGGGCTTTATTCGTTAAAGAACGTGTCGGGTCGATCACATTGACGATGGCTTTCACCATGTCGTATTGATTCTTAACACGGAGTTTAGATTGGATCTCTGCTTGGTATTTTTCATCCAATGCATTACGAGTGGTTAACTGAGCTTGATTATGATCCCACTCTAAAAGATTCCCATCATCAAGATTCCCCACTTGACCTAAACGGATACCTTCTGTACTTTGATGGATCTTCGCTAATAATTGTGGAATGATATCAACAATACTCTTACGAGTCGCGACATCAAACTGCGCTAAGTCTTTTAACTTAGTCTTACTTTCAAATTGATGTTTCTTATACGTCTCACTTCCACCAGGTAATAAAGAAGAAAGCATATCCACGATAGGGTTATTGCTACTATCTTTAAGACGGTTTAAAGCCGTTGGAAGATTGCCTGATAGACGTAAGGCTTTATTTAGTATCGCAGCAGATTTACCACCACGCATTAAACGAGGTGCGATATATTTTTTACTGATCTTACTAACGAGTGTACCCGATATCATTCCACCGATCTGACGACCCATGGATTCACCACCACCGAAATCCTCTTCCATCTCTTTTTGCATGAGATAAGGATCGGCAAGTGAACCTGCCATATTCAGACCGTCTTTGATACCGCCTAATGATCCTTTTACCGCGTCAACGATGTTTTTCTTCAGTTGATCTTGATAACCTTTAAAGAAGCTACTAAACCCTTTAGAACTTAATTCAACCAGGTTTCTGAACCCCATCTCCTTGATGACTTCAGATTTATGCGCTTTAACGATATCTGGTAACGCGGTATTCTTTACAACAGCATCTAAGGTTGTCTTCTGATGTTCAGACATGCCCATCAACGTTTTCAAGATACTCGTTTGTAAGGAAACCTGACGGATTCCTAATTCAAGGTTCTTACGTTGATAGCGTGAAGCGACTTCAGTCGTGTATCGTGCACTGATGTGCGTACTACGGCGGATATGATGTAACAAGTCCTGTTGCGTTTCAAATCGTTTCTTTTCGATTTGATCACGTACGATCTCTTGTTCACCTTGTTGTCTTTGCATCTCTAATTGAGCACCAAAGACCTCTTCCATATCCTTTTTGATTTTATCTTCGAGGGTTTCTTCTCGACTACTATAAGAAGGTTCTTCTTTTTTATAGTTATCTAAATATTCTTTGACCTTCTTTGGGATCAATTTATCGTGATACCCAGCGATCTTACTGAGGTTCTTTCTCACCTCATTATATTCTTTACCGATGCTCGACATGCCTTCTGAAACCGCATCTTTCGTCGAGTTCAATAAATCGGCTAAGGATTCTCCGGCAACATTAAGTTCCTCCGGCATCGATCCTTTCACCATTTTTTGGATAAGTTGTTTGTCTTGGATAAACTGCTTGGTTTCTTTCCCCGCATCTTTTATCACATCGATCGCTTTGCGATCTTTCTTATTGATGCTCTTGTCTTTCTTATCTTTCGACTGACCATCAAAATCATCCATCTCCCACTCGTCCATGCCATCGAAGCTTAGATCGATGTCATCTTCAAAATCATCATTTTTCGCCATAGCGTGAGATCCTTTTTAATAATAATTGTAATTACAAATTTGAATAAGTAGTGATTAGCTATTTCACCACTATTTTACCGTATGTTACGATAAAACATATAAAATTTTCCGTATGATTTTATCGTATAAACCAACAGATGAACGTGTTGTTCGTTTGTTCTATTTTCATGAAAATAAATAAGAGGAGTTTTTAAGTGACGCGCAAACTTAATTCTCGAAATGAAGGATGGAATGGAGATAAAGTAAAAGATGAAACGACTTAATCCATTTAACCTAAAATTATATTGGTGTACACCAGAAGATGTTCGATACCTTCGTGAAACACGAGTGACGGATATCTACGATGGGATGACCTCTAACTTCCATGAGGATGGTCTTTTTTCGACGACCACTTTTGGACGAGTCGGTACACCTGAACGTGATAACGTCTTTTCGTATATCCGTTTAAATACTTCGGTGATCCATCCGATGATCTACGATACTTTAGTTCGACTAAGACGATTCTATCGAGAGATCATGATGGGTCAAGCGTATGCAATCTTTAATCCAGAAACGAGAGACTTTGAAGCTTCTGACATGTTTGAAGGGGAAACCGGTATTTCCTTCTTTATTAAGCATCTTCCTGATCTCGAACCTAATCGTACCAGATCGAAACGAAATCAACTCTATAATGATATCATCGATAAATATAAAAAGAACTGCTTGATGTCTAACTGTTTAGTCATTCCAGCAGGTTTCCGTGATCTCACTATTGACGCAGAAGGAAATGAACTTCAAGATGAAGTGAATGATCTTTATCGTAAGTTGATCTCGATCGCTAACTCCATCAACCTTGTAGGGACGAAGTTTAACGATACGTCTATCGATCAACAACGTAAGAACATCCAGTTGACCATGTTTGAAATCTATACGTATTTCGAAACTATGATCGAAGGGAAGAAAGGGGTGATTCAATCTAAATGGGGTGGACGTCGTGTCGCACAAGGGACACGTAACGTAATCTCCTCGATGGAAACTTTAGCTCAAACCTTACATGATGAACGTGCACCAGACTGTGATCATATCCAGATCGGTTTACTTCAAACCATGAAAGGTGCGATGCCGATTACCACGTTTAATATTCGTAATAAGTTCTTACAAGAAGTTTTCTTAGATGCCACTCAACCTACGTATCTCATCAACCGTAAAACGCTTAAGTTAGAACAAGTTTATCTTGATCCATACGTTTGGGATAAATGGGGTACTACAGCAGGACTAGAGAAAGTCATTGATGGTTTCTCAGATGACCGTTTAAGAAACAAACCTATCCTCATCAATAACTACTATCTTTATTTAGTTTATCGTAAAGGCAATAAGTTTAAATTATTCCGTAATATCGATGATCTTCCTAAAGGATATAGTAAAGAAGATGTCCATCCATTAACGTATTCTGAATTATTCTATTTATCGAATTACGAAGGATGGTATAATTTACGTGCATTAGTAACACGTTACCCGATTAACAACATGTATTCTATCTACCCAGCTAAAGTATACACTAAAACTACCTTACCTGCAGAAGATCTCTACGAGTTAGGAGATGACTGGATCACAACCATTGGTAGAGCAAAAGAATACCCCGTGCTAAACTTAAATGCAGCATGGTTAAACTCAGCTTGCCCTAATCCTTGTCGTTTGGCAGGATTGGCGGCAGACTTCGACGGAGATGAAGTTTAGACGCCATGGTATACAATTTTTGATCATACAAATTAAATACCCCATAAAACTAAACATTTGTCTCGCTCCTTAGGAAACTCTGGAGTTAGTACCTATCTAAAACGGGAATCTCTTATTGGAATAATTACGGTACCGATAAGACAATCCGTTACGAAGTCCTTATATCGTTTATAAGGATATGTTCAACGACTATCGAAATGGTAAGCAAGATGGAAACGTCTTGTGTAGAACAGAGTAGAGTAGGGCTCAAGCGAGTTCGAAAAGATAGGCACCTAAGTCTTTTATTTATAAGATAGAGGATATGGTGAAGAGATAGTCTCAGCATCTATCGTGAGATAGAGCAGCTCTATAGAAGAGCGAGTAAGGTCTAGCGAACCTTATTGAAGATAACTGACTGTATCCGTAAATATCGTATATACGAAAGAATCGATCGATGAAATCAATAAACTGTTAAACTCAAAGAGCAGTGTCCTTAGACCTAACGGTAAGTTCATTGCTTCTGCTGAAACGAATATTCCTAAACGAGTATTCCTAGCGTTTACGGGTGATCCGATCGATCCGAAAAAATTACTACCACAAGGAGTGAAATAATTAATGTTACTCCCAGAAATGAACATTTCTAAAGAAGATGTTTCCATCTCTTTAGAGAACCCGACCTTCGATATCTTTTATCGGAAGTACGGGATAAGACGGGTGACGCAATTAACGTCACCGGTTATCCATGATATCACTGAAGCTTCCTTACCGAAGAATGCGTTATATCACCACAACCCTGAATCACCGATGATGTTTGGTCCATTAGAGAACAACCCTTGGTTTACGAACGATCAACACATGAAGTTTGTAAAACATGTGGTGGAATTCCAAGGTGAAACCTTAGGACCCGTGGTGAAGAAACCCGCTCCGGTTCAGCTTTATATCCAAAGCTATCGACGTGAACATCGTAGCTTAAAGCTACTTCGTGATTTCTTCCAGATCGATAAACAGGCGAACATGGTTGTGATCAAGAACTATTGTTTCTTGAATCATCTCTATCGTTATCGTCCTCACATGTTACTGAACTACTTTAAGTTCTATAACTTTTATGGTACGGTTATCAATACGATGAATAGTGATGCGAAAGTATCCACTCGTCAACAATTCTTCGAAGTGCGTTTACCAAAACAGATCTATCGTCGTAATACCTTTAACATCATGGCGAAGCTGTATGAAAAAGGGATGAGTCGCCGTATCTTGAAGTTCTTTGGTGATGATGATAGTTTATTGATGCTTCACCTATGGATGTGGTTAGGCCCACAACGTAACCTATCGATCTTTAATAAGATCGCTCAGAATAACCTAAGTAAGATCAACTTGATCTTAACGGATAATGGGAAGTTCTGTGTATTAAATTTAGGTGAGTTAGATAAATGGCGTAGTAACAGTGGTGATGCTGAAGATGGGTACGAAGAAGATACCATCGATGGATTAGATGTCCCTGATGAAGAAGGGTATGAAGAAGGTGCGAAGGGTGAGAAACCTGAACGTATCCAGATCCGTTTCTATAATCTCCTTACTCAATTGAGTAGCTTCCGTAATACCGGTGCTGTCGTACAGACGATCGATATCCCGAAATACGATCTCACTGAACATGAAGAAGATAAGGATCTGGATAAAGAAGATGAAGAAGAGTTAATTGAAACACCGATTCAGCTTCCACATCAAAACGATCCAAACAAACAAAAACTTGATGAGTCTTTACCGGATGAACCATCCGAAGGAGAGCAGGATGCTAACAAGAAGCCACCATCGCCACAAGTTGCAGCAAAGACGAAAGTTGTTCTTCCGGACTTGCCGCCAGATCCATTTGAAGACGAAGCTGAAGATCTTTCAGATACGTCGGAGGTAGATGATTACCTTCCAGTGGATAATACTGATCTTCAACCAGAAGATCATGAAGATCCGAAGATGGTTGTTTCTGATCAAACTGAAGATGAACTCTTAGATGAAGCATCGGATGATAGTGATATTCCTGAACTATCTAACTTTGGTAGCGATGTAGAAATCACGCATGAGAATGCACCGGTTATTCGAGCTCACAAGCTTTTAAAAGATGGTGTTATTTCTGCACGTGAATTTGAACGTGTTCAACGTTTAGCTTCATCGTACAAAACCATTCCTTCTCCGTATAAAACAGAGAACAAAGATGAAACGATTGAAACGTTTATGAATATCCCGAAAGAAGATATTCGGTTAGACCATAAACGTAAGATTCCTAAGAATGACTTCATCTTAGATAACTCAATGCTAGAAGCCACGACGGAATCTTTCGAAGAACAATACGTGAGAAAGGTGATGAATAAAAACATCATCCAATCCGTCATGTCACTTCAGAAAGGTGGGTTCTTAGTGACCGATATCCAACTTGAAAAACAAGATGATATCGCGAATAATATTGATGTCTTAAAAATCAAGACGCAAAAGATAGGTGGAAATGAATCTACGATCGTGATCAAGTTACCACGGGTAAATCCTGAAACCGGTACCATGTTAGTACAAGGTGTTGAATATCGCATGAACTATCAACGTGCGGATATCCCGATTCGTAAGGTATCACCTACCGAGGTAGCCTTAACGTCTTACTACGGTAAACTCTTTATCAATAAATCAGAAAGACGTAAGTTCAATCTAGATAAATACTTGATCACTCAGATCCAGTCTAAAATCATCGATGGTATCATTACGAATGTTGAATACCGTAATGTATTTGATAAACGTAAATTACTCCCTACCACGTATCAGATCATCGCAGGACGTTTCCAACACTTTATCTTAAACGATAAAGAGAAGCAATATCTTTGCTGTTTTGATTATAGTAAACGAAGTGAGTTATTAGGATTAGAACCTTCTGCAGTAGAATCCCTTGAATTAAAACATGGGGGTATCTTATTCGCGAAATCGCTTCATGCGAAAGGCGAGTATTGGTTCATGAAACCAAATACGGATAAGATCATTTCTACCACGAATCCAGTAGAAACATCGGCGCATCGATTCTTTAATATCGTAACCCCACCACCATTAGAAATGGCAGAACTCGATATCTTCTCGAAATCGATCCCTGTAGGTATTATTCTTGGTTATTATTTAGGATTAACGAAACTTTTAAATCTCTTAAAAGTGACACCACGTAAACTTCATCGTGGTCAACGACTAAATCTTACCGAGAACGAATTCGTGATTCAATTCGCAGATGAGTCATGGGTGTTTGAGAATAAGAATAAAACCGTTGAATTAATCTTGTCTGGTTTCATTTATTATCAACGTTATCTGCATGATTATTCAGCACGATTCTTTGATGATCAAGAAGTCTATGGTGCCTTACTACGGGATATGGGATTAGGAAGTTATCAAGATACCGAATTAAGACGAATCAAAGATCTCTTTATTGATGATATCACCCGTTCCTTATTGGATGAGATGAATGAGCCAACTGAGTTCATTCCATTGTTAGTCAGAGCAGTACAACTGCTTACGACGATGCAATCTGATGATGAAATCAACATGAACGACATGATCATCAAAGGTTATCAACGTGTAGCTGGACATGTCTATCGTGAACTCATGAAAGCCATGAAAGCAGATGATAATAAACGTCAAGGTAGTCGTACTAAACTTGAATTATCACCTGAGCAAGTACTTAGAGCGATCATGCAAGATAGTTCGGTAACGATTGTTGATAGTGTAAACCCACTTCATCAATTAAAAGAACATGGTCTTGTTACCTTTGCAGGTGATGGTGGACGATCTAAACGATCCATGGTAGCACACACTCGTAGTTATCATGAATCCGACCTTGGTACGATCTCAGAAGCAACCGTAGATAACCAAAACGTAGGGGTGACTACTTACCTTTCTGCTAACCCAAATATCGTAGACGTCTATGGACGTACTAGACGATATAATAAAGCCACTGATGGTACTGCATCCATTTTATCGGATTCCGGTCAACTCGGGGTCGCCAGCACAAAAGATGATCAACTATGATCAATAGAAAAAATAAAACAAACATAATCCCTCTAGGCTTTCACCTAGAGAGACTATAATTAGGAAAAAAGAAATATTAGAATCCAGGACAATCACGATAACGAACGTAAGCTTTACCATCATTCCAGAATTTAGATGGATCAGCAACATTAATACGATAGTTTAATGCAGTCTTCTGTATTCCATGCGCATTTGCACAATCTGCAGCAGATAACCAGATCTCAAATCGTCCATCTGGATAAATCACTTTAACTGGTTCAAATTGACCAGATAAAGCAAGATCCATGTATGGGTCTGGTACTTCACGCCATGGGGCGAAAGGACTCGTCTTAGCTTGATAGATCTGTCCATTGATTACACGAAGAGGTTGGTTATCGACACTTAACCATTGAGATAACATCGGGGCGGAAACACCAAAATGAATACACGCATCTGATTGTTGAGGGAAAGTTAAAATCTCTCCTGTTAAACAATTACGAATTTCAGTTTGATTCGCAACTCCATTCGAATGAAGTATCTGCTGGATTTGTTCTACCGTATATTCAGGGAATGGGGGATTATCTGGCCTCATGGCACGTATCTGATATCCGTTTTCCCAGATTCGAGTATCAGGTTGAGATATCACGTATTGTATCCAGTCTTTAGTTCGACCAAAGAATTGAGCAGCTTCAACACGATTAGGAAACTTTCTTATCTCACCAGTATATGCATTTCTGATTTCAATGGATATCCAATTTCGATCATTGAAGTTAGAATAATAGTGATGTAAGTTCTCAGTTTGACGACACCATTCTAGATTCGAAACATGATTATTATCTCGATTATTATCGATATGGTTTACCTGTAATTCTTTAAATGGATAAACCTCCGGAATAAACATGCCTGCAACTAAACGATGTAACGCAAATTGATTTGCCTGCCCATTGATTCTAATCGTTGAAACATTGTAACCACGTGGAGAAAATCGAATCGTAACATCTCGATCACTGAAACAACTATAAATGTTGCCAGATTCATCACAAGCGTATTCACGATTTAATCCCGGGATGTACCAGTAACCTTGACATTCGTAACAGGGTTCTAACCAAGGATAAGGATTCGGTATTACTTCTATTGGATTTCCGTACTCATCCTCGGATAATACCTCAAGATATGGGTAATTTGGTTGATAGTATTGGTTATAGAGATCTGTTACCTGTTCTTCGTTATAGTATTGGTAAAGCGGGCTTTGAGCACGATCAACTAAACGCTGTAAATGTTGATTATTGTTCATTTATTTTTTCCTTTTAAATATTTTATATCTATTGATTGGGTCCACCTTATTGCGAGTAAGGTGAATTCCCTCTAATTGCGGGGAAGCTCATTCAACGATCTTCACTACTACTTACAGGACGAAAGTCACTGTAATACTTCGAGAGTAATGATTCAACGAAGCACAGTGAAAACGTGAAGTCGGAGCTAACCGTCGCAGCGAAGTCCCTAAAGGCAATAGTCCATGGGATGTGTTCACAGGCTAGTGCGGTAGCACGTAGGGGTGATCTATAGATCACTTCGAAACGGGGGACATGAGAGTGGGTTACGACCACCTCCTCTTATTTGCAGATAAGAGTCTGATAAATAATTCAGAATGAAGATATAGTCGATAACTTTCTCACATCGGAATATCTATTCACGTAGATATTTACCTAATGAGTATTAAGTTAGCCTAAACGGCAACTCTTCCAGACGGTGCAGAACAGTCATACTATCGCAATTAACGGCGCCATACCTCAGCCAGTGCGTACTGGATATGACTATGTCATTGCACACCGTGTGGATAAGCGCTTTGCTGCTGTAGCGAAAGAAAATGGTAAGGTCATCGAAGTCTCACCTACGCATATTGCGATTCAATACGAATCCGGTAAAATCGATCGTATTGAAGTAGGGGTAAACTACGGTGTCTCCTCGGGTAAAGTCATCAAGAACCCGATTGTAACGGATTATAGTAAAGACCAAATCGTCCATGAAGGCGATGTGGTGGCGTATAACCCGTATCACTTTGTACGAGATTTCATGAACCCTTCTCAAGTACTCTTTAAGAATAGTGTATTAGCGAGAACGGTATTGATGGAATCGAATGATACCGAAGAGGATAGTAGTGCGGTTTCTGAACGTATCGGTGGTGCATTAACGACCACTGTAACGAAAGTCAGAACCATTACGATCCCATTTGCGGATTCGATCTATAACTTAGTGAAGGAAGGTGATCAAGTCGTTTCCGATAGTATCCTTTGCTCATTAGAAGATGCAGCTTTCTCTGAAACCTCGCAGTTATTTAAGAGCGAAGCATTAGATACCTTACGGGTATTAGCGAATGCAACGCCACGTGCGAAATATGAAGGAAAGATCGCGAAGATCGAATGTATCTATTTTGGTGACCCTGAAACGGCTCAGATCTCTGAATCCGTGAAAGCATTGATCACCAAATATGATAACATCCGTAAGAAACAAGCAACCTTGATGAAAGATGGAAGACCGACTACCGGTCAGCTATTAAATAGTGTACGGGTAGATGGGAATCCTTTATTGAAAGACCATGTGGCGATCAAGATTTATATCGAGAATACCGATGGTGTGACATCAGGGGATAAATTCGTGGTTAATAGATATAGCCCAGAATGAAAAGATTCTGACACCCTCATTAATTGACGGGGAAGCCCTAAAGCTTACGACACTAAGTCTATCAAGTGATTGAATAGATGGCTAGATGTAATGATCTAGGTACAGTAAAAGAACGTAAGATGTGACAATGGGTGATCCGCAGCTGAAACTCTTACATCATCATGTAAGAGGAGAGTCCAACGACTAAGGGAGTGACGACCCAGTACAGCCAAGTGGTAGGTAAGAGACCTTTAAATGGAAACAGAGGGATGATGTTTTTGATAACATCAGTGATATAGTCTAACATCCTAATGAAAGTTAGGGAAGTTCATGAGAGAACTGCATGGATTAACGACCCATGTGAATACAGTGATCTAATCAGTTGAAATCCGTTGCAACACGTGTGATGACGGGTATTAACGAGACGAAGAATGGTGAACCAATCGATGTGATATTTGGTTATCAATCGATTTCTAACCGTATCGTACAATCTGCTGAATTGATCGGGACAACAAATACCTTGCTGAAACTGATCAGTAAAGAAGTGATCGATATCTATCGTCAAGAAAAACCGTTACAATAAAACGGCATAGTGAGGATAGGGGTAACCTATCCTCACTTATGTTTGATGTGGTTTAATCGTCTGGTAAGAAGTCCAGCTTTAATCGTTTCATAGTATCTTCATGTATCTCGATATCATAATCCCATGGATCCATGATAGAGAAGCATCTTTGATGTTCTAATCGTTTCCATTGTTTTTCTTCAGTATTATTACTTACATCGATAATGTAATGATGTTTATTTAAAGCATAGATCTCGAGATTGATTTCATCTTCCTCACACCGGTTAAGAAATTTAATGAATTCCATAATCGTTATACGATAGGTATAATTAATCTTTGTTTTTGGGATAAAATTTAATTTAATTAAACTCATCGTTCAGTCCCTACTTTATAAAAAAAAAATACAGGTGAGGAATGTCCTCACCTATTTATGCTATTCTTCTTCGGATACACCAGAATCTGATTCTGGGTATGAAGGTTGTTGCTCTACGTATCTAGGATAGTAATATTTGATGGCTGTTTGTTTCTTCAGTTCCCCATGTTTACTTTCATTTAGGGTATCGAAACAATATTTGATTTCACCATTGATTTTTACCGGTAAGAACGTATGTCCTGCATATTCTCTCCCAACAACGACTTCAAAGACCGGATCGTATTCGTCTCGATATTCAGTTGGTTTCCAATCAGTGATGACTCTAACATCAACCTTCTTTGTATTGGGGTTATTAACGATTCTATCATCTAAGATGAATCGAGTATTGTAATATCCTTCCATATCCCGTTTTTCATCTAATGACCATTTCTCAAATGGCGTACCGTTCTTTAACCATTGTTCGGCATTATCCATATAGTGAACACCATCAACAGCAGCCTGATATTGATCATTCTTAATCAATTTGAGACAACGGAGCCAGTTATTGTGAGTAGGGCTCACTTGGATCGATTCAACATTCGCGTGCCATACACGAATGCGTCCATCCCCTAAATAATGAATTCGAATGAAGTCACCGTGATAATGGAATTCGTAACGATCGTTGATGAGTTGCTCTAGGATGAGATCTTTATTCGTGATAGTACAATTACCAAAATTGAGTTGTAATCCATCTGAGATAATAGGCGCATAGGTCATGTTGAAACGATCATCGAAAAGATGGAAAGAAACTTCCTTATCTTCAATGAGAATCATCGGCGAGATCAGGGATTGGTTGAAATAATCTACCGTGTTACGATATCGTTTAAGACTCGGAATATAATAGCGCGCACAGATACGCCCTTCTTGATTTTCTACGATGATTTCATCATTATTATAATCGAAAAGGAAATGGAAACGTTTCTCTATAAAAGGGGTGGGTAAATAACCTACGATTTCATTTGGTTGTTTAGCCGGTGGGGTAGCGTTTAAAGTAAGGTGGTGAATGATCTTCATGTATACTCCTATTTGTTTTATTTTAATGGGGCGGATAAATATATGTTAGTTTTTTTCAGAAGAACTAACAAACTTCTTTTATTGCTGTGTAAGGTAGCTGGTAACTATCTTACAGCGGTCATGTTAATGCATTGCCGCAATCTGGTTACACGATCGGTAAACCATGTCATTTTATAATTGACACCGGTGAACCGATCTAACCAATAAGAATATGAAATCATCTTTCATCTCCTATATAGGGGGTTGAAAATCGAGGGATAGGTCGTACTATCCCTTACCCAAGAGTACTAAAAGTACTCCTTCTATTAGGTGATGTAAGTTTATATCTTAGATGCCCCAGACGAGTAATGTCTGGGATTATGTTTGATCCTATCCGATTTTATGTATTTTATCAGCCTTGCACCAAGGATTGTTAAAATTTCATAAGGAAAATATTCCTATATTTTGGCCAAAATAAAAATAGGTTTTAAACAATGAATGAGCAATATACTAGCTTCAGTACTACGTCTAACGTAGTACAAGCAGTGATCGATACCTTAAAAGGTCTTGATCCAGAAAATGTCACTGTACCGTCAGATACAACAGTGATCATGCAAGACGTGCAAGCCGCGATTGCACGCCAATTTAAACAAGGGGGTTGTTAATGTTATCTCGTGTTGCGATCGAAGCGGCGCGTGAACTCGCTGAAGTATTAGAGCGAGGTCAACGTACCTTACGCCCTGTAGAAGAAACCCCTGTAGATAATTTAGTTCAACACACTGAACCCGTTGAACCTATCGAAGAAACCGTTGAAGAAGCAATGGAAACATTGGCAACCGTTACGGTAACTGCGGTACCTGGCTTAACCGCTGAAACACATGATGATGCGATGGCAGAAGCGGTACAACCTGTGGTTGAATTAGTAAATCGTCGTTTAGCGTTAGCACGTCAAGTGGTGAATCCATTGATTACGGAATACGATCGCTTGATGTTATCTGAAGTGCAAAATGAAATCCCAACTTCACCAACAATCAACGTGATTCCTTACGATGATTACTACAGTAACGCTGCAGTGCAAAATATTTTTAAAGGGTATAACGTAGCCGGTGATGAAACCACCCCTGGTTTCAAAATTGAAAACTTTAACTTCCGTGATTATCTCACCACAGGTAGTCGTTTAGTAGATGAAAAGATCCAAGCTATCTTAGCTGAAGTGAATCAAAGCTTTTTATCTGTCGCATTAGATGGGTATTTTAAACAAGGTGAAAGCTTCACTCAGAAACCGATTCGTTTAGCAAAAGCGTCTACTGAAGAAGTAGCGGTTCAATTCATCGCTCACTTTATCTTGCGTAAGCTATACAACAGCGATGTCGTGATCCCAAATGAAGGCGATGAAGTGCATCGTAATCTTCACTTAATGAAAGCCTTAGCTATTACCGCTAAGAACGTTGAAAACTACGTCGCGTCTAATAATGAGTGGATCGAAAAAGGTCGCTTATTCGCTGAACCTGATCAAGATGAAAATGTGATTAATGTCTATGGTCCATCTTATCAAAGCTATCAAGAAAACCAAGGTCAAGACATCTCCGTGTTAGGTGCGTACTTAAGTCGTCCTACTACGATCCTATCTTATCAAAACGTATTAGATAAGAAAGATGAATACAATGGTATCCATGATCAAACGATGTTACGTCGTCAAACCGATTTAGCGAATAGCCGTAATGCGGTAATCCGTAATGCAGCGATCCGTCATCTTGGCATCATCGTGACTCAAATTCCTGATGATGTTTTACTTTCATTAGAAATCGAACGTGATAGCGATGATTTAGAAGCATTACGTAGCTTATTGATCTCACGCGGTAAAGCGTACATCGAAGATCCTCGTACTCCAATCGGTGAAGACTTATGGTCGTATGCGTCAGATATCATCTGTGGTGCATTATTAACAGAAATGGAATTAAAACCATTCTTTGACACTATGGAAAAATATCTACGTCCAGCTGAAGGCGTGGCTGAGCTTGATGCAAAACAAGCGGCGTATTATGCGATCTTAAATGAAATTGTGACCTACTTCTTATCACAAACCTCTATGGATCACGCTAACGCGTAATCGATGATAGATCGATCATTGAGAGGTAGGGATAAACCTACCTCTCAATATGACTGAATTTTTTAACAGACAAGGATATTTTTGAAATGGATATAAAAGCATTGCGACGAGATAAAGAAAAGATCTTTGATGCGATCTTAGTAACGCCAGATGGAAAGATGATTGCGAAGCGAACCATGGAAGTATATTTCCCTGTAGCGTATGAAGAAAAACATCTAGCAACCATTGCATCCGATGTTTACGTGGTAGGGTTATTTGCATTTGTGGTAGATGGGTATTATGCTACGGTGAATGTTTTAAGTAAGATCCGTTTGTATCCAACTGAGATCGATCGGGTCAATATCGAGGATACCCCTTATCATGTATTACGCTTTGAGAAAGGTGCGACCATCGTAGAGAACATGAACTTAGTAAAAGATAATACCATCGGTTACTACGTGTATAACTATATCATCGCACAAGGTAAAGTCCCTTGGTATCTTTCTGCATTAGACCTCATGAATCTTTTTCATACTTCTGCTAAGTATAGTGGTGTCGTCTATGGGACGAACCATATGGCTACAGAACTCATCGCGGCTATGGTCATGCGTTCTTCATCCGATATCAATACGTATTGGCGACAAGAAGTGAACAGTATCGATGATGTATTGAAGAATCCACCAACCTTTATCCCACTACGTAACGTGATGTTTGGTGCACGTAATACCACGGCTAAACTGATGGGTGCGTACCTAAATGAAGGGATGAAGTCAGCGATCATGTATCCATCGGAAACCACTGAGTCTGTAGAAGAATTATTACGACAATAATAAGTGAGATAAAATGAAAAACTCAATATTAAGTAAATATCTCAAGCCTTTAAAAGATATCGTCAGTATCGAAGCAGAGGAAGAGTCAACTACAGAAGAACCATCGAATGATACTGCAGATACGGATTCAACCGATGAATCTTCTAATGATGAGAATACAGAAGAAACTGATCCAACGACTGAAGAAGGTTCTGATGAAGAAGCATTAGGGGATGAACCAAGTAGTGATGATCCAAGTACGGGAGAAGATGATGCGTCAACTGATGAAGAAACTGAAGACCCTCGTGAAAAAGCGAGAGAAATCATCGAAGAAAGACGTCGAGCAGAAGCCGCAGAACGAGAACCTGTTGATGAACGAAGACCAACTGGGTTTGCTACCCCGTTTGATGAAAAGGAACAAATTGTCGGATATCTCGAACCTTTAATCGGTGAAGATATCAACGAGTTAACTTTAGTCTCTGCTCAAGAACTGAATAAACCGCTTTATCATATTTCGATGAATCCATCGATCAAAGCGTTTACCCCACAAGTTTCTTCTCGTACGTTAACCAAAGAGAATCGTTCTATTCCACGTATCTCAACCAGTACCTCATTGATTGGTTGTATGAATGGATATCAATCCGTCATGTCAGATATGATGAACCGTGAAGGGAAGAAATTCACTGGTTTGTTTAAGGTGTATCAACTCCCTTATCAGTTCGCATTACGCCCTTCTAAGAAATTCTTACCAGATGTAGATTTAACAGATGAGTTCTGGTTATTCTCATGGAAACGAGATACGTATTCCATTACACCAGAAGTAGTGGCTGAGTTCACCGTACCGAAGATCGAATCCACCTTTGGATCTAATGGACGAGATGATGTTTACCATCTGTATATCCATGTGAAACAAGATAAACTTTATCTTGATCGTAAACATGTATTACAGGAAGGTTACTACCATGTTACCTTAAAAGGTTACGATGTGAATTTCCCATTAGAAGAAAACGATAAACGTCTTCAAATCGAAGTGTTAGACGAGGCACGTTATAGATTAGTAACGCAACTCTCTATCATGGTCAAAAAGAAACCAAGCAGTGAGTATAAATAATAACAATGACAAAAACGATTCACTATGGCTGTACCGCCTTGATGGGTACAAATAAGGTAGGACGTCTACGCTGTGATGCAGACGGCTGGTACGATATGATATTAGGTGCCCTTGAGTATGAAAACTCAGTAGGGGATATCTATACCGTAGAATCCGCGAAGAAGTTCTTTGAAGAAGGCTCTTCGCTAATGCGTCGTATCGCGAATGGACAACTTCGTGCTGAATACGGTCATCCTAAGAAATTACCAGGCATGACTGATCGTGAATATCTTCAACGTATTTTAACGATCGAAGAAACCATGGTGTGCTGTCACATCAGAGAGGTTTACATCGATTACAATAACGTGAAGTGTCCGAAAACAGGTCGTACGATCATCGCCTTCCGTGGTAAAGTAAAACCATCTGGTCCATATGGTCAATATCTCAAAGAGATGTTAGATGATCCAAATATGAACGTGGCGTTCAGTGTCCGTTCATTAACCATGAACCGCATGGTCGGGTTCCGTCAACACAAAGACTTTACTCAGATCGTCACATGGGACTACGTCACTGAACCAGGGTTAGCACCTGCTAATAAATACAGTGTGCCTACATTAGAAGCACGTTACGATGTCGACTTCCAATTAGAAGATATCAAAGCGATTGCAGAGAAACGTTATTCATTAGAATCTTCGGCATTAGCAAGAGAGATCACGGATATCTTACGTTATGGTAAACCATTACGTTCTAAATGGTAATCTGATCAAACATAAGCCAGCACTGGAACAACCAGTGCTGGTCTATGTCGGTTGACTAACTTAACCCATGAGTTGGCGTATAAACAAACCCTGGCATCGCTGTGGTTTGGATCGCAGTCTTCAGACGGATTGGTTTCGGATGGATTTCTAAAATCAACTTACCGTAGTAACCAATCGATTCGTCTTTCACGCGTAATACGACCGGAATACCATACCCTTCTTCACCACGATGGTCAGGATCGATGTAACGAAAATCGATACGGAGTTCATCTGCATGGATATCGTTCTCATCGAGATAGACAGGGAATTGTTCAAACAACGCTGGTAAGATATCCAACATGGTTTTATACGTTCCCATTGGATCAAGTTGGAGAGAACCTGTAAAGTTCATGAGTTTAGCTAACTGATCAATGTCAAGACGATTATACTGAATCTCTTCATCACCGGTTAACTTGTAACCTGCGACTTTCGTGAAACGGATCAAGGTATTCATATCTGCGCCCTCTGCTGCTTTAGCTGGGGTGCTGAACAAGACTTGATCGTATTCTAAACGCGTCGTCATGCTTTTACGATTTGCCCAATTGATTAAATCGATCAGCATGTGTTTTGAAGGTTTCTTAAAATCAGTATAAGGGATCAATTCATTGATTAACTCTTTTTGATCTTGTGACATGATTTCTTTCCTTGTTTTATTTACGTAAATAAAGATGCAAGCATAATCCGGATAGTTTCACCTATCCGGATCACTTACACATTATACCGTTTGATCATTGTAGTGAAAGACAAGATAACCTGTCACATTACTACAATACTCTTCATCCAACTTCACCACAAAGACATGGGTGTAGTCTTGACGTCGAGTATATTCTTTACCAAACTCAATCTTACCATGATATAACACTTCGGCTTGATGTAAATTAAACTCACTCTTCACTTTACGATCGACCCAGATATTGGTATCATAGAGATTGATCTGATCCAAGAAGGTTTTATCTAACTTATCATGCGTGTTATATAATTGGAATGTACGTTTAAGTTCTGTCCAATCACTGCCGTAGAAATATAAAGGACCTTGGATCTTATTTGGATCGTTCGTTGGATAAGGAATCCCTGAGAAGGTAATCTCATCCACCATGTTCTTGATGGATTTACGTTCATCGGAAATCAAGAGTTCAAACTGACCATAGAACGCAGGATTGGAATCCTGTATTTTTACCGTCAATTTAAAAGGTGGTTCCGTCGGAGGAATCACTCCATCTACGATATCTTCCGAGGTTAAGGCTAACCCATATTTCTCATTCACTGTTTGAAGGTAATCTGAAACGATCTTCTGATAAGCAGGCTGTACGACGACAGTCATCCCTCTAAATAAGGAGGCGATATTCACACGATCGTATTGAATAACTGCCGGGTCTTGATACCCACTGCCTGGAATCGGAACGATCTTCGCTGACGTATTAAAGAACCCTTCATCCAGATACTTGACATCTTCAAAGCGCACATCTCTTGGACGTAAGCTACTGTTCAAACGACTGTTGATCATATCCAATGCTAGTTGGATACTGGATTTATTATAATCTATCATCTCTTATCATTCCTTACCGTTATAATCATCTTTCACGTAAACCACACCACGAGTAATCAACTCACCTGTCTCTTCATTCACGGTTACACGAGAACGTTGTTCTGTTGTATTGTGAACTTTAAATTTATCCATTTCCCAAGGATTGATGAATCCTTCTGTTTCTTTCGGTTGAGGGTAACGAGAAAGTTTAAATTTCAATTGTACCGATGGCATTCTAAACGCATTACTTAATTTCACTTTCGATCCATTATCATAATCCAAGATCAAGTTGATATCTTGTCCATGATACAATTTACTTGCTTCATTATCCAAGTTTAATGGATTTGGGAATAATGGATCTGGATGATCATGATAAAGCTTAGCTTTATTATAATCCATATCGATCATGGTCATTTGCGTTTCGTGTTTGGCTTTAAACTTGGTGCCTTTACCATGGTACCGCATATACGGCCAATCGATCACGATAGTACTTTCTTCATTAATGGTTTTTAAGAACTGAATACTATAAGAAGAAAGTTGTTTTAAGAGACGGATCATCATCCCTTGGATTTCACGTAAGCTATTGCGTTGTACAATATCTTGACCAAAAGACGTCTTCGTAATTTCATTCGCTAACTGACTGTATTCTTTTGGTGTCATGTTCTCGATATCGATATTACTATATTTGAAGAAATCTGCAAAGGTCATCGGTTTATCGGTTAACTTACAGATCACCGTTTCGTAATATTGTTCCGTGATCGTTTTGACTTGGATGTGCTCACGTGCATCTTCTGTAAAACTATAGAGGTTACGATGAATATTCTTCATACGTAAGACATCCCCTAAGAACTCACTAAACTTATCGATACTGATGATAGATTCTACAGGGATCGTATAATGATCCGCAGCATAAACGTAGAGTGGGTCAACGTAACGTTCATCTATCACTTTACGAACTTGTTCAATTGAAGGTTTACGTCTTCTGACAACATTACGTGCAGTAATCGTAGGGATCCATGTTGGATCTAACACGATATCTTTAGCTGCTGGGTTATCTTGTATCCAGTGACTCTTCATTAAACAGTAGATGAAGGTAATCAATGCTTCACGTTGAGTTAACGGCATTTGTGACGCGGTCTTAGGATGCGTCACGTTGATCTTCGCCGTATAAAGATTTTGCGTCACCATGTAGATCCATTCATTGAGTTCCACGTCTTCAGGACGGATAGCTTGACGTTTAGAATGGTCTATTACTAACGACTCTAAGACTTTAGAAGATAAAGTACGATTTGCACTACGAGTTAATCGACGTTTTGCATTTAATTTATCTTCTTCAATGAAGTCTTTATTGTCTCGTGCTTCAGGTACCTCTTTCTCGACGATCTCATCGATCGACCGAATGCTTCCTGCACGACTGATCTCTTTATGCATGTTAAGTGGAATACGTTTAAAGTCCACTTCTGGATACATGTTGGTATTGTCTTCTGACATGAGACTGATGTCTTGACGAGTTTGGAACTCAGCAATCGGTAATCGTCTTTCTGTCATCACCACTTCGATCAACTTCGTAAAGGTATCCATCTTACCTGGAAGCTCTTCTACCCATTTAATGTTACGATAGAACCACATGCGTTGGAAGAGATTTAAATGTGCACGATATTCATCCAGATATTGGTGACTACCTAAATATCCCCAAACATGGAAACTGTGTGCTTCGATCGTTCTGGCTTTCTCATAACGGGCTTGCATGATAAAGTAAGGCAGGTAACTATAGAAGACACCGATACGCGCACATTCGTATAACTCATCAGTAATCTCATAATCCACGACTTTCCAACGATCAAAGAATTGTGTAGCATATTCTTGGATCTTTAACATGAGCGTATATTCGTTCTCTTCAACGAATCGTTTATCGTACCACAAGATCGTATAATCATCGGCTGCTATCGCTTCATCGATATTGATCGGATTTAATATTCCATCGATCAATTTCACCTTCTCTGGATGCTTCTGGATGAGGTTTTGATAGTATGTTGAACCTTTTTGGTATTCGCGCCAGGTTGCGCGATGATATTTTAAATTCTCAACAGTAAAATCTATTTCTTCTATAGTATCGATACTCAGGATCTTGATCGATGGTTTTCCGTCGATGAGATCACTTGGGTGATACTGACCCGCAAGATGCATATAGTAACGCCACGTGCGTTTATTATGCTCATCAAAGAAAGTGGGATAGAAATATTTATCCCATTCATTGATGGCTCTTGCAGTGGCTTCGCTTTTTACAACGATACTGCGTGCAAGATCTTTACACGCTTGCACGTAGATATTATAAATGGACACTGACACGGAAAGATGCCTCCCTGTTCGTTTAAATATAACTTATTTTAAATCGTGAGACTATTTAATTATGGCTGAATCACAAATTGAATTTTCAAAGTTCAAACGACTCCAGTTTTTTAAACGGGATGCAGTAGCCCGTGCTGTGTCGAGTAAACTGATCCATGATAGTCGTAATCGACGACTCAATGGACAAGAGGGGAAGCAACGTCCAGACGATGATTTATTAAATAAACTCAGTCAGGATATCGCTTCAAACATAGAAGATGCCTCTGCGATTTTCCAAGTATTACCGGATGTGCGTATCGCCATGGATATTTGGACATCTTCTATTTTAGCGCCAAAAGACTTTATCTCCGAGACCTTGATCTGGGAGACTGGGAATAACCACGATTACAATTCCCAATTATTCCGTGAGATGTTAGATGTGTTACGTCAATATTTTACGGACGAATATGATTTAACTAAACACTTAAAACCTGCGGTAGAAGATGCCCTGTTTAAAACAGGGAGCTATCCGTTAGTGGTGATCCCTGAATCGTCATTAGATGATATCATCAATGGGAAAACCGTTTCTTCCACTGAATCCTTTATGGATAGTTATCTTCACAAAAATTCAGATGGAACTTACGGGTTTGAAACCCTTTCTATTTTAGGTCAACCGGGTAAACAATCTAAAGTCGGGGTAGAAGGATTATTAACGAATAGTCTAGAAGGAAATCCAGTGGTTTCCGAATATGTCCAAATTCATGATAACTGTACGATTACTGATAATCCCGATGCATTAAAATTCCAGTTAGCCTTAAAAGAAGTGAGAAAACAAGCTGGGAAGAAACGTATCAAACAACGTTACGGAATGGAACAATTTGCCTTATCCTTAGAAGATAATCAAGAATCCAAAATCCATCGTAGCGATGAACTCATGCACGAGGAAGGTCAAACCTTAAAAGATAAAGATCAAGATAAACATCGTTTTGATAAACAACGTCAAAAAGAAGTGGTGGATCAACTTTATCAAACTCGTGTATATTCTGAACAAGGTGTGGTTACTGTTAAAACCTCTACCGATGCGTCTCGTTTACCCACCGGTCATCCATTAGTGATGAAATTAAACAGTTCCGCAATCATCCCTGTGCATACACCAGGTGACCCTACGGATATTGTGGGTGCATTTATTGTATTAGATGAATACGGTAACCCAATCGATCGTACTCAGAATATCGATATCTTTAAAGAGGCATCTAGTAGCGACAAAGCGTATGACCAATATAAAAGCAGTGCACGCAACATCATCCAACAGATGAACTTTAATAAAGACGGAACTTGTTGTGCAGGTGGTACCGATACTCAACAAGATTTGAATCAATTAGCGGAAGTCTATACTTCACTCTTTGAACAGAACTTGATCTCTCGTTTAGCGAATGGGATCTATGGTCAGAATGTGAAGATCAGTCGTGCTAATGAAGTCTTCCGTATCATGTTCGCTCGTGCATTAGGTGCAATGCGTACTCAGCTTTTATACGTACCTGCTGAACTCTTAACCTACTTTGCTTTTGATTACGATGTATATGGCATCGGTAAATCTTTATTACGCGATATCCGTAACTTAGCAGGGATGCGTAGTGCATTGATGTATGCCGATATCTTTGGGAGTATCCAAAACAGTATCGGTAGACGGAAACTCTTGATCACGTTAGATGAAGAAGATCCAGATCCAGAATATACGATCGATACGGTACGTACGAACTATAACCGTGTGAATGCGTTCAATCTTCCATTGATTAATCAGAATCCAGCAGATGTGGTGAATCAATTACGTGAATCCAATATCGATACGGTGATTGAAGGTGATAACCGTGCTATCCCTACCACGAAAGTGGATACGGAAGATTATCAATTATCTCGACCGATTCCAGATGACACGACGCAAGATAAGATCAAACGTTATTTTGCTACCGCATTAGGGATGCCGGCTACCTTTATTGATAGTACGGAGAATGCTCAGTTTGCAGTAACCGAGATTAACTCACATGCCTTGTTTAATAAACAAGCGTATGCGTATCAACAAATCGTGTCAACGAAATTACTTTGGGATTTCGTTTCTAAGTATACGTTAAACTCCGGTACATTGATCAAAGAACTTTCTCATGTGATTAAAGACAATGTTGATCTGTTAACGGCAGAACAAAAAGGGAAAGGGAATACTTTAGAAATCATCGAAGACTTCTTAGATGCATTGGTGATCAAATTACCAATGTTAGAGTCGACTCGATTAGAAGATCAACAGAAAGATTTCGATACGTATAAGAGCATGATCGAAAATATGATCGATGGCATGTTTGATGATGACCTCATGGCTGCCTTCTTACCGGAATCCTTAAAAGAAAATCAGGGATTGATGAAGTCTATTCTGAAATCATCCTTATTATCGAAATACGTTCAAGATAATCAGTTCTTACCTGTCTTGACTCGTTACCTTGATCTTGAAGATAACGATAACGTCTTGAAGTCTGAACTCAAAGCTTATTTCGAACCATTAGCGCAAGTCTTAGCGGATGCCATGTTAGAACTCGATCGTATCTCTAAAATCTCGAATAGTCCTGAACTGAATAAAGTAGGTGAAGAACAAGAAACATCGGATAGTTTCGGTAGCTCAGATAGCAGTAGTTCGGATACTGGTGGTGATGACTTCGGTATGGGAGGTGACGATATGGGTATGGGTGATGAACCTTCTGAAGATGGTGAAGAAGGCGGAGACGACGGATTTAACTTCGATATCTAATCTGTACCTTATGTGAGATATTACGCGACCAGCAAGATGCCTCACTTCTGTAAATACAATACGCTAGCTCACCTATGTAAAAATAGGTGAGCTATGTCTGTGGTATGTACTTTTAGTATAAACTAATGTATAATCGATTATATTTTAAAATAAAAAAGAAACCATAGAGGATAAAACAGACATGTCTTCTCTCCAAAATTTAGTCAAACTTTTTGAATCAAAAGATCCTGAGTTTGACATCAATAAACTTGCTATCTCTGATCCTTATCCATCAGAAGATAATGATGCGCAATACAATACGTATATCGTGATCAAACCGAAAGATGCATTAAGTGGTTATTTAGGGACGAAAACCTTCCCTTACAACCGTAAAGACTTAAGTGTCTTATTCCATCAGATCAAACCAATGATTGACTTACGTGGCATCACGGAAGTGGCACCATTGATCCATGCGATCAATAACCAATACGGATTAACCTTATTTGCAGATGAAGTAGAAATTACTGAAATCTCTTTAGAGAACGGGGTAACGGTAAAAGCCAAACCAACTAACTACGAATACGTAGGACAAGTAACCTTCCATCATGCGTTACCATTGATTAAAACTAAAGAGATCCAATTAGATGGGTTTAAATATCCAGAAGATACCCATCGCGCATTTGCTTCGATTTATGGATTAAACTTAGGTGAACTTCAATATAACGTAATCAAAACGTATCGGGAACACCAACCATTTAATCGTGAATTCTTAGCTCAGATCTTATCGAGCTTATCAAACGATAAATGGGTAGTGGATTCTACACCAGCTGAATATAACTTGTATCAAGCTGAAATTGAGAAAGTAGAAGAGAAAGAAGAACTCGGTATTGTGACTCGTTTTGTCACGATTAAACTCAATACAGAATTAAGTACAGCACTTTCTCAATACTTAACGTTAACCACGAAGTATAAGAAAGCGTCTTTATCTGAAACCTGTAAACAAGTATTTGGTGATACACTTCGTCTATATCAACCGTACGTGAAGTTAAATCAAGATAATGTCACTCAGGTGAATGAATTCTTAGTTCAGAAAAATATCCCTGAATCGATTGATCGACAATGGACGATTGTCTATAATGGTCGTACTTCTCAATTACCAGAAGTGTTTACTCACCTCGTTTGTCAAGATACCGAGAACTTGTGTATCCTGATGAATGGTTACGATAAAACAAAACCAGTCATGGTTTTCTCTTATTAATCTTTTATTCTTTTAGGACAATGAACAACCATGGAAAAAATCAATACATGTAGAACGACCTTAGGGATCATGTTGCAAGCAGCAAAACTCTTAGGTCGTCCTCACAGCTTTCCAAAATATACCACGTTAAATGAACGTTTTGATATCCATGCAGATGCCCATCAAGATTTAACTGAAGTGCCTAACCTTGGTTACTATTGTATCGGTATCGGTGGACACCGTATGATCATCGATGACAAACAGATTCCAGTCGATGATCCAGTTTCACATGAAACCACGAATACCGGTTTATTTAAACCCATGCCATTCGTATTACGTCAATTAAATGATGATCTTCCTGCTACGCAACGTGTGAAATATGCGTTACGTCGTAAAGAAACTTACAATGGTACGGAGTATTGGGCGTATTACTTAAAACGTTTAGCGAAGATCAATGAATCACCTGAAGTGATTCATGATAATACAAAAGATGGTATCACGACTTCTAAACCATTTGATTTTACGAATGAAGATCTTTATCCGACACCAAGTGATCTTCCACCAGTAGGCGTAGTGGTTGCATCAGCCGATATCATCCGTATCTCCGCTAAAGTCGAAATCGATTTCAGCGAACAAGATGTACTAGAATATCTCAACGTGTGTAAGATCATGTATGGTAGTGAGAAATACGCGGTGATTTCTGAAATCGGGATTTGCTCAGGTGTGGATAAAACTATATCCGCTGACGGTGAAAGCAATTCAACGATTGCATTTAAAGAAGCGATTGGTGTACAAGTGAATGTATTTATTTCGACTTATATCCCAATTTCTAAACACAACCGTGGTTTCTACCATGAATTCGAATTAGGTGAAGGTGAACCATTATTAGTGAAAGGTGAAACACGTAGCACCCGTTATAGTGCCGACGTGAAACCATCTGAAACATCTCGTTTGATTCCAGGTACCACGTACGATGCCACCAATCCAGAAAATGGTCGTGGACGTAGTACAACACCAACCATCACAGGTAATACAGGGAGTGCTTTAAACAATGCAGGTACACCTCCAGCATCAGCAACGACCGCTCCGACTAGCGCAGCGACTACAAATCCTTCCTCTGCTAGTCCAGCCGCGTAAATAGGTGAACTATGTTGTATGGAAATCCGGAATATCAAGCCGTACGGATCCTTTCCATAGACCCAGGGACAGATACGTTAGGCGTATCTGTCTTTGATGTCGATCTCAGAACGAATACGAAAACATTAGTCCATGCCTTCACGTATGCTGCCAGTAAATATATCGATCACCTCAAGAATAATACTCAATGGGAAATGATCGATGAGAAGTACATGCGGCTACATCGTCACTATGGTCACATGAAGGATTTATTGGATTATTATCAACCTCATTTAGTCTATCATGAAAATGCGTTTATGGGTAAGTACCCGAAAGCGTATGAAGGGTTGGTGCAATGTCTGTATGAGATTCGTTTAGCGGTACGGGATTATAATCCGTACGTACCGCTTATTGGATTAGCGCCTATGGAAGCCAAATCCTATATCGGGGGTATCAGTAAGGATCAGGTATTACGATCCGTAAGTAAGATCAAGGATCTCCAGAACTTACATGCGTTACTCCCTCAACTTGATGAACATGCTGTCGATAGTATTGCGATTGGCTATACGGCATGTTGTAAATTGATTGAAGATTACCGATCGCGTTTTTATTATTTTTAATTTTTTTTCCTTTAGGAGAAGCAGATGAAATTCATCGTATTAGAAGGCCCGGATGGTTCAGGTAAAACAACCTTAGCAAATTCTCTTGTTGAATACTTTAACCAGAATACTTCTTATCAGGCAAAATACGTTTCACCCTTAGATGATGAAACGATTGGTAAACCGATCAAATCGTTAATCACACAAGCCAAAGGTGCGATAGATGGTTATCGTCAAACTGAGATTGCTTTAATTGTTGCATCGATGGTAGGGATGTTAGAAAAACATGGTACCGATGATGAGAATACTATCCTGATCTGTGATCGTTGGATCCTTTCGACTTACGTCTATCAAGCGATAGCCAAAGAACAACCAATCCAGTTGATCCAACAATGGGTAGAACTCGTAAATAAACTTCATCAACCTGATCTAGCCTTAGTGTTAGATCTACCGGATGAGAAACTCGATGAGCGTATGCAAAAACGGGGTATTGATAAGAACGATAAATTTGAAGCAAAAGAATTCCAAGCAAGAGTCCGTCAAGGGTATCGCAACTACGGTGTCTATCACCACGTCGAGTCAGCTAAAACAAAAGTAAAAACAATCCAAATGGAAGATGACTTGCAAGCCAACCATGCGAAGCTTTTATCTGAGATCATCCGTACCGTATTCTAAGTTAAGATGAAACATTCCTCTTCTCCTCTCAACATGATTGGAGAATATATGCAATCACCTACTTTAGAGATGTTACTGGTTAATGCAGGGGATAGACCGATGGAAAGTCTTCCTCTTGCCATGCAAGCATTAACCTTGGTCTCCATGATCCCAATAGACAGAAACATGTCTGCGAAAGATCATCTCGAAGAACTCCGATTAAATGAACCTCAGATTTTATCCTATACCGTACAAGAGATCTTGCAGAAGAATAATCCAAATATCAAGAATCATCGTTGTTCCACTGTGATTATGATGGTGGTGATGTCTTGCATGGCGTTAGGATATGCGGCTATTCAGATGTATATCGCAGTCAGAACCCAGCGGTTATTAGGTTGGCATGAAATGTTAGTCCCGATCTTAGGACCCTTGATGATCGTGTGGTATGAACGTGGGATATTAAGAAAAGAAAATCGAGATATGCTACAAGCGTTATTAGGACGTACACCAGTTTCTATGGCGGAAGCAGCGACGGATTATTTTACGAGAGATCGTCGTGGTTATCGTGATGATTATCGAAGTGAAGAATATCGAGTGGAAGATGAAGGCGGAGTTCATTCATCTGGTTCAGAAAATCGTCGTGGTAATTATTAAGTAAATAATTACTTCTATAAGTAAAGTAATATGTAAGGTAACTCCTTACGATTGTTCTTTTGAAATTAGTAGAAGAAATCCAAAACTCTTTAAATAGAGGTTTTAAATAATATTCACTATATGAATATATCCTTTTAAATATTCTTATAAGTACTAAGGGAGTCCTAATCCGGCTCCCTTATGTCTGATCGCATGAAAAAAAAAAGAATATAAGAGAGGAGGGTTGCCCTCCTCTCTGACACTATTTTGTGATGTGTATCGATGTAAATCTCTACGACATCATCCAATTAGATGATGACTATTAATGCATATTCATCTTCGTAACTGGATATTGGATCGGTTCTCGAAGGACAATACCTTCGGAATCAATATACCCAGAAGCTTCCATTTCCTGGAATTGGTCGGGCCAGACGGCACCGACTACTTCTAGGGACCCGTCTGCATATTTCTTGCAGATACAGGTCGTTTTAATTTGTCTATGCATGAAGTTATCTCCAAATAGCAGACAAACTACTATAAGAGGGATAGTTACGTGTATCCCTCGCCCTACTAAATTCTCTAAAGTTTAACTTTATTACTCTAGTATCTAATAGGTAATATGAGTTTATAAAAAAGATAGTACCCAGGTCGTAATGATCTGGGTATATGTCTGCTTGGAGGAGAAAATCAAAAAAAAAAGATCAGGAGCACGGTTGATAGCGCTCCTGATGATATCAAGGTATTAATAAACTTTTAATACCTTGAATTGAGTAGTAGAGATTCTTTCAACCTCTACCCAATGTCCTCCACTGTATCCTTCTCCGACAAATAAGTCGAAGACGGAACCTTCGCTTGGAACATCGTCCAAGCTGGTTTTACGACCGGCATCGATGGACCAACCGTCGATGATATCGCAATCACGATCTTCGCAGTACTCTATCGAGAAGATTTTAAGATTATGTTTTAAGTCTTCGATTGTAAATTCTGTATCTTTTTCTAAAATGTGAACGTAAGTCATAGTTGCCCTCCTTAAGGCTTAATTAAGATTCACCTGTTTGAGTAACAGACGACAGGTGGCGTCTAGCGGGATTAGCGTCTTACTTCAATCCAACCAGCGTGCTTGAATACGCTCGTTTTGACCACTTGACCATCCGGCCCTGTGGTCTCTACGCTTTCACGGATAGAGAAAGCATAGATCGGTCGAACACCTTTTGCTAGAAGAGCATCTTCGAGAGCACTCATGAGATAAGGCGCACCACCGATAACAGCATAAGCTGCCCCGGCTTTCTTCGCAACAGTTGCGAGCGCATTAGCTCTCGCGGCGATATTTCCCATAGTAGGGATTTCATCAAACGTTAAGGCTCGTTTGATATCCTCAATGGTTTCCACCACTTGGAAACCTTCTTTTTGTTCATCTGTCAAGTTGTGTTGAGTTAAATTGATTAATGTAGTCATGATATCCTCCTTAGGACAGGTTAATGTTAATGAAATAAAATTGAGTTAAATAAACTCATGCAAGGACACTATTTCTAGTGTCCTTAGTGAATTTACTTGATGAGGGGAGTAGGGATTGTTCCCTACTTTTTGGCCATATTGGCCGCGACGACCGTAGCCGCCGTTGCGCTGACTTGCGCCAGCGCGATCCCTGTAAGGATCCCTGCTATTCTCTCCTTGCCATTACGGCTATAATAAGCCGCCATAGCCCCTTCTGCTACTACCAATGCCGCTGTTCCTAATAAGATTTTTGTAGATTTTTCCATAGTGTCCTCCTTAGGACTTTTAGATTTTTTAAACAATGATAATTCCGATAATCTTCAGAGCCCCTCTTCTCTTCAGATTATCATTAAAAAGGAAACCCTTGTTTCCTTCCTTCAATTAGATTATATAAGTTTATAATTTCGATACCCCTGAAGGAATTCAGGGGTATACGTCAAATAAAAAAAAAAAGAAACTAGGTTTGGGAGGAAATCAACCAAACCTAGCCGACGAAAAAGAACCACTGGTAATAAGGAGTAGAAAAACCCAGCCGGAACTTTCGTCTAAAGGAACGTAGGTACTTAACCTACATTTATGGACTACAAGAGGAAGTTGCCTTAAAATTCCCTCTCTAATAGGTAATGTGTATCTATAAAATCGATACCCCCTACGGGTATCGGCTTATGTCGGATCAAACATAGACCGGATAGCTTTCACTATCCGGTCTATAAGACATTACACGTTCATGTTTGGTGGCGCGTAACCGGATGTTCGAGTATCACGATTGAAGTCAGAGATACTGATCTTATTTACTTCTAATTCTAATAAGATCACATCGTTAGCAATAGACGCTGGTGTCATATCGACATTACGAATACGTTGATATAATCGATTGATATCTTCGTAACGTAATAGTTGATAACGTTTAATACGTTCAAGCATTTGACGATATTTATCTTGTACTGCTGGACTTGCACCACGATCAGCAATTTTACGTACTTCCGCATCGATATCGATCACAGTAGATGCTGTACCGTTGTTCGCATTTGGATCAGTAGATCCATTACTATTGCCAGATTGTTGGCTACCTGCATGATCTACCACACCGCTTTCACTGAGATCCATGAAGCACATCGGTGCAGTCGCTAACTGATAGTTATTCACCCCATCCACTTTACTGAATTGTAACATGGCACCATAACCATCATGACTACCGATAGGGAAATCGATCACAGTGTTCCATGCAGCGATAGGATACGTTTTACGTTGATCATCAATCACTAATGTAAAGTGAGTTGGTTTCGGTGGACGTGTTTCAAGATAGCGATTTACCAATGGCATCGTACGATAATAAACACGTTCTAGCCAATCATCTAAGGTCTTACTACCACAAGAGAGATCTAGTCGCCATTTATTCAAACCAGGATCACGTACGGCTTTACAGAGGATGTTTTTACCGTAGACTGGATTCTGATCTTTCTCATACGTGAGATACCATGGCGTTTCTAAACCAGGATCCGGACGACCCATCAAGGCTAATTTAAAGCTTTGCACATGTCTGAATTTCTTCATACGAGGATCAACACGTTCTAAGTCTAATACCACGGTTAAGTCTTGTGTATCACCATAAGACAATGGTTTAAACGGTTCACTACCTACACCCGCTTGGACTAAGTCAGTGACATCATAAACCACATCACGTTCTAATGTATACAACATGTAACGGATCTTCCAACCTGCATTATCCGATACGTAAGTCGGTACTGGGAAGAGATGTACAGAATAGCTACCATCGACTTTTGTGGTACGACCAAAGTATTTCACCGCAATGAAACGATTATCACCTACTGAAGCATTTAATGCCATTTCATCTTGCGTCATGTTGTAGATCAATGCAAGATTGATGTTCTGATCGTTCTTCATTGGGATATAGTTATCTAATCCTACTAAGCGCATACGACCTTGTTGACCGAGTGTAATCGGTACGCGTTTAGAGGTGCCATCACTATAGGATACCACACCCATCATCGCTAAAGCATCACGAGGCATGTTCATCGGGAAGACTAACGTATTGTTTTCAGTCTTATCTAAGAATGGGCTATCGATACCGATCGTGGTGATATAACGTTTAGAGGATTCTACTGCATGGTCTAATGCGGTATTATGAACCAACAATACATTATACGAAGTAGGGATACCACTGTCGTTATACGCGACTAAGGTTACCACTTCACCGTTATTAAGCTTCTCAGTGGTATAACCTTTACGACAAGCTTTCACCGCTAAATTCGTATCGGTTTCATGTCCAGCAGGGAAAGCCACTTTCTCTAAAGGAATATCTTCTGATAGCAACTCACCATTACTGTTAAAGTTCATGGAAATCACTTTACCGGTGATCTGAGAGGTATCGGTTCCTTTAAAGATTTTATAACGGGTGTTCTCCGTACCTTTAAATGTTAATCGACTATCTGGTAAGAAGACATGTGGGGTAACAGACTGGTCTAAGAATAACCGCCAGGTTTCTGATTGATAACCCGGTCCTACACCCAGTAATTGGTTTTCTTTACTAAAGTTATTGGTTGAAGCATTTTGGAGTTCCACCATCGTAGACAATAACGTTGTTTCATCTACGAATTGAACTTCCATCAATTTATATCCGCCATGACCAATCGATGTATCGATCACGATATCGCCTACATTCGGTACCCATCGTCCATTACCATGTTCACCTGCGGTATAGATCTGTTCTATACGCCAATGAGAAAATTCACGATTTGGATCATGGATGGGTTTGATCTTATCCGGAAGAGAAGTCGTATCTACCATTATTTACCTTTCCTTACGTTAAAGAATTGTGTTAAGTCAACACGTTTATTCAAGTAACGTTCATTTAATCTTTCTAAGAATGCATAATCACGTGCAGAGATATCGATCACATGGGTCTGATTATGCGGATGGATGTTGACGTAGTCTTTATTTGAACCACGATAAGCAGGATCAAGTACTAACCAACGTTTATATTTCTGGACGACTTTATCAATGACATCTAACGGGGCTTTATTCTGCGGAGAGAGTAATCGACCGTATTTGATATCATGCGCAATCTTACTCATGAATGGACTATAAACGTTATAGTAATCACGTATCTTCACTAACCCTTCATGTTCATGTTGTGGAAGATGATACGAGATATATTGACCGATACGTTTGGTTAACTCATAGTCTTTGATCTGAGCAAGATAGAGATCGACGTTTAATGTACCTATTAATGCCACGTATGGTGTTTCAATCGCAAACGGTCTACCATCTTCACTAAAACGTTTAGCATTGGTATTTCCATCTTCATCAAATGGCATGAGATTAGGATCGAATACGCCACCATCGACTACGGTACGTAAGATGCGATCACGATGTAAATCGTAGTGCTTATTGACCGAGATCTTACCATGTTCGATAAATCCATTCTCTCTTGCACCGATACGTTTCAGTACGCCATCATCTAAGAATGGGAAGCCCGTACATCTTACCGTCACGATCTGACGAGCACGATCTTGGACGTATTCTTTTGTCACGATACAAACATCAGGGAAGTTTACGAAGTAATCCACATCCTCTACTAATGCGTGACCGTTCATCCATAAATCGATCTTACCTGGTGGAATAAAGACATCAGAATCATGTTGTTTTCCATAGGTTAATCGGAAATCATACACCCCATCATTTCCATCCAGTTCCTTCTCGTAGCACAAGAACTTATTATCCCCTATCGCTACACCGATCTCTGTTCCTGCATTATAATCGAAATGACAATGCGTGCCATCAATCACGATATGGTACTTACCCGTCACATCTGTCCAATCCCCTACGGTCTTACGATCGATAAGATTAGAGAGATAGAATCGATAAGCGGTTTCACGTTGAAGTTCGATTTCTTGTTTACCTACATGGATCTCAAGTTCATCTTGTCCTTCCCCTGCGATACATTCGATAAAGATCGTTCCATCATGTCGTGGGTAATACTTACGATGATCCTTACTGTAATACCAGCCTAGTAGTACTCCATTTGCATTGTATTCGTATACCGTACAAGATACAATCAATCCATCAGGGATCTTAAAGTAGTTTCCATTTGGATCTTCCGTGATACGGATATTCGGATCTGCTACCGCTTTAATTAATGCGCTATAACCAAAAGCTTTTAACACTAATGGTAAATCCACTTCATGATGGAAGCTTCGCATTAATGCCGTATATGCACTGCTTTCAAGATGGTCTGCTGTCCATTCTGGTACCGTACTGTCTACAGTAACCATCGCTTCATAAAGCTTATCATCCGGTAAGACGTAAAGACTCTTGATCATGTTGACATCTTCGATCAATGGTTTACGAGGACCATTATCTCGGATATACAGTCTGACGTAAAAGTCTTTTAGATCCGGATGTGGGTCCAACGCCTCTACGTAACTCAACACGTAAGGTACCGGTAAACTATAGTCACGATGCGTGATCATGCGTACTGCATCTTCTTGATTACGATGGTAGTATAATCCTTTGATCTGCTTCGTGACTTTATCTTTCTTATAAATATAGATATCGATATCATCACGGTAATCGATCGTTTGAATATCATCCTTCGGTGGATGGATTAGATACTTGTGTTTCCCATCTAAGGTACTCTTGAAAGTACGTAAAGAGGAAATCGGGATATCTACAATCTTACGGATACTTTGATCGTAATAGACTTCACTGTATTCACCGTCAGACATTTTATTGATGACTAAATCATCAACAAGATAACCTTGATTCCAAAGGATGGTTTTTCCTTGTTGTCTGGCTTCCATGATGTGACGTAGTTGCAATATCCATTGGTTCGTTTTACGGCGAGTATGCGTCCCACCATGATATTCGATATGGTGTTCAGAAGGATCTTTCTCAGACATGGAGAAAAACGCATTATGATAGAAGTGACCATACAACACATCGGTATTCGTATCCACGATACGGCTATTGATCAAGACTGCGATGATCATGTTATCGTTATAGAGACGGATCATATACGTCTCAGTTATAGGCATGTTCTTCCCGATCTTATTATAGAAGTGTAAGGTAAGATCGATCTCTTTACACCAATCCGATAACTTGTACCATTGATACTTATCGGCGATCAAGTTAAAGTCACCTGGATAGTTATCCCCCATCTGATAGAAATGATAGTAACCGCTTTCAGTAGGAGTTTCGATTTGCTCCCATCCTACTCGCCCACTATATTGAAAACCATTGATGGGACTGATACGCGCTAACTGAACGATCGATTGACGATCTTTATAAGGATTCTGCCATACTTGATCGAGCGCTTTTCTAATCAAGATCTGTTCAGCCTTGCTTTGTTTTTTAGGCAACATCCTATCCTTCCTTAGCTAATATAGTCAGCACCATTAGAGGTTGTTTTTAATAGCTGAGCCACGGTTAAACTAAATGACTGTTGTTCACGATTATCGAACAAACGTAATGAGAGATCTGCGATACGGGCTTTCTTGAATCCACGTTCATTTAATCCACGGTAGACCATCATGATAAATAAAGGTGGATACTCAACAGCAACACCAATCAATTCACGTGGGTTAATCGAACTCATCCAACCACCAAATAACATGGTCATCACTAACAATGCATTGAAGTTACGCAATTTAGGGTTTTCTTCTAAACTTTCTATCTTCTTACAAAGCTCATCTAAGTTAGCTGGGATTTCTAATTGGAATCCTTGTAACGTCATGTTCACTTCATCGGATTTAAATCCAAATAGACGACTGATGGTAATCACGATAAAGACAAAATCGTTTTGATGTAAGGTTTTATCTGGCATGGAACGAGTGAGCCAGAAGTAAGCAAAGTACATGATCAGTTTACTTTGATCTTGTACACTCAAGGTTAAGCGTTTACTAATCTCAAAACCGATCCAACTTGCGTAGATACGACAGCTCTGATTATAGATCGCAGAGAATTGATTTGGGTTATTACTCCACGCTAAAATCAATAAGGCTAAATCGGTTAAGAACTTCGCGTCGGTTAAAGGTAATGGACTAAAGGTTTGACCCATCGGATCTAATCGATACTCACGTTTACTACGACGTAAGTCGACAACGATCTTGGTTTCTCCTCTGACATCACGTAATTTTAACGGTAAGGTAAAAGGAGGGATATCGTTATTCTCCAACAATGCGTGTACCACACCATTCCCACCACTCAATGGTTTGGTTTGGTTTAAGGTCAACGCACGTTGAAGTTCTTGGATGATCTTTTGGTGTGGTTTACCCACCATGATCATCGCTTCTTGTGGTAATGTAATCATCGTTTATTTTTTTCCTCTTATACCTAGGCTCCACCTAGGTCAGGTTTAAAACACATTTTATTTAAGATAATATTGCTCTCTCGAGCATAGCATCCTGATACCCTTGATTTTTTCTTATGTATAAATTGACTTAATATTTAGTAATTAATTTAGTTACTGAAATAAGCGACATATACTCTCCCTGTTGAAGATAGGGAGATATCAACAACTATAGTAAAATGAGAGATAATGACAAACTCTTTAAAAATTCATACTCCATGGAGAAAAAGTAATGTCAATTAATTCAATCTATAGTAGTACTCCTCAATATTATCTAAATGGAATCAAAGACGAGTCTACTAAACCGCCTATTCAAGAACTTGAGCGTTTACCTCAACATTTACCATTCTTCTACGTGATCGCAGAACAAGGTGACTTAAACGCCAACATCATGAGTCTTGGTGCGGCTAAACAACACTACGGTGAGAACACATTTGAATATACCAGCAAATACTGTACTCACGCTACACCGTTTATTAACGGTATCGGTTCAACCGATGGATCATTGATGATGATCAAACGTGTGATCCCTTACGATCAACGTACCGGTGAACCTAAAGCACGTAAAGCATGGATCCGTTTCTCTGTTGGGGTTACCAAACAAGAAATGACTACTCGTACGAAAGTAGAAGGATCAGCAGATAAATACGAAGACCGTCCTAACGGTATCCAAGGTCACGCATTACGCTGGACCACTTCATCTGTGACGTTTGATGAACACGTACGTAGTTCACTCTCTACTAAAGATCAACAACGTTTTGATCGCTTAGTGAAATTTGGTGGTGGTTTGAATGCAAACGAATTCTACCAAGACGGTGTGATCAACCCATTAGCGACCGGTATCTCTGTTCAAGGTGCTAACCAAGAATTGGTGATCCCTATCTTCGATTTAGAAGTGTCTCACTATGGTGAATACGGTAACAACCTTGGTATCCGTTTATCTGCGCCTAACTCTACCAGCAACAGTAAACCGGATGTACGTTTCTTCGAAAACACCTTGGCTCGTCCATTCCGTATCGAAATGATCAAACGTAAAAACCGTCGTAGTATGCCTACGATCGTGAATAACCTAAATGGTGAAACTTTCGTTGACTTTACGTTTAAACCAGACACTGTAAATCCATTTGCAGGTAATGTGGATACTTACTTAGGTACCATGTTATTAGATGCGTATCGTAACTTAGATACCACTGGTGGTCGTAATGTTCGCTACGGTAACTTCAACAATATCCATGTATATGAAGATAACGTGGAATATCTATTGAAGATGTTATACGAACGTGAAAAAGATCAAGATGAAAAAGCGGTAGAAGCAGCGAAATTAGAAGCAAAACGTATTGCTGAAGAATTAGCAGCAAATCGTACAGTCGGTCCACAAGATCTTTCTGTTACTCAAAACCCACGTCGTTTATCTGAGTCTAAAGAAACTGACTTAGATGAAGAATATACTAAACCTTGGTACCAAATCGATTTCCTTACTGGTTTAGCGATGAATGGTTTACCGTACCGTACGATCGAAGTGAAATCCCTACTGACTGGTGGTAAAGAGATGAAAGCCTCTACCGATCACTGGGCAACAGGTGGTGACGATGGTTTATCGGGTTATACCTTCGCAGATGGTACACCAAAAACTACCAACGATATCTATAACGAATTAGTGGATATCGAATTGAACCGTTTCTCTGATGAAGCGAATGAATACTTGGATCTTCCACGTTACCCATTCTCTGTCTTCTACGATTCTGGTTATCCAGTGAACATGAAAGAATCCTTGTTCAAATTGACTCAGTTCCGTAAAGACGTGTCAGTGTGTGTATCAACCCTTGAAGTACCAGAAGGTCAAAAAGGTCAAAAAGGCGTACAACAATTATCTCGTACTGTAGAAGCAGGTCGTGTTGCTCAGTTATCTGAGAAAGCACGTAGCTATCCAGAATCAGATGTATTCGGTACAGGTGCATGTCGTGCGAACTTGATCTTAGACGGTGGTTATATTATTGGTTCTACCTATCGTGGTATCGTACCGATGACTTACGAATTAGCGTTAAAACGCGCTCGTTTCATGGGTCAACCTAATGGTGTAATGCGTACTGGTTACGGTTATGACCAAGACGGTATCAAACAAATCCAATACGTGAAACACTTAAGCAATCCGTTCATGCCTTACGTCACTCGTGAGAAGAACTGGACAAATGGTGCAACATGGGCACAATTCTACGATCGTAATACCTTGTTCTTCCCAGCAGTACGTACGATCTACAAAGATGAAACCTCAGTATTGATGTCCGACATCAACATGTTGATCGCCACTGACTTACAAAAAGTTTGTTTCCGTGCATGGCGTCGTCTCACTGGTGACAGTAAAATGACTCCAGCTCAACTTCAAGAATTATCTAACCGTTATATCCTTGAAGACGTAGACGGTCGTTACGATGGTCGTGTGATCATCCGTCCTGAAACTTACTTTACACCGGCTGATAAAAACCGTGGTTACTCATGGCGTTGTGACATCCACATGTATGCAAACAACATGAAAACTGTGGGTGTTTATGGCGTTATCGTTCATCGTCAAGAAGATTTGGAGGCTTAATCTATGGCTCGTCAACAAGGCACACTTTTAAGTGGTACTGAAGGATATGCTAACCTTAGTTACGCCCCAACCGTAGACTTACGTTTAGGCGGTCAAAATGGTTACATTCCTGACTACCGTACTTATATTTCTAACTCAGCGTACATCCAACGTAACCTGATCCCTATCTTAGTCGAATACCCACGTGGTTTCGAACACATGGGTGGAGACAGCGCACGTGATATCTACATCGGTACATTAAAAGCGTTAGTAGAACTTCATGCTAAAACCATCGAAGGTCTTAACGGTACCGTAGAAGTAGAATACAATGATACGCCAGTGGGTGCAGCAGGGGAAGTCCAATCTGACCCTACTCGTGTTACTCGTGCACCTTCTCAACCAGTATTTACTTGGACTGAGAAACAAGGTCGTCCGATCCAATTATTCTTCAATACTTGGATCTTCTATCTGATCATGCATCCTGAAACACAAACCCCAGCGATTGGTTCATTACCAGAGAACGCGAACAAGTACTTCGACTACTTACCTGACTTCAACTCAATGGCCATGTTGTTCATTGAACCAGATCCATTCCACCGTCGTGTCATGGAAGCATGGTTATGTGTGAACATGATGCCTAAAGGTAGCGGTGACTTAAATGGTCGTCGTGATATCTCGAGTGGTGGTCAAGCACGTGATATCTCGATCACCTTCACTGCGTTAACCATGCAGTCATTAGGGGTAAACCAATTTGCGCAAACTGTATTGGATGAGTTAAACTATATTGGTTTAAACCCACATGCTCGTCGTAGTGCGATCGAAAACATCTCTAACTTCATCCGTGATGTGAAAGCAGGTAACCAAGAAAACATCGGTTACTTACATCAAGTGGATCAAGTGGCAACTAAACAAAACTATCAAAATGGTGATGTTGGTTACGAAGATTACGAAGCACGCCGTCGTAGTAACGTGGCAGTACAAGGTTCTCGTCCAGTACAACAACCTCAATGGGTGTTGTCACAAGGCGAAAACGCACGCTAATCGGACACCGATCAAACATAGACCAGCACTGGTATTTCCAGTGCTGGTCTATGTCGGTGGATATATGCAAGAGTTGTAAATATTCAACAGGTATAGCGCTGACATTTAAATAAATGAGAGGTTATATCATTTATCGATTTGTTCCCTCAAGGAGCTTACCAAGAATTCGCGTTTGGTAAGTGACAATGTGAATAATGTGAAACAAATGAGTGAATGAGTAAAGAACGATACTATAACGTATCTGGTGTTCAGTCGTCATGGTTGAGGACCCAACGCTATGTAAAGATGAACCAGTGAAGAAACATCTCTACAGATTATATAATCGTATAAGTAGAAATTTAACCTAGGATAATAAATGAATAATTTACTTAAAAAATATCAAACAGAAGAAGTGGTAACGCTAGAAGCGATCGATGCCAAATTAGACGAACTTGTGTTAGGGTTAGAAGAAATCGCTGAGGATGAAGAACAACTTATCAAAGCAGAAGAAACCTTAGACCAACAACAAGAAGTCATCGATGAGATTCAATCGAATCGTGAGTTATCCCCTGAAGAATCAAAATTGGTGGTATTAGGTCGTCAAGCTATCGCTCAATCAGTAGGTGTTAATCCAGAAACAGTTGCGGATGGTATTGCAGTAGAAGCAGATGGAAGTGAACAATCTTTCTTAAAGAAAATCGCTGAAGGCGTGAAGAAAGGATTTGAATGGTTGATCGAAAAACTTATCCAATTAGGGAAATGGGTGAAAGATAAAATCATGAAAGCATTTGGATTCTTCCGTACTCAATTATCAAAAATGGCGAAAGGATTGAAAGACTTAGGTAAGAATGCTTGGAATGCGGTATTCAAAAACCGTAAAGATCTTTTACGTCAAGGCTACTTAGTGGATAATTATACGAAAGACGTTGTCGATCTTAATGCGCTCCAAGTTACAAACTTCGAAACATTACATGCGTATTCTAATGCAATCGGTACTGCACTTCGTGCGACTTCAGACAGCTTTAAAGAAGCCCGTGAAGCGGCTGAGAAAGGTCAAGATAAAGGATATGACGCATTTAACGTATCCAGTAAGATCTATGAACTTCCGATCTATATCCCTGGTTATCAACGTGGTATTTTAGGCGGTATCGTATCTGGTAAATTACCGATGACACCAAAAGTCATGGATATCGATGAGAATGGAGATGTAGAAGGTTATACGCCAGCGATCATCAAGAAACTCTTAGATGTGGCTAATTTAGAACTTGAAGTGAAAGCCGGTGAACAAAACATGAAGATGTTGTTGAAAGATCAAGAAAACGCAACGAAAGGTATTCAACAAGCTGAGAAAATCTTCGATGCAGATGTTTTACGTGCAGCAGGTGCTAATCCAAGAATTCGTCAACTTTATAAACAAAGCACAAAAGCAGTGCGTCGTGAATTCACCATTTTCACAAAACTATTAGCGAAGAATTATCAGTTAAGCTACAATGCGGTAAAAGTAAGATGGCAGTTCTTATCCGCGTATCTTGATGTTTCTAAGAAATTAGATAACCAAGGTAACCTATTGGAAAACAAAGCGTAAGGGTATCATCATGACCAATTTACTCAATAAATATACAGTCGCAACAGAAAACCATACCTCTGTCGAATATACCGAAAAAGAGTTCAATACCTCATTCGAAGAATTCGAGGTTCAAAATAAAGAATTCGATCAAGGGGTGGTGGATCATCAACGTTTAGTTACCGCTGAGAAAGAACTTACTTTACAAGATCAAGTAGAATCTGAATTACAAGAGAAAGGTGAATTAAGTGAAGGTGTACAGCAAGGTATCGATCTTGCTCGTCAAGCTACTTTACGTTCTATTGATGTATCGACTGAAGCGGTAGATGTAAGAGCGATTTTAAATAAAATAAAAGAAGGCAGTAAGAAAGCTTTCGAGTGGATCATCGAAAAAGCGAAAGCCATGTTAGCATGGATCTCGAATAAAGTCGCGCCGATGTTTCGTTTCTTGCGTGGTCGTTTAACCAGTGCGATTCAGAAAGTACAAGCATTGTCGGAAGAAATCATCCAACGTAAAACAGATACCAATGAAGGTCAACGTTTATTACGTACTGGCTACGTGGTTGATTTAAAAACTAAACAGATCCTATTTGGTAACTATAAGGGACTTGCAGCTATCCTGGATGGTCTTAAATACGATGATCTCGATATTAATGAAATCTATCGCACGTTAAAACAAACTAAGACTGCTACCTTACCAACGGAATGGAAAGGCGACCATCTTAAAGTGCAGTTACCAGGCAAAGGTGATGCGACTTGGGCGCAACTTCATAGCGGTGAAGCGGATCTTCGTGTAGCAGGTACCGATAAACAAGTTTCCTTACCAAGTAGTTTCTATTCTGATCTTAAAGCGATGTTAAGTCACTTTGATGAAGTCCAAAAACAATTCGAAAGTGTACAGGCGTCTGCGAAGAAAGTTGTTGAGGTATTAGGTTCTCGTTTACGTGATACGCAATCCCTGATCGATAGTGTGAAAGGTGACCAAGCTGGTCTACGTGAAATGAATTCAATTACGAATGATCTTCGTAAACGCATGACGAAGAATAGTTCGTTTATGAACAAAGGTATTTCTATCGTCTTGAAATCCGGTAAATCATTATTAGGGTTCTTATCGTATCTCTTGAAGAAAGAAACCGAAAAAGAACAAACTGTCTAATTTATTTTTTACTTAAAAATATGTTGAAGGTTGTTCTTCAACATCAAGAAACGAAAAGGAGATAACCATTATCTCCTTTTTATTTTTATTTTATCGATAAAGTAAAGAGAAAAAACAAATGAATCTATTAAACAAATATGGCGTAAGCACTGAATCTGTACAAACCGAGCTTTCAATGGAAGAAATCGCTGTAGCGATCGAAGAAGCAGAAGAAGCGTTAGCTGAAGCTGAAACTCAAGAAGATGAAATCCAAGAAGAAAACCAAAACGTAGAACGTCTTGAAACTGCGGCTAAAGAAATCGAACTTCAAAACGATGTAGCTCAAGATTTAGTAGCAAACCGTGAAGATGGTAAACTTACTGAAACTGAGCAAACTGCGTTACAATTAGCACGTCGTGCGACAGTAGCTGGTTTAGGTATCGACCCTGAATCAGAAGAAGGTGATGAAGCGATTCAGGAAGTAACGGATACTCCGGCTGAAACCGCTGCAACTGAAGCTATGGACGACAAAGAAACATTCTTGAAGAAAGTCGTAGCTGGTGCTAAGAAAGCATTAGCATGGTTATTCGAGAAAATTGATAATTTCTTCTCATGGGCTTTACAAGCATTAAATAAAATTGGTAACGGTGCAAAAGCAAAATATGCTAAATTGCTTAAAGCATTAGAAGCAGCTAAACCAGAAGATGAAGCAGCATTTATCAAAGCTCAAGAAGAATATACATTTAGCGCCTTCAGCGACCGCGATAAAGCGATTTTAGCAGGTGCAACCAAAGATGCTAAATTCATTAGTTTAAATGAAGCTCAACGTTATTTTGCAAATAATTATCAACGTGCCGCTAAAACTCTTGATGAGATCACTTCACTTACAAATGGTGTTAGCTTAAATAATCTAAATGAAACCGTGACTAAATTAAAAGCAGCAACTGATGCTTTGGCTAAAGCGGGCAAAGAACAAGAACAACGTTTCAAAAATACGGCTAAAGAACATTTGAAAGCATTGACTATTGAAGAAGCGAAGAAATTAGCAAAAGACAGTCTTCAAAATATCGATGGATATACAAAAGCTGTTGATAAAATGATTAATCAATATCGTGCTTCTGTAAGCAAAATGCAGAAAGGTGTCGATGGTTTCGTTAAATTTGTTGAAAATATCGACGACGAGCATGTTCAAGAGGCGAAAGGTGTGTTAAGTATTCTTCAATTAGTAGTACGTCGTGGGGCAACTGAAGCGAATATTTTCTCTGGCGCGTTATTACGTGTCGGTGGTTTTGCAGCAGATCATTTACTGAAATGCCTTAACTCAAAAGAACAAGAAGCTAAATAATTGTTAATATATCCGGAGGGAATTCCCTCCGGATATATGTTTTTTTTGTTATGATTGTTTGATACAGTCACTATTTTTTAATATTAAAAAAGGTATAACAAATGAATTTATTAAAGAAATACGAAGTCAGTACTGAAGACCATGGTACTTTTGAAGAAATTTCAGAAGAATCAATTGCGGTCGCACTCGAAGAGTTAGATGAGCGACTAGGAGAAATTGAAGATGCTTCAAATGATGTTGAACGTTTAAATACAGCTGCAAAAGAAATTGAATTACAAGATGAGATCAAAGAAAGTCTTACTGCAGAACACGAAGGTGAATTGCCTGAGTCCGTTCAAGTGGGTTTACAATTAGCACGACGTGCTACCGTGGCAAGTCTTGGCGTAGATCCAAATTCTGAAGAAGGCGAAGCAGCGATTACCGAAGTAACTGATCCGGTATCGACTGAAGGTGATGACGGTAAACAAACCTTCAGCAAGAAATTAGTGGAAGGGATCAAGAAAACCTTTAGAGCGATCTTTGAAAAAATCATCGCTGGTTTCCAATGGTTGATGGATAAATTTGGTCGTAACTCTGAAAAAGAAGTAAAAGAAACGGCTGCGAACATCAAACAGATTCAGTTGATTACTAAAGAAATCGGTGAACCTGAAGTAATGAAATTGTTAGAGAAAAAAGAAGCATTGCCAGGGTTTACGAAAGAAGAAGATAAAACTGTATATATCTTACCAAAAACAGTCTTTGAAGAAATCGATGGAAAGATTCAGAAAATTCCCGTACAACGTCTAAATAATTATTTAGGTGATTTTATTGAAATGATCGATCGCTTTGAAGGAAAATACATCGATCAGTTTGATAAAAAATTTGGTCAAAATACCACAGTTCAAGAAGTCTATAATGAAGTAACATCCTTCCTTAACCGACAAGATATTAAAATCTTAGTACCTGGAGAGAAACCGGTTAAATGGAGTGATTTTAAAGGATCATTTGGTTTCCGTACGAAAGATCTTGAAGTAAGTAAAACAGATTTTATTTCTATTGTAAAAGATAATCTTGGTGTTTTTCTTATTAATCCGAAAGATGCATTGAATCTTGATTTTATTAAACGTCGATTAAAGAACGCGAAAGAAACCGTTCAGGACATCGAAAAAAATCTAGATAACCATGGTCGACCGTTAAAATTTGTTTACCAACAATATGCTAATTTATCTAGAGACGCCTTTGCTTACACTGCATTAATTATCAAAGCAATGCATGGTGAGTATCTGTTTGTTAAGAAATATCGTCAAATTGTTGAACAATTAAAAGCTTCACGTGCTGCGTAATTTTTCTTAATACCTATATACCCAGAGGACATCCTCTGGGTATATGTCAGTTTAATCTTATGCTTATAAAAGCACTCAACTGTTAGCTTATTTTTTAAGCTAATCAATAATATTAATTCCTTTTAATCGATTAAGAGAAAATTAAAAATGGCTATTAACCTATTAAACAAATATACCGTTTCCAAAGAAGAACAAGTATTAGAAGAAGCAGCAGAAATTACTGCTGATGAATCTGCTCAATTAGCAGAAGATCACGCGACCTTACGTGAAGAACAAGAAGCATTAGTACAAGATGTTGAAAATACTTCTGATGATATCGAAACAGCACAAACAGCCGTAGATCAACTTCAAGAACAAAACGAAGCAATCACTGAAGTCGCTGAATCAGGTGAAATGACCCCAGCTGCAGCCGCAGGTTTTGAATTAGCACGTCGTGCTACTTTAACCCCATTAGGTTTAGATGAAGAAACTCAAACTCAAGCTGTAGATGAAGCGGGTTTAGAATCAATGGTAAACAATAAGGGTGTGGTTGCATTAGAACAAAACCAACAAATCATCGTAGCATTAGAAGGTGCAATCAGTGACGCGTTTGCAAACTTCAAGAAGAAAGCCGGTGCGTTCTTATTCCGTGTAGGCAAAATGCTGTCTATTTTAAACAAACGTTACAAAGAAGCGTATAAAGTCTTGAAAGAAACTTCCGATGAAGAATTCAATGCGAAAGTAGAAAAACTTTCAAATACTTCTGGTTTACGTAACTACCTTGACAATGGTAAATTGGTTGAAATCAAACCTTTAACGCAAGCATTTGATACCTTCTTAGATGAAAGTTCAAATCTTGTATTATTATTCGAACGTGTTTATACTGAATACGTAAGAGCATCTAATGATGAAAAAGTCGCAGTAAATCATTCCAAACTTGCCCAAATCGATGAACAATTTATCGGTGACGTAAGTAAAATTTTAGACCGTTTAGTAAAACACAGTGCCGATGTTCAATTTGGTAATATTCACTATAACTTCACTAAAACTGAAAATGGTTTGAAAGCAGAACGTAAACAAGGTGCTAAATATGCTGGTCCAGCATCATTCACCCGTCAAAACTTATTAGATGCCTTAAACATGGGTGCATTGTTTGAAAACAGTTATAAATTCATTAAGAGCTTCTTTGATGAATATGAAAAATCATTGAACCTTGTTGAAACCAATACTGACAATAAAGCAGCATTTGGTTATCAACCAACTTTGAATTCATTACGTGTGATCGGTAAAACAGTAATCCAAGTTTATAACGATCTTGAAGCAATGCGTGAAGATTATATCAACTTCGCAATGTCTTTCAAAAAAGATAACTAATCTTATCCATTTACAATAAATCGGATAATCATAAAACTCGTAGTGGGAGAGATATTTGTCTCTCCCATTATGTTTAATCAAAGGAATAAAAATGAGCCTAATTACTAAATATCGATCACCTGAAACAATAACAGAAGAATACCATATTGCTTCATTAGAAGAACTTGAACTTTTACCTACCCAATTAGATGGATTAGGTCAAGATCAAAAACGTCTTGAAACGGCTATCCAAGAAATGGAGATACAAGAAACGGTTCTTTCTAATTTCCCCGAAGAAGATAAGCAATCTGAAACGGTACAAGCTGGTTTACAGTTAGCACGTAGAGCAATGATTGTTGGATTAGGGATTGATCCTGAGAGTGAGGAAGGAAAAGAGTATATTGAAGAGTTTACTTCTCCAGTATCGACTGAAGACGCTAATAAAGAAGGGTTAGGTCAAAAGCTTATCAAAGGATTGAAGAAGATTTTTGAAACCATCATGGAGAAGATCAAAGCGTTTGGTGCATGGATTAAGAAATATGCGACGATCTTCTTTAAACGTACCTGTAGTATCATCCGTAAGAATTCCCAATTTATCATAGGTGCGTTATCTGCAGGTTCCGATCTACGTCTTCAATTAATCAACCTTATCTCAACCGAAGACAACCAATCGTCTTCAGACGGATTCATGGTTTCACCTTATGTCTACGATTTTATTAATCATGATTTTATTGATTTACATCGTTATTTCGATAATCGTTTACCAATTTTAAGTTTGCTTAATTCTATCCGTAAGCAATTCGACGCTTCACCCGATCAACCGTTAAGATTCGATACATTTAAAGAATGGAAAGAATCGATCTACTTGCCAAACCAAGCAAACGTGAAGACGCTTGAAGATTTAACACGTAGTCAAATGATGATTGGTCGCTTTACCGAGAAAGAACGTCCAATTACGGTTCATATTCTTGATCAAATCAAACAGTTAGAGAAATATAGTGAAAATGCAGAAGCGAAGTTTGATAACTGGACAAAAGCATTTGAACAAATCAGTAAGACGATTATTGATCTTTGTGATGATATCGTGAAAGTATTATCTCAGCCTGATCAATCATCTAACTTAACCTTAAGTCAATATCGTTTAGGTATCACGATGTTAAGTCAAATCTCGACGAAGATGTTTAACCAAGGGATGAAGATCATCCAATATCAGAAAACCTTTTCTGAAAAGCTTGCTAGAAACGTGAAATCATTAAGTCGATAATTTAATATATTTTAGAGGATAGTACCTTACTATCCTCGTCTATGTTTGTTCTTTGAGTTATGTAGGAAATTACCTACACTTTACCTTTCATCTTTATATCTAGAGTAAATATGAGAAATTTAAAGAAATATAAATGGCGTTCTAACTTCCACCATTACATCTGGGAACGAATCAAAGAGATCGAACCAAGTTTTCCAAAATGGACGTTTGCTGAACTCCAAGAACATGGATGGCTGATTCGGTTAAAACCGAAAAATGCACGTGGGTCTGTTGAACTCTATCACAAGGATGGGACTTCCCTTTATTTCCGTATGGGTATCAATGGTCAACCGATGCCTCACATCATGGCGATGTTAGCCAATATCTACGGTTACGATCACAATAACTTTCGTAAACCTGAAACAGATAAACTCAAAGCTTATCTGGAAGGATCAGGAAGTGGATGTCAGGTGACCTCAGGGATCACAGGGATGCGAGTCACTTATCCGGCAGGTAGACCGATCGCCATGTTCTACGGCATCCAACCGACAGAACTCGATAATACTTACAAACACCCTGAAGTGACAACGGCAGAGTATTTTGTGGCACAAGTAGTCGGTGCAGCGAATCAGATGAACGCAATCAACTGGGCTTACCCAGCTTAACTTTCTAGGAGATAAGGATATCCTTATCTCCTATTTTTTCTTTAATCATACGTACCCTGATATCAAGGATATTTTTGTCAATATTTACCCTAGGAGAAGAATAAAGATGGCCATCATTCCATCCACGATACCGACGAAGTATCGATTTAAGAAATTAATGCCTTACCTAAGAGCGAAGATCCAAGAGATCACTACCGTTGACCCAGCACAGTTAGAAAACGTACAACTGACGATCAACCCTACAGCTGGAACGATCCTACTGACCTTTGATCCAACAGTCAGATGGACGAACCAACAGAATACGATCTTGGTTCATTATCAACCGATTACCTTAGCTCAATTAATGAACCATATTGGTTATCAAGGTAAGACATTCCATGCTTATCAGAAAGCGGATATTGAAAAAGCTTTACCACCTGAACTCATCAAAACCTATATCGAAGACCCAAGTGGGTTAAAGATCACCTTACCTGTACAAGGTAAGATTAATTGGCATGATGATGAGATTACCACTGTAGCATTATTTGCCCAAGGTGAAGAATACACTATCCCATTATCGAAAGAACGTGTCGATTTAGGTGGTATGCGTGTAACAAGAGAAGATAATGCAAATCCATTAACTTTAACCGTACTCGATTATCTCGAACCAGTCAACCCAACTGATCCAGAAAACGATATCTAAATAAAGGAACGAATATGAGTCTTGTTGCTAAGTATCGTCAACCTCAAATCAGTCAAGAAGGTTTCTTTGATGTGGTTAAATCCCTCTTTGGGATAAAGTCTGAAGCGTATTCGAATATCAAAACGTTAGATGAACTTTTATCTAAACTAAAAGATCGATTAACAGAAGTTACTAAAGCAGTAGATGATCCAATGGATTATAAAGTCGAACTGAATCTAGCGGATAAGTATCGAAATACTTTTTCAGATCAAAGAAACATCACGGAATTAAAAGAGATCCTCTCTTTTATTGAACTGAATAGTCAATATCCAAAACTGGTCAGCCTCATGTAAAACCATTACTCGGTCAAGTGAAATCCACTTATCAGAAATGGTTAAAACACAAGGACGATGAAGATTTTGATGGACGTATTTTCTTCCCGGGTGAAGGCAGTAAATCGTTATTCAAAGACGCGTTATTCCAATCTTGTGAAAAAGAATTATTGGATAAGAAATACAGCTCATCTAACCTAGATTGGAGTCGTACACCTATCTATTTCCGTAGTAATTACGTCGTGGTGGGTGCGAATCCGTCAAACCTCTATGTGAATAAATTATCCGCTAACCATGCAGCGGTGAGACAATCTTTCTTTAGTGGATGTACTAAACCTAGAGAAGCATTGAAATATGTGAAGACGTTCATCGAAGATAGTCAATATTTTTTATCATCGAATGGGTTCTTAACGTTAGCGCAATGGGTAGAATCAACAAACGGTACAGATCGTCCTTACTATCTTGACGATTATATCTCGAATGTGGGTTATCTCAGTATGGAAGTGTACGAAGAACTTGTTCGTCTGGCGAAGCATATTGCGAGAGGCATGTTAGTAACCTTAGACTGGGTAGAAGAAAGTCTTGTCGAACAACCTTCTTTAGAATCATTGTGTCTTGGTGTCTAGACTGATCAAACATAGGCGAGGGATCTAAGTCCCTCGCATTTATGTCCGTTTATTTCTTCACGTTCTTCACGATATCGTATTTAGAATAGAAAACCCCTATCCCTACGCCTATCGCTACACCGATTAATACAAATAAGATAGCCATACCTTATTTTCCTCCGACATTGATAAACGGTACCGTACTACCAGGGATCATTTGTACTGGTAACTGACCATTCCATTTATCGATCGCATTTAAATGAACAATGTTAGGACTCTTCTCTAACATTTCACCTTTTAATCGAATCGCATCCGCTTCTGCTTGCGCTAAGGCACGTACACGATCCGCTTCAGCAGCAGCATTCATCCGTTTGATTTTCGCATTCATTTCTGCTTCTAATTCAGAACGTTGTACTTCGATACGTTTTGCTTCTAATAAACGTTGTTGTTTCTGATACTCCACATTACTTTCTTGTGATTTCGCTAACATGACTTCATAACTCTTATCGAATTGGATAATTAACTGAGCAGAAGTAATATCAATCGGGAATCCGGCTAAGGATTCTTTTAATTCACGGAAGTATTCGTTACTGATCTGCTGACGATGTTCGGAGACTTCTAATACACGATAACGACTGAATACGATCTCGAGTGTTTGATGTACACGTCTATTAACGATATTATTGATCAGGTTCTCACTCGACCCAAATTCACTATAAATCTTAGCCGGATCGGTTAAACGATACGTTACGTTAATCCCCGCTGTTACCGTTTGTTGGTCTTTCGTATAAGCGGTTTTACCACCGACGATTTCATCCGTCGCATTTTGATCACCATAGCTTAACGCTTGTTCACGTAAGTTAAAAATCGTTTTATTCTCTAACGGTGATTTCAAATGTAAACCTGCATTCTCAGTTCTGACGATCTTACCGTATTGGGTAATCAACGCTACCTCACCGGTATCGACACGATAGACTGAGAGTAAAGCCATTGCAATCAGGATGACTGCAATGATGGCTGCTGTAATGATTTTAATTTGTTTCATTAATTCATTCCTTTTTCAAGTTCAAGTAATGTAAGTACATCTCGATAGATCGAGATCCCGAGTTCTTCTGCTCTCGCTAATTTACTACCCGCATTCTCACCTGCAAGTAGATATTGCGTTTTCTTAGAGACATTGTTGAGTACTTTAAAACCGTGTGATTCGAGCATCTTAGCGATTTTATCTCGAGGGATACCAAAGGTCCCCGTAATTACCACAGTTCCTTTATACGCTGTTTGAGGCGTTTTATTGTGAAGCGAATTGGTGATCGATAATTGGTTATAAAGATCACTGAGGTTCTCTAAGTTCACCTCATCTTTAAAGTACCGATGTATCGCATCTGCTACCGTATCACCTACCCCATCGATTTCTCGTAAAGCTTCTTTCGAAGCATTTACAATATCATCAAGATAAGCAAATTTCGTAGCAATCAACTTAGCGGTCACTTCACCTACTTCAGGAATACCCAATGCAATCAATAACCGATAGAGTTCCACATCACGACTATCATTGATCGCCTTTAAGAGTTTCTTCCCACCTTTCTCAGCATACTCCGTGTGTTGACAGATCGTCTTCAGATCTAACGTATAGATATCCGCAAAGATCCTTAACTTCCCAGCATCGATTAATTGATTGAGAATAAATATCCCTAGTCCACGGATATCCATGGCTTTCCGTGAAACGAAATGGTGGAATCCTCGTCTGATCTGATCTTGACAGAATCGATTCGGACAATAGACATCTACCATCCCTTCATCCTGTTGCAATAAAGTGTTACAGCAAGGGCAATGAGTTGGGATACCAATCTCTTGAAGATCCGTTTCATTCTGGTATTCTCGCCCTAATATCTTAGGAATCACATCTCCCGAACGACAGATCCTAACATGACAACCTAATTTCAGATCTAATCGTTTGATCTCATCGAAGTTATGCAAAGTACAATTCGATACCGTTACCCCCAATAGTTCAACAGGGTCAATCCGTGCTACGGGTGTAATGGTTCCTGTACGTCCTACTTGATAATCCACTTGATGTAATCGAACGACTTTCTCTAAGCTACTAAACTTCCATGCGGTAGCCCATTTCGGAAACTTATTCGAATACCCAACACTATCACGATATTGAACGGGATTCACTTTGATGACCATCCCATCGATATCGAAGGGTAAAGCTTCTCGCTGTTGGATAAATTGATTATAGTACCGATGAATATCGTTTTTCGTTTTCGCTAGATAATACATCGGATAAACATTAAATTTGAATTTCAAACTTAACCATTGATTTAAAGCTTGATATTGCGTCTCTACAGCGATTAATTCACTATCAGACAATAAACCGTAAGGCATAAAGGTTAAACAGCCTCTCTGTGCTTCTGAGAGCGTTTTAGAGCGTAGTATACCAGAAGCAGCATTACGACAATTCAGATACGGTTTCTTTCCTTCTTGTTCTAACCGTTCATTTAAGAAATGCAAGGTTTCTTTAAAGAGTAAGACTTCACCGATTACTTCGATGGTTTCAATTGTTTTATATTCTTCAGGGAGATAAAGTGGTATCCCTTTAACTAACGTTTTGAAATGTGGAATGAGTTCACCGACTTCACCATCTCCTCGTGTCACCGCATAATCGAAGACACCATGCGTATACGTGAGTTTACACGCTAATCCATCATATTTCGGTTCCACGATAAAAGGATCATGGTATTGATTTAAGATCGGTGCTTTCTCTAAACAAGTTTGTAGATACGCTTGGATATCATCAAGGGTAAACGCATTCTCTAATGACATCATCTTACGAGGATGCTTGACCTTTTGAAGTTCTGACTTATCAGACAGATAGCCGACTCGTTGAGTCGGACTATCGGTGGTAATACTTTCAGGGTATTGTTGTTCTAATGTTTTTAATTTCAAGAACAATTGATCATATTCATGATCAGGGATAAGAGGTTGACTTAAAACATGGTAGTGATAATCATACTCTCTTAGTTGTGCTTGCAGTTGACGGATTTCGTCAAGGATTATTTGATCCATGTGATTTTCTTATCTCGTGTTTTAAGGAAGGGGAAACATTTGGAAAGAAACGAGAATATAGACGTATAGGTAGTTTCTTTTGCTACCCATATACCCTCTTCATCGTCATCCATCTTGAAGATTGAACTAAAGTCTTTTTTACCACGATTAGATTTTGTTACCCCAAATTCACCTTTATTTGCCGCTTCTACCCAACGATGATAGATATCATTTAGGAAGGCTTCTTTACTTGAATAAAGCGATACCTTAGCAATCGGATATAATACATTGCCAATATAAAAACAATAAAAGCTTGGTGTTTCACCGATCACTAATTCGGTTAAATTACTTGATAACCAGTCTTTCGAAGGACATGATGGAAGAAACGATTTGAGTTTATCAAACCCTTCTTTTCTTTCATCTAATGTTGTAGCGCTTTCAGACATGTTTACGCTCTCCCAAAAGAAGATGGGATTCCTTTAAAGGAGATACTCACACGTTCTTGTGGTGCATCCTTCTCGACCCAAACACCATCACCTTCATCTTCAATCGTCACGACTCGACGATAGTCTTTTTTGCCTTGAACGAGAGCACGAATGCTAAACTCGCCGTTATTGACGGCTTTGACCCATCGATCAAAGATATCGTTAAGGAAATCTTCTTTACCGTTATACAGAGATGCTGGCGTAAGCTTATACACCGTATGCCCACTGTAGATACAATAGAAACTCGATGTTGGTGTCGGTTCGAATGTCGTCAAATGATCCATTAACCATTCTTTAGACGGACAAGAAGATAAGAAAGGTTTAATTTTAGCAAAAACCTCATCACGTTGTAATAAGTTTAAAATGCTTTTTTCCATAATTGATCTCCTTAAGAAGAACGATGAATAAATATCGTTCTGGTTTTAGATGAAGATGCACAGAGATTCACGATATCCTGGAGTTCCTCATCGGGAAGTTTATATTTAAAATTGATCTTCCATTTCACCCAATAAGTAAACAAGTAATAAATCAGGAAACAAAAAGGAATCACTAATTCAAAGGATTCAGATAAGACGATCTTTTCATTTCCTTGTTTTAAATAAAGTGTTTGATCCTTATATCTAAGGTGTTTCATTAACCAATCCCTATTTGGATCATTTGGAAGATAAGGTAATAGTGTCTCAAAATAGTCTGAAATGAGATCATCAAGATCGACCTCTCCTAAGCACCATTTGGTAAAGATATCCATTGATTATCAGTCTCTTAGATGACGACGTAAGACCGTATCTAATGAGATACCATTCGCATCTGCGTATAAGATTTCATTGACCAGATCATCCGTACGTTGACTATTGCAGATGATTCCTGCATTGACAGTATAACGTCCACGTAGCGTTGAAATCCCAGTATACTTCTCATGTGGAAACCCGTCCATCGCCGTGTTCATAAATCCGGATATGGTAGCCGAACATCGAGGTTTGTCCTTAGGTTTAGGTTTCTCTTCTTTCTTCGTGACTTCATTCCAAACGTGTTTACCTACTTCGGCTAAGATATCTGTAAATCCCATTTTAATTTCTCCTCTATTAATCTTTTATTCGTTACGTTCTGTAAAGACAATTTTAAATGCGTATGGATTACCGGGTACCGCTTCAGCCGATACCTTAAACCATGGATGGTTCTTTTGGTATACGCCAACAAGATGTTGTTTGTAATCGTCTATTCCTTCTGGAAGCGGTTTTGAATGTTCGGTTAATTCACGCCAAACCTTTTCAGCGATTGCTTGAATCTGTTCAGCGACTTGAGCATTTGAGTTCTCTGGTTGATTGGTTTCTACCATTTTCATTTCCCCTATATATTAAGCGGCTAACGGTAACTCAACATGTTGACATTCTTCTTGGTACATCCGATAGGCATCCACTGGATGTGGTAATCGATAGACTTTCGTTGCAAATTCAAGACTATTGGTTTTACCACCCAACATGTTTAACCCTACAATACGTTGTTCTTGGAAACTCAATCCTTCGATTTGAGTCAATTCATGTACGGTTGTATCCTTACTGATGTTCATGGCGATCTCACCATTTGGATAACTACTCGAGATATCCATATCGGCACTTTGTAATCTGAACTTATTCCGTAACGTTGGTATTTCTTTAACGTTATTCAACCCCACGTCTAATAAACGCTCTGTCGCTAACGCCACGATCCACCCACTTAATGGTGGGACTAGTTTATCTAACTCATTACTCATCTGATCAGATACGGTACCGAGTACCCCATCAAATTCTGGATTCTCTTGAACGTAGAAGTTTAACGCATCACAAAGACGGGTTGGGTTACTGTTAAACTTACCGTAATCCGTAATCCCTGCTAATACCCCAAATACTTTAGATAAGTCATTGGTTTTCTCATTTAACATTTCCACACCGATACAGTCAAACACGTTATACACTAAGTATTCGAGTTTATGACGAGTCTGCATGAATTTGTGTTTACCGATCCCTTCTAAGTGATCAGCTTCCGGTATCCCTACTTTGCCTCGACCGATATATTTACTTAATATCGTATCAAGTTTATAGTTTTCCTCTAACCCGGCACCACGTCTAATGGCGTAGAAACTACACATGCTGTCCACTAAGAAGAATGATGCTGGACAGCTGACCCAATGCCATTGTTCATAACCGGCCAATGGGGTCATCTTACCAGAAGAAGTTTTCTTCTGAGTTGCACCTTTAATGTAACGGTATTCTCTAAATTCAGGTGAGATAGACGGATCACTAAAGATATCAGCAGGATCGAAGCCTTCTTTCTCTAAGGCTTCCACCATACGAGGGATATCGAATGCCATCAAGTTCCAACCCGTGATATAATCGGGTTTCCATTCATGTGCTTTCTCAAATACCCGTTTCACGGCTAATGCAGGGGTTTCAACGATCTCGAACTCAAGGTTTATCTTACGTTCAGCTCTTACACCAGGTAAGAGTTTATCGAACATCTCTTGAAATCGGATATAGGGTAAAGGTATCGTACCGATGAAATCCGTCGTGGTGACACAGATCACTTTATCTTTAAACGATAACGTAATCGCAATGATTTCTTGTTCTTTACTTAACACATTGGTTTCGATATCCAGTACCGCTACGGTAGCATCGCTGATGGCTTCTGGATACTTCTGACGATATTTATCCTTGATGATACTGGTCGTTGGGATATCCGTTCCGTAGATATATGGACTCCGACAGATCTCACGAATCGTCATAAACTTCCCTAACGGTAATCCCATGATCCGTTTCAAGTTATCTGCTAAACTGGCTTCCGTACTATAATAAACATCCATTTCACTTTTCTTACCCCAGACACGTTTATCCTTATACGTCTGATAGCCTTTCTTGTGGATATAGATCGGTTTCTGATAATTTCGGATCGTTCTTAATTTGGTCGTGATCCGACCATCAGGATGATGTTGTTTTTCATTGACTAAAACGATATCATCACCCTGCTTATATTTACTCTTAAAATACATGGCATTTCTGCACTCGTATTGAATTTCTTTCATGTATTTTCCCTTCATCGATGATAGAATTTACATAGATCTTTGCTATGCTATAACGTTAGACGTAACGTTAGCGTGGTAAATATAGATACTTAATTAAGTAAAGGATAATAATAAAAATGAAAACGCGTTTTCAAACGATGATGGTCAGCAATGAAGCAATCGACCATCAGAAGGATAACTTTATCGGTGTCCTGACGAATCTATTTGACGATTTAAAACAAGCTCTTAAAGGCGGTGGGATCAAATCTGAGCATGTCGAGAAATCGATTACAGCTATTCAAGACGCCGTATATAAACGTATCGGTATCCCAATGTCCATGTCGGTCATCTATGACGAGAATAGCCTGAATGCTTGGGCGGCGACGCTAGCACTAGAAGGGATCAATGTTCTTGACGTGAATGCGAAGTTTCCTGCTCAAGACATGTGGAAGTATCGCTTAACTGAAAAGGATCATATTGCGACTATTAAGAAGATCGTATCGGGACAATATGGTGACCCTACTGGTAGCTTAAATTATAAACAAGCGAAAGTGGGTGGGATCTTTAGTAAGATCACTGCGAAGATCACTTTTACGGCTCCATTGATTTTACGATTTGAACCTTATGAATCCGCTAGTGTGTTGCTACATGAGCTTGGTCACATCTGGACGTATTACGAACAACTCGGTGTCGCCATGTACCGTAACTTTATCATCTCGAATACCATCAAAGAAATCTTATCGGTAAAAGGTGAAGAAGAGAAATTCAAATTCGTGCTAGATAAAAGCAATATCTGGAATCTTGAGATGGATGAAGAAATGGCGAAGAAAATCGCTAAGATGGACGATGAGAAATTCACGAAAGTCATGTTAGGAGCAACCAGTCGTTATACTGCAAGTGAAGTGGGTTTCGTCATGTATAACTACAATAGCTCAGAAGTCGTAGCTGATCAATTCATGGCACGATTCGGTGGGACACTTTCACCGGAATTAGTGGGCTTTACTCGTGGTGATTACTTCAAATATCTTGAAGGTCGCTTCACGAAATTTACCGTTTCTTCTTTAACTTCAGTTGTATTGGGTGTATTAGGTGCGATCACTGGTGTTGCTGCAGCGGCATTAATGGGTCTTGTTGTTGCGGTATTCGCATTAGCAAGTTACTCTGAATTAAAACGTGGTGCGTACAACGTGTTATTTGTGAATGGGAATACTTACGATGTAGGCGTAGATCGTTATAAACGTGTACGCAATGAAATGGTAGGTCGATTAAAAACGATCAAAGATCCAACGATCCAAAAAGCTGCACTTCAAACGATCAAAGACCTTGACCAGATCATCGCTAAATATCCTGAGCCAAAAGATAGTTTCGGTGAGAAAATCGTTCAGTTCTTCTACAGTAGTTACAATAGTGAAAAAGCAAAACGTATCCTACAGCAAACGATTGAAGAACTCTTAGCAAACGATCTTTTTGTGACGGCTACTAAGTTTAAATACTAACAGTATGTTACCTGCCTAGGAAAGGTAACAACTCAATGATTAAATCCAATATGTCAGAAATTTAAAATAAAAGGTATACCTATGGCATCTTTAATTACTAAATACAAAACCAAACAAGTTTCACAAGAATCTGAAACCTTAAAAGAAGTGCAAGAGCAAACCACTCCTGCTCCAGCACCAGCAGCTGATGATCTTACAATGGGTAAAGACGATCTTAACGTGACTACCATTGAAGAATCGGATACTAACGATAAAACCAACGCAGTAGACGGTGAAAAAGACAACGATAACGTATCTACCGAAAATGATGGTGTAGAAGTAGCAGATATCAAAATGGATAAAACCGTGAAAGATGAAGGTGAACAAACCGGTGAGAAAGTCGTCACTGATACGACCGTATTAGAAAATTATGGTCAAGACGCACAAGGCGAACCTGCTGAAAACCACAGCACCACCGAAGTGTTACATGATGAAAACGATACCACTGGTACTGATGGTAAACCAGTAGACCCTGCTGAAAAAGAATTAGCAGTTGGTTCAACGGAATCTCTAGCAGCGAATCTTTTAACCGTGTTAAATAACAACCCATCGTTAGAAGCACAAAACCCATTTGTGGTACAAGCGTTAAAAGCAGTAGACCGTTCTTTAGGTTTCGATCCATCTAAGAAATCGTATACTCACTTTACATCACTTGAGCAAATCAAAACCGGTTTAGAAAAAATCGTAAAAGCATTTACTAAATAATATGCAGACAGATGTTTTGATTATCTCCTGTTAATGTTAAAAAGAAAAATGTGAACTAGCATATAGCCGTGGACAATTCCACGGCTATATGTTTACCCTGTCTAGAAAAAAAAAAGAAATCAAACATATTAGGACTAGGGATTGCTCCCTAGTCCTACGATATAAAACAGTTTGATCAAATTGTTCTACATGTTTAGTATTAATCGTCTCAATTTAGTTTTACATTAACCTTGTCGTTCTTTTGCTTTCGCAATGACTTCGGCTAATGATTCAACAGGGTTGGAGGATTCCTGAATCACGGCAGGTTCTCTTCCTAATTCTGCTGATAATCCTTCAATGATTTTCGCATTATCCAGATCTTCTAACTTGCTTGGATCTTCAGGTTGGCAATTCACGTAAAGCGAATGTTCCGTGACCACGATTTCACCAAGACGACGATTACGACGTTTGAGTCTTGCAACAAACTCAACATCAATCACTCCAATCACTTTTAACCCTTTCATGAAAACATTAAAGGAGATATTATCACCCCCTAATTCTTTCATGAGGTTTCCACGGTGGTTATAACGATCCTTTCGTGTTAACCCGATACCATTATGCGGATTATCCAGATAGTCGTTCATTTGTACCGAGAGACTCTTAGGGCCAATGTTCAACTCGTAAAAGATCTTACGAAGGAGTTTAGTCAAAGGGTTCTTCGCTTCATTGATCAGCTTATCCTCTGCCTCCACGACATCATTGATCGTAGGATTGATGGTTCTACGTCTTTCTTGCATAGTTGATTTCTCATATTGATGTTCAACTGTCAAGAAATCCTTGTATATGCTGGATGCACAGTGTGATGCCACACACAAGCACTTCTTTAAGTTGACGATAATAATAATCTTGCAAGTCGGCATCAGCTTGCCAGATCGTCAAATAAAGTCTTTCTAGCGTATAGAAGATATTCGTCATCGCCGATTCATATCGACCGGTACGACCATCTTTTGACACTAAGAACTCCACTAGCTTCTGTTTACGCATCGTAAACGTCGGTTGAGGAGAAAGACTTTCACATTCGATACGACTTGTCATCAACAAGAGATAGGTGTGGTATATCTGGACGTTATCAAGACAGACTTCCACTTCTCGTTGTGGTTGATACGCCGTATCGTATTCAGTGATCGGGATACTTCGCATGATATCGAAGACCCCTTTCATGAATTCTTGATTGGAATAAAGTTCGTGTAAGGGTTGGTCACCCCATTTCTTTTTTAATTTACTGTATTTACGTCTAGTAAACAGGTATTTTAATTGTATATTTAACATTTTACTTTATCCTAAAATTCTATTGAATTACTCATACGAGATTATGGTAGATTGGGTATTTATAAATATCTGTATAAGTAAATATTCGTAAAACACTATGTATTAATATATCTGTATAAGTAGAGAATAAAAAGGATAGGAAGACTCAACATCTTCCTATCCAGTTCTATTATAAAGAGAGATTAATACGTTTTTTGTAAAACGGAGAAAGGAGTCAAAAACTCCCTCTCTAATAGGTAATATAAAAGTGTAAAAACGATAGTACGTTACCCACAATATAAGGATCTATACGAATGAGTATCGAACAACAATCAGAAGAAAAAGAAACCTCTGAATATAGTACAGGTATGACGGGGCTCGACTATAAAGAGTTTGCACAAGCTCGACGAATCAACTTTATCCAACGTATCGAAAAGGCAACAGAAGGCGAATTAGAACGTCTTGAACCTGACGATAAGGGACACTACTTAGCTGCAATCCGAGACGTGGAGAAACAAGCCTTAGTCATCGAGAAGATGAGACAAGATAAAGAACTCACCATGTTACGATTAAAAGCAGATGAACAAAATTCAGCTGCCGTTAACCAAAACATTGCAACGCTCCTGAATACGATTGCTCGTAATAAAGGAAATCCTTCTACCCTCTTGAATAATCAAATCGATGAACCTGACATTACGAAGATCCCTCAGAAGCCGTTGATTGAGGGTGAGACGATGATCGGGGATCAGCTTGAAACGTATCAACAGTTTCAAAAACGGACGGGTTTTGACACTGGTCTAGATCCGGAACCGTAGACGTCTTACGCACTTTTTCAAATATCGCTGCACTGAAGTCAGATGCAGCGATATATGTCAGTTGGAATTGTGGACTTAAGGCTGCCTCAAAGACTTTAAAGATATCCAAATCAAATAACATCTTCCCTTCTTCAGATTTCGTCAATTCTGTATAATCCTTATCGGTCATCTTCTTCCAGAATAAACGAGGCACAAACAAGTGCATGTTTAAGAAATATTTTCCCTTCAACTTCTCACCATGGATATCCATCCATCGATGGAATTCGTACAAGTAACACTCATCGTATTGTTTCAAGACTTCTGATGTTAATGTCTCTAACGTATAGCTAACGTAATTCACTTCGTTAACCAATGGGGTAAGTTCCTTCAACACATCCGTTAAGGCTTGTTGATCTTGTAGATCGAATTCGTAAGGATACGTATTGATATCTAATCGGATGTATTTCGTTCCCAAGGCTTCTTCATCAGATTGAAAGTAATCAAAACAACTCTGACCGATGATCTCCACGATATGCGTGCAGATACTATTCTTTAAGACTTCTACCGTACGGTTATCCCATCTCTGATACCATTCTGCTTCCGTAATCCCTAACGCTTCAGCAAGATAACTATCATGCATGCGATAGAGATACTCGGGTTGATCACCATAGATCGCATTAGATGTCTTCTCTGGATCGATCATCGACATCAACCCTAATCGACTATCAAAAATCTCATCCAGACTACAATAGATTTTCTTCATCTTAACCTCGTAACAAGGTGATCATACTGACAATGACTAACCATGGATTCCGTTTGAATAAATTGGTGAGCTTATCATTGTCTGGTAATTGGTGATAGGTATCATCATCAATATCTAATTGTACGGATAAGGGTGAACGACTAAACTCATTTTTAGGGTATTCCCCTCGTATATCAAACGCATATGCTAAATCTTTGATGATCTCATTCCAACCTGCTTCACGATAAATCAATTTCATCTTAATAGTTAAGTGAAAGATAAAGTTTCGTACTGGTTTCATGCTATCATCCCGTAAGGTATCCCAAAGCTTACCCACCATGTCTTTATTTAACACGGCAACGAAATCATCACTGAGGCTATACGAGATCAAGAAGGTCTTGATCTGTTCCCGTAAGACCATCATTTCATCATTGGGGTCTTTTGTTGGAGTATTACGCGTCAGATGTTTCTCGTAATCCGTGATGAGTTGTTGTAAAACTTCAAGATAATAAGGACTGCTGTAGTCAAAATTATTTTCCATGTTTCACCCCTTTCTTTTTCACTTTTTTCTTTTTCTCGTAAAGATCATGGATATCTTTGATGAGATAGTATTTATTCGCAAAGTTGAAGACCATCTTACGAGGATATTTACCGGCTTTCTCCTGACTGATTGGCATTAATCGAACATTCGTGCAGAACGGTTTAACGTATTCGATTTGATCCTCCATGTATTTAATTTCATGAAGATGAAGTAAAATGAATATTCGATTCAAATCATTCTTAAATGCCGTAAAGTCACGATGTTCATGGGGAAGATCCGTAATGTAATACTTGTAGCTCTGTCGATAGCTTTTCTCTTTATCGTAGATCATACGAGCACGATCAAATAGTATTCGGTTAAGATCTTCAGGACTTAACTTATCGTTTACTGCTTTTGACTTTCGTTTAAATAATTTGAGAATTCGCTTGACCCACTGTTTTAAACGAGCGATAAATATTTCTAGCATGGGGTTTCCTTATTTTCGATGGCTATTAAAAAATGCTGATGTAAGTGTGGGAGATGCGTTTTCACGTAATGGTTATAATGTTCAAATGCTTCGTGCTCTCCCTCGATACGACATTTGATTTGGTAATGAAGTAAGATATCATTGAAAAGTTCTTCTTCATTGTATTCGTCCAGTATAATCATGAAACATAATTCCGAAAAATATAGGTAGAAGGAAACACTCCTTCTACCTACGTGATTTATTCGACTAAGTTGTTATTCAAGTGCATGCCTTTTAATAATACGGATAAGGCACGATTCACTTTCGCTGTGGTATCTAACTCATCTAATTCTGTTTGACTAAAGATACCGGTTTCTTGTAAGGACTTCGTGGTGATCCGTAAGGCTTCTTCATCTCCACCTCTGATCTTAATGAGTTCAAATAAGGTGTACTTCAAGCCTTGTGCATCTAACATCTGAAGTTCAGGATAACTAATAGATGAAGCTTTACTATCACCCGTTACTTGACCGGTTAAGTCGTCGACTTGTTTCGTATCCGATGCTAAGCTAATCTTCGCATCTAGCGTTTGTGCTTGTCGACGGATCGGTAACAACATGGTTAGATAACGTCTATTGGTTAAACTGGTTTGACCGGTAACAGGATTGGTTAACCAGCATTGCTGAAAGAATTCATGACCCATCTTCTTCGCTAACTTCAGATTTCGTTCGATATTTAAATCATTCTTCTTATCTAAGTTCGGTACGATCAGTGTGACGAAGGTAGCGGGTTTACTCATATCGGGATAATCTTGTACCCCATTTTCTAAAGCTTGTATCCAAGCTTCTAATTGTGCATCGGTCATCGACATGATGCGGTCTTTATAGACCTGGATCATCTCTGACCCAGGTACGATATCATTCAATCGATCCGCCAGGTGATTGATTATCTTTTCGCGTATGTTCATCGAGCTTTACCCTTACTGTACGAAGACTGATCCCGAGTTCTTCACAGATACTGATCATGTTCTTCGTGCCTCTGCTTTGTCCATCCCAGAAAATAATCGCATGGGTAGCGGCTTCGCCCATCTCTCGATTACGAATCATCCCTGCTTTCTTTCCATGGGTTTCCCAATCCGCTGGATAAGTCTTGACGTCGATGTTCTTCTCAATAGCGTACTGGTGCGCCATATGGTCAGTGCCTTTGGCACCGCCTTCAATAATCATGATATCTTTTTTATCCAGTGAGGAAAGGAATTTATCTACATACCCTTTAAATTTAAGGTAGTCGGTAAACCCCCGACTACCTGCTATTAAGATTTTATACATGAACCATGTTCCTTTTATGGTGTCATATCCTGACGTTTCTCTTTTAACCAGCCTTCTTGTTTCCAATACGGGGTATAGACACCTGCACGGATATTTAACAAGTCGTAGATGGTTAAGGTTGGTTTCTCTTGACATTCTTCACGGAACTTCCATTCACCAATAGTATTCTCAAGGATGTCATCCCAGTCATAGCCTAATGCCTTGATATCTTTATAAAGAGTTTCGATATCACAAAGACGATCACGGTATTCACGTGGGATCTTCATTTGGTCGATATGGTGTAACATGAGAAGATCACAGGTGATCTGTAATGCACGACGTAATTTAGGATCACTATCAATCTTACCACGTACCGTTGTACGACTGAGTTTCACATCTGGATAGATGATCAAGTTATAGTTTTGAAGATTACCTTCACAACCCCAACCTGGTGATTTACTATCTGGTTTCCAACATTTAAGATACCAGAACTGAGATAATTCCATCAACACTCCTTCTGACTGAGAACAGATCAGTGGGAAGGTTAATCCTGTACCACCTCCTTTACCACGCAAGATGGTAATCGTTAATTCCATCAAGTCCGTATCACCCGCAACATCATCACCTTGATGACGAGGAAACTCAGGAGCTTTTGTATTATTATTGATTAATGGGCGAGCATCATTAATATCGTATAGGTTATTAATAAGATAGTCAAACTGTTCAGGGACGTATTTGATGGTACGGTTACCTTTTTGTGCTTGATGTCGTTTCATCGATGGGTTATAAGGGTCAAGGTCAAACTTCTTACCGACGTGTGCTGTAAACACTACGTATAACCCACTACGGTTACACACGACCGGCATGTCACGGATGATCTTGGTTTTGGCTTTCATGTTCGCCATGTCTTCCATGTTACGCTTCGCATCACCAGCCGCTAAGTCGATATATTTATCTTCTACGGTTTTGATATTTAAAGAAGAAAGACTATCACATTCTGCAACGGTAGGAATAAACCCTTTGATATATTTCCCATCGTTATCCACCATCGGTGTGGTCCATTGGGTTTCTTTTGCCGCATCCACTTTTGCATCGCAGTACTCTTTCACTGCTTGCCACCACTCATCTCCGTAAGTCTCTACGTTGGTGGTGTACATCCAACGATCGGTATCTTCAAAGTCGATATCTTTTGCATGGACAAAGCGTTGTGCTAATTGCGTATAACGATACGCCGCGGTACCACTCACTTCCGTATCAAAACTTAATCCCGTACTACTCATACAACGGTCAAAGATACTCAGTAAGATATATTTACTGATAGTTGACTTAAAGCTGTTGTTTGGACCACTGATCCCCGTAGACGGCCAACACCCACCATTGACGATCACATTCCCCCATTTCCCTTTTACGGGAACATGATTAAAGATATCGAAGATACCTCCAATATTGATCACGGGTTTTACAGGAGACGCTTCTTTCATCAAACCTTTCACTGCCATGACTTTAATTAATGGATTGCTCATTTTTCTAATTTTCCTCTAAATATTGATTTAAATGGTTACGCATACAAACGAATAGGATAGTTTCTTTGAAATTCTATGCATTTGTACTTAATCGTCACCTGCATTTTTTCGAAAAAATAATTAAAAATAAGTATTACAAATAAGGTTCATTCAAATGAGTACTCAACCTACATTAAAAGACCTTCACCTTCAATGTCAATTTGTGGCATTAGAACAGGTGAATGAAAACTATTCTACCTCTAAATCGGTCAGCAAGTTTAGCAGCATGGTCGATACAGCAAAAACCTTTACGGCGAATCTATTAAATCCGATTGCGGTTTATTTTGGTTCACGTGGATTATCGCCTTATAAAGAAGCAGAGACCATCTTGGCGTTTACGGAGAAAGCGAAGTATCCTGAATTAAAACGTTATCAAGTACCTTGTATCGAAGGGTTTAATGGTAACCTAGCGGATTATACAAAAGCGTTAGTCGAAGCGAATGATCAAGCGATCCATATCGAAAATGCGGTAATTAAACCGTTTAATGTATTCGTGGGACAATTAATTAATAACCCAGCTTTATTGAATTCATTAACGCATAATCACAAGATCCATCTGGTCGATATCGATAAACTCAAGAAAGAGTTAGCGAAACATTATAAACCAACTGGTAAGAATATCGTGATTGATTTTCATAAAGCCTTTGGTAATATGAAACAAGTGAAAGAATATGCGGAAAACATGAAGACATTGGTTGATCATCAACAATCTGCGCATGTAGCGAGTTTAAAAGAATCCGTGAAGATCTTAAACGATAATTTAGGTCACCTTTCTGACTTGATGCGTTCTAACCAAAATAACCAGTTAGTGAACAGCCGTATTATGCAGACGCTTTCTTCACTCATCTATAGCGTAGCAGAACAAGTCGAGTTCTACGCCATGATTAACCACATGACTTCTCAGAACGTAGAAGCAGCAGGTCGTATGGCTGATGTGATGGCGCAATACCAATCCTAATTTGATTAAGATCGATTTATATTCAAAGGAACAAAAATGAACCAATCATTTACTAATTTCACCGACTTTCATCATGCGTTAGAGCATGATATTCGAGATGTGGTTAATATCGACCGTCATCTCACGCAACAATCGATCTTAGGTTATTCCACGTATATCCCTTCTATGGAATCGGTTGACTTAGATAATCCTTATCGTCAATACGTGTCAAATGAAGGGATCATCGATGGGTTAAAAACATTAGCATCTAAAATCTACGATTTATTAAAAGCGATCTGGGAAAAGTTCTTATCTGCTTGTCGTACCTTTGGTCAACTCTTATCTAAATTCGCCACCAAGATCCGCCACCTTATTGGTGATATCTTTGCGAAAGAAAAAATCGTGAAGAAAGCAGCGGATGCGTTACAAGATGAAGCGTCTTTATTAATAGAAGGGAAAGTAAAACAAGATCCGAAGTTTAAAAGCAAATGTGAAAAATTTGCAGAAGCAGTAGGGAAGAAAGATTTCCTTCAAGACGTCAATACTGTTGCAGATCTGAAGAAACGCATGAAGCTGATCTTAGATGGAAAAGTGAATTACGATAAAGTGGCGAAAGATGGATTTGTATTTGCGATTCGTGAACAAGACTGGCGTTTATTTGCGTTTAATAAAGCATTTAAACCATTAGATCCTAAACTCTTGAAGTATGAACAATCCTTAGCCGATCACTATCTGAGCTTAGCATTAAAGATGCGTGAGATCTTCCATCCTGAAGTCTTTGAAGCAACGGTTTCAGATTATGCGAAACAATTCAGTCGTGTGGATGCGTCTACGTATTATCATCAGATGGGTAGCGTGTATCGTGAGAAATGTAAGGATATCTTAGCGGCTAAGAAGATTGAATTCAAAGGACCGTTTACCGATCGTTTTTATTTAATGATTAGTCAAGCGAAAGTAGAGAACCGTAATCCATGGTTTACCTTACGGGATGAACTGCGTAAAGCGATTCCTAAGATCACGGATAGTGCGTCATTTAAAGGCATGGCGTATCAAGAACAATATCTGACTGAGAAAGAATACCAGCCATATATGGCTGCGATTAAAGAACTCTTAGCGGATATCGAACGTAATCGTAAGCTCTTAACTAATGAGAACAATGATCTGATCTCACAAGGCTTTGTATTAAACGAGAAAGGATTGGATAAGTTAATTGAGAAGAATAAACTGAATGAGAAAATGAATGATCGTAAATCATTCGGTAAAGCACTTGTGTCTTTCCTACAAGATGGCAGTATGACGTCTGTCTATTATTCTCAATTCTGTATCAGTCTTTATAGTCGTCAATGTGCATTATTGAATCGTCAATTTACCGCATTGAACAACATGATGGTTTCAGTTGCGGGGTAGAGGTAAAAAGATGTCTATATTTGGCACACTACGTAACCTCTTCGGTATCGAGGTAACTGAAACCGAACAAACGATCATCATCACGGGATTTAATGCGACCGATATGGCGAACTTTATTTCCCGTTTCTGGAAAACCAGTGTGATCGAAAAACACATGTTTAAATCATTGACATCGAGTAAGATGGAATTCTATAAGTTCTTCTTGATCGATGTGATTTATATCTTTGAAACGTTGGTGAATTCACCAAAGAAATCACATTACCTTCCTATCCGTACGATACGGGATATCGTCGAGAAGTTAAAGACTCAAACGTTCTATAAAGATGTGATCAGTGAGAACCCGGTATTAGATCGATTAGACATGAAGAAGTTAGATCGATTTAATTACTCGCCTAAATCTTTCCAACAAGAATGGTTAGACTATTATAATCATACGCCTACTCGTTATCGTTTACGTGGGGCATTATTAAATGGGACTCCGGGTAGTGGTAAGGCATTAGACTTAGATACGAAAGTCAAAATCCCAGGTGGTTGGAGAAAGATCCGTTATCTCAAAGAAGGGGATATCATCCTTACACCTAAAGGCACTGAAACCAAAGTAACAGGTATCTACGATCATGTCGATCGTCCTACGTATAAGCTGATCTTTGAAGATGGACGAAGCTGTATTTGTGATATCGATCATCTATGGAATATCGTGGATCAAAAAGGTAAACACACGACCTTACCGTTCAGTGAATTATTAGAACGGTTTAAACAAGGTGAACACCTTCATATCCCATTAGTGGTAAAAGATTTTGAAGATGTAACGCGTGAAATTAATCAGATCTTACTTCGTGAAGATGTCTATAATGATCTCGATAATTTTGGATTAGATACGTATCTGAAAGATGAGGAATTAGCGGAACGTTTACAACGTCTTTATTGGGCGAAAGGGGATGTGAGTCATCTTGAGAAAACTAAAGATGGATGGATCGTCTCTACCGTATATGGTTTCCATTGTCAAGGATTATGGTTAAAATCGATCCAAGTAGCGGGTACAAGAAATACACGTTGTATCAAGATCGATGATCCAGATGAACTCTTTGTGATCGAGGATTATATCGTCACGCACAACACGTATATTTCGCTCGTCACAGCGACGTTAGCCGGGGTTGATAGAATCATCGTCGTGTGTCCTAAAAATGCGTTACAACGCGTTTGGGTGGACGATATGCTTAAGCACTTTAAACAGCCATTAAAATACTGGAACAGTGCGATGAATGATGAGCCTAAACCCGATACACAATTGTTCATCTATCATTACGAAGCGATTGAGAAAGCTAAAGTTCATCATCAAGCAAGCTTTGGTAAATTTAAGTATGCCATGGTATTAGATGAATCCCATAATTTGAACGATATTAAATCGATGCGTACTCAAGCTTGGTTAGATCTGGTACGGATGAGTGGAAGTGAGAACGTAATTCATGCTTCGGGTACACCATTTAAAGCAATGGGGAGTGAATTGATTCCGTTACTACGAGCAATCGATCCATCCTTTACCCCAGAAGCTGAGAATGCGTTCCGTAAAATCTTTGGTAACAGTGCTCAGAAAGGGTTAGACATCATTAAACATCGTTTAGGATTAATGTCTTTCGTGATAACGAAAGAACGTCTTGAGTTAGATAAACCCGAGATGATTACTCAAGGGGTGAAGATCCCTAATGGGAAACAGTTCACCTTAACGGCTATCCGTGAGCAGATGAACGTCTTTATCGCTGAACGCGTGAAGTATTATAAAGATCGTGAGAAAGAAGATATCGCCACTTGGCAAGAATGTCTTGAGATCCATGAGCGAAGCCTAGGGTTTAGAGATCAAGCCGCTTATAAACGTTATCTTGACTGTGTTCGTACGATTCAAAAGAGTGGTGGAGATATTCGATTCCTTCCAGATGAAGTCGCTTACTGTAAGCAATACGAGAAGAATAAGATCGAACCTTCTTTACCGAACATGACGTACGTGAAACGTTTCAGAGAAGTGGCACCGATCATCAAATATCTCACCTTAAAGATACAAGGTGAATGTTTAGGTCGTGTGGTAGGAAAAGCACGGGTTGATGCACATGTGGCGATGTGTCAATACATCCCATTCCGTGAGATCTGTCAAAGCACATTGAAGAAAACCGTGGTGTTTACCTCATTCGTGGAAGTATTAGAAACCGCGATGAAAGCCTGTAAAGATCAAGAACTCAATCCTTTATTAGTTTACGGTAAAACGAATAAAGACCTCAATGTGATCGTCTCTTCTTTTGATAAGAATCCTGATGTGAACCCATTGATTGCAACGTACAACAGTTTAAGTACCGCTGTACCGTTAACCATGGCAGATACCATGATCTTGATTAATAGTCCATATCGGACGTATATCTTAGAACAAGCGATCAGTCGTATCCACCGTTTAGGTCAGGATAGTAAGACACGTATCTATCAATTGTTCTTAGATACGGGAAATGAGAAGAACATCTCTGAACGGTCGTTAGATATCATGCGATGGAGTCAAGAACAAGTCGAAGCGATCACTGGGGTAAAATCACCTTATGAAATCAAAGAAGGGGATACCGAAACCAGTATCGGAGTCGAAGGGTTAGATGAATTGAATACGTTGTTGTATAGCGTAGAAGATTTTAAACTTCAATCTATTGTTCCATTAACAGCTAAACCATCTCGTAGTAGTTGGTAATCGAAAAAAAAAATAAGATGATAGCGTAGAGGGTACCCTCTACGCTATATGTCTGATTAAAATGGGATGTAATCTTCCCAGTTACGCTCTTCAGCGGATTTAAGTGTCACTAAGTTATTGTGACCATTGTAGTCACTTACGGTAGCTTCCACCATGTTGAAGAAATCAGATAATTCAATATCTGGATTATAAACTACCGCACAGAGGGTACGTCCTTCTTCATTCGTGATTTCAATGTGAAAGGTATCCGTTGGTTGTCTCAACAAATCGTAGAAGAGTACTCGAATTTCTTCTCGAGGGAATTCTCTAAAGAAATTATGATAGCCTTGGATAGCGAGACTATATTCCTTACTGGGTTGTGTCTCGGATCGTGATGAAACACGAACCGTAATAATCGATTGATCAGGTGTTTTTTCCATAGCTCATTTCCTATATTTTCATGTTGTTAATGCGTGAAATAGATCTCAACAAACCAGAGCATCCCAAAGAGACTTGAGATGATAAGATATCGTTTGACCTTTCGATAATAACGATAACACTCGTGTTGATCTCCTCTTAACCAAGCTTTGATTAATGAAAGTGTAGCAAAACCTAATAAGAGAAGACAAAGGATCGTGAAGAAAGGGGACGCCACGATCAGCGATACCCCTAACATTTTAAGCATTGTTACCCGCCGTCCATACTTTAGTACATGGGAGGTTACGATAACAAGCATCCATGGATTCATCGATGCTTTCTAACATCCGACGGATCGTTTTATCTAATACCGATAAACGCGTATCGAGATCATCATCGACTTTATATTGAATCACGGAAGCACGATTCAAGAAGGTTTCGTACGGATGCGTAATCAGGATACGATAGATACGTAATCGTTGAAGATCCATACCCAAGATCGTACCCACTAAAGCAGCATTACTCCGGTATGCTTTCAAGAATTCACCATGACGAAATGTCATCATGATCCCTTGTTCTTCACGAAGAACAACATGGCGATTGACGGTCTCGATACGGATCTTAAAGAGATCCCCTTCAGTGGGATCTTGGATCGCGTGTTTATAACCCGCTGTTACGGCTTGGAAAACATGTCGAGATGCAGATTCCCATCTTAATTTGAGTGTATGGTCATCCAATTCCTTCGCAACCAGCATAAAGTCGTTCGATAACTCTTTATCGTCTTGATAGAGACAAAGTAGGATTTGGATATGCTTCGATTCACGATACCAAGTGACGAACTCCTCCGCATGGTCGGCTACGGCACCATCGAATTCGAATAGGTTAGTAAACTCTACCACGAAATGATTTGGGAAGAGTTTTGTTTTAAGATTCTCTTGATCGTCTTCTTTACGATATGGTTTAACCACTAATTTATATTTCATTCTGTTACCTCTTCTTTTAATCCAGCCAATAGTTCATCGATGCTTTTACGCCAGCTAAAGCCAGATGCTTGTGCATGACCGCCACCGCCAAATGCAGACGCGATCTTAGATACATCGACATCGGTTTTACTACGTAACCCACATTTCCAATACTCGCCATTGTAAGAATACGTTAAGGCGAAATCTACGCCTTCCATGTTTACCAATTTATTACCAATGTCTGAAGTAAAGAATTGGTTGACGTTCACTGCTTTTCCTTTCAATACTTTTCCATCTAACGGATAGACGATATCCGTTGTATTTTCCATGAGAAGATTGATTTGGTTTTGTTGTACACGAAGGCCAAAAGCGCCTTGATTGATAAAGTTTTCAACGACTGGAGGATAAGTAAACTGATTCAAATCTTCTAACGTTAATCCCATGTTCATGAAAGTATAGCAGAATGCTTTACTGTGTGGATAATACCATTTCCAGATATCACGGTCTTGGATATAGAGAATCCATTTTGGTACGGTTTGATCTAGCATGTTATCCAATTCTTCCTGACTGAGATTATCCGTATCTTCATTACGATAACCTTTATTTAAATACAGCCAGGTTAATACCGCACCGCTCATGCGGTTATCCATGTAGGACTCATATCGACCTGCTAACTTCAGATCATGGATTACATTCATGGTCTCTTGATCACGTTCAAATGCGGTTTTATGGTGATCGATTTCCACCACTTTAACATGTGGAAACAATGTTGCGATCAAGTTCAATGGATCAAAGTCTAAACTAAAATCGGTAACGTATATCGTTTCGATTTCAGGATGATCATGAAGTTTTTGCCAGAAACCTAATCGCTCAAGATCATCTAATTGTTTACCCGTATGCGCTAAGAAGTAAATATCTTCTTCTTTTAGATCGATCACTCGATTATTAAAGTGATTGTAGATTACCCATGCAGCGGCTAAACCATCATTACATTGTTTATGGGTAATTACGAGTGCTGTTTTCTTTTCCATGTTAGTTTCCTTTTATTTTCTTGATTTCAGTTTTGGTTCTTTTACGTTCTGCGTACGGATAGAACGTAGGGAGCTGTGCTAATACGTTACGATAGATATCATCTACGGTATAACGTTCTTTTGTTAACGGCACCATTACTTGTTGTAAGTGTCCGTTATTGCGACAAGAGAGTCGATAATGTCGTTTCTTCTCTTCTTGTTTAGGTAAATATTGTTCGAGTACTTTACCATTCAGTAAGAATGGATGGTGGATACGTTTTTCACCATCAAGATAGATTTCCTTCGTATCTACTATTTGACCATCGTAGTAGAACTCGAACTTGATTAAGAAGTATTTTAACTGTTGTAACACGATTGATTACTCCTTATAGCTGATTAACGGATATAACCTTTTTCAGCACTCTCGATGATTTCTTTTGAAATCACCGCAGAAAGTGTCTTTATTTGCGCTTGACGGTTCTTCGTCGCGTCTAGTACATGTTTGAAGTTATGGGATGATTTAGTCACACCGGTTACATTCACGATAATACCCGTGACACGATCAAAGATCGCTTGACCTTCAGACGATTTCATGAATGGATAGATATTATCGTCTTCAATCTTTTCTGGTTGATTCAAAATATCACCGTATAATGTATCGAAGAGTAAGGTATCTAAATCCGGTAGGACTACGGGAAGAAGTTCAGACATCCCAGTATCACTGTTTACCATTTGAACTAACTGTGGTTTGAAGTTAACTGCTAAGTTAGACTTATTTCCATTTGCCGATACGAATAAGTATCGTACACGGATATTTGCTATTTTACTGAGTGTATTCATGTTTTTGTTCATATTTGATTTTCCTTATATTAGATGGTAATCTATTTCAAATGATAGTTCTAGGTTTTTGCAGAAGAACCTAGAAAACTTCCGTAGAAACTTAAGCCATAACCAAGAGTTATGTTGATTCAGTTAAATCGTCAACAAATACTATTGACGGAATTCCATTTCCATCTCTTTCGATGGAAAATCCATTCTGCCAATATGAATTCATCCATTGACAAAACTCACCAAAATTCATGAACTTCGGTATATTAGTTGTCATGGGGACTACCTCCATAATTAACTTGAGTTAACAATAGAGGGATAGGTAGCACTATCCCTCACCCTACAGGGTCTAAAACCCTGCTTCTATTAGGTAATATGAAGGTATAATTTCGATACCCTTAAGGGTATCGGTTTATGTCCGAACAGACATAATCCGGTAGAGGTTGACTCTACCGGATAGATACGTCAGTAAAAGTTTACTACAGCAATCATGTCATATGTGAATAATCCTTTTTGTTCACGGTTAATTTTATTCATAAGATCTTTTATTAAATGTTTACTAATTCCATAATCCGGTAGCTGTGACTACCGGATTATGTTTGATCAGACATAAGTCCAGTAGAGATGTCTCTACTGGATAAGTTTAGAAAAATGTTATCGTAGGACTAATAAGCCCTCGACCTAGACTACTCTGAAAGTAGTATTTTTCCATTATCTGATCCATCTTGGTTGGACCATAGCCCTTCATGGTCTTTTTACGTTGACCATATATCCATCTTTTAAGATAACTCGTTTCTCTTTGAGTCAACTCTCTTCCTAGTACTTCTCTTTCTTTATTAATAAAGAATTTCATGATATCGGAAAATGGAACTAACTTAGATTTCTTTACACGTTTTCTATCCATGATTCTCTCCTAAGAGTTTTTCTTTAAAATGAATAGTGTCATAAATCGAAGCACGGATCTCATCTGGAGTGTGTCTTCCATAAATGGTATTTCGATAGAACAATACACTACCCACCTCACTTTGTTTTTCATCTAGACGCCATATTTCGATCAAAATAGGATATTGTCGACCATATTCTGTTGACCGGTATTTTGCTCTTTGATCTAATAATACATCTATGATATCTTCAATTTTATTTCGACGATACTTTAATCCAGTCATTTCATCTTTTTGACTCTGAAACTGAATCCATAAAATCCACATCTCTTTTTCCTCTATTGTTCTACTTCAAATAAAAGTGTTTCATAAATTGTTGCTACGATCTGACCAAAGGTCGAACCAGAACGTATCGTACTTCGATAAGCAAGCTCAACTCTGCTATCGATCGAAGCAACTTCCACTAATACAGGTGAAGGATAATCGCGATAATGTGCAATAATCTGATCCTTTACTTCTTGTTCTAACAACATGTCGATAGCATCTTCTGCTTTCTTACGATCGTATCGTAATTCTGTTAACTCTCCTTTTCGATTTCTAAACCGTATTCTTAACATCTACATCTTCTATCCTCCTCTACGTCGTCTACGTCTTACCTTGCGTTTATAATAACTATCGTCTAATTCATCCATACATCCCTCCATATTTAGACTACTTATCAATACCGCTATCCCTTGTCCCTCTACTCGTTCTATGTATCTTTATTATCTTACTTAATACTAAGGAAAATATGAATTATGATTCTGTTCGCTGAAGATTGGAATAAAGCAGAGAATAGTGGACCAGAAGGATTAGGTCCTATCGTGGATTATTCCACCACGAATAAATCCTTTATTGATTATGCATCATTATTATACCAGATGGGCATCAAGAACTGGGCATGGCCGTTAGCCTTACATGACCCGAAATTACAAGGCGTAAACCCTTACGATGAAAACTTATCTGAAGAACTCAAATTACGTATCGGGGTAGAACTCCAGAATAACCCATGGTATTACTTACGTGAAGTGGCATTAGTGCCACCTGTAGCGGGTAGTGAACCCGTACGATTCAGAGCACACCGTGCTAACGTCGGGATGTTCTGGTTGTTTATGAATAACGTGTCGTTCTTCTTATTACAACCACGTCAGACAGGTAAATCGGTAGTTGCCGATATGATCAACAATTACTTGTTACATTATCGTTGCTTCAATAATGCGACTATCTTAGTAACCTTAACCCATACACTATTACAAGCTAACTTAGAGCGTATCAAATACATGCGAGATCTCTTACCGCAGTATACATTAGAACGGACTAAGAACGATAGTAAAGCAAAAGAGATCTATGAGTACTTAGCGCGTAATAATAAGTTAGTGACGAAGATCAGTCAAAACTCACCGGGTAATGCCAATAAGTTAGGTCGTGGTAATACGACACCGATACAACAATACGATGAAGCGGCTTTTATTGAATACATGGATATCGTATGGCCAGCAGCAACTGCGGCAACGGGCGCTGCTCGAGACTTAGCCCGGGAACGTGGTGAACCCTATGGAACGATCATCACAACGACAGCTGGCGATAAGATGTCTCGGAGTGGTCGATTCATGTACGACATGTACATGAACACAGCGGATTGGACGGAGCATTATTTTGATTGTCAGAATCAGGAAGAACTCCATAAAGTCGTCATGTTGAATTCAAAAGACCATGACTTGATGGTTGGAGCCACATTTAATCATCTTCAATTAGGTTATACGGATGAATGGTTACGTGGTAAAATCCAAGCATTAAAAACCAACGATCAAGATGCCATCAACCGTGACTATTTTAATATCTGGACATCAGGTGGTAAGTTATCACCATTATCACCAGAATTGAATGAAGCGATCTTACAATCTGAGAAAGATCCATTATTCTTACAGATCACGAAGAATGGCTACATCGTGAAGTGGTATATTCCTGAAAATGAAATCCGTCAATACATGAACCAGAACCATTGTGTTATCGGTGCGGATACCTCAGAAGCCGTGAACCGAGATGCGACTTCATTTATTATCGTGAATGTATCTACATTAGAGACCGTCGCTACCGTATCCGTAAGTGAAGCAGATGTGATCAAGTTAGCGGACTTCTTAGCGGACTTCATGGGTGTCTTCTTAAATACGACTCTCATTATAGAACGTAAATCTACTGCTGTCACATTTATTGAAACGATCTATACAAAGTTTAACGCATTAGGATTAGATCCATTTAAACGCCTCTATAATGTCATTGTGCAAGATAAAGATAAGTGGGTGGATCAATTCAAAAGTATTGCTGATCCTCGCTTTAAACGCTCTCCTTTATTCTATACGCAGAATAAGAATAAAATGGGATTTAACCAAACCGGTAATACTCGTCACATGCTCTTTAAAGAAGTGTTACAGTTAGGGGCGAAATATTGTCGTAATATCGTTTATGATAAAACATTATCGAATGAGATCCGTTCATTAGAAGTCGACTTAGATACAGGTCGTGTAGACCATACCGCACAGAACCATGATGATAACTGTATGGCATGGTTATTAGCTTTATGGTTTATTTTCTATGGAAAGAACTTAGCGTGGTATGGGATCAATAGTAATAAGGTGATGCGATTAGCATCGGATGATGGGAATCTCAAAACCGATAGTGGTGCACGTGAACAACAATTGATCGAACAATATCAAGTCGAGTTAGATGAAATCATTGAAAAGATCGCTCAGAATGAACGTAGCCTCTATCGTCCGGTATTAGAACGTGAAGCAAGACGACTCACCGAAAAGCTTTCTTATTTTGGTGTAGAATCGAAGAATATAGATGGGATGTTACTGGATATCAAACAGAAACGAAAAGAGAAAAATCGTTTACGTCGTGACAGTGATAGTTATTTCGAACGTCCAGCTGAGCATTATTGATTAGGTAAAATATTACCTGATACTCATTATCTTACGTAGTGGTGATATTTGTGATCAAAGGTATCACGTCAATTACCGATCATCGTGACGCATGCTAAGGTGATCGTATTATGGAAGGTCTGCTCCCGACAGGTCTATTCATATTTTAAAATTAACATCGATAAGACATTTCGATGAAATATACTTGACTTTATTAGAAATGCAATGGGCAGAAGACAAAGATAACTTAAGACGAAATTGATGTTTCGAATCCAAATGTTATTCGGGTGGACCCCTTTCTAAAGATCGCTAAGGTCGTGTCAAGGTCTGCCGATACGTAGCGGCAGTGAATAAAATGTGAATCGTAGTGAGGGGAAGGTCCCTCACTATGTTCGATCTGATGAAAAAAAAAATAGTAGTAGAAGACATGTGATCTTCTACTACTGATCTTAATCCTAATGTGATTAAATTATTTCTAACTTATTCCCATTGTGGTTTAAGATTAAAGTGCGAAGATGATAGAAGTAATCCATCACCATGCTCGCTAAGGAAAAGTATGCTTTTCTACCTCTTGCATGGATTTTTAACCATGCAGAGATTTGACTACCAATTTCTTTAGGGTCGCCTTTAACTTTAAAACCATTGATTAGGTCATTTTGGATTTTAAAATCCATAAACGCATCCTTTTCCTCTTGCGAGCAATTTTCTTCAATTACTCTGTGAAGAGAAGGATAAGTAATGATATCAGACATTCGGCATTTGTCCTCCAGTCGTTACTTGTTCTAACCAAGAGGGATAGCTTTCACCTATCCCTCGCCCTACAAGATTAAAAACCCTGTATCTATTAGGTTATATAAGTTTTACTTTTCGATACCCTAAGGGTATCGGTTTATGTCCGAACAGACATAATCCGGTAGAGGTTGACTCTACCGGAAGCACTGAGTTCTTCTTAATCTTGTAGCTGATTCGTAATGGAGTGATAACCTTTTATCATCTTCTTACGAATAGAATAAATATATCTCTTAATATAGTTAACTTCACGTTTAGTAAGTTCTCTACCTAGATTTGATTTCGCGAGATCGCAAGATCCATCCAATGCTTCTCTAAATAGAGGAAGCTTCGTCATCTTTACACGTTTTCTATACGCCATTTTGTTACTCCTTAATGTCTCATTTCATACTGGTGCATCATACACCAACGTTTCACCCACACCATCATCCCTATCGTGAAGAACAACATGAATGATGATCCACCTGGATAACCCAAGTAATAGATCAGGATAGCCAGATTACTACCTAATGCTGCTGTTAAGAATAAGCAGAGGTACATCCAAAGATAATACTTCATTGCCATCCCTTCTCTATCTCTTCTAGATACGTGTCCATGTACATTTGAGCAAAGTCTAATGTATCAGCCGGTACCCAGTCTTCTAGTGAAGACATCCAGATTTCTACTTGCGCATTATAGTTCTTATACTGCTTAAATAGAACCGGATTATCTTCCCGTTTAAAGAAGACGATATCTTCATTATCAGACTGACGGATAAAATGGACTTCATCCCCTTTAATTCGACCATATCGGAAATGTTTATTTTCAAAGAGATACTGATAGAATTGAATATTGGTTGAGAAAAGATTCACGTAACGATCTATCCCTTCAGTAGAAGCATTTCGATCCGTGAGACGGATCCTATAAATACCGTGTTCACGATCCTCCCATCCTAAGAAGAGGATACGAAGACGATGGTCATTTTTGACTTTACCTCTAAAGTACTTATTGATGATTTCTCTTGCTCTAAGCTGATCTTCAATAGATTGTAATTTATTGTCTTCCATCTTACACTTCCTTACGGATAAAGTTAATCGTCTAATTGTCTACGATGTTTTAATGTATCGATTGTTTCACAGAGTTCGTACCGTAATGCTTCCCAATCATCAAAGCTATTCGGTTCACGATCCATAAGGTCTAATAACTTTTCACCATCGTAAAGACGAGCGCTATCGCCTTCTTCTGTATCTTCATATTTGTCACAAGACAATTCATAGTCTAAGTATTCACGTACACGACGTTCAGTGATTTTAGCATTATTCATATTCATGTTCATAATAAATTTCTCCTGTTAAATTAATGGGTTGGACATATCTCCGTAGGTCATTCCTACGGATATACATGGATTATTTAAAAAGATCTTATTCGAGGTGTTCACCGTAAACACCATTAACACCTAACCATGTACGAATCGCTCTGATAGGGTTAAAGGGTACCATGTCTGCTGTCTGAACTAATCGTGAAGTAAGAACATCTCGATGTTGTTCGATTTGTTGAACAGTGTCTGGATATTTGACCCTATCCACAAATTTGATCACATCGCTATCAGATAATCGTCTAAAATAGGTACCATCTGGTTTTACGGTATGGAGCTCAAATTTAGTGTTATATGATAAATTCTGATATAATCGTAAACTATCAGAATATAGATTACAATAATAGATTTCTTTGATTGGTTTCGTATCGTAAATAAATTGATATTCTAATTCAACTTTACGTATCCCTAATAATTTATTTTCCCATCCAAGATCTTTTAAATTGGAATAAGAGATTTGCGATTCATCAAATAAGGAACTCAATGCTTTAGGCCGAACGACTTCTTGTATAAAAGAAATCACTTCATTTTCATTATCAAATTTCATACTAGGTTTCTCCTAATGGATTATAAATAGGACATATACCCGTAGGATAGTCCTACGGGTATATGGATGGGTTATTTAAAAAGACCTTTAATTTTATCACTCATCGTACTAAAAGCACGTTTTAGTTTATCGATGACGGTTTCAAATTGGCTACTTAATTCTTCCGGATTATATTTAAAATCTGGTTGGAACCATTTGAAGAACTTCCAAGCATCGTGAAGACGCATTTGGTTGAAATCAGACGCATCTTTACCAATTGGGAAAAATCCGACTTTACCATATTTAGAGCTATTTGGATCAACTACCATCACACCCATATAGTAAACGTGATATACATACGTTGCATATGCATTGCTGGTCGTATGTGTCATTCGATATCTAAAGATAGGAATGAGGTATCGACAATCAATACCTTTATAGCTACTACCGATAATCGACTTGATTGAACCACTTTCTAATGCAGGATTGAAACGTAATGTCTCAACCGCTTCAGAAATGTTGAATTTTTTCGTGTGGATTTCATTTTCAATCCATTCTTTAAATTTCAAAATCCCTTCAGGTAGACTGATTTGGTCGCCCTTATCTGTTTTGAATTTTAAATCATCCCATGATTCTTGACTGACTGCTTGTGCAAAACTATTGTAAATCTTATAGTTTTCACCTGGCGGTAAAGCAGACATGGTGTTGTCGAATAAATCGTTAAAGGCTTCCATTCCAGTACGACGTTCTTCCATTTGTGCACGACGTGGTTCGACTACTGAAGATAAGACCTGACGGATCTGTGCAACGACACCTTGCTCGGTTAGCATGCCAAAAGGTTTACCAGTTAACGTGATAAACTTATTCGCATAGTCAGCTAACTTAGTATCGCTATTTACGCAAGCTTGACGATAGAGTAATGTGAGGTTAGCGACGTCTTGTGCTAACGTCAAGTTTAATAGATAGTGTTCATTGATTTCACCAGGGATATCATTGAAGAAACTATTCCATTCGACTTGATCATTCGCATTACCCATATCTAACCCAACCGGTGCTTCTAATCCGACTACATAGCCGAGTAAGCAAGATTGGGTTTCTTTATTTGTTTCACCTGCTTGTTGCAAGATAGAAACGATTTGTTTAACTTGATTAACATGCATGTCAATATTTTCCTTATCAATACAATGTGGTTATACGTATAAGTGGGTGTATCGTAACACCCACATAGCTTGAAGGAAGACATCAACCATTAGCTATTACTATCTCTAAACGAGATGATCTTAGAATTAATCGGATATTCTACACCACTTTTATCAAAGATAAACAAACCACTATCTTTTAACGATTGGATTGCATGATATAATAATACCTGCATATCTTCGCTATATGGGTAGATCGGGTTATCTACCGGATAGGTGATGTCAACCTGAAACTTACTATCGTAAAGATTGATTCTGATGGCCGGTGACACTAATAGTTTGAAATACTCAAACAGTTTAGAATTCTTATCAAGTTGTTTCGAGATCGCATCCGCTATACTATCACGCATTTCAGTCAAATTCTTATCTTCAAGGTATACCTTCACATCCGAATTAAGCTCAAAAACAGCGTTTGCAAAGAAAGACATGCGTAATACGTTTACTTTATCTTGATATTCTACACCATATTTACGAATAAGATGCATATCGTTGGCATAATTAAGACGCTCTATTTTTGAGATTGTTTTAATGACTTTCCAACAGGGTTCTGTTGGAAAGTTTCGTTCGTTTTCAGGACGATCTAATCCGATCATCGAAACGTATTGGATATCCGATTTCGTCGTTGGAATAAAGACGATACGATATTCTACGGTAGTAAACCTATCATCTTCATTATAGAGTTTTATTGTGACCTGATGATACCAGTCTTCAGAACTGAATTGATCGTGTAGATATTTCGCGATGACATCTGCGACTTCTTCATGATTTGCAGGATCAACTATCTTGATCTTATACGTGCGACTTACTGGATAAAGCAGTTGACCTGTTATAGGATGTCGTTCACGTTTTGGTTTTGGTTTAAAGATACTAAACATGTTAATATACTCCTGATTAAGCTATAGATTTTCGATTAATACAGTAGCACGGTGTTTCGTTCCTTCTGTATAGATGATAAGATAAGGGTGATTACGTAGTTCTGTTATCGCTGCAACCAACGCTTCTACCACGTCGTTAACGTTAGTAAGGATAGGCGTTTCATCTTGATCGACGATAATTTGAGTAGATAAGATGAAAGGTTGAGCATTCCGGTCCGAGGTAAAGTTCTGACTCACTTGGACTCGATCGTAATCGATTTCTTTCAAACATTCTGATACTTCGACATTATCTTTAAGATGGGATCGAATATGATCCCATAATTTTTGAATAAAGTCTAATCGATGATGTTGATTCGCATGGATATACGCATCCGATTTTAATTGAAAGTGTTCGTTGAGATCGACATTGATGATAAGTCGTGATACCTTAGAATAAAAGTCTAACCCATATTTCTCGATAAATGGAAGATACGTACTGGATGAACGGTCCTCGAAAATATGCACTAATTCCATCCGGAGATTATTATAACCGGGAGATGAATACGGATGATCATTATCAACCAACGTATCCACACTGATAATGCATTTATCATCATCAATAGAACTAATACGAACATCACTTTTAAGATGCCAAGGTTCTCTATTGAGTGAATCCATGATAAATGTTTTCACTCGCTCTATCTTTTCTTCTTTCGAATACTTGGTCGTGTCACCATAATGGAAAGTAATTTCCATCGGTCTGGATCGAGTATTCTTATCAGCAAAGGATTTACTTGCCATATTCTGACAATTAAATAATCGGCTTAACCATCCCATACTGATACCTCCTGAATATTTTCAATTAAATGTTTTCAATAGATGCTTTAGCATTATATTTATCACCATTTGTGTAAATGGTGAAATAAGGATGTTCACGATATTTCTTCGTTGCTTCGGCTAAGGATTTCGTGACTTCATTTAAAAATAAATGGAAAGGCGTATCCACCGTAATAAACATGCGATAAGTGATAAATGCGTAGGCACCATCTGAATGTGCTTGATTTCCACTAACGGTTGCAATAGCATGATGATCCATGTTCTCCACATCGTCTGAAAGATCAGGATTCTTCATTAAACGATCTTTTGCATCGTTCCATACTTTAGTCAAGAAATCTTCACGGTATTTTCGATTTTGATAAATCGCAATATCGGTATCTACTTCAAGTAGATGATGAATATTGATGTTGATCGATAAGACAGAAACTTTATCGTAGAAATCCACGCCATATTTCGAAATAAACGGAATATAATACTTGAGTTCAGATCGACGGAGAACATGATCTAAATCCGCTTTTAGTTTACGATGTTCGTAGTTCTGATCAGGCTGATTCGCATTTCTCACCGTAAAGACCGTGATCCGATGCTCTTTCCCGTTAATCTGTTCAATGTCTACCTGATAACGGATATACCAGTCTTTTCTTTCTAATGCCTTGTAAATATAAGATTCGATGATCGCGTATGCTTCAACAAATGAATATTTCTCATTGTTAGAATATTCAAAAATGATATCAAACGTATCTTTGACTTCTTTCTTTTGATTGGTTTTAAGATCAGAGGAAGGAAGAATCCCCTTCAACCATTTCGTCTTTAATGTATCAAATAATCCCATAATGTTTTCTCCTTAATGTTTGAGTTCTACATTTTCAACTGATTTGGTAACGTGGTTACGGATACCTTCAGCATGAACAGCTAAATAGATATGTTCAGAATATTGTTTCGTGGCTTCACTCAACGCGAGAGTGAGGTCATGTATGTTGGCTTGAATGGCTAAATCTGCTGGAACAATGAGTCTATACACAATGTACGAACACATCCCAACCTCTAACGCTTCCTTCCCGAGTTCAATATTCACATCGGTATATTCAATATCTTTTAAAAGATTTGAATAATATTGATTATTGATCAGACGAGATTTGGTACTATGCCAAACCTTTTCCATATAGTCAAGCTGGTGTTCCATATTCGGATTATCCTGAATCTTCAGGTCTATCTGAAATGATGGTTCGAAATACAGCTTAATCACGAATTCTGACATCTTTGATGGCTCCATATGGATTCCCTCCTTATTGGTCAAATTCTAATTCAACTGAAGGCACTAATAATGCTGACTTCACGTATTCGTGCCGTTGGACCATATCCATGTTTATTGCATTTAAGAAACTGTAAATACTCACCTCAAATCTCGATGTTTCATCCTTAGTATACGTTGATGTTTCAACACTATAGTAAGGTGATTTACAATAATGGTCAAAATATCGACTAATCTTACCTAATGCTTCAAAATAATGATCTTGATTCGCTTTCAGGATATTTTCTTCAGTGTCATCCTGTAAAGCAGAATTCACTTCGAATTTCAAATACTTCATTGGGAACTCATGTTGGGTTGGATTCCCTTCAAAGTATTGGTGGATTGAAAAGATAAAATCATTGGCTGTTAATGGAATCTGTTTATTCAGTATTTCGAAGAAAAGCTTTAAGGATAAAGGATTCCAACTACTATTCATGACATCACTAAATGCGGGAGCAAGTCGATTAAATTTGGTACCATCTTTCTTTTGGTAATCGAAACTAAGCTGTAATTCGGTTTCTGAGATATTGATCTCGAGATCATGGATTAAATAATTTAATTGAACACATTTTCTTCTAAGATACGTTCTTAATATCTCAGGAAGGATATTGTGAATAATGACATTCGGTTTTGGAATAGGATATTTCTCATCGAATTTTAAACAATAAACCTCGTCGACATCTGATGGAGTTGCTGTAGTAGTAGTAGTAGTAGTAGGTTGTTTTTCTTCTTTCATGAATTTAGCTCCATAATAGTTTTTCATGATTGCTTTGACGGTTTCTTCTGGATTAGGATCTTCTGGATCGATAAGTGCTTGAGCGACAGCTTGGTCGTACATGATGTGTTCGACAATGGGTAACTGGCTTTCAGCAAGGAGTTTAATCGTTTGAGTCGTGACCTCGATTAGTCCTTTATTTGAGATCTCACTTAATCCAACTGCATTTAAGAAGTTCCCAATATAGATATTGAAATAAGGGATTCCATCTTTTTCCGTTACTTCGGTATCGATATGGTAATAAGGTGCGGTTGAATATAATTTAATATATTTTTCAAGAATCTCTAATGGGGTATTAAATAACTTTTTCAATTCTTGATGATCATTACCACAATCTTTCAGCAATGGGATTTTGATATCTATCTGATCGTAAGGCATCAGTAACTCAGTAGGATGATCTACATGCCAGTGATGGATTCGTTGAAGAAACCTTTCTACCTGAAATGATGTCATTTTACTCATGATCGCACTCAACATGAATAATGGTCTTAGGATATCATAGGCTGCTTGTACGGTAGACTCATCCCCATTCTGAAATATTAAGTTAACATGTAAGAATGGTGGTTTGAAATGCGTCTCACTCACTCCGAGATAGAGTTGTGAAAGGTTTGTACGACGATGGATGTCCATCATAATGGCATCGGTTAATGGGGTAATCAAATCCTGATTTAAATCAGGAAGTTTGAGTACGAAGTTTAATTCTTTATTTTGAGATGGAGTGATTTCTTCATTCATGATTGACCTCTTTTATTCATTTGGTTAGTTTTTAATTTGCATCGTTAACGACGAGACGATCGATATCGTTACGCCCTTTTACAATTGCCATGATATCTTGAGTGAACCCATAGAGTGCTAATGACCCTAATGGTAATGTTCGGATAAATACGAGATTATCCGGATTGGTTTGAACCTGTTGGAGTAATTGTTCCTTTTGATCGAATTGGATACGAGGGATAAGTACGATCCGTTTGATCTCATCTACACGATAAGGTTCTTTCTCCAATATGGATAATAACTTATCTACCTTACCACAAGTTTCATATTCGAAAACTTGTAGGAGATATTTAGGGAGATAACGTTTTAACCAGCTATTCACCGTTGCTTGGAAACGAGGTGCTTTCTCTGGATCGATCACATCTACTTTTAGATGTAGTGTATATAATACTTTATCTCCAATGGACTGATACGTGATGTCCGTAATCTCTAATGTGTTAAAGTATTTAGGACGTTTCTCTTCCGTTAAGGTTTTACGGTATTGAATACATTGATTGAAGACATTTTTAATCTGCTGTACGTATTTAGCGGAAGGGATCGCTTCAATGCGAGAGATCCCCTTATAGATTGTGTTAACAACGGCCATATTTATGCTCCATGTAAAGAGTTTTAAGATCATGCAAATAATTTTTGATATCTTTCTTTAACCCAATGAAGTAAGGTCGACTTTCATCATGGGTGAAAGCGATACAGTAATCATCATCAGGCATGTCTTTCATGTACTTGATCATCCCACGATCTAATTCAGGTGGGAAATAAACCCGTTCTAATTTACGGACTAATTCAGGATGACGTTGTAAGAGTTCAAATGCTTGTGGTCGATAACGATAAGTGGAGTATCGAATAAACTCTCTTAATTGTCTTGGGAAGTAAGATTTACTCCAAGTGTTACTACTACTGTAGAGCGTTTTGATTCTATTTAACTGCGTATCGATAGGTAAGGTATCGAATATGACATTCAGATAACCCGTTCCACATTTAAATTCGAAATCGATTCCACCTGAACGGATATCACGAAAGAGTTCGGTTCTATTCCCTTGATAGGGATGTTTGAAGTAATGTCTGATTACTGCAATAGTCGTTAACTCGATACTTCGTTTCAATGGCATGAGATCCTTTAATGGAACATGTAACCAATGCCGTACTGAACAAACCGATACTTTAATAGGGAGATAATTGTAACGCATAGTGTGTGACCTCATTAGGTGTGGTAGTAAAATAATGTAATAAAGAGGCTAAAACATACCCTCTCTAATAGGTAATATAAGTTTAATAAATGTATAGAAGGAAGGAAGTGATGGCTATAGATGGCGAAATATTCAATTGGGCGGGTAAGCAGGTTAATGGGAAAAGAAAAGTAATAAGAAAAACTGCGCACGATAACACTAAACGTTTTTTATATAATGTAAGAAAGAATGGTGCTGCTGTAAAATTATTAAAATATAATCGAGTAACCGCTAACAATGGAGAGACAACCGTATGGCCAATGAAGGGTAGAGTTGCGTATCATTACCAACCAAATGAACCTCTACCGAGTCATAATTGGGAAGAATATGAATGGGATTATAATGAAAAGATCTTTAAGTTTAGAGGACATCGTATAACCGAACAAGGAAGCTTTACTGCATATCGGACTAGTGTATGGACAGGGGCAGGTACAGGTACTTCCATGTCAGAACGAAATGGTCATCTTGGAGAAGTGGTAATGATTAACAATCAATCCATTGAAGTGATCAAAGATGATAACGTCACCTCGGTGAATGGTGGGATCAATCGTGAGAATGGACATGATGTTATTTCGGTGTATGGTGGTGTGACTGGAAACAATAACACGATCGCAATTACATTTCCAAGAAGAGATCCGATTACGGTAAATATGGAATATGGTGACGGTTATATGGAATGGGCGAATCTCTTTTCAGTAAAAGGGGATAATAACACAATTGTGTTTAATATCGATCACGAACTGTTCTTTAAATCAGGTTTAAATAGTGGCGGATGGGATAGGCCGATTTCATTAATTCGAGTGAATGGTAGGAATAATAAAATTTATTTTAATTTTACTTCTAGAGGTAAGATTACATTCCAATCAAGAATGTGGGAAGGACAGATTAGAGATAAAGTTTGGGTAGGTACAGAAATATATGGCGAATATCATCAGATTCCGAATGACGATTCTCATCATGGTCCGTTGGGTGAACCATGGAAGTTTATGTTAATCAATACCGTGAATACTGCAAATGGAAATCTTTTGGAGACGGGTTCACCTAATCGCTATTTCTACAAAGGAGTAAAACCGATACCGAATCAATTATTTGGACGGGTACGATTTAATTCGAATGAAAATGAGAGAGGCAAGTATATTATAGAAACCCCGATATTTTCGGATGCGGTAAGAGAATTAGTGTATCCGGTCGATAAACCAAATACCACGAGAAATTTTATTAACAATCTCACAAATCTTCAACTATCTACAGGTATTGTAAATGGATTTGTTACCACATTAACGAATGAAAATACATCTATTCATCATACTCGTATTGATTATAATGCTGCTGGTTTATACTTTCACGGGTTTGTAAGCCGCTCCGTATTCACAAATCATTCCGACCGAAGTGGAAGTACGATATTACATACAGCTCATTTGGTGAATACAAACAATCGAAATATTACCTTTAATCTTTCAAATCCAATTACAATGAATCACCGTTGGCGACACCCAGGAAATCGTCTCCATAATTTCATCACTGTACTAGGATCAGGAAATATTATTACGATTAATTTGAATGCTGAAGTGAAGTTTGAATATTCGAGCCCAGATGGTCCTTCACGGGATGCATTTATTATGGCTGCTCCAGGAAATAAAATTATTATCAATCGTGGAGGAAATGGAAATGTTGTTTCACAGAATCCTGGTATTTATAATCTAGGATTTGAACACATTACACCATATATAAATGCTTCTGAAGAAACTATCAATAATCTTAGACGATAGGTGATTTGACATATATCCGTAGGTTAACCTACGGATATATGTTTGATGATTCTATCTTGCATCACCTACGTAGATATAGAAATCATTAGTCGGTGTATAACTTGTAGATCTCGTATCGTGGTCACGATCTGAATCACGAATATATAAAACATAACTTCGTTTATTATTGATCCATTCAAATGGATAATTAATGCGTTTTAAGTAACTAAAGAAAATAGGAAAATCATCCTCAATAATATATTTTTGATCACCATAACCACTTTTTATTCTATTATCTCGATCATAACTACTGTCCGTTATATGCAAGATACCGATTTTAGCAAGACTATCGCCATGTCTATTTTTTACATCATGATTAGAAGCGTATGAGATACTTAATTGATTTATACGATCGTTACTTTTACCATCCCAACCTACGATAGCTGGGAACCACTTCTGTCCGAATATAAACCCATGTGGACCTATTGGGTTAACTGCACCATTTGGTAAGGTGTCTGACCAAATAAGATTATTCTGACGGATACGATTATCAATGATTCCATTCATACGTTTACTCACCAGTTCATTCACCTTCGCATCGATTGCTTGATTGACTTGATCTAATGAAATCCCAGGATTTTCTTTCAATAAACTACTGAATAATGTATTATTTGGTATCAGTTTATCGGTCATTTTGATTTCTCCAAAAAGGCACGTGAGAGCCTTCTCACGTTAGTCTATTATATTTACATTATGTAAATATAATAGACTAATCAAAAATCGATCATCGGAAAATAATATGATCAAACATAATGGAGTAGGGTATCATATCCCTACTCCACCTATGCCGTTCTTTATTCTAATTTACCGGTAAAGTAATTCTCTGCTAATTCCCCTCTTCCTTTACCTCCCCAGCTACCACGATAATTTAATCGATATGCATCGCCATGATGCATGTAGATCTTACAGGATTTACGATTGATGATGATCTGGTTATCATCTTCTGCCATAATCATTGCCACGTTCTCATCATTATTAAACGTAAAGTATTCGCTATTGAAATTCAAGGTTAACTTATTGTGACGTCCTGTCATGGTGATAAAGTTTTGTACGTGGTTATATCCATTGTACCAACTGTGTCTGAATTCTAAGTTAGCATTGATATTGATCGTGATATCATTGTGATCCCCATTGATGGCAATAACGCTATGAACGTTCCATCTGGTTCCATTCCCTAAACGAGTATGCACCTGCATGGGTTTATTGAAGTTGATTTCGATTTTACGTCCATGCCATTTCTCGATCCCATTCTGTACGCCGGGGAAGATCATCCCATAGAAGGATTGATTTCGGAAATCCGATACAATAGTAAGATTATCATTCACGTAGTAACGTCCATGGTAACCCGTACCACTTGATTCAGATGGAACATCGACTTCAAATTTCACGGCTTGTTTAAGTTCTTCTGATTGAGGCCATCTGGTTTCAAAGTCATATTTCCATCCTCTTCGACTTCCGTTATCATGACAATAGATAATCGAGTTAACGAACTCTTGGAAAGTACCGATTTCATTGACGCGGTGGTTATTCTTGTAGTAAGCTTTTGCGGTATTATTCCAAACGGTACCAGCAGGAAGGAAACGAGCGTAAGGATAGTCTCTGGTATTACGTTCCGGTAAAGGCCAGACTTTGTTGTATTCTCGTTTATGAACTCTTGAGATACTACGATGCCCTAGTTCCATATGGGAAGGGTATTTTCGATCTTTGTGAAGGATATGCATAAAATGGTTCCTATTGCTTTCGATGCTAAAGTAGTCTTCTTATATTTAACATTATGTTAAATATAAGAAGACTAATCCGAAGGATCAAATAAAAGGAGCAGATATCAAGATGAGTCGACAAGCAATGAAAGTAGACGGTGAAAATAATGGTGGTCGTCGTCACGTATGGATCAAGCCAGGATCAGAGATCACGTTAAACGATGTTAATCAAACTGCAGATGCGAAAATCAACGATTTAGTGAATCAACGATTAAATGGAATTATTGATGGACGTATTCAACATGATAAAACCGCTTATAAAGAAAACCTACCGAACGGTTTAGTCAATCCTTTCGGTCCTCATGGTTTCCCTTATGGAAGTACTGAATGGCCTATCTTTCAAGGGAGACCTTTTGCACCAGATTTTTTCACGAATAATGTTGTAATCCGAGAAAGAAATCAACATATCCTATCTCGATATCAATATATGAAAGACTGGTATCAAACCACGCCTGAAGCATTGAATTGGGTCAAGAAGAATGGGTTTATCGCAATAAGGGATTTCTGTCGATTAGAAAATAGTGTCGGATACTACAATAGCCACAGATGGAGCACGGGTGCTCATGACGAATGGGAACATCACGAGACTATTTTTGATGTACGGTATTGGTGGATCAACCGATCAGAGTTTCCTATCTTCTTTAGGTTCTTAGATCGTATTGGTTATTTTAATGTATTAAATAGAGACGGGTCTTTTAGTGCATGGCGGGATCGTTTTGTCATCTTTCAAGGGCAGGAAGGATTTAATGGAAGTATAAGAACATTACCACCAGCAGATGCTATTTTATACGTGGGTGATCAGAAATATTAAATCCATCATCAGACATAAACAGAAGACTCCTGTTTAAAGGGAGCCTTCTGTGGATTATGTCTGATCTGTTTATAGTTAAAATTATTTATAACTATAATTGACTTTTCTGTTGAATCGCGGTAAGATCAATTCCGGTAAAGTCGTATTATATTCTCTATCATCCGCATTTAGAATATGGAATTGAATAGGGATTTGTACATCTTTTGTTCGTCTTGGCCCACCGATCTCTTCAACATGTAACTTAGCATTAATTTTTCGTGGAATCATTAATTCCTTGACTAATTCAGCTTGCGTGTCTGTCCCTGGAGAACGATTGATCGTGTTTCTGTTGACCCAGATCAATTTATTATAACCCGGTGTCGACATATCCATAATCCACTGATCTACTGGACAATAGACTTTATCGATATATTGACGGTTATCTGGGATACCAAAATGCATTTCATCTGAACCAATGATCACTTTCTGGAATGCCTGTAATGAAACTTCATCAAATTCGATATAACTGGTAATAATGAATGGTGCATATTTATCATCTGTTTGATTACGACGATAGGACGTGATCGCTACAAATACATGCAATACCATGCGATATTGATCAAATGGATCCGGGAGTCTTCGATTAACCGGTACTAACGGTTTATTCTTCGAATTGATTGTGAGATCAACTTTCTTATATGGAATCATGATCGATGCTTTCTTCCAACGATCATCGGAAGGAGGTGTACCGATGAAATTCATATCGGTCACTTTTTCGATACCGTATGGTTGAGCCCAAGCTCTTCCTTCATACTCGTTACTTTGTGGTCTTAAAACACCCGCTTGTTGAAGGTTGATATGGCCGTTATCCGGAGTATTATAACTCTGGTGGAGAACGGACATGTCGTAACGACCTTTCGGAAGACGTCTAAAGGTTTTTAAATAACTCGTATAGCGGTGACGATCGTTACGCTGATCAACATTACCAGATACATCGACTATAAACACGCGCATATCTGCCTCATTCCACATTGTATCGAATTTAGTATTCCCTACTGGTTTATTCACGAGATCACCATTATTAACAGGTCTCGTACGTTGGTCATCCAGGGTTAAATGATTATCCAATGTGATTGATATCGGTGCTGATTTGATCTCTGTATCGTGATAAATCGGCATGCGACGATAGTCCGTTATCGATCCAGTCACCGTACGCGGTAGACTCGCATGTGTTACCGTATTTGGAACAGCAACATGTGCGAAATCACCTAACGTTGAATTACCTGACCGATTTACAATAGGGTATGGTGCAATCGTTTGACCGCCCAATGCAAATTGAATATCGTATCGACCGGATGGTAATTTACTATATGAGGCTTTACCAATATGACCGTTTAATTTCGACGTATATTGTTCCTGCTTACCTTCTAATAACAAATTACCTGTAACATCCATATTTTCAACACGATTTGCTAACGCACTGTGTTTCACTAGCTGACGAGTCTCAGATACACGAATATCATATCTTGGTGATCCAGACACTGCGATTCCATCGACTGATACTAACTCTAATTGAATCGTATTTGGTTTTGCTAAAGGATACGGATCTTCTAATCCATTTGGTTTATTTACCCACGGATGATTTGTCATCGTGAAAGGATTACCGGTTAACGGTAATCTAAACGTATTTGATTCACCTACCAAGCGTACTTGAACATTCATGTTGTCTGAATCACGTAATTGTGGTACGTAAACACGTTGTTCAAAACGAGCTCTTTCATTTCCATCAAAATCTTCCAGTAATTGATGAATAAACACATGTTTACTCTTCAATCTTTCCATAATAGCTTTCGCTTCTTCTACTAACGCCACATTATCTTTCACCGTTAAATTATTACGAATAGAGAATGATAATGGTCGATCGTTAAAGGTGCCATTATCTTCATTATAATCCCCTACTGGCATGTTACTATACTTCGTAAAACGAGCTGGGATATCATTCGTACTGGATCCATCGAAATTATTCATAGTCGATGAATAAGCGATACGTTGAGGATCTCTCTCTACGTTCATTGTCATTGATTGGTCACCATTCAAAGTATATTCCATCAAATAATGACCTTTAGCGATATTACTGAATTCAATATTACCACTATAAACACTACTCTTCGCTTGACGTGTACCATTAATGGCTACCGTACCGGTCATCGATGCCTGAGTCAATGATTCTAAATGACTTACATCCATGAAATAACGAGTACGTCTGATCGGAATATTTTTTACGATCGGAGTAATCTGTTTTCCATTAACTTGAACTAATCGCATGGTACGTGACGTCGGGTTCGTATAGCGAGTATAATCATCTTGATACGGCTTAGTAATATCGGTATCTGTAAATAGATAACGACGTTGACCAGCATTTCCTTCAAATTCATATTCATTATATCGAGGATCGGTAGTGGTTAACTTCACCGTGCCTGGACTCAGACGACTTAATAAATCCCCTTCCGCATAAGCGTACATGTTGAATTTGAGATTATCGTCTTCTTTACCTATACACACGTAATCTACATTTAACCCTAAACGCATCACTTCATCTAACCAACGGGTAGCGTTTTCAGCAAGGATTTGATCGTTCGTATACGTAATTCGGTTTGGAATTTGAATCGTATATCCTTTACGATTTGCGTTCATCGATGCTTCATCTTCGTATACGTCGTAGTAATCTGCACTAGATAGATTGATTCCTAACATGCGTACAGGGATAGTAGGTTTAGTTTTAGGGTCCCATGTTCGAATAATTGGTTTAGCTTGATCCGTAAAACTGCCTCTAAAGACCCCGTCACTGATTATTCCACCAGCAATCGCTTCATATGCTTCATCACCTAGATTATCGATATTTAATCGATAGTATTGATTAAATTCAGAATCATTTGCATCTGATTCAAGACGTAGGTCTTGTTCATAATCACCGTTACCTGTAATCGTTAAACTACCGGTAATTTCCATGCTATCTGTTAACGGTTTTAATGCTGCTTTCAGATAACGTCTGGTTTCAGTAAAGTTAACAGTAGAAACGATATTAGATACAGCTACACCATTATATTCGACTAAAGTTAACTTCGTACCATCTTGATAGAGACGATCTAATCGATCTTCCGCATTTGTAATAGATAATTTATCCGTATTACCATTTGAAGTAATTTCAGTCGTACCTAATCTAAACTTATATCGACCAGAAGGAAGAGTAGATGGTAAAGTGATTTCATACGTCGGTCTCGCTCGAATCATTGACTGTAAGAAATCTAAACGTTTGATAGCATCTAGTGTGACGTTATTTAACGCATTACGTAAACGAGTGATAACTGAATCTTCACCTTGTTTCTCAGTTACGTTGAATTCAAACAATGCATCTGGACTTTCAAATGCAGTATATGCTGGAGCTCTTATTAATTCTGGTCTTATTTCGACCCCATTCCACGTGTTAATATCGACCAATGTAGCTGGATTGTTCTCATTAGACAATAATGTAATCATGTCAGTGGTTAAATTCGTGATATTGATTACCGCTTCACCGTTTCGACCTACATCAATATTTCCTTGATACAGCCCCCGTACACTGATATTCCATCTGCCTTGTTTATGACCGGATAAGTGAAACTTAACGTTACTAAAAGCTTTCTCTACTCGACCATCGGGATACGTTGTTTTTACCATATCACCGGTGATCCAATATCTTGGATTTGGAAATAATTCGCTTTTAATCACATAAGTAGCGGTATCGCTTGGTTGAGCCGTAAAGGTTTTCTCGCTCATGAAGAACGGATAAGGACCTTGACCACTAGGATGAGTATAATCCACCAGTTTATATTTAATCTGATTCCAGTGCTCGCGTTGGTTAGGGGTTAACTGACTAAATGGTTTATCGTAGTTCAACGCAATACGGTCTTGACTTGTTTGTGGTTGATTATTGAAATCGGTTTTAATCTTATACGTACCAGGATGACCAAAGTTGTCGATGACGAATTGATTTAACAATTTATACACGGGTGTACCATCTGGATTCACATCCACAATATTACGCACCGCGTATAATCTAACTCCCCACTGATTCTCTCTTGCCATGATTTCATCAGTTAGATCATAAACCGAATCTTTCTCCCATTTGGTAATTGGACTATATGGTACTTCAATCCAATTGCTCACTAACCCGGTTTCTAGATGAGTAAATTGCACTTTAAAATAAAGACGTTGTCTCTTATAACGCGCTAATACTTTATCTGGCGTATCCATTTCCCGATTATGCCCACTAATATAACCATGATCAAAATAATCACCGATCGGATTACGAGATGATTTATTCGTATCAGAAGTGATTTGTGAAATAAAGCTTGAATTAGTTTCAGATCTAACCAGATACTCACCCGGATAAAGTCCAGCCGTATAGAAAACAGGATTCACTAATTTCACTACAAATTTATCAGGATAATTCGCAATTTCAGGATGGAATTCTAATTTATACTTATTCTCTACTCTGGCAGTTACATTCAAGAATCCTGCTCTTACTTTACGTTTCAAATCTTCTAAACGTGCTTCACGTTCAGACTTCCATGTAAAGGTATTCGGGACGATACCTGGCATGACCGTACTATTATAAGACGCATTCTCGAGATCAATATTTGGCATGGTAAATCCATACGGGTTCTCAATACGAACACGATCATTGGAATAAGAAGCAATGTTCCAACTTCCATCTACGTTATGATGCGTGAATTGGAATTCATATCCCTTCTCTACCACACCACTATTTGGAATAAAGTGTTTAAAAGATAATTTCGTATCCTTACTCACTTCTTGTCGTTGAAATGATTTTTCTGGAGTATCATCACGGGTTTTATCCCAACCCATGACATCATTCACACGTCCTGTTGTACGATTAAAACGTATACCCGGTAATTGACGTAACCAATTCACAATATTTGGTGCTATATATTTCAATGAGACCACACCACTTTCATCTTGAATAAAACTCCAAGGTGAAGGTACCCCAGTTAACTTCCCTTCTAACGTAAACGGATGTAAAAGAAACTTCTCTCTATTCTCCGCATTCTGAACTTGATTCAGTATATCCCAAAAGTTATACAATCCTTTTGGTATCGTATCAATCGCTCCATCTTTCCCGATATATCCACAGCCTTCACCATGGAACTCGATCGTACCTTGCATGTTGATCTCAAACCATGAGGTCTGTAAGTCATCACTCCAACAATAGATCCCTTTTAACTTATCCACGATCTTTTGCCAATGTTCTCGGGTATTACTCACTTTACTGAATAAATATTCCACCGACTCTTTCGTCTGATACGTTCCTGGTTTGACAGGAAGATATCGTTCGTCTGGTTTAAACATGTTTATAGTATCCTTTATTATTAAGCATGATAAATCATGAGTAGGATAGTACGTCATCCTACTCATCTTGTTTAATCAACTATACCCTATTGTACATCTGGTATAAGTCGTTGAGGTTCTAAGTAGATCTTATCTCGGATCTCGTTATCAAAGATGATCGCAAGATAATACCGTGGTTCAGGAAGATTCACATCTTCATTATATTCACGTAGATTCCGATATTTGATCCCATAGGAACGAGTGTTATCTCGTAACCATACACTAGACAAGTTATTGAAGTTCGGTAACATCATCTTCAGATTAATATCCCCATAACGGATACCACCTACTTCATGTACGACTAATAGCTGATGACCAGTCATAGTCACTTCACGGTAATGAAGGTCTTCGATATTCACGTTATTCTGATCACCAATATAAAGTCTGACACTCATTCTGTCTAAGAAATCAATCGGGACTTCATCTAACATCACGACCCCTTCTTTCCATTGTTGACCTAATCGATACGCTTCAGGTAAGATATCGTTTTCACGGACGATCTTACGAATCGTACCAAAACTAGCAGGTAATAATGGATCAGGTTGACGTTGAATCAAGATATTCGATTCTTCCCGATTCGTTAAATAGAATATATTACCGTTTATCTTCATCTTGATACGGATATCGTAACGAAGGTATTCACGGTCTAATGCATCGAAATTCAATCTTGTTTCATTACGATAATGAGGAACTTGACTGATCTTCCAATGACGTTCTAATGCGTATCCATCGATCTTCTCTTTACCATCGACGACGGTCATCGTATAGGTTTTGATTGGTTTCGGTAAACGATCTTTCCCTACACCAACGACTTCTACCACACATTGGAAATTCGTTTTGTTTAACTCACTTTCCTTACCTGGATAGAAGAGCACAGGACGATAATCCATCCATTTCAACCAGAACTCACCCGTATTACCGATTTGTTCGATCTCAACTCCGTCACCGATCATTTTCATTGTATAACTTAATTGATCACCTGTACCAATATAAGCAGGATCGATCGGTACCTCAAAGGTCTGAGTATGACCGAGATAATCTAAATGACGATCATCTGCTCCTTTTACTTCGATTTGGATCAAATAACTCGCTTGTTCTTTGATCGTTGGTTTTACCCAATCAATCGTTGGATAAGAGATATTCGTTTTCGCAATCCGTGAACGATTTAATGGATCACCATACGGTAAAATAAAGTTATTTACTGGATGGTTTGCATAACCTACCCCATTACGTACCACCGTATAGGTATCAGCTTGATCTTTTAACCAAATGATCGAACGATGATCTGAAGTGGTTTCAATGTTAAAGTAATCTTTAATATCGCCTACTTCATGCCATTCGGCTGGTTTCTCTTTTAACGCATATCTCAAGTTGATATTCTTCAATACAAATGGGTTCGTTGTGCCTGGAATAGCCGGTACGGATATCGTCATGTGACGTAAACCGTACAAGTAATGGCTTTCTTCTGTACGATAACGGTTCTCAAGATCTTGCATACGGTTGATCTTGATAGCGGGTTTCTGCGTCATACTCACGGGTATTTCCCATGTCATCGATGATAACACTACACCATTCTCATCTAAGCAAGAAAGTTTATTTCTTAACTTCACTACATCGATATTCCGATTCGATCTTTCATTCTCTGGAAGATAGACATCAAAACTATCCGTATTGGCTATATCCGTAAATACACTTCTGAATCGATTAGACTCAGTTGTTTTACGTCTGACCTGTAAGGTAAACTCACCTGTACGATGATGGATATCAGTTTCATTGCTCACCAGATTCAGACTGGTTTGATACTGCCAATATTCATGATAACGCCATGCTTGACTGAGATTCGGATTCACGATAAAGTCATTGAATGGAATTTCTAAGTGACGAATCAATGGATTGTGCTGTTTTAACGCAGTGATACGTTCACCCACTTCATTAAATGTTTGTTCGAATAAGATTTTCAGTTTCGTATTTCGATTACTGTACTGTTTCGTATAACCTTCTAATAATACGGATAAGGTATCATCATTACTCTTCGGTAATGAAACACCTTTTACTCCTTGTATCCAAAGATACGCATCTTGATCAGGTCGTTGATAAACCGATTGACAATTTTCATTTAAACTGGTATCCAGATAAACGATATTGCTGACCGATTTACTTCCATTAATGTTATCCACAATGGTGCCATATTTCACCCCTCTATCATGATGAGGAATAAAATGATTCGTACAGAATGCTTCGAATTCCCATCTCATCGTATCACCAATACGATACGTGGTTTCAGGATAATACTTGGTTCTTCTTCCATTGATTAAGAATCGTCCACTGATCGTAACTGATTTACCATCCTTACTATATTTTATCTTAGCAGGACTACCTGGAATAAATCCAAATTGATTCGGATCCCAACCATGGTCACGCCAATGGTTAAAGACTTTCTCATTCATCTTCGGATCACTCTCACGATAATTCATCGTTAAGAGATAACTATAATCCGTAGCATATGCGATATAGTAAGTTTCACCATTAAATTGACTTTCTGATAATGGGTGATCCCAGTTAGCAATTTCCGTTAATTGGATATCTCTATCTTTTATACCGTACTGTAACTCATTATCTTGATACGATAATGGATTCGTTTCACTATAACGTGGGAGATAAGGGATGTCTTCTATCTCTGCTAATGTCGTTAATACGGCTTTCTTACGAGGTAAGGCAGGTAATCCTATATTCCCTTGTTTCAACGTATTTGGTTGTAAGAACCATGGTTTAATCGGATGATGTTGTTCATCTAATAATAAGCTATTATAGAACGCTTCTGGATTTAACCCTTCTTCACGTTTGCCATTATGCTGACCATTGATTGCCTCTACCGTTGCTTTCGTAGCAAAGTAAAGGGTTTCACCCATCAATGTTTTTAATGCAAAATACGGATAGATGACCAGCTTATTATTATATCGTCCAATATGAGTCGATTCGATATCATTCCCTGCAGATAAGAACGCTTTCGTTTTAAAGAGGTTATAGATCTCTTTCAGATACGGTTTATCGGCATTCTCTGGTTTATTCACAAACTCCGTAAATTCCGTCATCCAATTACGACTGATGATCCAATCATCTACTTGAGTAGTTTGATACGTTTTAGCAAACCCTTTCATCGGTGCTTCTTGATTCTTCCCACCTTTAAAGGTAGTACCGATACGATAACTCGGTTTCTCCTTATACATGTACTGAGGATTACGGGTTAACGGATACGTGTTATCGATCATGGTACTGCGATAGACAGGTGGTTTCGTACCGATTGGATACGTGCCTTCAGGATAGACTTCATTCTTTCCATTCATCACGAAACCATGGATCGTATAAGTTTGATTCATTGGATTGATCGTGATCGCACTTTCCATGAACGTTGGTGTCGTTAACTGGCGAGTTCGTTGATATTCCTCATTGATCGCTCTTAAGTTATACGGGTACCCGTAATCTAATGGATCGCTGGTACCAAAGAGTTCAAAGCCAGTAATGAAATCATTTTGCTTATACGTATACGGTTTTAAAGTAAACTCGATCTTTTGGGTTTCCGTAAATGGTTTCTTCTGAAGAATGGTAATAACCGTACCAGGAGAATATCGAGTAAAATCCACTTCCCAATCAATATTATTCCCATTTCCTACACGCCATTCACCTTCGATCTTCTGATGATTCGCATAGATTTCGATGATCGCACCTCTATCGCCTTTACCGGTTAATCGTTCCGTACGAGGTGAAGCGTCTTCTTTCTCATTAATTAATAAGATCTTCTGTTTCACGATACCTACGAAGTTAACTAAGTAGTAGGATGTATGGTAGATCCCTTTCTTATCCACGCCGTAAGGATCATCCATGAAGACTTCCACAAACCCTTCTTCGATCACATGTTCTTTTCCTTCTTCTACCTTCTTCGGTAAAGGAATCAAGAATTGTTTATCTGCACCTACCGTGATCTCACCGGTAATATATTTCGTATTCGTAGACCAACGATAATAAATCACATGATCACTTCGATCACTGTGACCAACTACGTTGTCTCCCATTTCAGTCACGATGTGTTTCTCAGGTAGCGTTAACTGTATCGGTTCAATATAAGCTAACTGTTGTAATGGACTACGATGGACTTCAGTGGTTTTCACTTTCTCACTTTCATGATCTAAATAATGCAGCTTATCTTTAGCTGGATTGTTCTTCCACTTCTGATAGATCGTTTGAGTATCCCCTGATCCACTATAGATACGCCATACCGGTTTACGGTATTGTTCACTCATGGTGAGTAAGGTATTCGCTTCGACGATCATCTCGTAGTAACGATTGGTTCTTGTAAGACCATGCATTCTTAACCGTAAGTTCTTATATGGTAAAAGATAGTTTTGACTACGACTCCATTGGAATAAACGAGGTAAAGTTAATTGATCATTCCAACCATCTATCGTGACGTAAGCAGGATTAAACCAATTCGGTAAATAATCGTTGAAACGGATCGCTTGATAGTCTAACACTAAGCGAGTATGCTCACTCGTGTATTCAATATCGTAATAATAGTTGATGCATTCTGTTAAAGTAAGATTATCGTCTTCTAATTTAAAGCTACGATGTTGGCCATACGCGTTCTTGATTAAGGTTTTCTCGTAATCCGAAAGATGATGGGTAATATTGCGTTCTACTAATTGGAATAACCCTTCTTCTTGTCGTTTAACACCATCTATCGTGAGCAGTTGATTCCCTAACTTATTATTCCCTGATGCATGTTTCGTACTGATGAAAATCGGTTCATCAGTAAAATAACCATGTTCACTAAACAAGGCTTTAGGATGACCATCCTTATCCGTCACCACATCTGGCCAGGTATCATCTAAGATACAGCTATAAATCTTATCCGTATCTTGCGTATCGATCTCACGCATGCCGATACGGAAGTATTCTTGATTCCGTTGCCAGATCACACTGCCTTTTACATTGACTTGTGTTTTCCCATCAGTACGTTTGGTAAACCAGATCTTCCCACCATTATAAGGAATAAATCGATTTTGATTCGGTGTTCGTTCAGGGAAGATGAGTTCTCTTCCTTTATAACGAGGGAACTGAGTGGAATGAGGTTGTTCCTCTTCTTTAACTAATGGGGTACCGTGGATATCTTCTGTCGGATATACCACACCGTAGATATTACTGATATCCTGATAATGCCAGTAGTTTGGTGTATGGTCGATCGTTAAGTACGTATCGATCATCCCATCTGGACCAAAGCGATCGTAAGGATAACGCATCTGTCCATTAATCAATAATGGAATCCCTGAGGTTAATGGCCATGCAATATCTTGTACAGGATCAAAGACCTCAGTCATTCCTTCAGGTTGACTTTCATTATACAGTCTGACTAAAGTCGCTTTACTACCACTTACCCCTAATTCAGGCACAAAGGTATCCCAACCAGGCATCGCTTTAAACACGAATTGAACGCCGTGTTCTAATGGATTGATTGTAATGCTTTCACGGTAATAATGATATTGATAGATACTCTTCTGATTATCTATCGTAGGGACGACGTCTAACACCACTTCTTTCCATTGGTTATCGACAAGACTATGACCTTTAGGGTTCCATACGGTTGTCATGTCAACCCAATCAGGATCGAATAAATGATCTTCTAAATCTCTTAGTTTGATCTGTCTCGGTAAAATACGATGGCCTGCTGACGTAATCACAGTCCCGTATAATTCGATATCCCCATGTTCGGTTAAATTCACACGTCCATCATTGATCGGGATGATATTCGGTGGTAACGGCACCCATCGTTCACGATGTAGATTCTTATTGGCTTCTACCGCACCGTACGTGATGCTCCCATCTTCATTCTCTCCGATAACGTGATATACGTTCATCGGATTCACATCATCTTTCGTGACGCTATTGAAATAACTTCTGACTTGCGTATACTTCTCTTGTTCACCGATATAACCGTATTGGTTAATATAGCGTCCTTCTTTACTATCGATGACGATTCCTTCGGCTTTAAAGGTACCATCCGGATAAATCGTTAATGTTCCATCTAAGATAGGAATAGGATAAATCTTATCACCTTGTGCCGTCACGATCTGTTGATCAAAGGAGACGTAATGATATTCGATGACCTTACTCTGTTCGTACGTTTCTTTGGTTAAATAAGGATTAGCGGGGACAACAAATTGATCATAAACCGCATGGTGAGCGTATTGCGTGTTTTCACGATTTTGAGTCACATCCCCTGATAAGTATCTGAGTTTCTCAAATGGACTATAGACACCAGGTTTGACTCGTTTATTCCAACAGTATACCTCACCCACGATCTCAATCGTGCCTTGTTGATAGATAAACACCGCACTATGGTTATTCCCTACCCCTAACGGTAGATAAGCATGGTGTTTATCCATATCCTTAATCAAAGGATGTTTGTATTGAGCTAAATTGGTTCTTGGTTTATAGTTACCCGGTTGGAGGGCACGCCAACTACTATCTAGTGTCGTATCACTGGGATGGATCTTTTCTTCATCACTCATGATGGTTTCTCCTATAGTTAAGGTCGATTTTCATTGTTATTTATACATGTAGTTTCTTACGTAAAACTACGTTAACATACGAGACCGTATCGTATGACAGCTCTTTTTGGGCTGTCATTATTTGCAAATAATCATTATAATATTTTTAAATTTAAAAATAAGGATACGGTATAAACATGTTACAACGTTACCCTTACGACCCGACCGGTCGGTCTCCTGATAACTTGGTGCGTACCGAACGTCATGTAGTAACCATCGATGGGAACAATGTGTTCTTCCCTCGATATGGGGCTTACTTTAATGATAGCCTTGTCGTCAAACAAGGTGAAAAGACGCTCGTACTCAATCAAGATTATCAACTTTCTTTCTTTTGGCAAGATGCCACTATCCAAGTCGGTAAACCTATCTCACTAGCCTTTAACTTTATCAACGATAAGATCATTGGTGAAATTCAAATCGATTATCAAGTCGTTGGGGGTGAATGGGCAGGTAGTGTCGAAGCGATTGAGCAACTTAAACAAAATCCTCCCGATAAACATCGTAATGTGTTTTGGGATGAAGTCATCGGTAAACCTGAAGCATGGCAACCGACTCGTCACATCCATCATGTCAACGATGTGTATGGATTAACGCCTCTCGTGCTCGCTATCGAAGAGATGAAGCGTAGCCTAGAGAATCAATCCGTTCTTAAATTAAAATCGGTCTATGATCGCTTCTTGAAGCTTAAACAGTACGTGGAAGCGAATATCGCTAACTCAGATGATGTGGGTCAAGCATTAAAGAACTATTCTGCTCAGATGGAAGAGAAACTCAAATCTATCTCAGACAGAAATGAAGTAGAACGTCTCATTGCTGAAGCGAAATCACAAACGCTTCGTAAAGTCGATGAGAAATACGATCCTCGTGTCCAAGCATTAGAAACGAATAAAGAAGAAGTCGCTCGGACGTTAACCACGTTAGCAAATGAAGGACGTGATCTTTTAGCGAAGATCAATGCAAACAAAGCGAACATCGCGACCAATCGTCGTGATATCGATGCACTTAAACAAAAACAACAATCGGATATCGATACCTTAACTACTAAGGTTAATCAGAATAATGAAGATCAGCACAACGCAATACAACGGCTCGATACCAAAACTACTACCGAACTCGCTCGAGTGGAGAATCAGCTGGCAAGTGCAACAAATACGCTCAATGATAAACTCACTGAGAAGGAAACCGCACTTACCGCATCGCTCAACGAAAAAGTCGGTGCATTAACTAACCGTATCAATGAAGTCTCATCGGGGGCACAAAACGATCTAAATCGATTAATCGAAAATGAGAAGAATGAACGTGTTGCAGCCATCACGGCAATGAATGAGGGGTTAACCCAATATAAGAACACGCAAGCTCAAATCGATCGTGCTCAGAATGAGCGTATCGATGGTGCAGAAGCCAAGAACCGTGAACAAGATACACGTTTAGACGGGTTAGATAAAAAGGTTACGGATAATAAAGAAGCCCAAGAAGCGAAAAATACCGAACTAAGTGAACGTATCGATCATTTAACCGAAAGTACGCAAACGGTAGATGCGTCTAAAATCACTGGATTAGAAGATACCATTGCGGCTAAGATCGTGCAGAATAATGACGGTGAAGTCAATCGTCGTATCCAAAATGCGATCTCCCAAGCGCATCAGGAAGAAGCCGATCAACGTGTTGCAGCGAAAGAAGAAGTCACTACCAATGTCTTAGCTGAAGTGGAACGTAACTATCTTCGTAAGACCATGAAGAATGGTGAAGCCGTTACTCAACGGATTGATAACCCACTTGAAATTGGTGCAGCGTTAACCTTTCGACAAGATGGAGAAGAAGGATCGTTATCTCTCGTGAAGAAAGATATCGAAATCCCTAATGAGCACCCATCTTCTTCTCCGGAAGAACATCCTGAAGGTACACCACCAACCGGTGAAGGCACACAACCTCCTGCTGTAGTACCGCCTACTATCCGCCATGTGACCGGGTTGAAGATTAATGCACCGGGCGGTAACCTCTTAGTCTCTGATGGTAAGATTTGGAATACGAATAAAGATCCGGATTCTTATCTTCCGACGAAACGTGAAGTGGATCAATTGCTCTCTAATCAGAAAATGGATTTACATCTTGAGAATTACATCACGAAACATCAAGATGAAGAAATCAATAGTAATAAGACGTTCTTAAAAGATAAGAAACTTATCTTAAATGCCGCTTTCTTAAAAGGCACAGATGAAGGTCTGAATGTCAACGATCAGTACTACCTTGTGGGAGATAAACTCTATAAAGGAAATGGTCGTCAAGACAACTACTTGATTACAAAAGCAGAAGTGGATTCCATCGGTGATGTCATCAACGATAACATCGATGAAGTCAATCGTAACATGACGACACGTATCGATGGGCTAGACGGTAAACTGAATACCGAGAAAGGTCGTATCGATCAAATCATCGAGAAGAATACATCGCAAGATCAGGCTTTAGAGAACTATAAAACTGAGCAAGCGAAGAAACTCACTGCATTAGAAGGGAAGATCGCGGCTGCTTCATCTGGTGCAGCCGGTTCATTAGACACGGCTATAGAGAAAGTTAAAGAAGATACGGCTGCTAAGATTAATGCAGCGATTGCTGATCGTATTAATCCCGTTATCTCTACGGCTAAAACAGAAGCCATCGCTGCAGCCAGCACACAAGCACAACAAGCCATCAATGGGTTTAAAACCACCCAAGATGCTGATAATGCAAATAAGTACTTCCGTAAGTCAAAGAATGGTGATCAAACAGTACCTCAAACTATTGAGAACCCAACTACGTTCAAAGATACCGTTAATTTTAATAGCGGTAATAAGACGGCTTCTATCTCGACGGGTAATAATGGCTTAACCTTAACCGGTAACGATGGTAAATCGGTTGTGGTGAAAGATGGTAAAGTCTATACTGGAAATAAAGGGAACAATGATTATCTCTTAACGAAGTCTGATGTCGATAGCATCGTATCGAGTAGCAACAATAGTCTTAACCTGAATCAATATCTTACGAAAGGTCAAGATGAAACCATTACCAGTAATAAAACCTTCAGTAAGGATAAGAAACTGATCCTGAACGCTTCATTCATGAAGGGTACCGATGAAGGGATCAACTTAAATGATCAATATTACTTAGTAGGCGATAAGCTTTATAAAGGTAATCAACGACTCGATAATTATCTGATTACTAAAGCGGAAGTTCAACCATTATTAACCGCATTACAAAACACGGTTAATAACGACATCAAGACAAAGTTAGCGGAATTAGAATCTGAGTTAGCGAAGAAACCAAATCATGCGGATGTCGATCCTGAAGTGCTTAAACGTCAGGTGAAGAAAGAACTGGATAGTCATATCGCTGAAGCACGTGCGAATGCAGCAGATGAAGATCATGAAGCCGTACAACGTCTTCCTGAATACATCGTGCATCCTGATGCACCTAACACGAATGTAACCGGTAATCCAAATGGTGGATTTAGAGTAGAAGGTATCGTCTACATGAATCCAAATGAATCCCATCAGGAATACTATCGTGCAGTGTTTACCCCTACAACGGAGTTAGAATGGACAAGTAATAATACTTGGGTTATTCCTGATATTTACGATGGATTAGTCGCACAAGTCTTCGTTACTTCCGGTATCCGTATAGAAGGTGGAAACAAAATCAAGTCTCCTTCTACGAAGATGCGTTACGTGAAATTAGTGGGTGGTCAATCTGTACCGATCACGGTCGGATCGATCAGTTCATTTGGTAGTTGGTTAACCAATGATGGTGTCGATACGAAGAACGTAATCTATCCATCTATGGTCATTCCATCTATTCCTGGGATCACTTATCAACCTGGTCAACATGCGAAGGTTTTAGTGATCGTATAACCAATCATCTAATAGGAAAACATTTATGACATATTTTGCACAACTCGTTAATAATAAAGTTGTTAACGTGATCGAAGGTGACCCTAAGGGTCGCTTCCAAGAAGGTTTGGTGTGGGTTCCTTGTCCACAAGACACGAAGATTGGTGATTACTATAATCTGATCGATGATGTTTATACCCGACCAACCTTATCTTTACAGGAGGAGAAAGATCTCCTCCTTGTCAGAGTAAAAGAAGTCTATCAAAATATCATGCGGATGTTAACCGGATCGTTTCCAGAAGATGAACGATTGACTTGGGATATCCAAGTGGATGAGATGAAAGATTACTTGAGTGACCCACAAGCAGAATGCTTATTCATTCGTGCCTTAGCAGAAGCCAGACAGATACCGATCGATACCTTAGTGAAACGTATTAAAATGGCTAACGATTTCTTTAGAACACATTCAGGCTATGCCACAGGAAAGCGACAACTTTTCGAAAACATGATCGAGGGATGTCCTGATTTAGGTCATCTGGATGTGATCAAAGATAAAGTCAATGAATGGGAACGTAAAGGATTAACAAGATGATTTTAGAACCCTTACAGATAAGAAGACCCTTTGATCCTACAGGGAAAAGTCGGGATAACTATATCCATAATGAGATCCATACGTTACCTCATTTAGTGAAACGCATCATCGCACCTCGTATGGGTGCGTTCTACGCTGAAAGTTTACGTGTTCGTTATGGAAATCAAGAACTGGTATTAGGCAAGGATTATGAATTAGCCGCATTGTATCATGATGCGACGGTTGTAGTCGGTAAAGATGTGAATGTGTTGATCGTCTTTACGAATGAAGACATCGTGGGAGATGTCGAGATCAGTTATCAAGTGGTAGGTGGTGAATACACCGGTACCTTTGAGATGATCCAGAAATACGTGAACGTATTACTGGTAGACCCACGTAAAGTAAGATGGGATGATATCTTAGCAAAACCTGATTTCTACGCACCGCGTGAACACTTTCATGATATCAATGATGTCTATGGATTGAACGAGTTGATTCCTTATATCGAGGAATTAAGACAAGCGTTAGTGCGTATTCGTTCGAAAGAGTTCCGTAAAGTTTATGATCGATTAACAGCGATTCGTGGCCAATATGAAACCGATTATCGTAATCTGTTAAATCGATTAAACACCATTGATGCTCGTACAGGTGGTGCAGCGTCTGATGTGGAATCCATCAAAGCACGTCTACGTGATGCGTTAGCGCGTATCGGGACATTAGAATCTTCTACCGCATTACAAACTGCTGTTGATGACTTTAATGAGAAGTTACGTCGATTACAGTCCGCATTAGATAATACGAATAATCTAAAAGCCGATAAGAGTGATGTGGATCGTAAATACGATCAATTACTCGCGAATATCAATAACTACTTTACGGCTCAGAAGAAGTTAAAGAACCAACATATTCCGTTAAGTAGTGCACACGGTAATCTGGTTGAGTTAAAAGATGATGGGTTATTTGTGAGTCCATCGAAATACAACGAAAACCGAGAGAATCCAACGAAGTACTACGTCGATAGCGCTATCGGTCGTGATAACGGCAATACCTCTGGTACTACCAATAGTCCATTTAGAACGGTACAATACGCTTTATCCTTACTTGGTGTCGATAAGACGTATGAGATCCATCTAAAAGGTGATCAAGTCCATATCTTACCGTATGGTACAGACAGTGTGATTCATCGTAATCGAATCACCATTAAAAGCTGGTTATATGGTAATACGACCCAACCGGCTATCTTACAATTCGGTAACGATAACCGTCAAGGTGTGAATATCGAAAATGGATACCGTAGTCAAAGCTTAGAACTGAATGAAAGTATCTTAGAGTTCACTAACGTGATCGTACGCGTGAAGAACGATAGACGGAGTGCGATCGCATCGATGCGACATCGTGCAGCGATTAACATCCGTGGTAGTTCACATGTGTCGACCAGTATCATCTTCGGTATCGATACGAAAGTCAGTTTAGAAGAAACACAAGACATCTTGTTTAACAGTCCACGTAGTGGTATCTTTACATGCGTATTACCACCTGAACTATTCGACACGAATAAGATCGAAGGAAGTGGTCAATTATTCGCTGAACTGGATATGCGTACTCATCTTTACTTTACTGGGTTTGAAGCCAATCAATCTGCGCGTTTCAGTAGCTTTGTGAAGTTTGAGGGAACGCGATTAGATAACCTGAAACGTTATCTTCCTCAGTTACGTAAAACCGTGTATGGGTTGATGGGTAATGTGGTCGCAAATATCGATCCTTCTACCTTACCGTATTACGATCTGGGTAAAGCCGGATTAAGTAATGTAGAGGATAACCGTTTACAAGCAGTCGATGGAGGATATTATCTGGGTTCATTAAATCCGGAGACGAATAAACCATACGTTTACTACGTCGATGGCCAGGCAGGTAATGATAACAATACTGGTGAATTCGTTGCACCATTTAGATCGATCTATAAAGCAATCTCGGTATTAAAACCAGATGCACAAGCGTTTATCTTATTAAAAGAGAAACAATCACACGTGATTACGCAGATCCAATTTACTGCTTGTCAGAAGTTAAAGAATCAACATCTTTACTTCCAACCATATGGTGTAGAAACAGCAGGCCAAGTAGGTCGAGTCTATGATGCAAATGGACGTGCTCGTTTAGATACGGAATTTGGGTTAATCGATCCTTCTGTTAACTGTAATGCGAATCAAGCATTAGAAGTCAGTAAACTGAATACCTCTATCAAGGTAGCAGGTAGTCATAGTGCTGACCAAGCGTTATTCGGGGCAGATAAGAACGCAAGTAATAATGATATCAAGCTATCCTTTAGTGGAGTATTGATTGATTTAGAAAATAGCGGTAGAGGTACGTTATCGTTAGTGGAAGATACCCATTCTGATACGATGATGAACTTCATCAATGGTCGATTCAAAGGAAACAATGATCGTTGTTCTTTGGTGTTAAGAGATAAACGTTCTAGTACAGGATGTAGTATTCATTTAACGAATAGTGAAACAGATACTCGACCTTACTTTGAAGGGAATGTTCAGTTTACCTTTAATCATTGCACGAACCTGAGTATCATCGCACACGATGGGATGAAGACGTATCTGACTCGTAATGAGAAGATCAAAGATCATTTGAAAACATTAACTGCGAATAGTGCATCATGGAATGATGGATTGATTACAAATGTGAATCCTAAGAATGCCGTGAAGTTATCCAAAGCAAGTGATAACTTGTTACACGTGCATGAGGATGGAATCTACAGTGGTCGCATTGCTCCTCCTGAATTGGCTGCGTTATACGTGGATGCATTAGCAGGTAATGATGAAACCGGTGATGGCACCAAAGCTAAACCGTATCAGACGATTAAGAAAGCCGTTGATGTGGCACACGGATATACGAGATGGATTCACATCAAAGAAGGACAAGATCATTTGATTCAAGATGAATTGAAACTCTTTAATGATTTTATCTCGATTCAACCATACGGTCCTGGTTTTGATGCGTTACCAAATAATCCATCCGATTTAAAATCAGTGCTTCCTCAAGCATATCGTCTAAACACAAAGATCAGCTTCAAACCAAGAAGTGTTTGGGGTAATTATCTTAATAGTGCGTTACTTGGTGGGGATAAAAGCTTTAGAAATATATTTCGTGTCTATGGTTGTTTGATTCGTAAACATCCGCATCAGCGTAAAGGTGAATCAGGTAAGATTTTATCTTCTTATCAATGTATTGATGCTTACGATGCAAATATTAATATCGAATTTCGTAACTGTGGGATTGAGTTCGTCAATAATCCTGAAGGGGCGTTATTAACCGGTCGAGGCGATTATCGCGATAATCAAACGGTTAACTTAAGCGATATCAATGAGATCTCGGGTGAAGGACGTATCTTTGAACGTACCGATTTTACTAACATCACTGCATCATTATACGGTGGTAAGTGGGAGGATGCGAACATCATGCGGAAGTACATGCCGAATATAAAACGGCATAGTGAGAACATTTTAGGAATTAATCTAAATGTTACCAATAAGAATATCTTCCCTATTAATGTAGCAACAATCTCCAGTAACACTTTCGCATTATATTGTAATCCTACGGATAATACGAACGGTATTTACGCGGGACATCCTGATCTGAAATCTGCAGTATTTCGCTTTTTACCAAATGATCATCAGTTCGTGTCTTTAGATAAAATGTTTAAAGCAGTGGATTACATGTCTACTTCTGACATCCGTCAAAAAGAAGACATTGAGATCATTGATAACCCGATCGAGAAGTTACAACAGCTTCATGGTTATACCTTCAAGTTTAAAGGTAGTGATAAAACGACAGGGGGTGTGATTGCACAGGAAGTGGAACAAGTATTACCAGCTATCATCAAAACGGATGACGAAGGGATGAAATCGCTTTCGTATAATGCGATCATTGGATTATTGGTGGAGGTATCAAAATCTCAACAACAAGAGATCGATCGTTTGAAAGCATTAGTTCAAACATTAACTGAACAAGTTAATGGAACGAAATAATCTTACGATTATAGAGCATAAGTGCGGGTAGGGATAAACCTACCCGCTTATGTCTGATCAGACATACATCCTAGGCGTTTCCACCTAGGATGATGTGAAGGTATCAATATGAAGAAAACTAAATGCAAAAATTAACAACCAAAACATTTAGCATAATATATACTGGGGTAGATTGTAAACAAACATAAGTTCCGAGCTTTTTACACCCGGAACTTATCAACAATACAGGAAATTAATAATGAAAAAATATTAAAATAACAACGCTAAAGGATAGTCTTTAGCATATAATAAAACAGTGATTGATTTAGTCTTTATTACATAATGTAATAAAGACTAACCCCAGAGGAGTAAATCAGCACTATGGCTAAACTCATTCCGAATAACGTATTATTTTCAGAAATCACGTACAGTTTATCTGATTTCATGATAGGCGCCGTACAGGCGTTTGCAACGAACAATCCTGGACAAGGGTGGTTGCCCTGCGATGGGCAGGAAGTCAATCGTCAACAATACGCAAAACTATTTGAGAAGATAGGAACTTCATTTGGTTCACCAAGTAATGGGAATGTGTTTAAATTACCGGCAATTAATAACAATAATTATTTTATACGTGGTGGGGCTTCTGGTCAGATAGGAAGAAAGCAGTTAGCTAGTCTTCATACGGTAGATGGAAATGATCGAGGTGATGTGCATTCATTAGGGATCGCTTATCCAAATCAGGTCACACATGGTTTTCCAAGAGCTTCAACGTTAAACGATTTTGTGAATCAAGAAGAGTTTGGAGATAATATCTATACCGATCAAGAAAACATGTATAATATCTATCGCTCTACATTTGTTCATCTTTGGTCATATGGTCGAATACAAGGTGGATTAATGGATAGAGCGAATCTCAACAATTACGGTATTCATACCGCATTAGGATCAAGACCGAAAAACATGACATTACGCTATTATATCTTTGCTGGTGTATAGGATCAAACATAAGGTCGGATATTTCTATCCGACCTAGATTATGATCGATAACCATTAACATAATCGCGAAATCGAACATCAAGTAAACAGTTTAAGTTGCCTTTACTATCAACCTGTATCTCAGAAAAATATTTTTTCCATTTGGCTTCATCATCACGACCATTATTATTTATCGTAAGATTACCAAAAGGCACGAGAATCATGGTGGATATATTTGGATTTGCAATTATGCTACCATGTCCCGTAATATCTTTTAAACGATCGAAATGATGTATTTCTAAAGAACCTACTGTATCGTATCCGTTAATAAAACGTCCGACGAGTCCTTTTTTCGCATCGTTTTCATCATAATTAAAATGAATACTAGAGGCGATTACTCTTACCCCAACCGAAGAATAACGGCTTTTTCCAAATGCGCCCATATGTTCATGCGTAAGACTGTTGAAAGTCGTATTTTTGACACTTTGAAATCTTTCATGTTCATGTAAATGAATCTTTACTCCAAAGAACGTAAAGACTGTAGGATAACGTACCGTAATTACCTCCCAATAAAGGTCGGTTCCATCAACAAAACTATGAGGATCGTCTGCCTTCGTCCCAAATACCCTTTTGGTTTAAAATCGATCGTTACATTTAAAGCATACATACGGCCATTATGAGTTTTGCTATACGGTTGAAAAGTAATCTCCCCACCCGGTATAACTACACTTTCTTTATCATCTAGTTGATGACGTTGGTTCTCTCTTAAATGGAAAATATAATTTCCAACTACTTTCATCGATTTTAATGCGTTAACTAACGTTCTAAATGGACGTTCTTTCGTTCCTGGATTAGTATCATTCCCTTCTTCTAGATCAACGTAGATATCCTTAGCTGTACTACTCGCTACGCTACCGTTACCATAATACAATCCATTATTTCTTGCTTCCAACAAATTACCTGTATCTGGACTTAATAACGATTGTTCGCTAAATAATTGATCATTTTTAATGACTGACATAATTGTCTCCTTCTTCTTCTTGTTGATACCAGGTTTATACCTCTAAATGTATCTACATTAGTTATTTACGTATACATACGTAAATAACTAATGTAGATAATAAGGAGACAACACATGTCAAGACTTATACCCGATTTAACGAAGTTCTCCACCTTGATGGGGGGGGGGTACCAGTTGGCACCGTAATATACTACGCTGGTATTAATTTACCGTCAGAAGAATGGAAATGGACGAACGGAGAGAGTCTTAATAAACAAGACTATCCCGAATTATTTAATGCGATAGGATATACTTACGGTGGTAGCGGTAATCAATTTAACTTACCTGATACACGAGATGAATTCATTCGATCTACCGGCAGTACAAATACGTTAGGTAGTAAATCGAAAGATACCATGAAGAAAGCAAGTTTAAATATACACAGTATCGACCATGGTGGATTTGAAGGGGCATGGTTATCAGAAGGGACAGATGGTGAAATGATCAATGATCTTTGGGTATGGGATAATCCAAGTGGTCATTTTGTCAGTAAGTTACGTACTCATCAAGAAGAAATCGATGTTTCTGATGTAGCGCCTTTAACAACGTATATGCCGTTTGAAAGTAGTCAATCACTGGGTAATGCGAAAGGGTATTACCTGCCGATCTATGATTACGTTGCTCGTGTTACCTTAGGTACTGGCTCTGAAACGAAACCTCGTAATATTGTCATGAATGTCATCATCAAAGTGAAATAAGTATTATATCGTGATATCGTTCCTTTTCTGTTCTTATATTATTTTTGTATAAATAAGAAGAGAAAAATAAATGAGCAAGAAAATATTAGAAAACAACCGTCTGTTTAGTCAGCAGCCATTATTAAGTGATGATGGTGGGAATCTATTAGAATGGCGTGAGGATGGATTATACTACGGTCAGGCAGCACCAAGAAATATATCCACACTTTACGTGCATGCAAACGAAGGAAAGGATGCGAATCCAGGCACGATAAATAAACCGTTACGCACAATCAATGCTGCCCTCAATCAATATAAACAAGGTCAACAATACAACCTTAAGTTATATGAAGGATTAACCTATCCTATCCATAGTAAAGCCCATGATGGTAGTGGTCATGCGTATGAGAATCTTTGGGTTACCTTTGAACCTTATGGGCCTAAATTAGATCAAACTTTCCGTAAAAACCATTATGGTACGGCTAACTGGGCAAGATCTACCGATTTTCCTCGCCCTACGGTTAAACTTTTACCATACATTGGTTCCAATGGATTACAACGAATAACGGTATTTGGTACATTAAAAGGCTGGTGGAACGGCATTATTATCGATGCTGCATTTGAAACAAATGCAGAGTTATTTGGTACGCAACGTGGTTTTATAGGTGGGCGTGATAACTACTTCGAACTCGTTTTTACAGGGAGCCAATTCATCTTAGGTAAACACCCGTTATTGATGACAGGCACTGAAAACAGTTCTCTCGTATTAGACGCAGGAAACATTTTAAATCCAGGTGCAAATAAGAAACTATTATTGATCTATGAAAATGCTCGTTTAGGATTAATTGCAAAAGGTGAACACAGTGGTGGTCCACTCACCGCTAGAGGTCCGGATGGTCGTACTCAGGTAACGTTGAATATGGCGGCTTGTTTACCACGTAACCAATGGAAGAACTATATGGAAGGTATCCGTCAACCTGTAGAGACCAATACGTTCCATGCAGGTGGGTTTGGATTCTGATCGATATCATGATACATCGGAGAGAGGAAAGATCCCTCTCTCCCTTATGTCGGTCTTTTTTGATATGCTTATCCTGATCAGATAAGTTCTATTTTAGCTAAAATCAGAATAATAATAAAAAGGTATATATCACCATGCCAGTAACAGCAATCGAATCACAAAATGTCTGGTTAGATAACCCATACGGAATATCCTCTGCGTCAGGGAATCTCCTGATCCAGAAAGAAGATGGGTTATACTTAGCCAGTAATAGTCTTCCTATTCCAGATATCAATCAACAGTTATCCGGTTACGTTAAGAAAACAGAATTGACTCCAATTACGCAGTCTATCAATACAGCCGCACAATCCGCTAACTGGAATAATATCAGTAATAAACCTAACCTTGTATTAGCGAATCAAGTCTACGGTAAACAAGATACGTATACGAAGAATGAAGTGAATAATCTCTTCAGCACGAATGTAAATACACAGTCTAGTACTTCAGATTATGCGAATACTAAAATCGTCAAACTTCAAACCGTATCAGGTAGTACAGTCAGAGCCTGTCTACCGGGTATTCAGATGAAGAACGGTAATCATACACGTGATATCACGGTAGATAATGATGGTAAGGTTGTAATCGATGGAATCATCAAACCCACTGATATCTTGATGAGTTCAGATAAACGATTAAAAGAAGAGATCCAACCTTTAGATATCGTGAATTATCCATTAGCCTCTATCCGTGGTTATAAATTCAAATACCGTAGTAAAGAAGGGGTTCATTACGGTGTATTAGCGCAAGAAGTCTTAGCGGTCTATCCAGAGTTAGTCAAACAAGATAGTTTAGGTTATTACGAAGTGAACTATATCGGATTGATTCCTGTATTGATTGAAGAGATCCATCAGCTTCGTCAAGAACTCAATGCATTAAAGAAATAAAAAAAAAACAAACATAATCGTGAGAGAGGGTATGGTCCCCTCTCTCACTTATGCACGATTAAAATGGAAGTTCATCTGGTACTGGTTCTAATACTTCAGCAATTTCTGAAATCGGTAGATCAATTGTACCCTTGACCGTATCATCGATCACATTTTCATATACCGTCTTTAATTGTTCAGGAATATCCATGGCGATACTAATCGTTAATGACCAACGATCTTTACCCATATTCCATTCATCTAACGACTCAGGACGTTTTAATTGTAAACAGGTCGCCGTAAAGTACGATGGCATCAGACGTAAACGATATTTCAACAACGCAATCATCTTGATTGGATAAGGTTGATCATACTGAGCCTGATATTTATATCGACGAGAAATACTGGTACGTTTCGTATTCTCGTGCGTATGGGCCTGATGGAATTGCAGATAGTTGATGATCATGGTCTCGATCTCAGGACGATATTCTTCCCAATCTATTTTTAGATCATCAGGAATCGGTAATGCATCTAACCATGTTTTAACGTCATCTACGGTATTTAGTTTAACCCGAACACGACCTTCTTTTGTTTCAAGCAGTAATTTGATCAACTTCAACACCGGATGATAGTTGTCGTAATATCCGATCGGATTAAGTGCAAGACTCATCGTAATCCCTTTTTCCGCTTTGTTGAGTTTATTCACGACTTGACGGAATGGATCTTTTTCCTGATACTCAACGGTTAAGCATTTCTTAAATGCTTCCTCCACGGTTTCACGTAATACCTTCTCATGGATGACAGGATAACACAAGGTATCCTGTACCGGTAATAACCGATGAATATTAATATAATATTCAAACTTGGTATCTTGAATCTGATGTTTAGAAAACCCGATAATATAGTCCAATTCATTAATCTTCGCAATACGAATAAATACCGGTGCACGTGGCCATGGATCGTTTGGATCTTCTTCATCAAGTTTAAAAAGAAAATCATCGACTGCGTGATTCTCAAACATCGCTCGACTATTGATCTGAATCCAATACGTAGGATCGATATCATTCAAGTTTCCTCGGATGCTGACGTATTTCCCAACCGTAGTATATTTATCTTTGAGATACGCTTGTATCTCTTCTTTATTTAAATCTAACCACACTAATTCTGGTTTGATTTCTTCTACTGCTTTATTTTCGTTCATTTATAAACTCCTTACCGTGTTTTGTTCTAATCTCATTCGATGGAATTCTTTCATCATATCGACCAATACCAAATACTGCTTTGGTTCAAGGAATTGAAAACAATAAGGTAAGATCGTACCATAGATGATATCAGTTTCAAATCCAACAAAATATTTTCCATAATGCTCCATGACCTTATCTGGATCATCACGTGTTAACTCACCGATCTTAATATAATCAGAATACGTAAACACGTTACGGTGATCGTGCGCTTTTAAATGATCGATCGTCTGGTGAATCAGATGATAAAGTGGAACATCGTTATTCGTCGCTTTTAAGAAATCATGCATCACTTGATCATAGATCTCTCTTGCAGGTAAGGACGATTTCGTTGGACCGATTAATTGTACTCGTCCTTGTGCTTGTCTCAGATAGAAGACTTCAGTCTGACCACTGACGATCCCTTTTACTTTGATTTCATAGATCTCACCATGGAATGCAAGTAAAACAAAGTGTAATTCCTCAAGATCCACTAAGGTCGTCATCTTCTCGATCTTTTCTAATTTCTTAAAGGGAAAGTCACGTTTATCCCATTTAGTTACTTGAAGAAGATGGTGGTGATAATGAAGTTCATACTTCGCTAAATAGGTAGGTCTTACGATAAAGTTCTTGACTTTCTTCAAAATACTCATATTACATTTACTCCTTATATTCGTTGAATCAATGAAAAGACTTCCTTATAAGTCCTCTCTAATAGGTAATATAAAAGTATAGACAAGATACCCTAGGTATTTATTTACCAAATTCATATGTGTCTCTAGGGGATAAACCCTCTTGATGCATGCCTCAAATAAATATATATTTCATTAGTTAACTAAGAGGAATTTTACTCATGACTATTCCTTCAACGCTTCGTCTTGACATGGCAAAACCGGTTGCTGAAGTATTGAAAAATACGTTGATCATGACGGAGGAATACGTTCAAGATATCGACTTTAATGAACTTCAGTTCATCCAACTTCCTATCAAGGGATCGGATCAACAAGTGCGTATCAAAGTCGAAGCGAAAGCAAATCAAGATAACAAATACAAACTTGAATCTAACCAGATCTTTACTTTAAATCGTTTAAGCACAAAAGCGGCTTTACAGATCGTTGGGATGACTTCATTTGAGTTTCCTAAAGTGAAATTCAATGATGTACAAGAACATCTTAAAACCATCGGGTTTTTAACCAAAGTAAAAGGGGATGTAACGAGTGAAGTGGGTGATGCGACTTATCTCTTCAGTTTAACGGAAACCCCTGATGCCGATCTCAAAGCGCGTTTCTTTGACATCAACGATAAAGATCAATTAAATAAAATCTTTGAAACACTTTTCTTTGGTAGTGTGGAACTTACGTTCAAAGGGACTGTACCAGAACCTGAAGCACCTAAAGAAGAGAACAAAGACGATTGGTTGGATCTTGAAAAAGTTTTTGTGAATCGTAATTTAGGTAAAATCATTTTATCTAAATCCATGAACATTTAAAGTAACGATAAGGAGACCCGTGTATGACAGATCAAGCTAAAACTGATTTTTCAACCATCACTTATCGTACACGCATGCAGCGTCTGCAACCGAATGTAGACGAGGTATTGAAAGAAGTGATATTTAAACAGATCGGTGATCATTTCAAAAGCTATACTGATCTTGTTGAAAACTATAACTTCGAATTATTTGGAAGAACGTCAGAAGGGAAGTTAATCGTAAGAGTGACAACTAAATACCGTACACCAGCCGGTCAAGATCATATCGACTTAACGGTGAACCGTATTTGGTTAAAAGACTTGATCGATTATGTTTTCGAAGATCGTCTTCCGAAAAGTTTCCATATCGATGAGATTGAAGGGTTCAAATCTTTTATGCTCAAACATTTTCCTAATATAGGATTTAATATCTCTAATTTACCGGAAAATAAAGGGCAAAGAGTAAGACTTATTTTTAATCGAGAAGGTAATGGAAGCGCAAAAGATTCCCCCGTGTATTTCCTAACGGATAACGTGGAAGCGATGGATGCAGGTGGTCAAGTTCAATATGACGATAAGCAGGCAGAATACTTCTTCTTTAATGAAGTAAGTGATAAGCCAGTGGAGCCTAAATTGATCAATGATCATCTGGATTTACGTTTATCGGAAATCTATACGATCGAACCGAAATAAAATAAGGTAAGATCAAAACAATGGGATAGGTAGAGGATACCTATCTTCTATCTATCTTTATATTTAAGTCTATAAAATGGGATAGAAAAATATGACAGAAGAAGTATTGCAATCATTTCCGGATGTGTCCGAGTTTCCTACGAACGTAAATATCAAAAGTACAAATGAAGTACTGAAACAAGCGATTATCGAGGCTAATCCTGATTTTGCTTCTTTGAATTGGGGTGATTTCGAGTTTAAAAACGCCGGTGTGTATGTGACTGATGTTTGGGATGAAGATAACTTTGTATTAAAAGAAAATCGATCTAGTAATTTCACTCTAAAGTTAAAAGATAATCCAGATCGAATACGCTATTATCGTAAACGTACTCCTTATCAATTTAACTTCACACCATTAGACGCTAAATCAATATACCAAGCTTTATTTGGACCATTGATAAATAAATCTTTTAAATTTGAATTAAAAGATCAATTAGCGACATTTATGGAATCATTACCATACGGTACTAACCGTGTGGATTTAGCATTTGCTGATATAAAATTAAATGATAATGAAATTTATTATTTCTTTTCATTTGATGATATTAGAAAGAATAATGATTATCGAGATATCAATATTCCTAATATTTATTACAATCTAAACAATCATGTTTACCCATCGTTAAAATATGATGAAGAAAAAACAAGACAGCATATCGACTACCTTAAACAACATATCCCATATATTCGATTTGTTGCAGAAGCGGTTCCAGAAGATCAATTGATCTCTACTCCAGATCAACAAACTCAACCTAACCTTACTATTAATCCGTCAAACGTTTATACAGTAAGTTAACCCCCTTTTAACTAGGCGAGGATAGTAGAGATATCTCTACTATCCTTTATTTTTCATTTGATTTAAAATATAGGTAAAAACACTATGGCAGAGCAAATCTTAGATTCATTTCCAGAGCTTTCTCGTTATGATCTTTCATCATTCCGAGTAAAAGATCTCCATGAATACGTGAAAGATAAGATCATTGAAAAGAACCCTGAATTCGCTAGTTTGATTTGGGACGATTTCAGTATGACGGTTAATCGCATTGAGATTGAAGGTGAAGGAGATAATTCACATTTCTCTGAAGGACATGTTACTCTATCAATAACAAGTGAAGAACGTAAGCGTTATTACAAATATAAAGGCGGTTATAGTTTCAATTATAAACACATCGATACTTCAGCGAAATGGCAAACGTTCTTTGAAGGTGTTCATGGTAAAAGTTTCCAATACGAATTAAAAGATAAGTTCAAAGAGAAACTTCAAGAAGCTCAAACAGATTCCCGTATCCATATCGAATTCCAAGAATCACAAATCAATGAAGATGAGGTGGTCGTATTTATTGGTGCTGGACTCATCAGTAAAAATAAAGCAGGAGTAGAAACAACCGGAAGTGCAGATGATGGGTCTATGTATCTTTCTGCGAATGGGATCCATATTCGTCAAAATATCCAGGGTTACTGGAGTAACTTCATGCGTGATAACTACGTATGGGTGAAGTTCGCGAAAGAAGCAATTCCAGAAGATCAAAAAGTTAATAACCCACTTCAACCACGTGATCCGAATTTAGACACTCGTCTAAATGATGCGTTTGCTAACTAGACGTATCCAACACTACAACAATAATAACTATAAGTAGAGGAGAATGGGATGACAGATGCGGTTGTAATCGATACCTTACCTGATTTTTCAAAGTATGATATCACTCACCACGTGTTTCATAATGCGAAGAATTATATCAAAGATAAAATCATCGAAGCCAATCCAGACTTCCAACGTATCGATTGGTCTAACTTCAGCGTAAATATTGAAGTACCGAGTTTTGACGATACCCAAGGTCGGATGCAGTTAACCATCAATGATCCAAAGATCTATGAGAATGGTGAAAAGACGTATGATCTCACGTATACCCCTATCGAAGGAATGGCATTCTTTTCCAAGTTCTTCGAAGGCTTACATGGTCAGACATTTACTGCGAGTCTTAAAGACGACCTGATCAATGGTGTCGCTGAAATCTCGAACGGTGCTTTCCGTACGTGTGAACTCGATGATAACGATGCATATCTCTATCTTTTAGAAGTCGACCATCTTATGGCTTACGACGAAAAAGGTAAAAAAGTCCAAATCACCGGACTAGAAGACTGTTGTCTCATGTGCATGAAAGCAGTTTTCAATCGAAGTATCGATATCGGAAATGATTTTAGTAACGATCCCGATAAAGTCAAAGCAAACTATATCTGGTTCAGAGTATTACACGATTAATCATTTCTAATCATTTAGTCAACCCTTTATATCTAATCTATCCGTTATTACCTATACTTCATCCGGGATAACGGATGATTATGATACTTTAGATATTAGTAATTTATTACTAATACTTATGTGAGATATTATACTTGTTATTTTATCTCACATTTTTATCTATTTAAAATTTTAAAAAAGGATAATCCAATGTCTGTAGAAAAAATTGCAGGATTCCAAGATCCACAAGTTCCAGCACGTAAACGTTTTGTGAAAGCAAATGCTTACTTAAAAGCGCAATTAACTAAATTAAATGCAGCTGCTGCGAACGTAGATTTTACGGATATTAAAGCGACGGTAAACCACGCTGAACGTAAAATTACTCTTGCGTTAAAAGAAGGTTTTACTAACCGCTATAAAATGGAAAACCCAATCGAGTTAACTTATAGCTCAATTGATTTCAACGCATTGATCACTGAAACCTTAGGTTTCCACCAAACTTTCAGTGTGCATCAAAAAGATGCAGTCATCGCAGCATTACCTGCGGGCTTATCTCATACTTGGGAAGATGTAACTGACCAAGCTGGCGTAGTAGGCCGTTTAAAAGTAACTGTAGCCCCTACTGGTGGTGAGTTACAATTCGTTGAGTCTGATGCATCTCTTGTAACCATGTTGTTCCAAGATGCAACTTACACATTCGATTTCGTTACAGACGAAGTTAACTTAGAAGAAAAATTCACTGTGAAAGACATCACTGTGGTCTTAGCTGACTTAGTGGAAGAAATCCCGGCTGAAACTTCAGCAGTAGCAGCTTAATCGTTGATACTGGCTTCTAGGTAAGCAAACTCGAGGAGAGGCAGCAATGTCTCTCCTCACCTATGTCCGTTTTTAGAAAAAAAAAAATAAGATGAAGATAGAGGAGAGGGTCATCCCTCTCCTCTATGCCAGTCCTACCACACATTACCTGCAAGATCAGCTGGGATATGTTTAACGGTATTATAATCATCTTTATTAGCAGAACTCATTTTCGCTTTTTGTTCTTCTGCAGCGTTTTCATAAGCTGAATCTAAAGCAGGAAGATTTGCTAAGTCTAATGGTTTGATTGCTTGAGTATTGATATCTAAAGTTTTCATAGTGTCCTCCTTAGGACTGGGCTGTTTTTAATAATAGATCTTACGCTTACCGCTTCGAACTTGTTCTTCAATTTTCTTAATCGCTTCTCTATCTTGCGTCAGGATCAAATGATTGAGTTTTGCTAAGCTCGTTACCCCTTCGTATCCGGCTGGAGCAGTCGTATAGATTTTTTGTCTTATTGGGGGATTGAACTTGACCAACCAATTTCCATCCATGATCAAGATAGCGCAGTCTAGTTCAGTATTTGACTTGACAATAACGTTATTAAATAATGTTGGAGCAGGGCTAGAGCCAAGTTGCAACCACTCGCCTCTTTCGTCCACTAAGACGAATCGATTTGGTTCACCTTGTTCAGGCGTAAAGACACCTACGATCTTACCTTCATCATCCATGAGATAGAAATAGATTGTAGAAATTCCAATACCAATCACCGGAGTGATTGCTTTTTCCTCTCTGAAGAAATTCAGAAAATGCTGAATCAAGTGAAGGTTCTCTTGACCTGGTATTTTAAAGCTCGCGAAGAGCTTATTATTCACATCATGAACCTTCACGGTCTTTTTCTCATAGTCGAATGTGAATCGACAATAATTGAAATTTCCTGAATAGAGATAACCCATTATCTGGTTATCTTTCAACTTATCTACGGGCTGAATGCATAGATGATTGTTAGAAATTGTTCTCATTCTTGACCTTCCTTAAGACCGTATTGATAGTGTTGTTGTAGTTTAATTTTCATGTCCTCAATAATCCATTGATCATCATCGATGATCGCCTTATTCATCCATGTAATGATACCTAATCCTTTTGAGTCTGGATAGATTTGAATTGCTTGACGATCTAAATTTGGCCATTTAAAGGAGATAAACCATTGATTACCATTCATGGTAATTACATTATCTTCCCATGGATTTGATTGGCATGAGAATCGTGTGAATAGGTTTGCAATCCCCGTTTTTTCCACATCGTACCGTTGACGATTTTGTTGAACAAATTCCATCGTCGTAGTGTATTCACCTGAACCGTTATCAAACAGTCCAAGAATTTGACCCGGACCACCCATGAGATAAAACTGTATATATCGATGGCTCACACCAATGGCTGGAGTAATCAATCTCTCATGTTTGAAGTAATTAATAAAGTCGTATATTCTACGAAATTCGATGTTTTTATCAACATTAAAAGTAGCCAGTAACTCTCCGCTGTTATAAATCTTAACCTGGCGGTTGTCTTGGTCAAAGACAAATTTGCCATAGGTAAATACGCCGGAGTAAATGTACCCCATAAGCTCATTATCTTTTAGCTCTTCAACTGGTTGTGGGTATAGATGATAACTACAAATGTCTTCCATAATTTAATCCTCCTTAGGATAATGGTTGTTGTTAAAAATAAACTCATGCAAAGGCGCTATTTCTAACGCCCTTAGTGAGATTACTTTTTGAATGAAGCTCGACATTTCTCAATCTTCATTTGTTCAGTAGCCTCGATGGTGCCAATCACAGCGCCATTAACAGCAAACATCCCAGCAAATACCGCAATGATGGGATGTTCGGTTTTATGAGCTACGGTAGCAACCGCAGCGCCAACAATAGTTTGTCCTAGACTGTTTAATAAGATTTTAGTAGATTCTTTCATGGTATCCTCCTTCGGATAGGGTAATGTTAAATTAGATTTAAAAATAGAATGAGATTAAACGTAAGAGGGATATTCCTCTTACGTGTTTTAGATATTAATGATGTTATTAATATCGAGTTCCTGCATTGTTTGGACAACAGCATCAGCATCTGTTGTCTTGACATTTTGACCAAGACTTAACATGTTCATTGCTGCCGCAGCCCCGAAAATGGTTGCAGTTAATTTGCAATCTTTTTCGTATAGATAAATTGATGCTGCGCCAAGTGCAGCAGTTTGCAATACATTCGCGATGATAGCTTTAGTTGATGATTTCATATTTACCCTCCTTTGGGTATGGTTAGTTGATTTATCATTAAAAAGGAAATCCTTGTTTCCTTCCTTCAATTAGATTATATAAGTTTATAATTTCGATACCCCTGAAGGAATTCAGGGGATATGTCAGATCGACCGGCATAAATGGAAGGATTTCTCCTTCCACTCTCTATTTATTCTTTTAACTGACTATCAATAATCGTTGGTTTTCCACCGACCATCTTCGTCTTAACGAATACTTCACCTACACGTTCGATTCTGATTGGTGTTGTGACACAAATCTCACCTGTAAGATGAGCATCTGAGACTTTCTTCTTCACCAACTCATCAGGAATATATTTCGTCTTCTTATCCGGTAGTCCTCGGTATAACCAAATCGAGAAACCACCATATCGAACACTTTGTTTAATGATACTTCGTATATTTGGTTCAATCGCTAACAAGCATTGTCGGATTGTTGGCGCAAAAGATACACGATCCGGTAGGTCTTCTACTTTATCTGAAACTAATTCGCTCCCATCTGGTTGACGTGGAGTTAGAACAGAAGGTAATGAATCATTAAATGAAACCTGATATAAATTTTTCATCTTATTCTACCGGATCTAGTATAGCAGCATACTCTAATAATCGAATAAAATTCCGTACAGAATCTCTTAAGTCCGCAAAAACTTCTGGATCAAATGTAACCATCACGAGCGTATTCGTTTCTACCGCTTCTTCTTTGATCTCTACACCCTTTCTTATTAACTGATTTAAGAAACCAATTAATGTTTTATAATCGTAACATGCTGGAACATGTAACGGCTGCCACATCACCCCATCAACTTTCGTATTTTCCTCATTCATCGAAAAATACATCACATTGATCTGCTTTGTTGGGACACCGAATCTAAATCGATATGGTTTCTCAAGTATATAAGGTTTCACAAAGGTGTTAAAGAATTCACTCTCAATGATCTCATCTGGCAATGTATGCTGATTTAATGCATGTGGTGCTGTATATAAACGATCCAAATCACTTAATACCCAAGAAATATATCTTGCTTGTTTTGATTTTAAAACATCCATCTTTTTCCTCCCTATTTGAAAGCGGTACTCCATCGTCCTACTATACTCCCTAATTGTTTAAACCATATCATCGAGAATGGTTGTGGGCTATTCAATACTAGATCTAAATAATAGATCCCCTTATCTTCATCATAGCTTACACTATATTGCTCAGCGATATTCACACAATTAATCAAATGGTATTGCTGTTGCTCAATCAAATGTTTCATTAACACATTACGCAATGTTTGTTTATTCCATTCCATGAAATACACAAATTGATTATCGTAACTCTCACGTTGTAATAATGGAAAGCTATTTAATCGAATAATGAATGTTACCGCTCGATTAAATTTCTTCGGGACTTCATTGAGATCAGTAATTACTTTTAACATGGTTGTTTCCTTTTCTTCATACTGTACTGACATATAGCCTGCTTGTCTCTAAGCAGGCTACACAATCGTTGTTTTATTTATTCACGATGTTATCGGTTAAGCAGATTAAGACTTTCGCTAACATCGGTTCGTATTCTTCTGCGCCGAGATCACGTTTTGGTAAGATCACCCCATATCCTTCGACATCTTTCTTCAGATCCGTAGCATGCTGATGGATCTTCTGAATGGTCATCCCTGGATAGATCTCTTTTAATTCAGCGAACTTATTGATGCGTTCTTTCGTGTTATCGATATAGAAATACTGGAGATCCTCTGGATCATTCGCATCATTCTTGATCACGAAATAAGGAAGATCGTAATGAATGATAGAGTGTTCAATCAAACGTAATGCATGTGCATCATTTTCTTTATAACGGTATAATTGATTGACTGCCAAGTATTCTTCTTTCACCGTAGGATCATCTTGATCAGCTTGTGGTGGCGCTAAGACTTCTTCCTGACGTTCAATCTCTGCTTTATAGAGATCATAGAGCTGGAACAATGCTTGTTGATCTTTCACCTCGAGATACGTAATCGATGTCATACGGTCTACCGGTTCTGCTTGGACTTCCGTAGGATGGTAAATCTGATAATACGGTCCATCCAAATACGCAATCGCAAATAAGTCAAAACGTAATGGTCTCGTACTATGGTAGATCATACTTGTGTTCGATTCATTGTGATGGAACACGTAGCTGTAACCAATTTCATCATTGATACGATGGTCTGTAATGATACGGTCGTAGATCTCACGACGTTTTTGTTTCGTATCACGGTTCACAAAGAGATACACTTGCTGACTGTGTTTACGATCTGCTTCGTAAAGATAAGGGGTTAAGAGCTTATCGTAATACGCTAACAGATCATGGTTGTTTTCGGCATTTAATAATTTATCCGTATCTTTGAAATTCATCGTAATGGAATTCAAGCTACGGTCTGGATTACGGTCGTAGTCGACATCGAAGTCGATCTGGCCGATATGATAGTTTACCCAGGCGATCATACTTGGTAGACTATCGGTAAACCACTGCATGTCACGATCGATCATGTAACTGATCGGTTCTTTTGTCAGTCTGGTTTTTAAAATAAACGTAAACATGTTGAGATGGATCCTTCTTCAAATAAAGAAAAAATAAGTTAACTTAAAAATACGTCTAGGCAGTGATGCATCCTACCTAGACATACCTTTTTCTAATCGTAAAGGGATTCACCTGAGATGATTTCGAATCCACCTTCTTCAGCTTGGATCTCTTCGATCTGTTCTGTGGTGTATCCATAATAATGACATACGTCTTCAAGGTTATCTAATTGATTTAAGACTTGGATCAGATCCGTTGGAGAAGCTTCTTTATAACTAAAGAGGATACTCTCCGTATCTTCACCCCAGACGTAATAATACGCGTATTGATGATTACCTACGTAGAGTTGAATAACCAGATCAGGATATTGGCTTCTTAACCAGTTACCGATTTCAACACCATCACCTTTTTCAATCGGATAACCCACGATCAAGGTTTCATCATTAACTCGTTCGTAATTGAAGTAGTTATCATAAAGTTCTTCGGTAGAGAGATAAGGGTGAAAACCAAATAAGGTAATCGGATCAGGTTCCGTTAACGCATTACCTTGTAATGCTTGTTTGATCACGCTATGGTTATACCCCGTGATTTCAGCAGGTAACGTTAATAACTGTTCAAGATATTCTTTTCCATCTTTAGGATTAAAGATACGATCATTTCCTAATGCATAGATCTCTTGTTGGATACGTTGGTATTCCTTTTGGAACCACGCTAATGCTTGTTCATGATAAGCAGGATCCATATCCATATCCGTTAATACGGTATAATGCGTACGAAGATCATGTAGCATGGAAATGGTATTATCCATAACTAGACGTTCAGCCGGATTACTATTCTTGAAGTAAGCCTGGTACTCCTTTAATGCAGGAAGTACCCAACCCTCATCAGTCAGTTCTAATTGGATCTTATCTAAGGTTTCTTTATCTTCAGATTGGATTACGAATACGTTGTAAGTATCCTTACGGGGTTGAGATGGGGTAGTAGTATTGTCCACGATGGACCTCCTTATAATTTTAAAAAGAAATGTGAAATAAAATAGAGGATCTTCAAAAAGATCCTCTCTAATAGGTAATATAAGTGTATAAAAAGGATAAGGCTGGTTGGTTAAGATTTTTATGTTTACCCATATTAAAGCTATTTACAAGGAACATTAAATGAATTACCTTTCACTCTATACCATGCCTTCATTAAAAGATATTACCAATGATTACGTGATTACAGAAAATGATATCAGTACTGAAGGGTTTAGTTTAAAAGATGCGGTCCAGAGACTAAAAGATCTTATCCTTAGAATTAAAAACTTCGTGAAGAATGTTATCCGTAGAGCCATTAATGGTTTTAAGGTTATCTTCCATAAACTCTTTGGTGCGCATCAACAAATCGAGAAAATCGTTGAAGTCGTTGAACCGGTCGACCTTATCGCAATAGCTAAAAAGGTATTAGTAGGTGATCTAGGTCGAACTAAATATATTTTAAATAAAGATACCTCTCTCATTAATATTGATGCTTTCAATAAATTTGCTGACCATGCTTGGGATAAGCTAATGGCTACTGAATCAAAAAGCGAAATTAATGAACTTAATATTCAACCAGAAGACCAAAATATGGTTTATGAAGTAGTTAGAGGCGAATTTAAATTCTCCCAAGGTCAAGTGGTTAAAGATGAGAATCAAATCACAAAAATTACTGAAAAAGATCTTAAAGAACTATTGAGTTATCGTCAAATAAAACGGTTCTCAATAGATATCTCAGAGAAAGGTTATCCTAGTCAGTTAACTGAAAATGATAAAGCATTAGATAAATATCTAAAGAACCCGAATTTAACTGAAACACAAATCGAGTATGCTCGTGCGATATGTGATGCAACATTTCATCTTTTAAAAGGAAGAGTTGCGGTTGCGCATAGTTTACTAGGATTTTACCGTGGGTTATTTTCGGAATTAAGAAAAGGATCGGTATTTAATACTCCAGTTCCTCAGAATATGAAATTAGTCCATTTATCAACAAATGAGAAACTTCCGGATATATTATATCCTAGACAACCAAAAAGTTTAGGTAAATTTAAAAATAGCTATCACCAAATTCTCCCTAAACGGGTTTCGTTTTCACCAAATATCGAAGAAGCAATATATGGTATCCCAATGGAGGTAAATTCCGCGCCTATTTTAAGTGACGGATATAGTGTACTCGATCTCTTCGTTTATGAACCTATCATCGAAAAAGACACCATGACGATAAAAGAGAAGTATATGAAAACGAATGTTGTAGAATGGAACTATACTCATGAGGTCGCGATTACTACTCCGGTAAAAGTTAAGAAAACGATGCTTGTTAGATTATATTTCAATCCAGGTAAGTCAGAAGATATTATATCGACACTTGGTGGAATAACTAAGAATTGGGTAGACGCTTTCGTTAAATTTGAACTACTTGAGAAATATTAAAAAAAAAAATAAGAAATAGAGGGAAGGATTATCCTCCCCCATTCGTATATGCCATTTCTTTAATAATATCTAGATAAGTATCTACTTGATTAAAGTTACGATCGAAATATTTTACAAGAATAGATGAGATTTCTTTATTCTTCTCCTCTGATATCGTTTCAGATAAATAAACATGTGCAGTATTCTCTTTTTCATCGATATCGTAGAAAACTTCATCACCATATTGAGAAAGCATCTGCTTTATCTCATGTAATCTGAAACTATTCGCAATTATCGTTCTTGAATGATATTTGGTTCGAAAACTTAATAGTAGAATGGCCATATATTTTATCCTTAACAAAGTCGGGAAGGAAAGATAAGTTCTTCTCCATTTTCATATTTCATTTCCATGGCAATATCGTAATAAGAATCTACTTTATTACGAGCAATGGTAAAATAATTAGAAATACGTTCAGAAATTTCTTTATTCAATTCATCCGGAAATGTATCAGAAAACGTAATTTCAGCAACATGTTTTTCTTCATCGATGTTATAGATTACATGCGGTTCATATTCCGCGAGCATCTGTTTAATTTGATGAAGTCGGAAACTACGTGCTTGCATAAATCTTAATGCGTATTTAGTATTAAAGCGAATCGTTAAAAATGCCATTTTTTGTTTCTCCTTATAGATACTGAGGATATATTATCCTCTCTCTAATAGGTGATATAAGTTTATAAAATCGATACCATAGGTACACACATGGCTAATCAAAATCTTAGAGATCAACTGCATCGTCTCTGGAATAAAACAGGTGCAACATTTAGACGTAATGTCTTATTAACCACAGAACATCTTTCGTTCTTTAAACCATTCAAAACACCGAAGACCGTGATGAATAATCTCGGTCTATACGATGAATGGTATACCATCAATCCTTTTACCGGTGTAGTTAAAGTACAAGGTAAGATCCTCTTTACTTTACCTCGCTTCATGACGATACGCGATAACGTCCGTCAGACACCGTTAAAGGTCACGAATAACAACATCAAAGCGCATCTGAAGAATCAACTTGATCTAACTGATGAAGAAGTAAATAAAGCACTCATTGCGCAATTAGGGTTAATCCAAGGTACGGAAAATAATACAACCGGTCAATACGCTGTTACTCGTATTCCATTATCCGTAGCCACTAACCAGATCCATCGACTCCTATCGAGTCAGGTATCGATTACACCGGTGGATAAAACTCATCGTATCTTTAACATGTTTTATCGTTTCCGTAATCAGGTCAATGAGATCCCATCGGATTTTACTGGGATGCATTTTGGTACTACTCTAGTAGGGAATCAGATCTTTACTAATGGGACGACGACACCGATTACCCCTAACTTGCTTCCATACACCTCTGGAAATGATTATCTTCAATTCCATATCGAAATCACCAATCATGGAAATAAATGGGGTAAAGCACAAAACCAAGGGATCAATCCAACTTGTATCATCGAATATGAGTATGAGTTCATTCCTGAAAGTCAAGATCTTGTGGATCTCTATATGAAATTTGCTACAGGGACTGGTTTTAGTCACAAACAGTTAGATGTGTCTAAAGCTACTGTAGATCGCTTTATGAAGATGACTTTCACGCATAAAGCACTCGAAGGGATACGTCGTATCGATACGATGGCAGACAGTACTACCGTACCGGGCACGTATACCGATATTATCTCTAACTAAATAGGATATCCTACTATCATGAGTTTAAATCAATATACGGCAGATTCTGCTTTAGAACGTGTACTTAAAAATGAGGGTGGCTACGTCAATAATAAGGATGACTTAGGTGGCGAAACGAACTTCGGGATCACGAAAGCAACTGCATTGGAAAGTAAATCTCTTTGGTCTCAATATGGTTGGGACGGTAACATGCGTACGATGCCATTAGCTTTTGCTAAAGCGGTATATCGTCAACGTTACTGGGATAAAGTCCAAGGTGATCGTTTACACGATATCCATCCTTTATTGGCGGATCACTTGTTTGACTTTGCGGTCAATGCGGGAACCGGTAATGCGGTGAAACATCTACAACGTGCATTAAACGTATTAAACCGTAAACAGGTAGATTACGCCGATGTGGGTGTGGATGGTGCACTGGGTCAAGGAACCTTCCGTAGTCTAGAAGCCTACGTACGTAAACGTGGTCAGACTGGAATCGAAAACTTAATCATGGCATTAGTGGCGATGCAATGGGGGCATTACTTAGCGATCGCTGAAGCACGTGAAGCGAATGAAACCTTTGCAAATGGTTGGTTAGAACGTGCCATCAATAAAATGGTGACTTACGCCAGAGAAATGTAAGAGACCGTCATACGTCCAGGATAGGGTGACTATCCTGGACTATGTTTGATCAATCGAATCCACCATAAAGTTTCATGAATTCAAAATAAGTATCACGCGCACGACCTTCAGAATATTCCTCGTTACCGGGTATAACTTGGTATCGATAAAAACCGACTGTATTCGGGATCGGTTTTAAGATAAACCGATCCCATGTCGGTGGTAGCGGGTATTGGAATAAATACTTAAACGCATCAAATCCTATCATTAACAAAGGTTGTACCGGTAAGCAGTATTCACCCACATCTAAACCCCGATAATCAATACTGAACCCATTCGTAGGTCGAATATAATCAACCATGATTTGCATAAAACGAATAGTAGAATGACCACCCATTACTTCCATCGTACTATAACGATAAAATTGATCTTCTCCATCTTTATCTTTTACCGTAAAGTAGATATGGGAATGCTCTTTATCATGATAAAGTTCGTAGAAGGATTCTTCTGCTCGTTGCTTAGCAATCCAATCGATGCTTACCATCGTTTCCTTTGCGATGAATGCTGAAAATATTTTAACATTATTTCGAAAGTATCTTAATCGATTAATCAATCGTTGCAGGTGACGATCATCATTCTTCTCTGCTTCTTTCTCTAATAATTCTTTAATCTGTTCCATCTATTTATCCTTTTCTAATGCCTGATACACTCTAAAGAGTTGGAAGTAAACTCGTTCGATCGATTCTGGATTACGAGCAACGTAATTAAAAGGAACCACTCTTAACATGAATCGATGTGAGTCTGTTGGATCTTGCGTAAAACAGACATTCCAGACATTCAGTAATCCACTCGCTAAGAAGGCTTTCTCAAATCCATCCACACCAAGTGTAATCAAATATTTCGTTGGGTAGACAAACTCTTTCATCACAGTCTTATTCGCGTCAACGATAATAGGGAAGAACGGATTAAAATATTCAAGGTGTTTTGAATAAAACTTAAGAACTTGATTCCTTCCGTTAAGAATATAGATTTCAAGACTATCTTCTTCTTTCACAGTAAAGAAATATACCCCTAACTCCTCATCACGATGATGTAATCGATAACCCGGTTTACCTGACATCAGGTGAATCCATTCATCCGTTACTTCAAATACATCATTCACTAATTCTGAAAGATAATCTTGATGTTTCATCCAGAATTCAATTCTTTGCTGGAGTTTGATTTTCACGGATTGCTGAAATTCAAACCATGGTCTCGCGGCTTCATCTGGGAAATGCATATTTAATATCTTAACCATCGCTTCGAAATCATTTATTTTAGGAGGATTGATCACTCCTGCTATTTTTATCTCACCCATTATATTCTTTCCTCTTATACAAGTATATTAAACAAACTAATCCATTATCCATTAACATCAGACATAATCCCGTAGATCTCTCTACGGGAATTATGATAATTAGAACTCAAAGGTGAATGAGTTACGGAAGTTTGTATTTTCAGTAACCTGACGTTGAAGATCATCGATCTTTGCTTGCACCCAGTTACGATACGCCACTTCTTGGTCAGCGGTTTCTTTCGGGAAATATACTTGACCACCACCTGAACTACGATAGAGTTTCCATCGACCGTTATTGGCTTCTAATTCCACACAATAACGACCACCGCCATTGATATTCATTTCAAGTCCAGTATAGACTCCTGCTGAAGGTGGGTTGATGGTTACGTAGTTACGGTTACTGTGCATCAACGTAGCAGGAATATTCCGTAAGTTTGTATTCCAATCCGCTCCAGCATTCTTCGCTTCGTTCACCATATTCGTAACCGTCGTTAAGTTAGGTAACTCGACGTTATTGTAAAGCAGTTTACCATCGTTCTTTAACTGAAGGTTACTTCCTGCGGTTGGGTTCGTAATAGTTAACCCGGTACTGTTAAACCCTAATGAAGCCGTCTTACTTGGATCGTTCTGATTACGTAATCCTAAGTTACTGGTAAAGGTTTTCATCCCGCCTACAGTTTGATCGCCTTGTAGTTTAACAGGGCCGCCATTCGCATCATACGTAGATTGTAATCCACTCACGCTAGAGGTTAACTCAGTATCTTTACGTTTTAATGCAGCGATCTCAGTATCCTGACTATTGTTCTTAGATTCTACATTAGTTAGACGACCATCCTGTTGCTGGTTCTTAGTATCGTTTTCACGTTTAGCAGTTTCTAACGTCGTAATACGTCCAGATAAAGTATCACGGATACCGTTGATCTGTCTTGCTTGATCTTGTAATGCTTGGTTAGTTTGTTGCTTAAATGCTTCGAATGAACGATTCATTTCGTTCTTCGCAGAGGTCAAGGCACTATTCATGCTGGTCTTCGCTTGTTCTAACTTCGCCTCTAGATCATTCTTATTTTGTTCAACCGTTTGATTGATCTGAGTGATCGATTGGTTCGTTTGTTGTTTAAACGATTCGAAGTCATTATTCAAGCGATCCGTTAACTGTTGGATCTTGCTGGTTAGACTAGCCGTCAGTTGTTTGATCTTCTCGTCATTATTGCGGATAGATTGTTGAAGTTGTTGGAGAAGATTATCTTTCGCTGTTTGGATCTCCCGGAGTGCTTCTGCACGGTTAACCGAGATCGTATCCAACATGTCTTGTTTAAAAGTAGCCTGACTAGAAGCAACATTACGTACCGTATCCACCAGCTTAAAGTATTCATCCACTAAGGTATCATACCCAGGATGACTATCACGGTCTTCTTTCGCTAAGAGTAAGATCGCATCTTTTACTTCTGTGACGGAGGTCACTAAATGTTCAAATCCGACGAATTCACGAATCGAGTGAACATGTTCTAACGGTGGAAACGTTAACGGTCGACCGATGATGTCATCGTAGTTGGTCATTAATGGATCATTTGCTTGATTCGCTAATGCTTGAGCGATCTCTGTTGATCCAATCGTGAATTGACCACCAATCGTCTGATACGTGATCAGGAATGTCCCTGTGATCTCGTTATCAATAAATTGAATCCCACCGTAGATCGGTGCTAAATCTTCTGTACGATCACTGGCTGCTACGACACGCCACTCACATGTATAATCAATACCTTCAATTAACTGGTGACCCGTTTGTTGATCTACGATCTCTAAGGATCGTCTAAAGTATGGTGCATATTGTGGGATGATCACATTAAATCGACTACGATTCTGTGGTGTGATCGTGTGTGCTTCATGCACGATCTTATTCTGAACCGCTCGTCCAGTCGGATCGTATTCATACGCATACACTTTTAGTTTTGGAGGTAACGCAACAGGACGACCATTCGCAGGTAAAGCTTGACCTGCTCGTGTAGGTGCGACTGTTGACGTTGGATTTGTATCAGTCATGACTGACTCCTTTGAGATTATATTGATATCAAAAAACACATTGACATTACCTAATTTTTTACCGGTATTTCGGTATGTCAATACTCAAAACATAGCAGTACGGCTTGAGTACTTGATCTATTTTTCGAAAAATAATCTCTATACATTACGAGGATATCCATGTATACGTTAATTAAAACCGTGGGTAGACGCTACGACCTCAATGGTCTAGTGGACACCTTAGATGTCAGTCAGGTAAGTCTGATCAACTTATCTCAACAATATCATGACATCTGCTTTATTCTCAATGTAGACGTTTATCCTGAACCAAAAGCGCTTTGGTTTAAAGACCTACCGTTAGAGGTACAGGTCAGTGATAAAACGATCTTACAATATCTCGACAGTATCGGGAACCAAACGATCCCGATCAGCGATACCATCCCTGAATATATCAGAGGTGAAGTCCATGCTGTCGATGTCCATAGCTATCCGTTTAGCTATCAAAGCACTCAAGCAGGTGCACACCCTAATGCACGTATCGAAGAAGAAGATAAGGATGACCTTCTATTAACGCATGAGAAGCTATCTGACGCACGATATAGTCAACATGCATTAGTTAGTGTCAATGGCTTCTTTCATCGCTTTGTACCTGCGGAAAATGGCATTACAATCATCGATGGAAATAAGACCAAAAATAAACATCGTGATAAAACCCACATCAACTACTTAGACTTTAGTCAAGTGGGTGAAGTGAAGATGATCCCTATCACGGAAGAGATGATCAAAGCACCGAATAACGTTGAGTTAAAAGATAACATCTACATCGACGTGAATGAAAGTCTAGTAGGGAAAACAGTTGGGATTGTATTAGGGGGGTATCTCCACATCCATGACCACACTTATAAACAAATCGGTGACCATGGGATCAAGATCGATTTCAATAATATCCGATGGGAAAGTTTATTCTATCGCATGAAAGGATACTTAAACATCGATCACTTTCCGATTACCGATTTCGGTGACGATCGAGTCATTGGGTTTGAACTCTATCATGATAAAACAATCAAAGCGTTATTAACGATGAGTCAAAGCTTTATCGTCGTGATTGATAATCCTTACATTGCGATCGTAGAAGAATACATCGGTCACATGGGGATTCCTAAACGTTACGAAAGTGCACTACTCCCTCTCTATCCTATTCGGATAGGTGAAGGACGTTTCCCTGCGTATAAAGCAGAAAAGAATTTAGATAAATGGGTGATCTCGATAGAAGATAATATCGTCCCATTACAAGTCCGTTATCAGCGTGAAGATGATGACTTCCATATGCGACATGATCAGGTGTATCCGATCAATGGGGAGGTCTATGCTACAGCTCACTATTATCGCATCATGACGGATAAACGAAAACCAGTAGGTGATGTGACACCATTACCACTACTTATTGAACGGAGTATACAAGATGCTTATTATCATCTCCCAGATCCTTACTTGGGTATCGTCTATTAATTGGAAGAAATGGTTAATGAATCCATTTATCTGGATCATCGGAGTAGGGATAGGTGGCTATGCGTTAGGTCATCATAATGCGGCTAACGAATACCAAGCTAAAATCGAATCGATGGTCAATGAAAGTCGATTAAAGACCAAGATGGTGGAAGAGAAAGTCAAAGACTTAGAACAACAGTTAACCAAAGCCAATCAAGCTAACTATAATGAATACCTAAGAGGAAAAGAAGATGCTAAAATATTATCTAACCATGCTATTCAGTCTCACATTACTGGGACTAAGCGGTTGTACATCGAAGTTGAATCCAGAAGTACCCCAGCTAAATCTACCCGAGATACCAAAGGTACTCCAAGAACCGTTAAAAGAACCCAGCTATCAGAAAGATCTGTTAGATTTCTTGTCACCCTCGCAGAACGAGCAGACAACGATAGACGAGAGTTAAACCTTTGTAAGAAAACCTTATGGGAATATACGGATGCTATCCAGCAATATAATCAGAAGTTGAGGGAAGCGTATAAGAAATAAGTTAAAATAATTTTTACCTCTCTCTTCCTCATTTTTAGATCGATTTGTAAATTGCTACTACTGGGGAGGAAACCTATGTGGAAGGAGGGGGAGGCATATGCGATGTGTGTGTGTGTGAGTGTAACGAACACACACACACATCTTCTTATATTTAATAGTAAAGAGAAGAGAGAGGAGAGAAGGAATGAAATGACTGAACGACATCCTTCGTTTTACTATTAACAAGACAGAGAAGAAAAAGAGTAAGAGTAAGAAAGAAAAAGAATCAGAAGAAATAAAAAGATAAAACAAGAAAAGAAACAAGAAGAAAGCAATAGGAAAAGAATAGAGAAAAGAAACAATCAGATCCAATAGAAACCATTGAGAAGAAAAGAAACTCATCGAGAAGAAGAAATAGGTCGTGATAAAGAGAAGAGATCACGAGAAGAGTAAAAAGTGTTACAGTAAGGAAACAAAAAAGAAAAGAAAGATGAAGTTGAGAAGAGGTATAATAACCTCTTCTCGATTATGTTTGATTTGATCCTTATTCTTTTAATGTAAAAGAGAAGGGATTGGATTTTAACCAACTTAAGAAATCATGATGACGTTGAAGATGATATTTGATTTGATAGATATCTGTAGTTCTTAAGATCTTGATGATGATCTTGATAGACTGTTCGATAGCTTGACGAGCTTGAACTAGATCCCTATCGTCGATCTTGAAAGATGTCGATTGTTTCGAACGATGAATCTTATCAAAGGTACTTTCTGCTTGAGTAGCATCACAATGATGATAGTTGATTTCGATTTGTCCTCCCGTATTCATCAAGGTGATGTTATCACCATTATGACTACCGAGTATAGTGAAGCCATAATGCTTGAATAGATGGAGGTAAAGGTCTAACTGGTCTTTTACGAAGACAGCAGATCGATGAATAGATGGGTTTAGTAGTTTGATCGGAAGATGTTCATTTGGGTTATCCCAGAAATAGATCGAATGGTTAACTTCTTCTTCATGTGAAGGGAGTAGAGTCAACTTATAACGGAAAGTATTATCATAACCTAATCGAACCATAGCTGGGGTCAGGATAGATCCTTGAAAGACTGATGTGGTGTGTTTAATGGCTGCTAACCCTGCTTGAGTATGGGAAGCAATCCATTGATAGTTGATGGGATGATATTCATCGATCATATCTTCATCATAATCGAAAACTAGGATACTGGGTAAGTTAGAATTACTTAAGTAAGCAAAGAGGATATCGTGTTCTTTAGCTGAAGGGTATTCTCGATAGAATAAGGATAAGAGTTTTTCATGATCGAGATTGAATTCAGAAAAATGTTTTGAAGGAATAGTGTCGTTAGAACTCATAATAGTGCTCCATGTTAAGTTGATGTCTAGAATGCTTCTAAATCGCTTTATAGAGACATAATCGAGGGTAAGATGAACTTACCCTCAGATATATGATAATAATGCGTCTATGCGTTATTTAGAAGGGTTATCAGAAGGTTTAGATTCTTCTTCTTTAAACCAGTGTAAGAAATAGTGGTTCATCTTAATGTGCTTAATAAACGCATGTGGATTAGATGACGTGATGAGTTGACCGATGACATGGATCATTTGTTCAATGTATTTATTAGCACGTTTTTGATCATCGTAGTTGATGAGTAAAGAAACCGTTTGTTGATCATCATGTAGTTGCTTTTGATGAACAAGATCATGTTTTAATTCAGCATCCATGTAATCACTCGAAGAACGTCGATAATCGATATCAAGATGACTTCCTGTATTCTCGAAGGTAACAAAGGTATTCCAATAGTTCTTCTTGATTTTAAAATCAAAATGATGGAAGAGATCACGATAGATCGAAAGTTTATCTTCGACCACATGCGGATATTTGATATTAAGCACCACGTTATATAACGTGAGCTGTTGTGGATCTGCAGGATTTTGAAGGAAATAAAGTGAACCGATATCGTGAACTTGACTTCTAAGATCGAATGAATAGACGAATGAATTCACGATATCAAAACGACGTAAAGTAGGCACGAAGATAGAGCCTTTAAAGAAATCTGTCATTGGTTTCAACTTAATCAGGTCATGCGTGAAATGATCAGCGAGTTTTTCTCGGGTATTACTATCGTATTCTTCGATGATGTTATTTTTATAATCAAAGACTAGACGACTAGCGACAGTATCGTCACTACAATACGCCCAAATCATATCTTGACCTTCAAGGATACTGAGACCTTTTAAATATTTATCCGTATAATTCCATGCAGGATGATTCATCGGATCAAAATGTTTTGAGTTGATAATATAGTTGTTTTTCATATCGATACCTTTTATTAATTGTAAGAGAATAAGATAAGGGTAAGATTACCTTACCCTTAGTTGAATCAATGTGAGTTAGTTAGAAGATTCATCAGAAAGTGTTTCGGAAGATTCTTCTACTAACCACTGCAGGAAGTAATGGTTCTTCTGGATGTGATTAATAATCGAATCGATATCTTTTGCTGTCATCATCGCAGTAATGACATCGATGCCTTGGCTCACGTATTTCCGTGAGAGAAGTACATCATCGTAGTTTAAGAAGAAGGATACCTTTTGTTGGTTATCTTTCTCTTGTTTTTGGAAAACAAGATCTTTCTTCAATTCCGATGGAGCAGCTTCTTCGTTATATTGATGATACGTTACCTCAATATGACGACCTTTATTAATAAAGGTAAGGTCAGTTTTCCAATTTGCTCTCACCACATTAAAATTATAATGTTGGAAGAGATGCGTATAGATCGCTAGACGATCATGACTAACAAAATGTTGCTTTTTACTCTGAGCACTATCGTAGAGATTAATCAATTGTCTATTAGTCTCATCATCACTAAAAACAAGTGCTTGATCGTTTCCATTTGGTTGAGTAAGTGTTAGACAAAAACGACAAGTGAGATCTAGGCCGAATCGATTAAACGTCGGAACGAAAACGGATCCTTTAAAGAAGGAGATGCTGTTTTCTAAGTCTTTTATTCCAACCTGATAATAGCTCGATACTAATTTAAGATGAAATGATTCATATTCATCGACTCTATCTTCACCTGGATGGAAGACCAAAATACTTGGTAGTCGATCATTAGCACTGTAGCAATATAGCGCAGTGTGGTCTTTTAATGCCGGGTATAATTCGTGGAAACGTTTTAATCTTGCTTTTAGATCTACGTTAGAACCACTGAAATGTTTTTGATGGATCGCATAATTTTTGTTCATGGTGAAACTCCATTATAGTTTAAGTTAAAATAAGATGATTCGTCCGTTCTCCCATAGTGAGGATCAAGATGAAACATCAGGATGATGATCAATCAGATAAAATATTCACTAATTGATCAAATTGGTTAGTCAATGACAGTAGTGTCATTTGTTGCTCTAGAAACGCTCTAAATCGAGCATCAAAGGAAGATTCTTTAGAACGAGTACGATCGATCGAATAATAGTGATCGATCGTTAGCGTGTGATCTATGAATTCGCAGCGATACTGATGGATAACTCGTTCTTTAAACCCTCTTAAGGATAATTCCATATACAGTCTATACCAGAGGGTCGCTTCTGGTAAGGTTTCTATCTCATTTTTCAATTGAAGATGAAACCGTTGTTCTACTTGATGGATATTGGTAAAGCGAACTGGATGAAATAATGTCTCTACATGTGAATCCATATCTTCTCCTCGATTGACATAAGTCCAGTAGGGATCAACCTACTGGACTCTAGTAAAGTAAAACCATAAGACGATCATGATAGCCTTATCTTCCAAGAGACGACCTGATTACTTACCCAAGTATTCAGATGGATGATAAGTTATTGAGAGTCATCTTAATAACGTAGGTGGGATACCACGATCTTACTTCGGTAAGCGTTCGATACGAACTAATGCTACACCGGTTTGGATCATCCCGATTTGTTTAGCAGCCCCTTTACTGAGATCGAGGATACGACCTTTCGCATAAGGACCTCTATCGTTGACTTTGACTTGAACAGATTTCCCGTTCTTGACATTGGTCACTTTGAGTTTAGTACCTAACGGATAGGTACGGTGTGCAGCAGTCAATGCATGCATGTTAAAGATCTCACCTGAAGCGGTCTTACGACCATGGTGATGATCCGAGTAGTAACTAGCCATACCCTGAGTCACATGGGTAGACATTGTTGCTCTTGCGATCATCGGAAAACAAAAACCGAATCCGATGCATGACAAGATGACAAGGGTTCCTAAGATTTTCTTCATGAGAGATAAAACTCCTATAGGTACATGAATACGATCATCGTTAGCACATGTGGATAACAATGTAAACTGGGTAACAGTATCGAACCAAAGCTCGATAAGGTACCATGATGTCAGATAGTTTTCTTTACGTAAGATAAGAGTAAACTTGGTAAGGTTTACGCATAGTCTTGGTAGAACTGATCGATCTTCGCTAATATATCAATGACATTACGAATATAGTTCTGATCAGGTTGACCTACCTTAAATACGATTTTAGGGGATACCGTTAGAGTGATTGTATTTTTATAACGACGAGTGGTATACGTTAAACTGACCTTATCCACTTTATGGGCGTAATTGTATTTACCTAAGCGAATAAAAGTTTCCGCTAATACCTGATCGATTTCACCGATCAAACCAGATGTTTTAGTGTAATGCTTGATTTCTACCGTAAGATCGTTCATTTTTACTTTAGAGCGAGTGAATGTACGAAGGATACGATAAAGGCTAGGATCGACTTGATAATATTGCGCACCAAATAAACTGATCCATACTTCACCCACTGGATCGGTATCGTTCACAGTAGGAACAAAATGAATCGATACATCATCCGTCACTTTACATTCTATAAAAGCTGGAATACTTGTATCCTTACTTCTCAAGTGTATTAATCGTCTAAAACTTGCAATACCAAGAACATCACCATAAGGTGCAAACTGTAAGAAATGAAGTACGAGGTCAACACGTGTTTTGAATGTGAGATCTTTCTCTTCAGTCTTTTGCTTTATAAACGCAGGAGTTAAGAGTTCTTTCATATTGATGTTTTCCTTATTTGTTAAAGTAATTTAAGATATCATGGAATGGACGTTTTTGTCTAATGAGATCTTCAATGTTTTTCACGAAATGAGGAAGTTCTTCCTTATCGAGTTTACTATAGTTTAAGCAAAACTGGTAGAGCTTCTCAAAGAACGTATTGTCCAAATGACCGAGTTCTTCGGTTGATACAGACAGATGTTGACCAAACCCACATTCACCTAAGAGCATCTCAGCCTGATAACTATTTGTTTCTAAATCTTTTTCAATCGTGATTTTAAAACTATAAGAACCTTCAGGGAAATTAAATGCCATGGCCGATAACTCAAAGGTTTCTTGCTCCGCCATATAACTCACAAAGACACTTCCAAAACCTTTATCGTCTAATTTATCTTCTTCCTTCGTCAAGGTGAAAAGCCATGGGTTTAAACGGTAATGATGAAATCTAAAGTTATGGATAAGTGGTAGCTCTGCTGGAATCACAGGAACAAATGGGAGTTCCATTGCCGTAAGATAACGGGCACTCAATGCGATACGTTGACTGGCTGTTTTTATCGGATAACCATAAGCTACGGTGACTTCATTCGCACGACGACGAACGACTTCAACCCAATCAATATCATCATCCACCATACTTAACGCATAATACGGTTCACTTTCTGCTGTAGGTTTAAATTTCACAATCACATCTGGTGGACAGTCTCTTTCCGCTGCGTATTCTAAGACTTCTTTAGGAATACGTTTATCAAAATATTCTAATACATTAAATGACATGGTTTATCTCCATTTAGCTTCTTTTACTGCACGTCGTTGTTTATAAAGATGTTCAATAATCTTTCTACAAGCTTCGACGGTTTCTTGATCTGAATTATCAGTTTTAAAACTAAGATCCAGATAAACACGTTCAAGTACTTCAATCTGATTATCGAGTTTAGCTTCTTGTTTGGATTTAGGGCGAGGTGGTGCATCGAACATTTTTTACTCCTTATTGTACTGTTTATAGAACTTGGCTAATTGACCAAAGGTTTCAAATAAAGAAAGAATATCACGACGTTGGATATCCTCGTATTCAAGCGTGATGACTGGCTGTATATTAAAATACAATTTATCTTTTCTTCTTCTTATTTTGGCGAAGGTACTGATCTCCTGTATTTTATAATGATAAAAGTTAGGAACCAGATGAGATTGCATCTCAGCCAAAACATGAATGAAGTCTCCTGAATGAAAGACTTCACCACTTGGATGATGAATACGGTAATGGGTTTCACCAATATTCACAACCGGTGGATGGATGTATCTCAATAATCGAATATTTTCTAGATACACTTCGTAATAAATGGGATCATTAGTGAATTTAACCCAGAGGTATTCGATTTCTGCCGTATCGAAATCGACATCAATGTCTTTCTTGACGCCTACGTAAAGCATGCAGTGTTCGTTAAGACTATACCCAATGACATGGATACCCCACCTCGATTGAATCTGTTTTTGATATTGAGAAGCCGTGAGTTTTAAATGTTTTGCAAATACGGTATAGTCTCGGAAGAACTCTAAATGTCCCATGATGACATTTGGAAATTGAGCATATCTCTCCTTGATCATTTCAAATGTGACTTTCTCTTTCATGTTATTACCCTTTCTATTATAGTTCAAATCCGTCAAAAGCAGTTTGTAATTGCTTCTCTTCATTTACTAATCTTTCGATCTCTTTGATTTCATTTCGAGCTTCTAACACCCATTTACTGTTTAACTTCGGAAATATCGCAGAAACGCGTCTTACGGATAAATGAATAATAAGTTTTGATTCATGACTCATCCAGGCTTCCGTTCTTAAAATCGGGATGTGTGCTAACCCTTCAATGTGGTCAAAAAATGCTGAATACCAATCAATGATATTCGAAGCATCGTTGTAGATCACGATGTCTTTTCGTTTATGATACTGAACAATAAGATCAGGATCCGTGATGTTGAGTTTGTTTAATAAATCTGACATGGTGTTTACCTCTTTAGGTTAGCATAAATCTCTAGGGAGAATTTTCTCCCTAGAGACCATGGTAAGTAGATTATTTCCATTCTAAGAATGGGACGTTATTTTGAAGATTAGATAACAGGATATCGTCATATTCCGATAAATAACATTTTTGCATTATACAGACCCATTGTTTCAAGTAAAGATCAGTAATTTCTTTATCTTTAAAATTTAACATGAATTCCAATGTTTGATGTTGTTTCCCAGATACAACTTGATATATTTGATTTTTAGAAAGATCGGCAAAATGGTGTTGAAAACTCATGCCTTTGCGATAAATAATGTTAAAATGCTGATTCTGTTTCTTAAGTACAATTGCCGTTCCGGTATCATCGTTACAGATTTCATATTCGAAATTAAATAACTTAATGAGTGCGTTATCAAATGCGCTGGTATCCGTAATTTCTTCAAAGGAAAACACCTCGGATGAGATAATACGTCCATCAGATTGACGATAATCAACAGTATAGGCATTTGGTCCGTTTAACTCTAGCGTATAGGTTCCATGATTATACGTCGTTAAACAAAACCCTAAATATCCTGCCGAGTTAATCTTATAATCAAATGTAAAGATCGATCGTTGAAGCAGTTTGATTAATGGTTTAACTCCTTTAAGATCCTTAGCGATCATCATCTTCTTCCATTCTGAATTATCGACTTCATCTGTATATTCAAAAACATGATTATTCTGATAATCAAAAACTAGGAAGACAGGCCCGTAATACCCACCATTAAATACCATCAAGATATCTTTCTCATCTGATATCTGGTTATTCGATTTAAACTCATCCACCGCTTCGTGATCGGTAAGGATATAACGGAGGTGTTTATTTGCACGTAAGTTATTTTCGATCATGTTTAAATCTCCCATTCTAAGAATCTAACATTGTTTTTCAAATTTGATAATACCGCTTCATGGTAATTAGCAGAATAACATTGTTGGAGTATAGTTAAATATTTATCAATATAAGGAGCACTTATATCGATATCATCCAAAGGAAAGACACTATCAAAAAATATTTTTTCTTCACCTCTAATGGCTTGACTAAGAATTTTCGCTGAATGTTCACGATGTGAATATTGATAACCCTTTGGCTCAATATATACGATTTGAAAGGAAAATCCACTCTTGATAAATCGTACTTCAGCTGAACGATGATTAGGTTTGAAACCGTGATCAAACTTCAGAATTTGAAACAATTCAATATAAAACGGAATAAGATTCTCATTATCAAATGCAGCACTTGAACGATAATAACCTAAATTTGAAGAAGGACCATAAATCACTAAATCAGAACCATCATGGGCAATCTTAATAGAAACGCCTTCATGAGTATCTAGACTAAAATTGATTCGACCATTCATATCGAATTCGATATTAGGCGTGAAAAATAATTTAGGTATTAATTGGATAATTGGTTTTGAATTTATCAATCCATCAAATTTTGTTTTCTGTTTCCAGTCGTTGTGTTTTACCCATGAATATTCTTCCACTTCGTTATCATCGTAATTGAAAACAAGAATAGAAGGATTATGCGGATCAAAATAAAACCCTATCACGATATCGTGATGATCAGGAATTCCTTTCTTCGCTCTAAATTGATCAATCACGTTTTGATCGTCTAGAATATTGTGGAAGTGTTTGTTTTTTAATGTTAAATTTTTGATCATTTTTCAGATCTCCATTTTTAAGGTTAAAATAAAGAATAGAATATCTTCTAACTTTTACATTATTGATTATTCTATTCGGTGGTTGAGGAATAGATACCTTTCCCTCTTTAGTGGTAATGATCGGGGATTACCCCCGATACTAAAAAGCGCAAGTAAGGTTAAAAACCTTCTCTCTAATAGGTAATATATATCTTTAAAAATGATACCCCTATAGATCACGTTTGATGATATTCCAGAGATTTATACGACGAGGATAATAGCGTTTCTTCTTGCTGGTTTGTTTCTTGATTCGATTTCGTTTAAAATAAAATTGATCGAAATAAATATCGGTAGTATAAGCACCATTAATGCGATTGGTATTCGTGAATGTTAAACTAAACGTTATTAGCTCATAACCTCTTTTAAAGAGATGCGTAAATAGTTCGAAATCTTGTTTATTTTTGATCCCTCTTAATATTGCAGGGTAATCCGAATGGTTGATCTCGACCGTTAACTTATCTTCGTCCTTGCATTGGTTTGGAACAGGAATCAATGTATGAACGCAATAGAAACTATTTCCCATCCCAACTACGGTAGCTTGGAAGAGATGTGATCGGTTTCGTTTGAAATATTTCATTTAACCGTCCTATTCAACTAGTTTAAATTTAGGATATTCAAATGGATCATCTGGCAATGCTCGTAATTGTTCCTGATACTCTTGGTAGTATTCATTCTTGAGTCGTTTGACTTTCTCCATTTCTCGTTTTTGGTGATCGATGAATAACCCTCGTAATTCAGCTAACGTTAATGTTCCAGTGGTTGGATTATCCGTTGGTTTTAAATCAATGATGATCTCATCTTTATTATAATCCACCCGTTTAATATACATGTAACCAAGATGCGTTTTATTGATGACCGTATGGAACATCTGATTATAATCAGATACCTCAGTGACTTCTTGACGACCACCCATTTCTTGATAAATAACGTATTTCATGATTTACTCCTATAGTGGCTTCATTAACCCACCATTTATAAATAGAATCGCCTCTGGATTGATACTGCGAAATTCTTCTTGAATATCTTGATGAAGAAGGCAAATTTGATCAAATTGTTTTTTCTTTAAAAAGTACTGTTCTTCCGCATGAATCATGTAGAGTTGTGTCAACCCGCGGAAGGTCTTCACGGCATTCCCTTTACCTGGAGAAATATAGATATCTACTAGATTATTCTTTTTCTCTACGCTCTCAATATAGCGACGATCTTCTTCCACCAACTGAAGAACGGTTGTGTATGCTTCAAAATACCTAGATGTATTTGCCGTACACGACCAACCGTTATCATGCGGTTGAATGATTCGATATTTCATCAGTTACTCCTCTGGTTGACGGATTTCTTCTCTCATTTCTTGAAGTTTAGCAATCAATCGATCTAAATCGTTTTCGGTTAACGGGTATAAGATCTCAACCGGTTTACCTTCAATTCCAAAATGGTAAGCTCTTAACTCAACAAATTGTTGATCTATTGATTCATTGAACTTACAGTTCAATCCGATACCCTGAATAATAGCGAATCGATTCTCTCTTGATAATAAGAATTGACCATATTCTTCATATTTGCTGTCGTATTTATTCTCTTTCATTTTGTATTCCTTTTGATTAGTTCTTCTTTCATAGTTTGCAATTTTAAAATCAATTGATCGATATCATTTTCCGTTAACGGAAAAAGAATCTCTGTAGGTTCTCCATGATGGGCACGATATAGACACAGTTCAACAAAATATCGATCGAGTGCTTCACGATAGTCATGTCTTAGCGCTAAGCATTGAGTGGTTCCAAAACCATTTGATCGAGATAATAAAAACATCCCATCTTTATTATATTCACTATCGTATTCGGTTTTCTCCATAATTAATCCTCTCTTTATTTAGGTTGAAAATAGCAAACCACGTGACAAGTCTTTTTATCTGAACTCATGCGTGATTCTGTCGTAATTTCGTAGTGAGCTCTATTCACTAATCGCATTTCATGCTTAATCTTTGCTCGACTGACATCGTTTTCCATCAGGACGATATTCCCTTCTTTATCTAAATATCGATAACCAAAGGTTTCTTTTACCTTCATTTTTTTCCTCCTCTGTCAGGATACTTCAAACATAATCCCTAGGATTTCTCCTAGGGATATATCGATTATAGATTATAACTTACATCCACCACCAGCACAACCGTCATCAAGATCACCTTGCTTATCATCTGCACCATCACGGGTGTTTTGATAATATAAGGTTTTTACCCCTAGCTTGTACGCCATCAATAAGTCTTGAAGTAAGACTTTCATCGGCACTTTACCGTCTGGGTATTTCTTCGGATCGTAGTTGGTATTGGTACTGATCGATTGATCCATAAACTTCTGCATGACTGCCACATTCTCAAGATAGCCTTTATTAGAAGGCATATCCCAGAGTAACTCATACTCTGCACCGTATCTTTCATATTCAGGTACGACTTGTTTTAAGATACCATCTTTCGATGCTTTAATGGATACGTAACCACGAGGGGGTTCGATACCATTCGTTGCATTACTGATTTGAGAAGAGGTTTCCGATGGGAATTGAGAAGTTAAACAGGAGTTACGTAACCCATGTTCTTTGATCTCATCACGTAATGCTTCCCAATCAAAATAATACGGTGTATCACAGATATTATCCACATCTTTCTTATACGTATCGATAGGCAGTAATCCTTGTGCATACGTGGTTTCATGATAGAGTTCACATGGACCGTATTCTTTAGCCAGTTTAACCGATGCTTTCAAACAGTAGTATTGTAAAGCTTCAAAATACGTGTGTGTTAACGCTTTACTTGCTTCATCACTATAACGAGTACGATGTTTCGCTAAGAAGTAAGCATGGTTAATCACACCGATACCCAGCATACGTCGTTTCGTACAACTGTATTCAGCTGGTTTCACTGGATACTCTTGGTAATCAATGATCGCATCCAATGCACGCACTAATAGCTCACAAGGTTCTTCCATATCTTCTGGTTTTTCAATCACACCCATGTTTACACCCGATAGAATACAGAGTGCGATTTCACCATCACTGAAATCTAGTGAAGTCATGGGTTTAGTTGGTAAAGCAATTTCTGCACAGTTACCCGTTAATACGCCGTTAAAGACCACTTTATGACGTTTAGGTTCATTAACACAATACGTATCGTGTAATCCTTCTAAATAAGTTAATCCGATAACTTCGTATTCGGCTTCTTCGTAATAAAGATCGTCTGATACTTGTACACTACTTGCTTCTTCAATGATATCCCCTAACTTAAGATGACGGGTGCGAGTTTCATAAACATTGTTGATTTCGTATCGATACCATTTATGATAATCGGTTGCATCCACATGGATAACCGTACCATTGTAATTGTTTCGCAATGTTACTCGTGTTAGTCGTTGATCCGTATTGGTTTTCACGATCTCAACGTTTTCAGACCACTCTTCACCATTCCATACGGTAAATTTCTTACCCACATTCTCATCCATGCGTTTATAACCTTCAGAGGTTAAGATACGAGTATCTCCACTTACGCATAAATTAGATTGTGTGACTGGTGCATATTTTGGATTAAAGGCACTATGGGTGTTACAGTGGTCTACGTTCTGGATATAGATACGTCCAGTAGAAGCACGTTCTTGCATGAGAATACTAAAGAGATCCACTGCTTTTACGGTAATACGTTGGATAGATTCATCTGATTCGTATTTCGTATATAAGCGATCGAATTCATCTTGATCCGAATAGAAAGCTTCTAATAGCCCCGGTACTTCATTTGGACTGAATAAAGAAATATTCCCACCTTTGATCAAACGTTGATACATGGTTTTATTTAATTGTACACCGTAGTCCATGTGTCGTGCACGGTTATCTTCTACCCCACGGTTATTTTTAAGCACTAATAAAGATTCTGCTTCACGGTGCCATAATGGGTAATATACCGTTGCTGCGCCCCCTCGTACGCCTTTGTATTGAAACGAGGATGTGGTCACTATTGATCGTTACTCAATAGCCGTGATCATTTCGGACGTCTTACGATCACTGCTTTATATTACTATAAAGAACAGACTATCTCTTTCTCTGCAGCGTTACCTGGTCAGACTCCAATAAGGAGGAAGTATAGAGGTGTGTTGACACCACTACTCCGATCTTCCTGTTTCGAGTTCACTTGAACCCTACGTCTTTCGACTAGTCGTTGAATCACTGATATACAGGCTATCATCTCGATAACGGATTGTCCTTAGGATAAGGAGTTTCCCGTTTTAAGGAAGAAGTTTACTCTATTATTTCTAATAGAGGGGGCAGCTATGTTTACCCTGGCTGCAGCTTTTCACTGCGGATTGGAATAGTTTATAGAAAGGAATATTCCCAGTGTGTACGGTTTGACCATCACGTACACGAGACCCTACTGCACGAATCGCACCTAAGTTTAACCCGATTCCTGCTTTTTGTGAAATGTATTTAATGGTAGCAGTTGTGGCTGCACAGATACTATCTAAGCTATCTGCTACATTGATTAATACGCAAGACGCAAATTGTCTTACACTGGTTCTTAACCCGCTCATCAATGGAGTCGGTAGACTAATTTGGAATTTACTACATGCATCGTAAAAACGTTTCACGTAGCTCATACGTGTCTCTTTTGGATACTGAGCAAAGATCGCTAAACTGATACCGGCATACATCAACTGAGGACTTTCAAACACATGTCCAGTACTACGGTCTTGGAGTAAATACTTCCCTTCTAATTGTTTGATCCCTGCGTAAGCAAATGAGAAATCTCGATCATGTACTAAGTATTGATCAAGTTCATCGATTTCTGCTTCAGTATAATTATCAAGGATATAGTGATCATAACGCTGTTCTTGCGTCATCTTCTGAATGAAGTTAAATAAACGTGGCGGATTAAAATCACCGAATGCTTTCTTACGGATATCGAATAATGCTAAACGAGCAGCCACGTATTGATAGTTAGGGGTTTTCTCGGAGATCAAATCTGCTGCTGATTTCACCATGATCTGATGGATATCAGAGGTCTTGATGTTATCGCAGAATTGGATACGACTCTTTAATTCGATTTCAGAGACTGAAACATCCTCTAACCCTTCACAAGCCCAGGTTAATACTTTATGAATTTTAGCGATATCTAATAGTTCAGTGACACCACTACGTTTAACAACATGTATCGTGTTCATAGATCACATTTTTCCTTTTAAGTTTTGTTATTATTGAAAATCAAGAGAGATCAAGATCATCTCTAGTATAGGATATAATTGGACTCGTGGAGAAAGAAAATAGGTAGTTTCTCACCTCTCGAGAACATACTTAACTCGATCTCAAATCACCGCGAAAAACGTCCTGAATCCACTCAGGATGAAACAAAAAAGAGAAGGGATAGGAATGGATGGGTAAGACTCCCATCCATCCTAAATAAGCGTTTATTTTAAACAGAAGAGTCAACTAAGACTTCTGTCACTATTTACGCTAATGATCGTTATCTATGAAGATAACGCAGGGATCTTAAACAGGTCGGTAACTGTTTGATCCTTACGGACTTCACCGTTCTTCAGCTTTTCTTCAAATTGTTTGTTTGAAAGAACGAAGAATGGTTTACCATCCTTAAATAACACTTTAAACATGGTATTTTCCCCTTGTAAAAGTGGTTAATATTAGAGGGATAGTTCCTGCTATCCCTCACCCAGAAGTCTTAAAATACTCCTTCTAATAGGTGATGTAAGTTTTACTTCTCGATACCTAGATGGTATCGAATTATGTTTGACCCGGCATAAGTGGAAGAGGTGTTACCCTCTTCCACGATTATGTTTGTTGTATAAAAATTAGACACCGTAGCGATTAAGTTCGGTGCGATATTCATCATCGATAGCAGGTAAGATAGAAGGGAGTTGATATTTCTCTAATGTCTTGATTGCTTCGGTGATACATTGGTAGTATTGACCTACCGATGTTTGGGATGCATCTAATGACACGTATAACTGGATCTTATTTAATCCTTTATTCACATCATAGGTCAAGCTGTTTAGATGAGGAACTTCTAAGAAGAGATCCAAATAAAGGTTAGGGAAATCTTGATAGAATTCTTTTACGCCAATTAACTCAAACCCTACGTAAAGGAATTGTTCACGCCAGATTAGATTAGGATGCGATTTCTTCCCTGCTTTATAAAGACGGATAAAACGCTCTAATCCGATGATATCATAGGTCTCTTGATCTTTTTCACGGAGTTTATTAAAACGATCGGTTAATTGTGTTTCAGATTGTTCTTTTGAAACATCCATCTGTAATGTCTCGTTATCGAAACAATCTCTTTTCTTCATATCGATGATACGATCTACTGCTGAAATAAAACGCATGTTAACTGGATCATCCATACGAGTATCGTGTTCAAAGAGTTCTGCTCTCATGGTAGGGTTTCCTTATATAAAAAATAGAGAGGATAAGGATCAAATAAGGAAGGTGAAATGATTCCTTTATCTGATCCTTGATGAGTTTACGAACCTCGATTACCTAGCATCGCTAATAATCGTTTGTTCGTGTGTTGTTGTACGGCTAAACGTTTCGCTTGTTCATCTTTCAATTTCATGTACTCAGTATTACTGTGCACACTATTTCCTTTCCGAACCTTTTCTAATGCTTGGCCTTCTTTGATGGTCAATACTTCATTCACCGGTGCCGTATGGATCTTCACGACGCCTTTCACTCCGATCAACTGACTTACCACCTGACTGATTTCTTCTTTTACCGCTTGTAGGTTAAGACGTTTAGGTACAGCACCTAATGAGACACTTAACACTACATGGTTATAATCCGCTAACCCTGATTCTGGATAACTCAAGATATACGTATCTGGAATATACTGGATACCTTCTTCTCCTTTCAGAGATACGATTGCTGCACCCGCAGCCACATCTTGTTTATAATCTTCTTCAGAGATATTTAACGGTTTATAATAATATTCATACGGATCGATGGATTCTGCCCAAAGGTCATCGAATTCACGGATCGCTACCACTTCATAGACTTTCTTTTCGTAGAGACGAAAAGGGGGTTGTACTCTAAACAACCCCTTCGAAGTCATCAATGGAGTAAGTTTGGTTCTAGCTGCCATTGTTCACTCCTGAGACGATTATGCTAAACCAGTAGCAGAGGTCGTCACTTCATAATGACCGATGTTAAGATCTTTGGTTTCGACACGAGATTCAAGATCATAGAACGAAAGTTTAAGATCCCCTTCAAGATAACGAGCCACATTACGTTTATCTACGTAAGGACCTTTGAATCCATCTACGTACGGTAATGGGTAACCTGTCGTATTGTTCGATGTGGCACGGATCTGTGCACTGATACGCACTTTATCTGGGTCTGCACTCATCGGTTCGACGTTCCAGTCTACCAAGGTACCATCTTTAAAGGTTTCCACATGTGTCTTACTATTTGGTAAATAGTGGGTGAAGACTAATTTCACACGTAGGTTATCTTTTAACGATTTAGGGATGTTGTTGACTGTGATGTTCATCACACGTTCAGCAAACATGTCATTCGATGCACTACGGTTACTACTCATGGAAGCATGAAACTGAATATCCTGTTCATCTAATGGAACAACCGATGCAGAAGTTTCACCGGGTTCATTAGCATGATCGGCTGCTGGTGTACTTGGACGGTTATCACCTGATCCTGGATGGACACCATCTGGTAATGGATCACGTGGAGTCACGATCGTCCCTTCAGTACCATTTGGTAATTCCATTGTCGTACCCGGTTTCTTCGGTGGTGTTGGTTTCGTTAACACCGTATTATCCGATGTACCTGGTGGGATTGCATTGATAATATCGTTCATGATCTTATCGTAATCTACAGTGGTACTACCAGTTGGATTCACCACTGGGTTATCTACCGCACTATCTTGACTTAAGGCGATTTGACCTAAGAAGTTATAACGGAGCGGTACAACGTATTGAACACGTTTATACGTTGTAGTTAAGTAATAGAGTTCACCACGTTTTACACGAGTATAACCACCAGGAATATCCGATTCTTGGGTCATTACTTCTGCATGAACCAACATCTCACTTAACTTGATGATGAAGTCTTGAGTTTCAGGACTAATACGATTAAAGTCACGTGATGTTGTATAGATGTTCGCATAGTCTGCCCAGAGTTTTTCAAACTCAATTGGGGCTAAACGGTTTAATGGATGACCACAAGCTACTACCGCACACGATTTAAAGATGGTATCAAATACCACACTGTATTTTGCAATGTGTCGTAGATCGTAACCCACCATGGTTTTACCCGCATACGGTAGTACATCACGGAATGGTACCGTCGGGCTATGTAATCCACCCATCAATTGTAAGTTCGGTGTACTGAACTTCGTCCAGAATGGACAGATATAGAATTCAGTTGGGATAAATAAATCCGGTAGGATCTTTTCCCATTTAGAACGATCGTAGTCAGATAACGATAACACGTAATCCGCTAACTGTTCTTTGATCATATCGGCATTATTCGCCGCCTTACCATACAACAATACTGTCCATACTGTTGCGATCTTATCTTGTTTATCTTCTGGATTGATCCAATCGTAATAGAAAGATAATAATAACGTATACGGATGACTATCAGCTATACGGTTAGTTTCTTCATGTAACTTAGCGATCCCTTCAGCAGACGTATTGTCTGTAAGCGCTTTCTTCACTTTAGCAGGATCTTTGAAGAAATTATCTACTGGATTTAACGCCGGTAGGATACGTAATTCGAATTTATCGTATTGAGCTTGGAAGGCTTCATCTGAGAACCAGATCTTATAACGGTTCTCACGGGTATCCGCATGAAGTCTGAAGGTAATATATTCTGGTAAGTAATAGCGACCATCGTGTACCATCTTACCGACTTTTTCAACGGTAATCTGTTCACGGTATTCGGCTCTTAACTTTTGTTCAAAAGCCGTACGGTCTGCATCAAAACGATTAGCGGTACTTTCGGTGACTAACCAGTTACCGATCTTCAATACTTCTTTGGCTAAGATTTTAGTGAGTGGGATACGGTCTTTACCTTCCTGCGCAAAGAAAGTAAATAAACGTAGATCCGGAAATTCAGCTTCACTGTACATGCCGACTTCACTACTGAACGTACGTGAGATCGGACTCAGTTCACCCAATTTAGACACTTTATCAAGATCGTTGCTGACTAAGCTATTGATCCCAAGAAAGCCTAATAATTGATACATGGATTTCTCCTTAAGGATTTTTAAAAACGTTTTTAAAAATCTACTTGACAATAGTATTATCGTCAAGTAGACTATCTACTCGATCCAGTACCTGCAGGGGAGAGGACGAGCAAACATATCAAAATTATCTCATTAATACATTACAAAATGGAGAACCTAACGTTGACGGATATAATTTCAGCAATCCTAAAAGCGTTACGTTACCTTGGTCCTTTTCTTAAGGAAGCGATCTCTGTCCATAATCCAGATGACCCTGATGATATCCGTACCACCTATAACCTTCGTCGATTCATCATCGAAGGTACGGTGAAGATCTTAGGGATGGTCGCAGTAGCGATTGTGGTATTTTACAGTATACTTCCTATTTATACGGAAAATGTCTATCTAAAGGATGAGGTAAAGAAACTTGAGCGTGATATCGTCGATAAAAAAGAAGATCTTGAGCAAGTTAACCAACGCAATCAAGAACAGAAAAGTACGATCACCACGCTCAGTAATTCGTTACTTGTGGAACAAACTCGATATAAAGAACGTGATGCGGAAACCCAACGGTTATCGAACGCATTACATGAATGTCGAGAAGACGCCAGTGAGTATCGAGCACTCCTTCTTCAAGCTGGGCAAAAACCGAGTAAAAAGAAGTAAAGTAATATAAGAAGGTGAGTCACTACAACTTTACGGTCTAGAGGTCTCACTATGCTTTTAATAGAAATCTAATATAATTTAAGGTTAAATGTATGGCGAGCAAAAAATCAAAAATCGATAAAGCTTTGTTAGCGACTCTCCCTCAAGGTTGTGTCCTTTACTTAGATGGTGGGTGTCGTCCTGGCTACCCTAGCGATCCAGGTAAACAGTATGGTGGATGGGGGATGCATGGCTATACGTATATCTTAGACATGCCACCTGAAAAACCACGCTTAAAGAAAGACGTGCCCACGGATATCGGGTACGAAGATGGGACTAAAATCGAATGGAAGCAACATGTCACCCCAACGGGTTATATCGATGGTTGGGGTTCATTAACCGGTCAAGATACGAATAATAGTGCAGAAGTATATGGACTATGGCAAGGGTTAAATAAAGTCAAAGTATTACATGAAGAACATCGTGTACAGAATGTCCAATTCTTATTAGATAGCCAATATGCGATCAAAGGGTTAACCGAATGGTTACCGAAATGGGAAGCCAGAAACTGGATCAAACCCGAGACTAATCAAGAGATCGCAAACGCGTCTTTATGGAAACAGATCAACCAAGATTATAATGAATTGAAATCAAAAGTCAATTTCAAAATAGACTGGGTACCAGGCCATAGTGGGAACTTTGGAAATGAGAAAGCGGATAAGTGGGCTACCTTAGGGGTATTCGTAGGACGGAATGGACAATTAAACGATGACCACATCATCGATAGTCCTATTCAGAAATATGATGATCCTCAGGTGAACATCAATCGTCTTTTCCAAAAGAACCGTTTATACTTCAACGGAAATGAAGAACCGATCAAGTCTCGTCATGGTTACTTTGCGTACCACTGTGGTGCACATGGGAGTGATGATACCTTGGTCGGGATGCGGATGTTTGATAGTGTGGCTTATATCGTCTATACGAAAGAAGAGCAAACATTATTAGAAGCGGTTCGTAAAAAGCATAACCAGCTATTACCGAATCCTTTGAACGATCTTTGTATGATGCGACTAGATACGATTTTGTTACCACGTGTTTACAAGCAGCTAGAGGAAGTTGGCACGAACGCTTTAAGTCTGAATCTAAAAGGATATGAAGGAACGTGTACGACTGAAGGCATGATGGCTACGAAGGTCATAAAGCCATCTGGTCTAACGTTTAATTTAATTGACGTTCATAACGCCATGGCTGACAGATTAGATGATTTCTTGGATGGTATCGGTACCGTGACCGATGTCACAGATATCTTCTATTCAAAAGAAACTAAACTCAAAAAGAAAAAAGAAATCGTGAAATGGGTGAGTAACCTCGATCCTTCCGATATCGTGGTCGAGACGGATGTCATTGTGGCAAAAGGCTCGAAGGATGAAGATGACTATCGTTATCCGATTCGTGCGAAGATCGGTGTGGATACCCCATCGAAAGAATTGATCAACGCCATTAAAGACTTCGAACCGAAGGTAAGTTGTCTGACATGGAAGATCAGTGATGAGTTCTTTGCTTATGGGTTTATCTTTGAATGTGGTGAAGATGTGATGTTCTGGACAGGAAAAGATACCGCCACGCAATTAGTCTGGGAGCATGGTCGTAAGAAAAAATAGAAGGACCTGTTTATGGGTAATTGGTTGAAAAGAATAGTGATCGAATTCATCGCTCGATGTATCCCAAAACATGGGAAACGGATCATCTATATCACATTGTGCTACTTGATCTGGTCAAACCAACAAGATGAAGATACCATCATCAATCAGATGATGGAAATCAATAATCGATTAAAATTGACTAAGAACCAAGAAGCCTTGCGATTTGCAATTGAACTAAGAGACGTGTTGCTCTCTGCAGACGACTTTAGATACGTGAAGGAATTGTCACCTGAAAAGATGCAATCCCAAATGATACGCTATATGCCATCATGGTTAAAGTACGATACAGATCAACGCATCGAAGGAGAGCTTCGCAATATATGGAAAAACCAATATCGACTAGCTTAATCTAAAAACATACGTCCGCATCTGTCAAAGGGTGCGGACATATGTCCGTAGGCTATCGCACCTACGGACACATGCCCCATGATAGCATAACGACTTAATTTCACCATTCGCTACGACCATTACGTTTAAATCGATGATCGGCTATTCGCTTACTTTCTCGATCATTATCGATCGATTCAGGCTCACCTAAGAACAAGTTATGAACGAACTTTATTCTACGAGTCCAAATATCGCGGACTAACAATACACGCGCGAATAGAGCGATGAGTTATTCTTCTTATTAATGGAAATAAATAAACCGTGTGAACTATCCAGTCTCATCATTTTATAATAAGAAATTGTTAGATGAGGCAAGGAGGACCTTAACGGAAAATCTATCATGAAAATTGCCTTACTCACCACTCGCAACTATGAGTAAGAACTTTTGATGACCATACGGGGTCATCGCCTTTGGTTCGTGTTAACTACACATAAGAGACTACTTAATATTTGGTAATATATTAATCACCTGAACCACGAATCCAACCAGAGCGACCACCAGCAGGGAAGCTAACCGGACCACTCGCAGAAAGATTACTCGAGATATCAAGGTTACCCGTGACGCTACCGCCACCCCCTAATGAAGACTTACCAGACACATTGAGACCTTTCTGGATATTCACTTCACCAGTAAAAGTCGTACTTGAACAATCGACTGTTGTGGTACCGCCTACTTTATGACTATGACTTCCACCGATATCGACATTCATGTTTCCACCGACTTTAATCGTCATATTCCCGCCTACTTCGATGGTGTAATCTTTCCCTACGTTAAGATTATAGTTATCGATAGCTTTCACTTCGATATTATTCTTTTCCATCTTAAACATACAACCGTTTTGGTTCTTCATCCAAACTTTACCCGCTGCACTATTGATCTCGACAAAGTTACCCATCCCATCTTGTAGGATCATCGATCCCTTCTCACCATTGATCTGAAATAGATAAGACGTTACCTCACCGTTTGCAGCAGAGGTACTGATGGTATAAGTTTTATTGTGAGAAGACACTTCAGTATAATAAGTGTTATCGGCACCAAATTGACCACTATCTTTCCCAGTGGGTTTATCTGCATTCACGGCTTGGACGACTGTCTCTAATCGACGAGACGATAGGCTGTCTTTATTACAAGGTTCCCAGTACCATTTTCCATCACCTTGTTGCCATACCCAAACTTGTTCACCACGCTGAACATCTGGTGGAGTTTTACGATACGTATCCGTTGAGAAATAGATACATTCGATATTGTTATTATGCGTACCTGTTGAAATCACCTCTCGTCCTAATGCGTCTTTATATTTGACTTTCATTGGGATCGGGTTATCGGTGATATGACCTTTCATGAGTGGGAATAAGTCAGTGATATTGACTTTGATGATATTCCCATTCTTTGGATTATAGTTGTCGGCGACGACAGCTCTAAAACGTTTTACGTTACGATTAAATTGACCGGTACCGAATTGATTCGGTACACCTGAAGAAACGCCTAATGCGTATTGTGATGCACTGATGGGCATATGTGTTTCCTTCTTATATTAATATTATTTTTGAGAGCGATGACATGAAGATTATTAAATTGGTTCTCCACCGCTATAAACGATTTGATTTATTATCTTCAGAGACGATGACATATCGTCCTGAAAGTCCATACCAACTAATACTGGGGAAGAACGGTATCGGTAAATCAAGTCTATTAAATGAATTATCACCGTTACCAGTTACACCAACTGATTTAAAAGAAGACGGTTATAAAGAAATCGAAATTGAACATCGTGGTCATCATTACATTTTAAAGAATACCTTGATGAAGAAACTCCACAGTAGCTTTATTCGAGATGGAAAAGAGTTAAATGAGGGCGGTACCACTAAAGCTCAGAAAGACTTGATCATGGAACATTTTAACTATGATTTAAATCTCCATGATATCTTAATGGGTACGGTCGTGTTTAGTCAGTTAACTCCACAGAGTCGACGTGAATGGTTCGTGAAGATGAGTCAGTCCGATATGACCTATGCGATCCAACTCTTTAATCGTATCAAAGGCTCTGAACGAGATATCAAGGGTGCGATCAAAATCAATAATAGTCGTATCGTCACTGAGAAAGCAAAGTTACCGGATGAGAAAACCATCCATCATCTAAAAGATACCAAAACCAAAATCACGGATGAGTTAAATCAATTACTTCCTCATCTTGATCGAGATGCAATCAACACGGGACAACGGTTACTGAATGTAGCAGGTCAGTTAGAGCAACTCTCTGCTCAAATTATCGATAGCCATTTAGAGATGGCATGGGAAGGGGTGAAAGATGTTGACGTCATCCGTGAGATCAAAACACGATTAGATTACGAATTAGAACGTAATACGTCTGACTATCGTAAGACCTTAGATGAACTCAATCAGATTCAAGAGATCATCCGTAAAGCTACGGAAGATAAGAAACGTCCTATCGCTGAAATCGATCGTGAGATCGAAGCATTAGAGAATGAGGTGAATGGAATCGATGAAACGATCTCACATGCGGATATCATGGTCGGTCAAGATAATTATACCGAGAAGCTTCAGTTTGAACAAGTCAAAGGTCAACTATCCAATATCTTATTGCAATTACCTGAAAACCCTAAAACGGAGAATGGATATAAGTATAGTCGTGAAGATTATGAACAACTACGTAATGAGATCAATCGGTTAGGTAGTGATCTGGCTCGTATGCAAAATGAGTTAGGTTACTATCATCGTGAAGTTGACCAGATGCGTAAAGTCCATGATGTTCATTGTCCTAACTGTAACCATACGTTTAAACCGGGTATCGATAGTTGTCGTGTGACAGAATACGAGAAGAAGATCCGTAACTTAGAAGAAGTGATGAAATCGCATCAGAAACGATACGATGAACTCAAAGTCTTAGATGAAGAATACAGTCATTGGTTACGTTGGATGAATACGTTAACCAGTTTACCTGAACGTTATCCAACCAGTGTACCATTGTTGAATTACTTACATCGTTTTGATCTCTTACAAGAGAACCCTAAACTCTTGATTCAGAAAGTAGTAGAGTATGAACGGATCGTTGATTTAACCGGACAGAAGAACCAAATCGTTCAATACTTAGAGCGATTAGGGCAAGAACGTACTCGTACACTGGCTGCTGAAGGAAACGATATGGAATACGTGTATGCGTCGATGAAACGATTAGAGATCGAATCAGAGACCTTACAACGATCCATCAATCAGTTAAACCAACAAGTGGTTCAGATTCGTCAGATTATCATCAACCATGAATGTATTCAACAATGGGAACATGAGTTATGGAATTTACTGGAACAAATCCAAAACGATACCATGATGTTTGTTCGTTGGAAGAATAATCAGTATCTGAATGGATTAGTGGTTGAAAGACAACAACGATTAGCGGAGAATGAAACCTATCTGAATCAAGTCGAACGTAGTGAAAGTATCATCGATCAATTAGAAACAACGAATGTTCAATTGAAAGAAGAACAAGAAGCTTTAGCGGTATTGACGAAGATTCTCTCTCCACAAGATGGATTGATTGCTGAATCCTTATTAGGGTTCATGAATACGTTCTTAGATCAGTTAACCAATATCTTAGATCAAGTCTGGACGTATAGCATGCGACCTTACTTAGACTTAGGGGAAGATGGGATTGAGTTAGACTATCGTTTCCCTGTGGATGTGAATGATGGGAATATCTACGTGAATGATATCTCTCGTTTATCACGTGGACAGATGGAAATGGTGAACTTCGGGTTTAAACTCTTACTAATGCAATATCTTGACTTACAAGACTATCCATTAGTGATGGATGAGATAGGGGCATCTTTTGATAGTCAACATCGTGATCGTTTGTATCAGTATATCAAACGATTAGTTGAAAGTCAACAGACTCGTCAGGTCTTTATCATCAGTCATATCGCAAGTAGTCATGATGCGTTATCTCAAGCAGATCGTTGTATTTTAGATCCAGATACCGTCATGGTAGATGATGAGATGAATAAGGTGTTAACCTTTAGTTAGAAAAAAAAAATAGAAAGGTAGAGTAGGTAGGTTTATACAACCTACCTACTTTTTTATGCCTGAGAGTTATCTCAAACAAATTTAACAGGTGTTACTGAATTAACGTCATGCTTCCACATGAGTTTCCAGGTCTTACCTGTTAAAGGGTCATGACATCTGTGTGTCATGTAGTAAGGGTACTTTGGTGCCTTTACTATTTTTAGATTATTAAGATTTATCATAAGTTTATTCCTTAGTAAATCAAAATAAAATCGAGGGATAGTTCATGCTATCCCTCACCCTACAGGGATTTATATCCCTATATCTATTAGGTTATATAGGTTTATAATATCGATACCAGTAAGGTATCGACTTATGTTTGACCGGGCATAATCCGGTAGATTTTATCTACCGGATAAATAAAAAGGTAGAATAATCAAGTGAGTAGTTTTATACTACCTACCTACTCTTTTATGCTTTATATAAGAAAGCACTCTGTCACACAAATTTCACTAGGAGGCAAGAGTTAGGGTCTTGACTTCCACATGGGTTTGTGCATACGACCTGTAAAAGGGTCGTACACCGTGTGAAGCGTATCGTAAGGAAACTTTTGTTTCTTACTGCCTTCGCGTTCTTTTGATAATCCATAGAAAGATTCCTATTAAAATCAATTAAATAACTTACACTAACTAGCGGGGAGTCAAATCCCCGCTTTTATTACGAGTTTATCTTATCGATACCGAAGGGTATCGAATTATGTCTGATCAGACATAGTCCGGATAGCTTTCACTATCCGGATATAGAAAAAAAAAGCAGTTCCCGAAAATTCACCTAAAGTGGGAACTGCTTAAATGCTCTTCCGAAGAAGAGCGATTGGAGGCGTGCATTACGCACGTTATAGACCCCATCTGTAAGGATCTATCTTTAATATACTTTGCTTTAAATATACTAAAGATAGATCTTATCAATAAGACCTTTCTTGGAACCACTCCGTTCCTGACTTGACATTTCCTCATCTTGTAAACAAAGAGGGTAATCACCTTACCCTCTTGATGTTTCATTGATTTAAGTAATCCGTCTATTAGAACGCATTACCTAAGTATTCTAACATGTACCCACTTAACTCACCTGAATCAGATTGAGTATTCACGATAGGCCATGCACGATATTTTTCACCTGCTGCGAAAGTAAAGTACGTCGCTGCGATAGGTGCGTAAAGTTTATCCGTTAATACCGAACGACTACGTAGATGTTTATCCATCTGAGTGTGCACGATCGGGAAGAGTTCAGGATGGGTTGCTTTAGTCACACACGTATCCGCTAAGTTTAACCCTGCTGCTGACGCTAACACTGGGATTGAACTATTTTGTAAGCACGCTGTACGCACGATAGCACGTGATTCGATTTGATCGACATCATCATCCATTAAGGTGATGTTAGATACATCTGCGATACATTGCATGATTGGTGCAATTAAGATCGATAATAATGCTAATGGATGTTGTTGATCTTTCCATTCACCTGAGACTACTTTGTTCTTACCCCATTCGATGATATCGAAATAGTCATCACCAAAGTCTTCGATGGTTGCATCCGCTTGAAGCATGTATTTCAATGCTTTATTCACTGCGGTGACACCGTAGATGTTTAAACGAGCACGAAGGTTAGTTGGTAACTTATCTTTCACTGACGCTAAGTGTTTCGCTAAATCTTCAGTAAAGAGTTGATCATCGATATCTTGTTTGGTTGGTTCTTTCTTCCAAACAAATGGTTTCAAGAGTTCCATCACTTCACGTTTCTCTTTAGGAGAATTGAAGACATCAATGATCTCAGTCGTTTCATAGATCTCATGATAGATTTTATCTTCAGTCAATGGACGACTTTCCGTTAACACTTCGATGTTATTTTGGTGGGCGGTTTCAAACCCATTATTGATTGGGGTGATGTCGTCGATTTCTTCTTCAACGACTTGGCTTAAACGAGCAGTCATACGTTCTTCTCTTTCTTCAGTAGGTAAATCGATTTCATTTGGAAGGTTTGGATCTTCTGGATCTTCAGAAGGATTATTCGCGATATATTGCGCAACACCATTATAGTCTTGCTCTAATTCGCGTTTCCAAGATTTCTCCCAAATCTCATACGCTTGTTGAATACGATCGAAACGGGCTTCACCAGTTAATCCTTTTTCATTGATTTCCGCAGACGCTTCACGCAATGCATTTGATAAGACGATACGACTGTCTTTGAAACGATCGTATTGTACCCCACCTTGCGTACTCTTCACGAAAGACTTACCTTTCATTTGTTTACGAAGTTCAGGTTTCTCACGGAATGGACGTAATACGTCGTGATGAGTAGATCTTTCCATTTGTTTTTCGTCCTCGTCAAGATCCGTTACGGTTAAACGGATTTTATTATTGCGGAGCAATGTGTAATGCATTGCTTTCGTCCATGGATCACCTGAGTATGGGAAACGTCCTACGAATGGAGGTTCGTATTGGTAATCACCAGACTGTAACATGGTAGTGACTTGTTTCACGTTTAAGTAGCATACTTCATCTTCACGTAATCCATAATCAGGATCATTGATATCTTTCACTTGTTGAACAGGTGTCGATACCGGTTGATTAAATTGAGGTTGTGGAGATGACCAGAATGAGGTTTCACCTACATTCGTTTGGATCATACTACGCGCATTGCCTACTGGCACTAAACGCTCTTCTTCTACAGCAGCTGCAGTCGGTACCACTTGATTCGCTAAACGTTGCTCACCGTAAACAATCTTTTGTTGTTCTTGGAAAGCTTGGTTAGGAATCACTGGTGTACGCATTGGTTGTTGCGGTTGCACTGGTTGTGATGGTTGATGATTACTTGGAATCCCGTATGGGTTACTGGTACTCACACCTTTTTCCATCATCTCTTGACGTAACGACGCAATGGTTGATGGGGTTGCGCGTAAGCCATCATTATTACCTTGTTGGTTAGAGGCAATAGGAGTAGGTGCATATTGCGGTACGGTATTTTGTACCTGCATCCCTGGACGGTTTACCGGTGCTTGATATTGACCATATTGTGGATACCCATTATTATACGGTTGACCTTGCATGTACTGTGGTACTTGTTGTACCGGCTGTTGTTGCAATAACCCCATTTGTTGGAATAACACCACACGTTGTTGAGCTTGTTGATTCCATTGTTGAATCGTACCCAATAACGGTTGAATCGTCGTGTCATTTGCTAACTGAGGGTTTTGTTGGAAACGAGCTGCCCATGCACAGTTAAACGCTTCATTTAACGCATTCGTATAAATGAGCTGTAATTGTGCTTGTGGATTAAGTCTTGCTTCTGCATCGATAATCAATGCAGTAGTCGAAACGAGCTTATCCATTTTCCCATTCAAGAAGTTATTATAAGAACACTCTTGGAATAAGATATTGGTTAACATGTTGCTACTTGCATTTTGCGCAATCATGTTAGCAAGATCGTTTCTGATTTGTTGGAATGGTACCCCTGTTTGGGTTACATTCATAGGTTGGTTACTCATGGGTGCATTATTCCATTGCACACCTTGAGGTTGCATCATAGGTTGGGGCTGACCCATACCTGCCATATTCGGTTGATACATCACAGATGGATTCATGAACATGCGAGCCTCCTAAGTTGTTTGTTTCATGTTAAATTACAAGGGTTTATTTACAATCATGCTTTAGGTGAACAATGCTTATAAATAAACGTGGTCAATAAGATCAACCACGAACGATGTGTTTACGGATTTCATTAATCAAAGGTTTCAGTTCCTCTGATTGACGGATCTTGTAAGACTTATCGATTTTCAAGAATGGATTTAATGCAATCCGTCCAGTCGGTTCTGTTTTAGGTAAGTCTAAGATCGACCCTGCTTCAGCAATAGAGACATCTAACAATTTAGATGGATCTTTAAAGGAAGCGGAGGATTTCTTAGAAGACAGACCGGTGGCTTTTTCTTGAAGGATAACACGGGATGTATATTTAAACATCATGTTATCATCACTACATTGTTCACTGGTGATTTCATTGTGTTTGGACAGATTCGTAAAGATCAATTCCGGTTTTAAGAATTTAGCCGAATATTTATTAATATCTGCTGCAGTTAATTCACGATTACGAATCGAGACTAACTTATACTTAAAGACACTGATCGCTTTGACGATTTCTGACAAAACGTAGCGGAGTACCGCTAATTGTTTTCCGTACATGGAAGCCACATTCGTTTCCATGTAGATCTTCGTGAAGTCGGCTACGAGGATAGCCATCAGATCGTACAGGTCATCCACTTGATAACCTTGTGCATCTAAGCCATCTTTCGTCGTATCATCCACGTATTGATCCAAGGATTCGATATGGTCATTGATCTTCAATTCCATTTGACCATCACTATCCTTATTACTAAAGATAATGCGACCTAATAAAATGCGCCATAAACGAATCTCTGCAGAGATGTTTTCTGCTTGTTCTTGTGGATCATCACTTTTCTCAAAGACCGTATCGTCAAAACGATGCGTATAATGATCTAACACGTAAAACAAGCCAGTGACCATGCCTAAGGTACTGCTATTCAGGCGGTCATTAGGGATCACGAGATGGATCCTTGTTGGGGTATAATCTTTATTCTTCACACCACGTGGGCGAATACCGGATGAACTACAGATCATGTATTGTTCACGAGGATAGTCCTCTAAGGAAGGACGATGATTTAAGATAATCAGATCTTCGATCCCACAGAATCGTCTAAACACTTCTCTCACTCCGTACTTACAGAAGAGATAATGTGCCATGGTACAATTCGCTCTCACGCTCAAGTCTGCTCTCGTACTACGACGAGGCTGATTGGATGCTTCACGGTTATAGATTTTACTCCAGATCAAATCGTGGTTCTTCTGTATCCCATTCATCTTAAACCAATACTGCATTTGCTTAAACGTAACTTTCGCAGAAAGGAATGGAACGAAGATCCCTTCTTTTGCTACGGAAAGTGTTTGGTCTGCTAATACCGGCATGACGATGAATTGTTTACTTCTAAACGTGATCATCCCACCTTTGTCTACGAAAGGCAAGTAGATCGGTCTTGGGATCAGATTCTCCCCTTTATATTTAAAAAGGTACTTTACCAGATACAATGAAGAAGGCGCTAATTCCAACGTATGGTTTTGCGTTTTCTTTTCACTGATGATATCGAATTCCTCTTCTACCGTACAACGAACATAACCCTCATAGGTCAGTCCTGGTGGAAAAGATTGGGCAGAAAGTTTCATGATATTATCAATATACGTTTCTGCACCTTCCATTTGTGAAACTGCCACCCCTTCTGCGATAGTAGGGTTGAATTTCGGAAGTTCTTGATGGATGAGATCCATAAGTTTCGACATGTTGAACCTTCTTAATTTTTATAGAACATCATTAGAGAATACTTTTAACTCATTTCTTCTCCTTATTAAGATATTGAAACATTGCAGCTAAAGCACCGATCACGATAGGGGTGATGTACGTAGCGTACTTCAACCATTCGATCTGCTCTTTCTGCTTCAACTGAGTCATGGATGCTTTTTGTTTCGCATCGTTGAGTTCAGCTTCCCGTAATGCTTCAGGTTTACCTAACTCTAACGCATCCTTCACCGTATGCCAAAAACGACATGGACATCGATCATCACCAAATTCATAATACCGGACTTCCGGATCATAATTCGGTGAAGAGAAATCTTCATGCATGGCATTATTCCCTGAGATATAAATCCCGTCTCGTCGACGTAGATCTTGCTTCACAGGGACACGATAAACGAATCCGCCTAAGTTAACGTAGTTGGGAACTTTTTGTCGGCCATTATTAATAATCTCAATGAAGAAACTCAATCGATTTTCTTCGTCTTCGTTAATAAAATTCAAGACCTTCGTTTGAAGGTTATCTGCACGTCGTGTACCGGGTGTAATCCAACTATCTTGAAATTCCCGTAGATTATAACACACGGTGATATCCAGATTTCTGAGATACACTCGAGGATGTTGACGTAGATCACGTTCATCGATCTGATACACGATTTCACTTCTTCGTTTTTGACTATCGAAGAAATGCGTAATATTGCCTCCAGGTGACTTCTGCTGATCTGTCCCTGTTTCAAAATCTGACCGTATCTGTTGGTTATCAGGATTACCATCATCCCCTGAAACATCCGTAAAGTAGCGTACGTGTTGATCATCCACTTGTGCTCGTTTGACGAAATATAATCCAGGTTGGATATTCTGATAACCGATCGCTCTCGGCTTGATGACGTATCGCATGCCATCTCGCGTTGAGATCAATACTTCTCTAGGAAGATAATTGATGATATCGAGTTCAAATTTGAGTTGAGGTGCTCGCTTGAATTCCTCAAAGTACTTTGAGAGTTTTTCGATACCGAAGACTTTGACTTCTTGACTGGGTACCGTAATATGGCTATAATTTTCCGGATCATAGCTCATGAGTTGTTATCCTTGTTAAACGCTTGTTGTCGATCGAACTCCATCTATTGCTTTCTATTATTGGATCTGACTTCATCCTGCGCATGGATGTATAACCAGAAAGATCATGATAATGTTAAACGATAGATGACCTAGCGAAAAAGGAACCGAAAGGACTCTTTGACAAAGTAGTGACAAAGACCCCTAAAAACCTTCTTCTAAATAGGTAATGTAAGTGTTTAATTTGGATACCATAGTTGGGCAGACGTATAAATTGTTACTACTATTGCAATATATTGATTATTATGTGAAAATCCAACTTCACACTTCTAAATAAACTATTCACAGGGTGCTCAACCCAACTTATTAATTTTAAGAGAGGAAAGCACCAAAACCTTCCTCGCTTATGTTTTGGTAAAATGTTAAGAGTAAGAACATTAGTTTGTAAAAGAAGCTAACAGCATAAACGTTTCAGCCTGTTAAGCTCGTGGTCGGTGGTTCGAGTCCATCCTAAGAGAATAACAAACCTTTCTCTTAGTAGCTCAGGTGGTTAGAGCACGTATAATAGCTTCTTGTCCATATCCTCTCTGCCCTATCTCGAGAATGGGGTTGAGAGGATTTCGTAAAAGTTACTTACAGCATACACGAATTTTTATTTGCTTATGATGAAATAGATGTAACTTGTTGACATGATTGGGGAGACTTAGGTCTCCCTGATTATGTTTGTTGATTCACGATATGGAGAAATCAAACATGTCTACCCCTTCTCGTTTTAATAGTATTTTAGACCAAGATGTATTAAACATTGTCCATGGTGAAAATGGGGATCCGTCTTATAAAAGCACGCACAATACCTTACTAGACCTATACGGTGCCATGGGTGCACTACGTGGTCGTAAGGATGAATTCTTACGTTACTTTGAAAAAGCGTATGAGTATAATCCTGAGCAAGCCGTTGCGTTACTCTTTAAATTACGTGATGTTCGTCATGGTTTAGGTGAAAGAGAATTATTTAGAGCAGGATTAAGATGGTTGGAAGAAAGACTAGATACGAAAGAATTATCTAAACTCTTCAACGAAGTGATCTATTATGGTCGTTATGATGATTTATGGAAAAGTTTTAAATACCGCAATACGTTAGATGCGGTCGCGAATTTTATTTATGATCATCGTCTGGATGAGAACTGCGATATAGCACTCTATAGATCCATTGGTAAGAAATGGTTACCGCGTAACCCACGTACTGCGGACGAACGTTATTTTGTTGCTCGTTTAAGATCAGTCTTTGGCATGAATCCGAAAGCATGGCGTCAGTATCTCAATGAACCAGGTAAAACGTTAGAAACCAAAATGTGCTCGAAAGAATGGAGTGAAATCAATTATAACTTTGTTCCTTCTCAAGCCATGTCGAAATTTAATCGTGCCTTTAAACGTAACGATGAAGAACGTTATACTGCATGGTTAGAAGATGTCTATAATAATACGGTAGTTAATAAAGATAATGAGGAAGCAAAAACAGACGCTAAGGTAAACGCCGGTACGTTATATCCGTATCAAGTATTAGCCGCTTCATCATGTGAATATGGTTCACTCGATGAAAATGTTTCAAAACTGGCTAACTCACAATGGAATTCCTTACCGGATCTCTTTAAAGATCGTCAGACTCGTATCTTACCGATGATCGATGTATCCGGCAGTATGCATTGTTCGTTAGGTAGAACCAGTTATACTTGCTTAGATGCTTCTGTATCGTTGGGTGTTTATTGTGCGCAACGTAATAAAGGTGCTTTCCACAATATCTACATGACGTTTAGTTCTAAACCGATCTTAGCGAAGTTAGAAGAAGATAAACTGTTAGAACAGCATTATCGTCAAGTATTAGCACCAAGTCGTTCATTCGAATGCATGAATACAGATATCGATAAAGCATTAGATCGTTTATTAGTCGAAGCACATCGTGCAGAAGTCCCAAATGATGAGATGCCGGAGATCCTCTTGATCTTATCTGACATGAACTTTGATGATCGTTCTGTAACATATACGGATACGTTTATCGAACGTATGAAGAAAGAATATAAATATTACGATTATACCTTACCGAAAATTGTATTCTGGAACTTAAACCATAATGGTAGCTTTGCATGTACATCGAAGAACGAGAATGTGATCCAAGTCAGTGGATTTAGTCCAAATATCCTAGAAGATGTTTTTGCTAACATCCATGAACTTGATCCAGTTAAAATCATGGAACAAGGACTGGTGTCTTATATCCAAAACCTTAGACCATTATCGTTAGACTATACGGCTACTGATAAATCGGATTGGAAAACGATTTACGATTATAAACGTAAACGTAAGCCTAAACAAGATTTTCACGTAGTGCAAAGACATTCGATTAATCAATTCATTCCGGATAGAATATAAACCTTTAATATAGCGATTTAAGTTATAATTTCATGATTGGAGTAGAGGATGACTCTACTCCATTATGTTTAATCTGATACGATAGAACCCTATCTTATTGTACATCCATTCTACTACTAAATAAGGAAATCAACATGAAGCCCTATAAGAAGCTCATAGAGCGAATTTTATCTGAAGGTGAAGAAAGACTAGACCGTACTGGTACAGGCACGCTACAAGTGTTTGGTGCATCAGAAACGTACGATTTAACGGAAGGGAAGATCCCATTGATTACCATGCGTAAATTAGGAATCTGGTTTATGATTAAAGAACTCCTTTGGTTTATGCGTGGGACAGGAAACTGTGATTACTTAGATGAACAAGGTGTGAAGATCTGGAAACCTTGGACCGATCCTGAAACGAACAGTATTGGTCCTTTATATCCAGTCCAGTTAAGAGCATGGCCTGAAGTCAGAGCCACTCTACATGAAGATCGTGACGATACCCCTGAGGATACGATCTTATTCGAAAGTCAAGATGAGAACTTAGTCGTGTATGAACGTAAACACGACCAGTTAGCTAATTTGATTAAAGGGTTAAAAGAAAAACCATTTAGTCGTCGACATGTGATCAGTTATTGGAACGTACCTTGCATGCCAGATGAATCCATGAGTCCGATTGAAAACGTCAAAGCAGGTAGAGCAGCATTAGCAGCCTGTCACGTGTTATTACAATTCAATGTATCTAAGAATAAAGAACTCAGCTGTATCCTTTACATGCGCAGTAGTGATGTGATGGTCGGTCGTCCTACGAATATCGCCCAATACAGTATCTTAACGCACATGATCGCTCAAGTGTGCGGGTATAAAGCGAAATCCTTTACGATCATGAGTGGTGATACTCATATTTACCTTAACCATGTCGATCAAGCAAAAGAATTGATTACTCGTACTTGTTTTGAAAGTCCTCGATTAATCTTAAATCGAGAAATCAAAAACATCGATGATTTTGAGTTAGATGATTTCTTATTGATCAATTATCAACATGGTGCACCGATGAAATTACCAGTGGCGGTATAAAGATGAATGAAGTGATTGAACTACCAAATGATCTCGGTAAGAACTTAGTGAAATGGGTAACAGGTGAGATAGAAAAAAGAAAAGAAAGAGGGGATTTTCTTGATCTTTCATTTAAATGCAGTGTGCATTTAAGTGGTGCCTTTATCTTTATCTTACTATTAAATCATCATCATTATAAGATGATGTCGATGGACTATCTTAAAGATGAAGAGAAAGTGATCTGTCATTTTAAAATTGATATAGATAGCCTGGTGAAGGAAGAATAAAAAAAAAAAAAAACAAACATAGACCAGCACAGGGATTACCCGTGCTGGCTTATGTCTGATTAATGATTAAAGTAAATGAAACTCATATAACATCATCCCAATAAAGAGAACAAATAGGAAGATGATACAGAAATGATTATCTGTTTTCATCTTTTGTTTACTTTACCGGGGCTGGAGCAGCAGGTTTCTCTTTTGCTTTTCTGGTTACATTCGTTTTAGCTTTTGCTTTCTTTTTCTTTTCTGCAAGATAAAATATTAATGCTTCTTTTGTCAACTCTTCGATTTCTTGGCGTTCTTCATCCTGATGTTGATGTACAGCCCCATCCTCTCTAGTTAGTTCATAGTGATAATTTTGGATACGTGATATTGCATCTTCTGGCTGAAGATAAAATTCTTTTCCTTTCAAGATAGATTGGATTTCTTCTTCAGTTAAAATACCTTCATATATCGTACGAAGATTACGTTCCTGCCATTCCATCATCCCTTCAATGCGTTCTTGTAACGCATCAAAACGTTGCCAAGTCCCACCGGTAAATGGATGAATTAAAATACGACTTAGTTTAGAGACAAGATAAGTCGTATTTGGCATTTTTACCGTAGAGAAAAAGATCTGTGCTGCTGTCGAAGCACAAGTGCCCGTGACATCGATCTGGATCTTCGCTTTACAGGCTGCGATGGCGCTCATAATCGCATTGGAGGCATCTACACTACCACCACCACTGTTGATCAAGATATGAACCGTATCTTTATCGGTTGCATTATATAAAGCTTCTAATAACGGATAATACCATTTCTCTTCGTCACTGATTTCCCCAGTAATATAAGCACGATACATGCCATCTTTAAACGTTACACCTGTCCATTCAGGAGTAGGTTCAGTGGGTTTATTCGCTGGGGCAGCATTAATTGTATTAACTTGTTGTTCTGGGAAGTATACAGACATGTTAGTTCACCTCATTTGATTAAATATAAAATAGATAAAAAGTATCTACGATAAATATAATCAAATCGTGGTAACCTACGGATTTCTCTTAGACGCATCAGACATAATGGAGGAGACATCTCCTCCTCCACTACGATGACATTTAGTAATACTAAACGTAGGAAAGCCTATTTAATTCATCGGTTCCACTAAGTCTTCATTCAGAACAGTTAAGTTTCCACCATGGGATAACTCATCACTCAGTTCTTCTTCTGCCATGATCACATCCAAGTTCATCAATTTAGCAAAACGCTTATACGCATCTGAAGATAATGTCAGGGTAGCTGCATTCGCATTTTTCTTCTCTACATACCCTTTTTCTTTTAAGACATCATCCAACGCACGTTTCACTTTCCGATAAACCGGATTATTCACGTCAGGGGTTTTCACTGTTAATGTATTATCTTTCAGTGTAAATCTTGGTTGTTCTTCTCGAATAGACATCACTTCTTCACGAGTTAACGCTAATTCTGCAGGTAATACAGGGTCACTGTTTTCAGGACTAACCGGTTTATTCTCTACCGATGGTTTGCTTGTATTAGGATTCCCGCTTCCTTGTCCTTGACTCGGATTCGGTGAAGCAGGTGATGTATTACCACCTGCGTTCTGTTTATTCGATGTAGACTTGTCTACCGAATCATTATTTGCTTTCTGGCTTAGTGGGTGTGATCGTCACCGGTGCTTTACCATCTTTGTCTGCATTTTTAGGCGCAGATGCTGCATTACGGATAGTCGCAGCTTCGTCAGCAGTTACTGAACGAGTTGGAAGCACAGTAGATTCACCAGTCACTTCTTCGATACCTGTGATGTTTAATACCACAACGATCGGTAAGTTCACTACGTGAGCGTAACGTGGGTGGATCAAGTGTTGTTGGAAGGTAGACGCACCTAATGTACGTTGTGCAGATACCATCAACTCAGGCGTCCATAAGAATGAACCGAATGAGAATGGATCTGGACCTTCAGACGCACCATCACGCGTTACAGTCATTACGACTTTACCACGCATGTGTTTGTTTGAAGTAGCAACTACTTTGTGTTTCACACGGCCTTGGAATAGACGTTCGTCACCTTGGATTGCGAAGTATTGTGGTAAACGTTGGTCAGTACCGATCACTGCAGTGATGTTACCGATAGAACCACCGGTCATTTGTTCTACAACCGCTTGATAGTTAGTGATTGCGAATACACGACCTAAGATTTCATTTACTTTAGTAGAGATACCACCTTGGATATCAGCTAAACGGTTTGCAGATGAAACGCTGTTTACTAAATCAGGTAAGTGAAGATCTTCTTCGATGTAGCAAGGTTGGATGAAGTGACGTCCGATACCAGGGATAGACTCACGGTCAGCCATGTAAGTGTAACCTTCACGGGTTACAACAGATTTCAATAATGCTGCGTAATTTAAGATAGTTTTCACACCATCGTTGTTCGCTTGGATGCGAGCCGCATTGATTAACGCTTTGATATCTGGGTTAGCTTTATCACCACCTACGATAGGTTTGATGATAGAGATTGGTGAACGTAGTGGGATCACGAATTGTTCTGCGAATTCGTTGCTGTCGATTAAACGACCGCGTGTACGTAAGTTGTAGTTAGTACGACGAGCTTCGATATCGTAACCCGCTACTTTTAATGCTGGCGCATCTTCACCGAATTTTAATTTAGCCAATAATGGTTTTAATGTTGCATCTTCTAAGCTTACAGATACGCCATCTTTGAATACTTCAGCGACGTAAAGTTCTGGAGCAGTCAAGTCTACGTTCGCGCTATCTACACGGATGCTACCGTTTACGCGTACACGTAAGTAGACATCGTAGCCAGCATCTTGTAATGCTTTAAGATCTGCAGGAAGATCTTCACCTTTAGTGGTTTTTACCGCTTTAGAAAGTAAGAAACGACCGTCGTAGTTTAAAGCCATTGAACGGAAGTGACCTTCTGGAGTTTTGTAGAACTGGGTGTAAGGAAGATCTTTAGTTACGAATTTGATCGCTTTGTTATCGGCAGTTTTGAAGTATACTGCTGATAATGCCACACGGCTATCTAATGAATCTTTTTCGTTCATTAAACCGTTAGCGATTAATTCAGGAATAGAAGATAATTTTAATAAGTTGTGAGGACGACCGATTTTTAACGGAGCGGTTTTCACAGTGACATCTTCTAATTTCACTTCAACTGGATCAAGTTCACCATCGATCGTGAAGAATTCGTCTTTATTCGTTTTTGCACCATTTTCGAATTCTAATACTGCCGGGATAACGTCAGTTGCATTGTCTTCTAATACTTCTGGATGTACTAATGCATCTACTAAGTTACGATAGTTGAACGCAGTATCGCCAGCTTTAGATGGATCGTGTTCTGCACCATTCCAAACTTGTTCTAAACGAACAGTTACACGGTAACCTACTTCATCTGGAGTAGTGGTTAACGGTTTGAAGAATGCCGCGTTGAAATCGTCTTGGCGAGATGCCATTACGTTGAATACGATAGAGTAGTTGATGAATTGGTTTAATTCTTTTTCATCAAACGATTCTTTAGAGATTTCGCTCATGTCTAATGACGCGCCATCCCAGATAGATTCTAAACCAGTTGCGTATGCAGTACCTTCGTAAGCACGTGGTTTCATTTGAGCTTGTACGTAACGTAATGTGTTACCTGAAGCACCTGCTACGATCGCACCAGCATCGATTTGGTGTGGTTGTAATTCTACGCCATTGTAAGCAGATTCAGAAGAAACAACAGATGCAACTAATTCGCGGATATCAGCCATGTTGTTGCTGAATGAACGTTGTTGTGCATCGCTTAAGTCTGCTGATTCTATAGATAACATTTCCGCAGTTTCAGCTGTGAATAAATGTGATTTAGCAGCAGAAGTGCGGTAAGTGTCAAATTGTGCTACCATGCTCTCAAGCGCAGTAGTAATGTGGTCTTTTGCTTTATTAAAGTTAGCCATTTAACGGTGTCCTTTATTTATAATAAATTTGTTTACGTAAACATTTTATTTTGAATAAAACGCAGTTAATACAATAGTTACTTGTTTGGCTCTCTATCGTTAAATAAAAAGCCAAGCAAATAAACGATTTTCATCGCAGTTCTGTAAATACATATTGTTAAATATAAATAACAGAAATAGCGACACAGAAATAATAACGTACTATAAGAGTGATGAACTCCTACAGTACGTCAAATTAAAGTTGTTTTAACTATTTGGATATATTAAAGGATCTGTTTAGCAACAGGATGGGTTCTTAAACCATCCATGCCAATTAGATCATATAAAGAAGAAGCAAAGCGACGCTTACGTTCTTCAACGATTTCTTTCAACATTGTGACTTCGGTTGATACATCGTTTTCTTTTAAGATGATGAGCCGAAGGTTCTTCGCATCGATACCGTGTTCTACATCAGTATACACATCGAATTCACGGAAAGGTGTTTCCCAATTACTGCCATCAGTTTTCAAATCGAACCCATTCTTTTGTAAATACTGAGAATATTTGTTTTCCATTTTGCTCATCCAACTTATGTTCTTAGGATGAGATAAGAAACTAAATAAATCATTATTACTCATGAAACTGACTAAGCTATCTTTACGAGTTTGTTGGTAAACTAAGAAAAAGATATCATCTAAAGGAATCGCTTTTTCTAATTCTTCTAAGTACATCACTTGACTTAGGTTTAGATTCATTTTATTGCGATTGATGAGTGATCTCATGTTCTCAGGTAGGTACATGAGATACACTTCAGGGATATATTTGTCAGACATATTTTTGTTCTACCTCTATTTGTATTCATTTTTATATAAAAACATATCAAGTTTGATTTAGGAGTATTAGATGGACTTTCGTGTATTACTGATTCAGTCTATTGCGTTATTGTTCTGGGAGAGCCAGTTAGAGGGTTCTGGACTAGATAGCAAGGATTTAGTAAGACGGTTGATTAATGAATTACCCGAATTAGAAAACATCTCGGGTACAGATGACGATAGAAATAATTTAGTTGCATTACGAGATATTGCATTAAGCCTAGCATTAGGTACAACACCATTAAAACAAGATGTGATCAAAGATCGTGTGAAGCTGAGTATTAAGAAAGATAAAGAACTGAGAGATGATGCATTTGAATTACTTTCAGGTAAAACAAATGACTTATCGGCAATTAGTGATAAGATCGAATCGATTCGTGGTGAGATCCATCGATATATCCGAGAAAAAGAATTTAAGAAAGTGATCCAGCAAATTGCTAAAGCTGGACTTTATGCTACCACTCAAATCGATATTCCTAAAGTAGCGAGAGATGCGATTAGTGAATTAGAAGGGTTTACGTTATTTGGCGATGAGAATAAAGATCCTGCATTAAATGATTTTGCAGATTTTGAAGATCCTGAAAGTGTTGCAAAAGTCTTTGCTCGTGTACAAGATGATGTAAATCCTGAATCCGTGATGAAAACAGGATGGCAAGCTTTTAATGAGATGTTGGGTGATACAGCAGGATTAAGACGAGGTAGCATGTACGTAGTGGGTGCGATGCCTTATAATGGTAAATCCTTAGTGACGATGGATTTAACCACACATGTGGGATTATTCAATACCCCTTTCTTATTAGATCCGACTAAGATTCCTACGATTGTTCATTTCAGTACGGAGAATGACTTACAGTTAAACTTTAAGTTATTGTATCGTAGATGGAAAGAACAAGAAATCAATGGTCCTGTGGATATGTTGAATACGGATCCTGTAAGTATGGCAAACTACGTGATCAATAAGTTACAAGCAAATGGATATCGATATAAATTCTATTACTTAAACAGTGCAGAATGTAACTGGCGTAAGATTAGTGAATATTTGTTAAAGCTAGAGAGTTTAGGACATGAAGTGCATTTGTGTGCGATTGACTATCTTGCCATGTTAGATTATGAAGATCTACCTGGTGGGAATGAAGCGACACAAATCCAATTATTGTTTAACCGTATTCGTGCGTTCTGTAACCCAAGAGGGATTACCACGATTATTCCACATCAGATCAGTACAGAAGCAGCGTTATTAAAACGTCAAGGTACGGATGATTTTGTGAAACAGATCGCAGGTAAACGTTATTGGGCAAGATGTCGTAGTATCGATATGGAAGTGGATACTGAGATCTATCTTAACGTAGAAAAAGATGCACAAGGAAATAGTTGGATGGCATTTGGACGTGGTAAAGATCGTAACAGTGCAGCAACACCTTATGAAGATCAATTCTTCTTTCAACCCTTTAGTCAGTTTGGTGGTTTAGTACCAGATATCCATGGTAAGAAATTAGCCAAACGTACTATTCGTGATAATGGATTTGCAGTAGCAGGTGCAGACGAATGGGGTAGTGCTAATAATGGTGCAGATGAATTTTCTGTGTAATAGATACATGTTATCCTTACAGTATATACTGTAAGGATATATGTTTGATGTGATAAGAAAAAAAAAAAGAATAAGAAGAAGTGGTAGGATGCTTTCGCATCCTACCTTTCCATTATGCACCAGTAGCTTCAGTTGCTGTTTCAGCTACTGTTTCAGTAGCTGTCTCAATAACTTCTTTTAACTCTTCAGTTAATTTTGTTTCTGGTAAATATTTCTTAACAACGAAATATACACCAGTACCTACAGCTGCTGCGCCTAATACACCTAATACTAATTTAGTTGATTGTTTCATAATGTCCTCCTTTGGACGGTTAGTTAATTAATGATAAAAGAGAAGGACTTATTTCCTTCTCTCTATTAGATTATATAAGTTTATAAAATCGATACCCAGCTGACATAATCCGGTAGAGTTAACTCTACCGGTACTATGCTGTTTATTTTTTCACTTCAGGACGTTCAGTCACGTAAATCTTCATGATCAAATTACAGATGAACGGTACGTCACCGTATTGAGCTTGTGCTCTTGCATACCCAACGATGTATTCATGTAAGGTACCATAGAGTGTTTTTAACCCATTATCCAAGTAAACGACTTTAACAGGCATGCCAGGGACTAATAGATCAGGGTTAGCAAATTCCCATTTGATCGTTAAGTAGTTACCTGCATTTCCTGCTACAGAAGAAATCACTTGGTTCATGTTAGAGGTTTCACCTACTACCGTCTGGATATTCTTCACCCCATCCTTACGATCAACGACATTAATGGTCGTCACGCTATTCTTACCATCGATCGTCACTTGGTTATCGTTCTTACCCTTCTTCTCTTTATTCGAGTTGTTATTCTCTTCAGAGTTCACGACACGCACACCCGTACCTGCTTGTAATTGATCCGAAGCATTTGTGGACAACATCTCGTTCCCTTCCGTAGTAACAATCGTCACACAGTTGTTATTCACGATATACGTACGAGGAAACTTATACGGATCATGTTTCTTATCGACAACACTAATAGCAAGCTTAGTGGGTTCATGGTCAAATCGATCATTATTGAATAACGGATAGATATACCAGCAATCTTGGAACAGATAACTGCCGATACCGAAGTTATAGATACCATATTGTTTCTGGATGAAGTGAGCCATATCTTTAATATAGCTGCCATTGGGTACCATGATGACTTTGGGGTCAGTATTATCAGCTTTTACAGCTTGGACTGAGTTTAACCCTAATGCTTTACCACTCCCCGCTAAGATCATAGATAAAGCATCTAATGCAGTGGTCTTCTGCATCAACCCTTGCCACATGGATAACCGTACATCAAAGGCTTTTTGTTCGATTAACTGGAACTTAGCAATGGTGATCGTTTGTTCTGGGTTAGTGACGGAGTTAGTTTCTTTCCCACCTGCACCTAAACCTTGAGTCGGTGCATCGAGTAATACGGCTTTGTATTTCTTCGTACTGTTCTCACCCCCCATCACGTAAAGGATGGAGTTCTCTGCCATCTGTCTACGACGAATAAAGACTTCTAAATTATCTTGATTCTTCACTACGTAGTCAAAATACTTACGCGTATCGATCACAGCCTCTACGATTGTTTCATCCGCAAAATTAGTCACAAAATCACGATGTAAGGTGAGTTTATTCACCATAGCGAATTCGATCGTGTGACCGCCAGCGGTTACCCCACCACTATATGCGTAGTGCACTGCTTTCGGTTCATGCTGACAATGACGTACGGTGGCTTTAGACATGGATTCACCTTGCTCTACTGTAGCAGATGAAGATCCTCCTAGCTTACTAAAAGAATCTTTCAATGAAGGTGTATTCCCAAAGAAGTTAGAAAGGATACCCATGATATTATACCTCGTTCATAAAGCTCGCTGTGTGTGGATTAAATTGTTGACGGATATCTAAGACTCTCATCTCACCGGTTCCTTCACGATACATGTCTGGATTACGGTAATCTTCTGGTTTTAACCCATAACGTAAGATCGGATCAAAGTTCAGTTTCACTCTCGCATTACGACGTTTACCCGCTAAGAAACCTAATAGACCCGATGTCTCTTGGGTAAAGTTAGGACGAGCGGCCATCACTGGGAAGATACGGTTACCTAAGTTCTGCATCTTCACCACATCGTTTAATACTTCTTGTAATTGTTCATTCTCTTCCGGATTATTGTAAGAGAGATGATACGAATTATTCACCGTATACGCCACGTAGTTCGTGTAGTCGACGATCGTATTAAAGGCGGCTTCGATATCGGTATCTTTCGTGAAATAGAACTCATGACCTTTATCGTACATCTCAACTAATTGAGCTAAGGTTTTCCCTACCGTAATCCATTGATCCATATCAGCTTGGTCATATTGGAGATTCCCTGAAGTCGGGATACCAAAGACCTCAAAATCCGCTTTCGTATATATCCATTGTTGTTTAGTACGGACTAACCAGAGCGAATCGAATACATTCTTAAATAAACGTTCTACGACTTTTGGATCTTCAAATGGATTCATTTGTTGCATCATCGTGATAAGTCTCCTAATGCACAACGGGTTAATACAGTTAATAACGGAATATAATAGAAACGTTCCATCTCACCCCAATTGATACTGTCTTCTAAGATAGGAAGAAGATCACATGCATTAACCGGTTGATCATTAAATGCACCGTATAGAATCGCTTCTAACTTAGACATCTCTTCTTTCTTCCCGTTATAGAAAGCCGGAGAAAGCAGATACGTATCGTAAGTCCCGAATTTCTTCGCATCCGGCTGTTTCTCTTTCTCTTTAAATTGTTCGTAGACGAATCCTAATCCAGGGAGTTTTGTCATCGGTAAAGAAAGAGAACGATCAATACTAAATTTCGACACATGTTCTTTAACGTTTAATGGGCCGATATTAGGAATAATCACTTCTCCACTGATCGGATCATAACTATCAATCGGATGATAGATATAATCAATACGACTATACGTAAAGGAACCAAATGCAGCTAAGCCGGTTGGGAAAACACGTCTTGGTATTACTCCAAACTTCGTCTTCACTTTTGCTAACATGTAAGGATCCATATTGACCATGGCATCCCATAAGGTCTTCACGATCAAGTTATCTTTATTATCCCGCGCATAGACACGAAGCATGTCTAACTGTGGTACCATTTCGGTATCCCAGATCTTCGCAATGAATTCGACGATATAAGGATCATAGATCACCATGCCAGGTACTGGAATCAAAAATGTATTATATTCCGTACTAAAGAAGCTATCAAAGTAATGGCGTGCCATACGGACTTGCCATTTCTGAAGTTTATTGTATTGATCGTATTGGGTATTGGTTAATACCGGATTTGCACCGTAATCAGAATAAGAACGAACAAAGTGTCCTTCGTCTACTACACAGGCATCTAATGCTTTCTTCAGATCGTTAGAAAGATAATCGATGAGCTCGTATTCGATCTCATACGTGGTATCTTTAAAGTACGATTTCTGCGTAATCGTCTTGATGTGGAAGAATCCGGTACGTCCATCACCGATATCCGCTAAGAAATGGTCTCCATTATCAGGAACGATACTTGGTGGGACGATAGAGGTACCTGTAACCGTCATTGCGGCATTTTCTTCATCGTACGATTCGGTTAATGGTGTTGTAACACGTAACTCTAACCGTTCGATAAACATGTATTGTTGATACGGTAAAGGACGATGATAGTTAAACGCTTCTGATGCCGTTTCTTCTGTTTTAAGTTGTTTATAATAATTGACTAACCATTTTGCTCCACTCAAGTGAGTCAATAGGTGTCGTCTTGGTTCATACCGCGTATCCACGGCTAAAGGTTTTTCTGGCACTAACGTGCTATCACGTTGAAGTACCGGTTGTTTAGGTTGTATCACCTGGGCAGGTTTGGCTATAGGCATAACGTATTTTTCCTTTATCCTTGGTTTGGATTACGGCGAGTAATCACACTGAAGAAACAAAGTGTCGACATGATCTTACCGGGTTCATGATAAGCAAAGTTCCCATCATGAGATAGATTCTGTCTGATCATGATCTCTCTGAATTCTCTAAAATCCACTTCACCATTTGGTAACACTCTTGGATACCCATTTAAATGAGGAGGTGTATATGGATCTAATAGAGATTGAGGTCGAGTGGTATAACTTCCATCTGGACGTTTATAGATAGCTCGTCCACCATCATTATAGACACCTTGTTCAGGATCCATTGCTTCTGTATTATAACCCTTTCTTCCATCATTCGTGTTATATCCAGAATACAGATTCTGCTTATCTTTACGCATCTCTAATGCGATCTGACGTTCTCTTAAGATATCTTCGTATTTCCCTTCAGGTAACGTCGATTTCGTTTGTATCGGATGATTCACACCAGGTACACGACCGTATCGAATATCAATCCAACTATAAACCGTTTGAGGATCTTTAAAGAAACGTTTCTCTGCTTCTTTGGATAATAAACGGATCTGATCTAAACAAGAGATCACGATATGGTACATGCTACCTGGATCAAGATCGTATTTAGATCGGATGTTTAACTCACTGTCGATATAAAGCTCTTCTGGTGGTAAGACATGATCGTCTTTATATAGTTGGATGAAGAACACGGTTTCATACGGAAGATTCAGATACAGGTGGTGTTTCTGGAAACTCTCTTTCATAACCGGGATCAACTTATATTCCCCCATATCGGTAAGATTAAAGATCTCTTTTGGATTCTCTTCATCAACCGTGATCATCACAGATAGGATAGGGGTATAGTCCTGATACTTGATATCATTCTTCCAATCATCAAATTCAGGGATACGCAGATAGGCACCCCCTACATTATTCAGGTAACCTAAATAACGTTGAATATAGAATTGCCAATCACGTGTGACCATGAGTTTACTGTTTAACGTATTTAAGTCAAACATCGGTTCAGGATGGAGTGGATGCGGAACAAGATGATTCTGTACTAAGATCGGATATTTCAGATCCACAGAGATCACTTTATCGTAAGTGTATTCAAAATCAAAGCTTACTGTCCATACCGATCCTTTATCATCTTTATCGGCTTCAGGTGGTGCTACATCCGTAAAGTGTCCATAGATCATGGTTTGGGTTTCTTCTACTGCGACAGTATCACCCTTACCTGCCGTATTTGTTAATAACGTAATCGCTTCAGTCGAATACCATTCTAAATACCGTTCAAAGGTATCAAATTCTTTTAATCGATTTAATCGCGTTAAATAAATCAGATGGATGGCATCTACCATCCCTTGTGGAATAGGATACGTATACTTCGCTGTAAAGGTCATGTACTCACGATTCTCAGCGATCTTTCTACGCCAATGGTCACGAAAGGATTCTGCTTGAAATCGATCTCTTGATTTATACTGAAGATTAACAGTTACTTTCGTTCTACTGTAAATAGGACGTAGTGTCGTATGCGTCGTAGGATCACTAAAGATGATAGGATTATACTCTTGACGCGTATGCATAGTGAGTAAGTCGTCTTCGTTATAGTCTTCTTTGACTTGTACTCTTACATGTTCTTTACTATTAAAGTTAGCGGCATCTTGAGATTGGATAGCATTACTATTCCAGGTAGATATCTTACCATTTGCACCTGGAAAATAAATCGGGATAGGATGGTCGACTGCCATCTTACTTAATAATTGCTTGACGATATCGTAAGCCACCGGGCGTGATATCGACGCGTAGGTTTCAGGTAGTTCCATGGTTAAATGTGCCATGTAGATATCTCCTCTTTATCTTAAACATAAAATCGACCAGACATAAGTAGGGTATCTCACCCTACCTAGTGTCTGATATAGATTATACACGATCTGGATAAGGTTCAGACGTTGTCCATGAAATAATTGGACAACGTAAATTCGTTGGTCCAATATCCGGTACTTCATCATGATAAGTGATACCCATCCAGTTAGCGTCGTTAATACCTGCAACGTAAATCGTCAGATAAGGAAGATAAGTATCATCGTTAAAAGCTAAAGCCATCGTTGCTGCATCAGAGCGGAACCCAACAGGGATACCACCCGTTCTGACGATATCATGACGTCGAGGTGCTTCACGGTGACGGTCTTTAATGTAGTTTTTCTCTTTCTTCCCTAACACACCCCATAAACCCCATGTTAATCCACCGGTATACACGTATACAATATTATCGATGCGTCTTAGTTTAACATAGGCGCCAGGTTTTAAATTGAGGGTTTTTACTTCGACCAATCCTGTATCACCTTTGATACAAACCCATTTACCTGCCGTTTTTTGCCATTGTTGAGCCCCTACACCCGCACCATCAGTAGACACGTATAAGAAACCGTTAGCTTCATTTCCTTTAATTAATCCACCAGTTGTTCCAGGTTTATCCGGACGACCAGGGCCGACCAACATCATCCCACCTGGTGCAAACAATCCATCATTCAAGGTTGTGATAGCATTTCCTTGTGCGCGAGAAAGTTGAAGTTGGAGTTCTAGTTCTTTGTTGGGTCTTGTTACCCCAACAAAATGCTTGTCATTAAGCGATTCGAGTGTGACTGTGCGTAAGGTCATTTTGGTTCATCCGTATAATTACTAAAAAATACAAATTACCTCACGACGACATTCATTGGGATAATCTGATCTTCAAAAAATTAACGATATAGTATTACGATATCGACAATATAACGGGTTCCTGCTTTGAGGTTCCCACACATTATTCTGCGACTGTTGGCGTTTAACCATATAGAGCCACCATCGTGCGTTTGCACTTCTTTTAGTGTTGGTGAAGTTGGAGCATTCCCTGGTAGATCAAAGATCGCCATAGATCCTCCACTGTCTTTCACCATTTTAAAATCCATATGGATGATCCCTAAGTTACCGACTATTTCTAACTGATGTCGTGCAGCATTATCGTGGTCGACGGGATTCCATGTGGTGATACGATCCTTACCCGCTGCATACGTCAACGTGTAAGTTAAAGGGGTTCTGCGTAATTGTAATACGCCTTGGGCATTAATTTCAAAATCAGTCGGTGAAAGAGATGATTTTAAAATGTACGTATCGGATTTATCGGGTACGTATAGCCCATCATTTTTCGTTTCTAATAAATTTCCTTTTTCTTTAGAAAGTTGGATATGAAGCTCTAATGATCCATCTTTCATGACACCAACGAACTGTTTGTTGTCCAGATCATTGATGGATAATACTCTTAGAGTCATGAAACGATTCCTCTACACTTCTGAATGTACGTTAAAATAAACAAAAACTAAACATAAGGACAAAGATAAGTTGGGTAATTCTACCCAACTTATTTAAAAGGCGATTAAGCCACGGTTGCTTTAAGCAAGTAACCTTTAGAGTTACCGGTAAAGTCTTGAACTTCTTCACCTTTAAGTAATTCAAGTACTTTAGCCGCGATTGCTTTAGCTGCAGCTTCATTTTGACTAATAGCAGATGCCGCATCACTCGCAAAGGTTGGCAATGCTTTGATTTCGTCCCAGTAAGCAGATGCTGCTTTAGCTTGGTCTACGAATTTCGCTAATGAAACTTTAACGTTACCGCCATCAGATAATGATGCCACTAATTCGTCTTGTTCATTTAACGCTAAGTTAGTTACTTTCACGTCTACTGTCGGTGCAGGAAGTTCTACTTCAGTTGCTGCATTTTTAGTATCAGTGAATTTTAACTTGTGACCGTCAGCTACGTATTCTACTGCTTTTAATGCGGTAGGCACTTCAGGGAAGGCAGGAATATTGACGCCTAAGCCGGAATCATCTAAAGTTAAGGCTGAGCCATCTTTTAGTTTGATTTTAATCTTACTATCGGCACCTTGTTCAAGACCGTGACCGAGTTCTGTACTATGGAGAATTTTAATCATTTTTATTTCTCTTCTTTGATTTCAGTTGAGGGATGGAAAGCGCTCTTACTAAATACAGTAAACGACACATTTCCTTCGAAGTCTGCCACATCTTCAACGTGATCTAAAGGTTTCACTTTTTCAGTTAATCCCTCTACATCTTTTTGAAGGGTCTTGACTTCCACGTTAGTTTTATTCGCTTGTGACTCAAGTTCTTGAGCACGATTATCTAACACATCAATACGACTATCTTGTTGATCAAGTCGTTGAATGTTCTTCGATTGTTGTAGACCTAATCCTTCAACTTCTCCCTCTACCGTGCTGACACGACCACTTAAGTCGTGGATATCTTTCGATAATCCTAATGTCGCTTGGTTAAAGGCTTGATTTAATTTATCAAGGCTATTGCGATAAGTTGATCCCACCGTATCACTGTGGATACGTTCTCTGATGATTGGATATTTTGCTGTCACTTTCAAATAATTATTCTCTTGCGTTAACGGTAATGTTGTTTTAGTTAGGTTCATCGCATAGCGAATATTTTCAGTAAAGCCAGGAAGATAACTTACTTCATGATAAGGCAAGTTTCTTAATAGATTAGCCATCTCTAAGACATGTTGTAATCCTTCTCCAGTTGCACGATAACGATCCAGTGCAAGCACGAACTTCTTATAACGTTCTTCCACTGTTAATTTCTCTTCCTGTGCATGCTCAGATGAGGTTGGATTGTGTAAGTCTCGGAAATAAGCAATCAATCGTGGATCGAGTTTAGCTTTCGCCATATCCAAATAGCGCTGTATCTTGCTTTCAATATCATTAATAAATAATTTACTTGCTGCAGCTGGGGTATAAAACAACTGCAATACTTTTTGACCTTTCTCTAATGCTAACATCACTTCTGGGTGAGGATCTAAGAAACTCATCGTTGAGGTAATGTCTTCCACTAATTGACTATTAAAGTCTTTCTTATCTTTAAATAAAGCGGATTTACCTTGAAGATATTGATACATGGTATCAATACGATTATCTTTTTCAACAGCAGAGATAATCTTTTTCAAGAATAGATCCAGCTCTCCCGATATCGTCCATAGATAGATTTCAGGTACATCGTATACCATCTTCAACAAGACATCGAGTTTCTTCCCTAGCCCATTTTTACTGGTTAGGTTATCTGGGTTTTGTTTCGCCAGAATCTCATCCATGATCATAGGGATAGTTTGTTTTATCCGTTTGATCAATTCATAATCTTGTTTTTCGATCGGATACGTGTGTGTCAGATGATCAATACCGGTGGATTGAGCCTGCGTGTATGGAAAATAACGTAACGTAAGGACTTGATGGATCAAGTTTCGCATGTGGTCAGTTAACATGTCTACCGCTTTTTGGAACGGAAACGTCGCTAACTGATCAAAGTAATATCGTACCTTACTATTATCGTTGGTGACTTTCGTCTGGACGTCTTGTAACGCTTTCCATAACGCTTGCTGGGTTTTGATTAAGGAAACACCTTGATAATTCAGAACGTCTTCTATCATTTCATATCTAACACGTTCTGGTTCACCGGATAGCTTACTACCCGGTGCTTCGACGTTCTTCACGACTGGTCGGACGATAAAATCACCCACGGATACCTGTTTATTCGTGGCTAATCCGAACACAGTATTCAAGTGTTTCTGGTCTACTTTTTTTCGACGTCGGTGGCGATACCAAAGAGGTTATTCGCTGAGATGGTGCTGCCTGGATTCATTGGATCCACAGCATGTTCGAAGCCAGCAAAGATCGATGGATCAAATGCTTGCGGTTTAAGCTTCGCATCATTCCAACGTTTTGCTAAGGCATTCTCACTACCAAACTTATCAACTAGTCTCGCTGATAGTTCTTTATTTAACACGTAAATGATCGTGCCATCTTGGTATTTCGCTACCGCATATTCTTCTGGTTGAGCGAACTCAAGAAGATCTTTCACGAGTTGTTGAGAACGATACGCCATGGTTTGGTCATAACCTGCACGGATGCGATCTTTCATATCACGGTAGAAACCGACATCATCTGCGGTCGTATCACCGAAATAGTATTTCACTCGGTTATCCACGTCATTGTTGAATAACTGAAGATCCATCGTCATCTGTACTTCTTTACGCATCTCTTCTAACGATTTAAACATCGCTTCACGAGAGACCACACCGTTTAACTGACGATTCACTTCTGTGAACGCAGGGGTGATTTCTTCCGCTTGATTATAGCGTGCGACTAATGAAGGAATGTTTACACCTACACGTTGAAGTTCTTCACGATTCTGTGCTTCATCACGGATGATAAAGATGGTAGACTCGATCTTGTTGGATAACTCTTGGAAACCTTGTTTACCCGCTTCGACACGAGCCACTTTCCAAGCGATCGCTTCTGCTTCCCAACCATTTAAGAATTCGATCCCGTATTGACCATCTTTCGTCACGAACTCACGGCTGTAATTGCCTGGAAGGACTTTAAAGTAAACCATGCTATCACGACCATTAAAGTCAGGGATACGTTGATCCTCAGGTAATGCGGTCATGTTAACACTTTCTGCACTGTGTACACGTTTCGGTGTATGTAAGCCAGATTTGTTATTGATGATTCCACGAATGACTAATTCTTCGAAACCACCTGCACCACCTGCTAAGCCAGGTTCACTATAATTAAATTCATTTGCCATTTGTTATTTTACCTTGTACAAGTTTAATGGTAAATAAGTGAAAATAAACGAAATCAACGCATCAAAAAATAGACAGGCTGTTACCCCTGTCTATCCTTACGACTTTTTATCTTTTCGTTGTTTTCGCAAACTGCGCACCGAGTGGTGGCAATTTAGATGCAAGATCTCGTTTGCTTTCTAGATGAGTTTTTAAGTCATCTAATTCGCTTTGATCTAAACCGGCTACAAAGAGTAAACCTGGTTTATCTTCAAAGGAAATCGTGTACTTGCCTTCTGAAGCAAGTTTTTCTGCAAGTGAACCTACGTCACGTGCCACTTCGAGGGTGCGGCCTTTCGGGTATTTCACTTGGATAGATTCGTATTGTTCTAATGGATCAGTAAGCGTTTTCTCACTTGTAGGATCCACAACAAAGAGATCAGTTAAGACGATCGCTGTTTCACGATCATGAGCTTTAAATAACTCATTCATCTTATTGGTCAATTCACGTGCTTTAGCCTCAAGTCGATCTACATCGCTCGATAAGAAATCAGGGACGTAAGCAATGTAGTTAAGAACCCCATTGATATCCTTCCCGATTTCTTTCACGATTGGCTTCATATTGTAAAGATATTGGAATAACGTCACTAAAGTCGGAATCACATTACCTGGACGACTATTATCGTTTGGAATCGAACCGATCTGGGTATCGAGGACAAATTCACCGTCTACGACGGCTTGACGTTTTATATAAACCGCGACGTCTAATGGTTTCGTATACTTACTAAATCCATTATATACGGCAGATAAACTTTCATTAATAGTAAAGTCTAAGATACCGTAATGTTGATGACGATAACGTTCAAAACGGTCAAGATTTAATAAAGCTTGTTCTAATCCACACACGGCTTGATGAATATCAGTGGTATACGTCCCAGTGGACTGTAATCCTTTTAACCAGTGACGACAAATTTCTAAAGTACGTTGAATGGATAACCCACTCACTTGATCAGGATTATACTCACGGATCTTTTCATCGTAGACTTTAGGTGGAATGTACGGAATAAATGATTGAATTGACATAATGGAAAAAACCTCTTAAAAGATAGAAATCACCCATCCAAGATAACCAAAGATAAACACCAAGATCGACCCCGCTACACCAAGATGAAACAAGAACCAACGGTTTTGCTCGTCCTGATGGAGGAGATGTTCTTTTCGATTTTTAAGCTGTATTACTCGTATAAGAGTAATCAGGTAGAGTACAAAAAGCACCGTTAGTATAATTTGGAAGAATAAGAGTTTATCATCCAGCATATAGTGTCTCGCTATTTATAATTGATCAAACTTGAATGAGTGGGGTTGGTTGATAAGATTTATACAAATACCGTTAATTAATCACAACCAATCCTAAATGATAGAATGAATTCAATACCGCCCAGACAAATCCGACCGATAATAAAATAAATCCGATAATCAAGGAAAAGACGTAGTGATAAGCATAACGGGCTGCTGCACCTTTAAACTGGTGCACACAGACGCATAACACTTTAATGATCAAGAGATAGATAACTACCGCGATCATAAAGTCCTGAAATAAAGTCATATCGACCTCTTGTGTGAGAAGTTTAAAATGTTAATCTTCCACCAAATGGTATTATGGTAAAAAATCAACATATCAACATGACCCCCTCACGTTTGCTTGGATTACTGAAGTTGGAAATAGATGATTGCAGCGATCACTAACCATAATACCCAGAACCCTAATATCGCAAAAAAGAAAGTACGGTTATATTTCGAATGTGCATCGTATCGATTGGCTAAGGTAGGCGCATGAAGTGGATTTGATCCATTACGTAAACGCTCACGTCTTTCTTCACGTAAACGCTTCTCATTGGAAGTAATGACAAACCAGACAACAGGCATATAGATGATAATGGAGACCATCCAACTACCCACCATGGAAACAGCAATATCAAGTAATGGTTGCATAAAAGCTCCTATCGAAAAAAAAAAATAATGACACAGTAGAAATCATCCACCGTGTCATTTTATTTAATTATCGTTTCTTTCTTGGATCTAATGGACGATCCTTATACGCGATCTCACTATACTGGCGCATGATCATCTGTTTGATGTCTTGCACCGGGTAAGCTTTCGCGATCATGATCTCCGTTTGGAAATCATAGGTTTTATCACCATTAGCGGGTTGATGTAAGAATAGCTTGATGGCGTCATGTGTTGCCCAAAGGAATGGTTCTAATTTAGTAACCTTTTCACCATCACGCATTTCGTAGTACCATTCGGGATCGACTTTGTTTAATAAATTGATTAATCGATCACGGTACTCATCGATCTTATCTGCACGATACAATCCATCTAAGGAATAATGTTGAAGAATCCAACGAATTAAGATCGGGTTATTACTTCTGGTTTCATCACTGCCTACGTATTCAAGGATGTAGTCCATGTTCGCCATATCAGAGGCTACCGCAGCGCCATACATGGCTGCATTTAAATGCTTCTTACCGTGACGTTTGTCTTTGAAGTATTTCATCACTTCTTTAACAAGCGGTTGGTTACCTAACTTCACGGCTTCACGTGCTAATGAACCTAAGAATGCAGAAGTTGCAGTAATATCGATAAACCCATTCACGAGTTTACCTAATGGACTCGCTAGTTCAGTACGACCAATCACTTCTAACCCATTCATAATGCCTTGGAATGATGTCCAGTCATTATTCTTCACCATGTTGTACATGCCTAAGGCTTCTTTATAAGACATCCCTGCCTTCTTCGCCCATTCACCGACGTTTACACCACCGATACTTTTCGCACCAAAGAATTCTTCGACGGTACCAAAGGGATTCTCTTTGAGTTTCTTCGGTAAAGCCATGATGGATTCGATACTACGACCACCTAACACACTGTGTTCAAAGTCAGACTTGATCTTGTTCACATCCAGATGAGCAACTTTATTAAAGGCGTCTTTAATCCCTGCTAATGAAGTCAGGTTAAAAGATTTAAAGTCAGGAATCAATCCACCCTTTCCTTTAAAGGAATTAAAGAAGTCATCGGTATAGTTACTGATACTACTGTAGAAAGAGGTACTACCTGGTCCTACATTCCCACCGTAACCATCTTCACGAATCGTATTATCACGAGGACCTTGTTCGACGATAGAAAGTGCCTTCTGTGTTTCTGAAGGAGCTTGCTGTTTAACAGCATTTGATATTTTCGGTTGACCGGTTTTAGATCCACCTTTTCCTTTCCCTTTTGATTTAGCCATAAAAGGTTTCCTTATCCTTCAAATTCTTTACCATATGCTTTCATCACATCGATTAAGCATTTCGCAAAATACACTAAGTCTTGACCTGAACGTACCACCAAACGAAGATATTCTAACTCTAAGTTGACCATACGGTTGAGCATGTTGATTACATGTTGACACACTTGGATAGATTTTAGTTTATCATCCTCGATACCCATGATGGTATTGGTGAAGTTCTTATCTTCGATGGCTAGAAGCTGTTTGTATCGTTGATAGTTCTTTGATGAGGCTTTACTCACACGGATGAGTTCTTCCATCACATTACTGATGTGGTCAAATTGTTTTAACGTACAGTTCGGTACAGGAGATACCCCATCGATATATTCGAATGGAAGATGGAATTGTCTTGGTTGTAGCTTCGGTAAGAACAATAACCCATTCTCTTCATTCCGTTGAATCACAGGGACTAATAAACTATTTAATCCATACCTCGCCACTTGATAGTATTCCGTTTCGATTCCGTCTTTATTCGGATGTTGTACACGATCAAATAAAACAAAGAGTTCAGAGAAATGACCGGATAATGCATAGCGGATATAGTCCGTTCGGTTATGACGGGTTGCTTCATTGATCAGCGTATAACATTGACGAATGAATTTCTCCATATTCACGTTTAACGGTTTATACGCTTGTTTCTGAAGATCAAGATACCCATTCTCATCAAAATTAAGATAGGTAAGTTTTCCTTTCTCGACGGCTTTCTTAAACCATTGTTTATTGATCTCTACGTTCGAGATCTCGGTTAATAACCCTTGACGTTGTAACTGACGATACGTCTGATGGACTTTATTCCATTCTTGTTGGACTTTTTTCAGATGGATACCTTGTTTATCTAAATGCGCTAACGTTACTTCACGGAGTTTATGATAACGTTCTAAAGCTGATGACCATATCGCAAATAAGGTATCTCTGAATCCTTCATTTGAAATAGTCGTATCATCTAAATAACGTTGTACTAACGTTTGATAACGCGTATCTTTCATGATCACATTCATGAATTCTAATGAATGCGATTGATTTAAATAGTATTGCACGTAGTCAAGATCTCTCGCGATCTCAGCCTGCGTTTGTGCGATTTGTTCTAAGCTTGCCTGTTCGGACAGCATAGAAGGGGAGGATTGCTCCTCCCCCATGATTCTCGCAGTTTGCATAGTTTGCGTTGGGAGACTCATGATAGGATTCTCCTATTCCTATTTAGATAGGTTGTCTAATACGCTATCGATACGATCTAAGATCAAACCAGTAGCGATCATAGATTGGCTACCGTATGAGAAGTTTTCAACAGAAGGCACCACTAAGGTATCTTTTACACCGGCTTTCTTAAACAAGTGAGTAAGTACAGGTTCTACGACTGATGCGTTTTCAACAGAAAGACCACCTTCCATGTAGGCTTTATTTAAAAGCACTTTGTAAGACTCTAATTCAGCTTTTGCTTCTTCTTTGTCTTCTTCAGTAGGTTCGAATTCTTCTTCTTCTGTTTCTGAAGTTTCTTCTTCCGTTTTTTCTGCTGTAGATTCACCTTCGCCTTCGCCTTCTTCGGTTTTTTCTTCAGTGCTCTCTTCAGTCTCTTCAGATTTCTCTTCTTCAGAACCTTCTTCTTTCTCACCCTCTTCTTCACCTGCTTCAGGCTCGCCTGGGTTTTCTTCTGAATTTTCGCCAGCGTCTTCGGATGGCTCTTCCGACTTTTCGGTACCTTCCTCCGGAGTGGTTTCTTCAGACTGTTCTTCAGTTTGATCTGCCGGGGTTTCTTCTTCGGTTTGCTGTTCTTCTTCAGCTTGACGTTGTGCTTCTGCACGACGACGCACTTGTTCAGCGAGTGTACCTAAGTTCTCGCCCATGTTAGTCGCTTCTTCAGTCGTCTCTTCACGATCTTCTTTAGAAACTTGATATTTCTTAAGTAAATTAGCCATTTACATTTTCCTTCATTATATTTTATTTTTGCAAAAATAACATACTGGGTTGAGATAAGGTTAAAGTTTACTTAACCCTATCGTGCCTGTGAGACGGTACCAAATAAGATACGCATCGTCCATACCATGTCTGCAAAACCATCTGAATGTTTTAACCATTCACCGATCCATTGTGTATCTCCTACGACTGGATGACCTAAGATATCGGTTTTAGGATTACGGTGACGGGTACTATGGATACCTGTTTGAGGTTGATCTTTTACATCATGATGCGTACGTAATAGATAGTCCCATGTAGAGACATGCATCTGACGTTTACCGTCGTAAATATAACGAACCGTATCCATGAGGAATTCTTGCATAGAGGGAGTCAAGTTAGCAGAACGAAGATTCGTTTCCACGAACTCACCAAAGTTGCTATTCTCACCAATGAGCGATTTAAAGGTATCGATCGCTTCAAAGAAAAAGTTCTTCAGGTTGATATTGGATACACGTCCTTCATAGAGTGACCATAAGCGATCCACAGCCGGATCGCTTTCATAGTCAACATGATTTTCTCGACGTGGTGCAATGATACCTAAAGGATAGATACTTGCTTCCATGTATTAGACTCCTGCTGATTTTTCAAATTTCTCGATATCGTAATCGATCTTTTGAAGACGTGAATTAATCGCGTCAATAGAACGTTGGATTTGAGGATCGGTTTCACCGTTCTCAAGTTTTTGTTTCAGATTCAATAGACGTAACTCTAAAGATTGTTTCAAGAGTTTATTACGTTCATATTTTTGAATCTGACGACTCACGTTCCAGTTTTGGATCTGAAGGATCGCAGTGCCGATAACCGGCATGAAACCTGAACGAGATGGATCGATCGGTTGATTGGTTGAATCCACTACAGGGATCTGACTTGAAGCCACTTCACTGATGTTCATCTCAGAAGCAGATTCTACCATTTCTAAGAATGATTTCTCTGGTGTCATGAAGATTTCAGTGAGCTTCATGAAGTAACCATAATCTTCAGTGACTAAACGTTCTGCGATAGGACGAGATAACACTAAGCTTGGTTTCACCCCATTTGCTTCATTGATTTCCACATCCACCTGTGTGATCATGTTCATCCAGCAGTTGACGTACCAGACTAATAAGTCGATCAAACGGATCACATGACCTTGTTTAAAGGTTAACCCATCTTTGACGATGATATTTGAGAAGTTCTTCTCAATATATTGACGAAGTAATTCTTCTTTCTGAGAAATCACCATGAGAATACGGTGCATCGTCTGCATGAAGTTGTTCAACGTTGCTGTATTAAACTCAGGGTTGTGTAATGTTTGTAAGCGTTTACGAAGGTCATTCGCTAAACGGTTTGCCATTTTAGATTTTGTTACATCAATGTTTAATGACGCATAGTTCGTCATGGTGACTTCCATGGCAGGTAATGCGATTTCATTTAATTCACTTCTCACTAAATCAAGTTGAGAAAGCAATTTACGTTTCTCAAAGCTTGGTAGCATTTTCTTAAAGAAATCGAAGCCTTCTAATGAAGGATTTTGATATTTAGTTGTCATGTTTTAACATTCTCCTTGATTAGAAACGAGGGGCACTACCCATTTGGTAAGCCTTGAAGATTTCCATGATGTCTGGACCATCCCCTTTACCGAATTTAGCGAAATCACGAATACTGTAATCGCTACCTACGGATACACCACGTGTATAAGTGGTGACACGATCCCAACGATCGTCTACGACGACTACCATCATGGCAGAGTTGGCTGCAAAGAAGAGTTCACGAATTTCTTCGTTATCGAAGTTATGACCCGTCACAGACTGAACGTAATCCATCGTATCTTTAGACACGATAAACATGGCGGATGCACCACCTAATGATGGTTGACCAGATTTCACGGCGGCTTCAAAGTTTTTACTACGACGTTTGATCATATCCATCAAGATACCGTTTTTATCTAACGTGACTAATTTCTTCTGATGACGGATACGGTCTGATTGTAACAACCAGTCTTTGAAGGATAACTCACCGGCTTTGAAACGTAACCAACGTTCTGACCAAGATTCTTTGATATCACCATAAGCGATCAATTCACGCATGATAATAGTCGCAGCGAACATCGGACGCATACGTAATGCAACCGGAATTTCTACTTGATGACCTTGTAAAGTAAGGGTCACTTGAATCCAACGACCTACCGCTAAGTTGTTAGCATCGTTCAAGCCTTTTAATGCTTGCGACATGGCTTGTTGAGATACTTTAGGACCTTGTGGCATATTTGCTTTTAATTGCGCTAATTGTTCTTTAGCAGTATCTAAGTGACGACGGAGTTGTTCAGTAGCGTTACCAACTAAATTTTGGCGTTTCTTGTTGAGCTCGCCTTCTACTCTTTCGAGTTCTTTTTCAGTTTGTTTACGGCGCTCTGCTTTTTCTTTAGCATCTTTATCCGATTTAGTAATCGTATCCACGCCAGTTTCATCAGAGTTAGTATTGTCTGAAGTATTTTCAACTTGATTTTTATCTAACTCTTCACGTAGCGCTTTGCGTTGTTGTTCGAGTTCATTGATTTCTCGAGTAGTTTCTGCTCGAGTATGATCTTCAAGTTTCGTAATTTGAGATTGAAGTTCAGCGATCAAACGTTCTTGTTGTTCTACGGCTTCTTTCGCAGCACGGATATCATCTGGATTACGTGCCTGTTGTTCTGCTGAAGTATAACGAGCAAACATTTCACGTAATGCGTTGATTTCTTCAGCCGGTGTACCTTCTTCTTCCAATGCTTTAAGATATTTCTCAATCACGAAATCAGCTGCACCTGCTACAGGTTTAAATGCTTCAGTCGCTACCCATTTTGGTAACTTACGTTTGAAGTTAGGCAGTGTATAACTATTCTTTAATAAGAACTGATGTTCTTCTAATCCAAATTTCTTCGGATCAAATACATCACCACGATTTGGATTTAAACGATCCAAGATACCCATCGGTGTGGCTGCATCGACATTACCAGTTAATTGTAATGATTGGAGGTAATAACCCATGAAGACATTCGATAACGTCATCATGAAAGCAGACATTTGAGGATGGGTTTTTAAATTCTCTTCAATGATAATACGCGGTTCGATATTCGCTGCTGAAGACACTTCAGATAGGGAATGTTCTTTCGTACTATCCATTTTTTTACCAGCAGCTTTACTTGCTTGGATGATCTGATCCGCTACAAGCATAATGCCGCCTAAACTCTCAGCAGAGGCACTGAGACGACCATTTGCACCTTTCAGGTTTTTGGCCATAACCTGATTAAGGATTTGATGTATAGATTTGCTCATTTATTTTTCGCTCTTAAGTCAATTAACGTTAATTTAGAGTTGTAAGGATTTACCAATCGATATGATCAGTAAAAAATATAAAAATACATAAGTAGGACATTACATCCTACTTATTTAATTTTAAACTTATTTAAATATAGTGGGAGTTTCAAAAAAGATGTCAATGAATATTCAAGACGCCGTACCACCTGTGGTGGATCTCATTGAGAAATATCAAGGGAGTCTTAATCTCCGAAACCATCTTGATGAGATCGTCCGTAAACAAGGTTACGGTAACTTAAGTAGTATCGTATACCATACTGTTCGAGGTTTTAATTATCTTCGTCATGGTCAACAATTCGTCCAAAAGAATCAGGATGGGATGGGCTACACCTTCTTTACTCGACCTATACTCAACCTCACATACGATAATCTGAGCCACGTGGACATGTTGTTACCGATACGAGATGCGCATCCAGACAGTTATGCGAACTTAGCCCGTTGCATGTTAGACCCTTGGTTCCATAAAGATCAGAACCAGAACGACTATAATAGCCAGATCAATCACACGGCAGGGAATACGTTAGGGGATAAGAACTTCTTACAGGTAAAAGCCAATAAGAGTACAAGATTAGCCGACCCTTATAATCCGTTTATTCCATTCTTAACCAATACTTTAGTGAGTTTAACGGGATGGCGGGATATTGCCTTAAATGATTATACTTCTAAGAGTGGGGTGAATAATGAACAATGGAGTAAACCAGATGGGTTCTATTATAAGACTGAGTCCTTTGAACTCTCTGCGTCATTTAGAAACATCAAAGGGAATCCATTAAAACTTCTCTTTAATACCTGGCTCTGTTACATGTGGCATTGTTTAGAAGGCGATATTAACCCTTATCCTCAGTTCGTCGAAGAACGAGAATACGATTTTAATACACGGATCTATCGATTCGTTATGGATCCAACCAAAACGTATATCCAAAGTCATGCCATGACTATCGCATGGCCAATGAGTTATCCGATGGGTAACCTCTTTAACTTCAGTGCCGATAAAAACTTTGTCGATGGGAATGATGAAATCAACATCACTTTTAAGTGTATGGGAAGTGACTATGATCATCCGATCATGCCTTACGAATTTAATGCAGTAGTCGGGATGTTTAATCCTAACCTAGAAGTGGATTATACGAACTATGATTTCAAAACACAAAGTTTGGTAATGAAGAGAGGGAACTGGCGTAAACTACAAGCCCATGAAAAGAATCGTGGCGTATTTGCAGCTATTCCATTAGTGAACTATAAGACGTTAGAATTAGAATGGTGGATCTCACCAGAAGACTACGAACAATACGTGAAAGGAAATGATAAGGAAAACAAGCCTATCATCACAGATAAACGATCGAGTTCAAATAACTTTAATCGATTCAGTGATCGAGGTCGTATCTAATTTTATTAACAGAAAGGAAAAAGAGAAATAGAACAATGAGTAATCCAATTCAAGAAAACAGTTCTTCTATTAAAGAAGAAATGGTCAAACGACTCATGTACTACAAAAATAATCCAGGGTTGATCATCAATACCTTATACGACGGATTATTTACCTTAAGTGATGAGAAGTTTGAAGTCCTCAGTACCAACAGTCCATTTGACTTCCTGATGGAAAGTGTGGCGATGACCGCTTCTACTTTACATGATGCCCATGAGATCACCTATCGTCAACAGTATCCTCGCCTCGCAACGAAATACAGTGAGTTATATAACCACATGTTTGACGAACATTATATTGGACGCTTTGCAACACCGGGTCGAGTGAAGTTTGATATCTCCTTTAAGTTAGATGAGATCTTAACTCAATTAGATACGACAGAAGTGAATGGGGTATCTCGATTGATTTTCCCACGTGGCAGTATGATCTTAGCGAAAGACTATACCTTCACCTTCTTATATCCGATCGTGATCACCCGATTAGCGCATGGTGGGATACAAGTACTTTATAATACCGATGATGTCGATCCAGTCCAACCGTTAGAATCGAATATCTTAGACTGGGACTACACGACATTAAATGGTGAAGATTATCTTCGTATCCAACCTTGGTTAGAACAAGTCACGTTAACCACCTATACCGATACGTTAACCCAAAACTACGGTTATACGAAAGAATACTTATTGAAAGATAAGTTCGTGCATTGTCGTGTTTATCAGATCATGGATGATGGTACGGAAACTGAAATCAAAACCACACATTCTGACTTAGTATACGATAGTCATGTAGTGACCGCACGTTTAACCTATCTCGAAGATAAATTAACGTTACACATTCCACCTATTTACTTTAATAAAGGGAAAACAGGATTAAATGTAAGAGTCGAGATCTATACTTCATTAGGACAGGTCGAAGAACCGATCAACGAAGCTTCTACAGACAGTTTCTCGTATCAGTGGGACAAACTATCGAATGTGATCTTAGACAGCGAATACGTCGCGCCTATTGAGGATTTAAGTGCACCAATCATCTTAGCCCGTACCATGTTACAAGGTGGGACAGATGGTGAAACATTTGAAGAAACTCGTGACCGTGTGATTAACTTTACAAGCTATACAAAAGTTGCGATTACACCAGCTCAATTAAAACGTACCTTGACGCAGAAAGGTTACGATATTTTGAAATCAAGAGATACGATTACTGCAAGAAGTTATTACGCCACGAAACCATTACCAGTCAGTCGTTACGATAACTTTACTACTGGTGCTGCAGCTTCGATGGAAACCATCAAGATCTCATTAAAAGATCTCGCGAAGCATCCGCACGTACGGGATAACGGTAAACGCTTAACCATTACGCCAAGTGTACTCTTTAAGATTAATGCAGGGATCGTGAGTTTAGTCTATCCTGAAGCGGTACCTGATATTAATAAATTAGGGATCGAAGCTTACGTAGGTGAGATCAATAGTTTAGAATACATGTATACGCCATTCTATTACGTAGCCGATGCAAGTAAGAATGAATTTGGCTTTAGAGCGTATTACTTAGATAGCCCGACATTAGAGAACCCTCGTTTCATTGCGAATAACGGTTCGTCTCAGATGAGTGTAAGTAGTGATGAAGTGGTGATCTTACGATACAGTGATCGTCATGGGGAAGGATATAAGATCCGTGTGAAAACACGTTCGACTGAGAACTATAAGAAAATGGATCCGCATAATCTTTTCTGTCAGTTAGCGATCAGTCCATTTGGTGAAGAGAAAGTCTATGCATCGATCAATGGTAAGATTTTAGGCTTAGTAGAAAACCATGAAGATGAAACCACCGATATCGTCTTTGAGTTTACCTTGAAGACAGACTGGGATATCACATCTCGTCATGGGATTATCTTTAAAGATTTCTACATGTTCATTAATGAACCTCGTAAGTTTGAATTTCCATTGAATTGTCGTTTACATTTCATCTATGGTATTCAGAATGAGATCATTCCTGATTTCTCACCAAATGCAGTCGATAAGATGATCAACCGTGAGATCTTAAATAGTGATATCATTGCAGGGATTACCCATGATGCAATTGATTGTCATTTTGGTCAACATCTTCAAAACTTCTGGACGAATGGTATCGCAGTACAAGGTCAGAAGAAATATAAACGTTATCAGGAAAACATTCCACGTGTTTATAGTAGTAACGTGTATGAAGTGGATGAGGAAGGGATCTTTGTCGTAGAAGATAGCCAATTGAAGATCAAACATCATGCAGGGGATCCTGTTTTAGATGAAGCCGGTCAACCTATCTTGTTACACCGTCAAGGTGATGTGATGGTTGATTCACAAGGTCTTCCGGTGGTTGAAGACGAAGGTGATCGTCATCTTGTGCGTATGATGGATATCTTGATGATCGATGGGATCTATTACTTTGCGACAGATGAAAACGATATGAATTATCGTAACATCATTGGTTCTACATTACGGGATTATATCGTAAACGATCTGAAAGAGATCAGTGGCCGACTCCTTGAGAATACTCGTCTTTACTTCTATCCGAAACGTACGATGGGTGAAGCCCGTATCTTAGTAGATAACGGAACAGAGATTCAAATCCCAATGCGGTTATCGTTCAAAGTGACGTATTTCTTAAATGAAGCCACGTATAACAACTTTGATTTACGTAAAGCGATCACCAGTATGACGCATGAAGTCATCAATGATCATTTAACTCGTGAACGTGTATCACGAAGTGATATCATTGCAGACCTTCGTGCTAAAGCCGGTGAAGGTACTTTAGCGGTAGACTTAGAGAAATTTGGTCCGAATAAAGACTTAACGGTCTTTACGGCGAAAGATGGATCCATGCGTACCTCTGTAAAACGGTTATTAAAACTGCAAGCAGATAAAACCCTTAAAGTTTCAGAAGACATCGATGTTAGTTTCGTCAAACATGATATCATCGAAGAAACCAAAGCGTAATCATCAGACCGACATAAGTGCGAGGAAAAATCCTCGCACTTATGCCATTTTTATTAACAGATCACAATAAGAGAAAAAAGTATGGGGGTACGGCTTATGTCAGGCCCATACTTTGTACCCCCACGATTAATAGAAAGAGAAATATTCTTCTTATTATTTTCGCTTTTTCCCTCTGTGCAAGCGTATACCTGCACATAGTAAGAAAATACGTAATATTAAAGAATATTCTAATATTCAGAAAAACGATTCATGGCAGCTTGATTAGGCTGCCCCATCTCATTACGGAACCCATCGACTTGTTTGTTGATTTGATTCTGCATGTTCTGCATTTGTTTCTCCGCATTCGTTAATCGTTCGTTTTCTTCTTCTGCAAGTTTATTCGATAACTTGATCAACTGATCAAATCTTACCGCAGGCATATTGATGAACTCTAAAAGACTGATACCAAACCATTTCTGGATCTGGTATAAGCTATAGGTCTCATAAAGTCGCATCATCGGACTATGGTCAAGGATCTTTTCCTGCTCAAACATCAATTGCGATTGGAATGGATGTTCAAGTTCCGGATTATCATGATCGTAAAGCCCATATTCGATATCATACGCTTCCGTTAAGATCAGCTGCGCTGTGATATTGTCATACCGACCAGTCTCCGGATTCACAGCTTTAAAGTCGTGCATCACACGATCCACCTCTTTAGGACCAAGAGGTGGTTTACCAAAGTCTCGACTTCTTACGTAGCTGGCTCGAGTGTAGCGAGTCTCACCACTGACTGGACAAAGAGGAAAAAAGTGTTAATCGCATCGATCGGTAGGATCAGATAGTGACCACCTGGTGCGGTATCGTGTTTCTTACCACAGTTAGGACATTCAAAGTTCTTCACACCCACTAATTGGACTAAAGAAGAATTGATGTACTTCATGATATTCTCGTGGAAGTAACGTGTATACGTTGCATCGGAGGATAATAACATGAGGATCTGATCGAGGTTATCTTCTTCCGTAAAGATCTGTTCGGTTTGGTTAGCCGTAATAAGTTCAACCGATTTAATCCACTGACCATAGGTCTTGAAGAAAGACGTCATGATACGCTCACGGATCTTTTGATCACGTGCGTTTTGATCATTTGATTCAGCGAAGACTTTTTCAGCACTACGTTGAAGTTCATTGATCCATTGGGTACCATAGTTTTCTTCATGTTCTAAGGTAGGGGTATCTAAGTTGATGATGACACCATTCGCAATATCCGTATCGTTGCTGACACGTAATGCACCATTCGCATCTTTCGATAACACGATACGTTTATTCGCAAAGTTGAATTCGTTCTGATACTCTTCTAATTGTTCAGAAGTTAAACGATTCGTTGGTGATTGCATCAAGGTTAATTGACGTTCTGTTAAACGATTACGATCTACCCAGAAGAGTTTACGAAGATCCACTTCACCTTCGGTTACATGGATACATTCTTGTGGGTTTACGGTACAAGGAATGTTGATCGGATAGCCATCAGGGAAACGAGACATCATGATACCTAACATCATCGCATCTAAGTCAGTGGACTTGATGATCGATTTCAGATATTCTTTATCATCAGCCGGTGCAGTAGAATATTGTACATGGTCTAAGATGAAGTCAGCAATGTGTTTACGTAATACCACACTGTCGTTAGAATAAATCTCACCACGTGTCATACGACCATAGGTGACTTTACTATTCATGATGATTTCATCTAAGATCGCAAACTCTTGTGCTGTTGGTGTATTGAGTGTTAACCAGATACCTGTATGGTAAAGTGGGATATAAGCCGGTAACCCTAATGATAAGAAAGACTTCAACATGTTAACGGCTGTAAAGTTCTTATCATTTTTATTTTGTGGATTACGCCCTTTACGGTCAACTAATGGACCACGCCATTTAACATTCTCACCTTCACCGTATCCGACCATGTTGACCCACATGCTACCATCACGGATGGTCGCTTCAAAGAGTTGGTCATCACGTACTTGGAAATGTTCACGAGCACGGACTACCGCTTCGTACCAACGTTGTTTTTCATCGTTATCAATAAATGATGAGTCTGTACGTTGGAGAACGGACATCACGGATTGAGCGGTACCACGTAAAGTATAGATCACTTTATCCGTGATACGATCAAAGTCTTTCGTTGGTTTGATCGTAAACTTCAAGGGTTTATCACCAGTTGGATCAACCACATGGGTTTCAGGGACTTTGACTTGACGAGGTTCAAGTAAATGTTTTTCTTCTATGGTTGTTTCTTTTTCATCGAATAACGCATCATCGCGACTTTCTTTATTTTCCGTTACTTTTTCTTCGATGACTTCAACTTTTTTATCTTCAGGTTGTTTCACTGACTCAACATAGTCAGGATCATCGATACCTACTTGCATATCGGCAAATGGGTCATCAGAAACACTATCGTCTACATCGGGTTTAGCCGGTGCTTCTACGGTAGGTTGAGTAATAGGTTTTGCTTCTTCTGCAACAGGTTTTGCATCTAAACTTTCCGTATAGGTCTGCATCTCTTCCGGTGTTGCAATAGGTGGTTCATAAGGGTTTTTAGCCATTCCTTTATCTTCCTTTAGTTTAAGTGATTATTCGTGTGGGAAAAGCGGTTGAATGGAAGCAAAGATATCTTGAACTTGTAAACTATGATTCATGAGTTCTGGCACTAAGGTACAGTACGCCATGTTCTCATCCATGACATTAAACTCTTCATCCGTTTCTTTACGTTGTTGGATGCGTTCGTGTTCTTCAAACGTATTCACTAAGGCTTGACGTGCTTCAGTGATATCTTGCTTTGCTTTCTGAATAAGGTCATGATGGGTTTCATTGTTTTCATGACTCACAATATCCACAGCTTGTGCCAGATCCGTCACAAGTTTAGCGAGGTCGCTATGCATGGATAAAAATTGCTGAGATGGATTCATTTTTAAAAATTCCTTCATTCTGCGCTTGCTCTCGTTCTTTTTCTGAGGCTTGCGTTTACGGGGTTTTGCGGATTTTGCCATTATTAACTCCTGCTGTTATATGTAATATTTTAAATAAATATACCCAAACCATTTTATATATGATGTAATAGTTTACTGAATTTATTAATCCCTGGAGGAATATGATATCTTTAAATAAACTCGATACCGTATTAGACGGTATTATGCCTGATCGCCGTAAGGAGCTCATTTTAGAGAGCTTTCGTCAGCTTGAGGTGATCTATGGTGCGTCACTAGAAGGAAAGGTAGATGACCTGATCAGCATGACTACGAATCAAGATACGTTTACCTTCTTAGGACAAGTAAATGATATAACCATTACCTATTTAGTGGATGCGATCCAAACCTTTGGTATTACGATCGATGAACGTTATCGTACCCATGATCAATTAGAAGCCATCAAGAACGTACTCTATGGTTTACTTCAATTTGATGAATACGACGATCCTGAAGCCTTGTTAACCATCTTTACAGGTGAGGGTGTCGATGCGAATGAAAAAGTCGCTGAAGCATTAGCCTTACTTACAGATCTTCCTGTTGAAGAATACCTTCAACTCTTTAGTCGTGTAAATGATGGTCTGATCTTAAAAATCGTTTCATTATTAGAAGGTCAACTAAGAGATCAAACAGATGAACTCCATGACGAAGATGATGAGTTTAGCTTTACGGCTTCACCGGCTTTACAACAATTCATTTCAGATAAAGCGTATCAACGTATTGATAAAGCGTTATTAGAAACATTAGGTAAACAACCTGGTAAATTAAGTCTATCGTCTATCCTTCGTTTATATGGGAATCAGATCGCAGATCAACATTCCCCTGAAGCTTGGTGTTTCACCGTGTGGGTCAGCCATGATGGTACCTTTGAGATGTTATTTGGTCTATGGGAAAAACATTTCTTAGAAGAAAAAGAATTAATTGAAATGCGTGAACAAGTAGAACGTCTTGCAAAACGCTATCAAGGAGAAGAAGTATGACGAGAACAGAATATCTTCTTGCCGCATTAAACCATGGGAAATATCGAATAGCGGATTGGGTATTTAATGTTTTCATGGTCACGAAAGGAATCGAGATTGAAAATAACGCCAATCCTCAAGATTACGATCTAGGTATTCAAAATAATGAATACGTTTATTATTTAGATCACCAATGGCAATCGATTCCGGATAGTGGGCCTATCACCGAACCATTATGGCGAGTCGAAGAAGGAATCGAGATCCCTTCTCAAGATGACTTAGCGTTAAACTGGGATGAAGGATTTCCATTGATTACTCGAGTAGGCACATTATTCATTAACTACTATTGTATCTATAGTAGTTTAGGGAAGAAACTTCCTTACCAACAAGGTAAACTGTCTATCAGTAATCTTGAGAAGAAAATAGCAGCTCGTCTTAAAGATGAAGATGATAAAGATCTTCAACCTGGTGACATTACAGCAGTGGAAGCGAAGAAGTTCATCACCGCTTGTGTAAACATGGCTGGCTTTAGTGCGATCGCTAATCCATCGGCTACACCTTATACCATGGTGCCTACACCCGGTATCCAAGAACTAAGACAAAAACTCTTAGAAAAGTATAAGGATCAATTACATGATCCAGCGATCTTAGCGGTGATTGAAAAAGAATTAGTCGCAGCCGATAGAGCCTTCCAAGCACAAGACCCTGAAGGGGGTTTCTATATTGCAGATAAAGCCTTTAAGGTATCGCGTAAGAAACTCTTTATGATGGGTGGATTGGAACAAGCTGAGATCTCGAATGGTAAAAAGGTCTTAGTGGAAAAAAGCTTATCAGAAGGATGGGATATTGAAAAACTTCCTGCGATGATTGATAGTCTTCGTGATGGTTCTTATAACCGTGGTGCGATGACGGCATTAGGTGGAGAAGCCGTAAAATTCTTATTCCGTATCTTTGCGGCTACCAAGATCACTGAGGAAGATTGTCATAGTCAAGTCGGGATACCGATTACCTTGACGGATGAAAATAAAGCCTTATATGACGGTAATACCATTATCTTACCCAATAAAGAACAAGTATTACTGACAAAAGAAAATATCAACCAATATTTAAATCAACCTGTCATGGTGCGTTCTACTGGTTTTTGTAAAACTAGTAATGCGAACTTCTGTCTGACTTGTTGTGGCCATGCGTTAAAGGGAAGTGAAAATGCTTTAGCGGCGATGGCTTCAGAAGTAGGCTCGAAGATGCTAGACGTCTTCATGGCAAAAATGCATGGTACTGCACTTGAAACGGTACCATGGGATTATAAAGCAACTATTTCTTAACTTATTAAAAAGAGAATAAAATGAGCAAATCTAAAAATCGTTTGGCAGGGTTAAATGATGTACCGACTGTGAACCCTGATCCAGTGGTAGCGGAGACTGCAGCACAACTATATAATAGCCTTAATCCGGTAATCAACGTTCATGTTCGTACCATCGAAAACTATTGTAATGCAATGGCACCGGGCATGAATGTGATTGAAATCGAAGGGGCACGTTGGAACAATGCGTTATTCAATGCAATCTTATCGATCCTTGAATACGAAGATGTACAAGCATTCGTAGAAGGGATGGATGAAGTATTTAAACTCTTTGCCCGTGAATCCCGTGGTGCATTGAATTCAGATTACGTTCATCGTTTTGTCGATAAGATGATGTTATCGGATGATCGTTTAAGTTTGTATAATACATTGATTAACGTATTAACCACTTTTGCGATTCCGCGTACTCGTAACCTTTACGGTCAATACTACGATATCGAGCATAACCAAAATAATGGTTTACGCTACTTATCACCTGAAGCAAAAGAACGTTTGATCTACTACATCAACCGTCAATAAGAAAAAAAAAATAAGATGAAAGGATAGAGTGGTTTTCCACTCTATCCAGTATTATTTTTTCAGAAGAATAATAAACTTCGACTACAGTAAGTTAACAGTATGTTAACTAATACGTCAGCATCAAACTGCTTCGATGCGTATGCATTGGTTAATACCGTTTTGTGTCAACCAGGTTAACTTATAGTTAACTCCAGTTAAACGATTTAACCAATAAGAATAAGACAGCATCTTGTCCTCCTTATATGTTAAATTGTTGATGTTACCTGGTATAGTTATAACTATACCAGAACCAAGAAGCAGGCATAGGCGAGGGATATAAATCCCTCGCATTATGTCTGCTTTATTTTTTAAGTGCATCGATAAGAAATGCAATATACACCATATCCTTAAGACCAGCCTGAGGTGAGATAGATATCTCACTCATGCAGTTGATCATTAGATGTGGTTTTACCGCTTGTGCGATATAGATCATATCGGTAGTACCTGGAGATGTTCTCCAATGATCAAATACAATCTCATCGTTGTATTTGACGTAGATGCCGAACTGATCGGCATCTTTCAATATTTCCAGCACACTGCGGTGCTGGAATTTTATAGTAGCTAAGAGCTCTACCATGACTATAGTTCCTTACTTACTAGGTCGATGACATCATCGACCGTATCAATAACAACAGCTGCAGCCACGGCGCCAACAGCCAACCCTAGAATCGGATTTTGGTTTTCGTATAACTCACTAGTAGTTTTTACTAGAAGAGCTGATACGATTCCTTTAAAAGCGATTTTAGTAGAAGTTTTCATAGTACCCTCCTTAGGGTTTTGGATAATTTAAAATAGATCAAACATAATCGAGAGAGATTTTCATCTCTCTCTTCTTCTTCATATAGGTTATATAAGTTTATAAATCGGATACCCTATCGAAAATACTTCTTAATCTCTTTCACATGAACGATCTTATCCTGATCTAAGAAAGACATTGGGAAAGTTGCTTCCTTCCAATATGAGTCTTCTGCTAAACATGGTGGGGTATAGAAGGTATCTGCACCATCATGTTCACCTTGCATATGCGTAATGAAGTATTCTTCAATCACATTATCGAATAACTCATACGTCTTTGCTCCACCGATCACCCAGAAGTCTAATGAATACTTTAACTCATGATGTTGTCTAAGCTCGTATTCTAATAGATGAATGATGGATCGTCCTGATAGTGCTAACACTTCACCCATCTCAAGAACCCAACAATTCCCTTTCTTCGTAAAACGATGTTCTACTAGATTTAATTCTTTATTCTTTTTCAATACGATATTTAATCGATCTGGTAACGATACTTCATTCATGGAAACAAACGTATTCCATCCCATAATGACTGGTTTACCGATTGTCATGAATCGAAAGAATTTTAAATCAAATAATGAACGGTAACAAAGTTTCGTTCCATTCCCTAATTCAAAGTTAGGGCCTAAAGACATGATAGCGTGTACCATATAGCATCCTTATAATAATATAGTAATCAGTTTATAACAAAATGAACCAAAGAGTCCAAGTATGATAAAGAGTAGCGCGATAGCAATCGCTTGTAAGATTACGTAGGGTAAAGGGGTAGAGAAGTCAATTGAGATCGATTCCATCAGTGAACGATACACTTGTTTCAATTTCTTCATGGTAATAATACTCCATGCTTAATCAAGGGTTCAGAGAACCACCACATTAATATCAACACAATCGTACTGATCACTAAAATGTTCTGAATAAAGACGACCATGGATCGAGTAAGTCGATAATCTTTATCTTCCATGATCTCACTGAGGAACGTCGCTTTGACTAACGTCAAGAACATATAGCCCCAGAATGAGTAAAAGATGGCTGACGTTACGTCAGCCACAGTAAAAGGTTGTAACATGTGTTTTATCCTTTTGATTAGAATCCGTTATCCTTGTTACCTTGATAAGACAGATAACGATCCATTGGTTCACCGATGACGTACGGTGTATTGATGGATTGGATAGCGAGTGTTCGATCTTTAAATAAGGTTTCTTTCTCTTTGTGGTATTGCCAGTGTTTAGGAAGGTCTGTACCCACGAAGTAGAAGAACTTCGGTGTGATCCCTTCGAAACCTGGTTTACTACTTAAATCACGGTTACGACCTTTAGCCTGCAGGTTAGCTTTAGGTTCAGATAACGCCACTGTCATTAGCACCTGAATCAATCCAGGAATATCTAATGCCGTACCGGCTTTACCTAATGTAGACACCGTGATATCGTTCGTATCGATCACTTCTTTTGGATCTCCAGCGACAAAGCGAGAGATCTGCCATTTTTGATCTTTAAACCGTTTTAAGAGATATTCAGAAACCAATTCACAGGTTTCCACTAAACTACAGAAGATCAACATCTTACGACCTTTTGCGTATACAGGTAGGAAATAATCTTCCACTACATCACCGATCATATCGAGATATTGACGACGTGAAGGTTTATGACGTTTGATCGATTGTTCATACAGTACATGACTATACCCCTGTCCACCCACACAACGTATCCGTTCAGGTTGGTTGTGCCGATAAAGGATAGGATGTACGATATCGTACTTATGAAACGCTAAGACCTTATCACGCGTATTTAATGGCCACATCAATTGATACATGCGTTGCATGAAAGAATCATTCGACTCTAACGTCGCAGTTAAATAAACTGCTTTCGGCATGTGCTGATAAAGATCCATTTTAAAGTTCAGATGGAAGTGTTGATGAGCTTCATCTAAGATCTTTAATCCGGTACCCATGTATTCAAAGATCTCATGAGGACAGATCATCTCTTCACGTTCTTCATGAGTGGTTTGTTCCCAAGAAGTTAAAAACCGTTGGAAGGTATTAGACGAAACTAATACCACATCAGGAAACTTACTTTTCTTCAATGGTGTCTTCATTTCGTATTCTTGTTTCGCGAGATCAAGAAGACGATAGAAATCCGCACCACCTTTTACCAAATGTAGTTTCACATCTTTACCAAAGTTCTCAATTACATCAGATTGCCATTTCTCAATATAACGTGCTAACACGACGATAAAGAGACGTTGGTTCTTTTCTTCAGCGAATTTAAGTGAGGTATACGTTTTTCCTAAACCCATTGCGAGAGATATCAACTTTGTAGTGCCTGGTTCACGGCAGTATGCTAACACATCATCTTGATAATCACGGGTTTTCATATAGCTTGGCGTCACTAATGGATATCGAGTATCCTTCGGTTCGTATAGTTCATGTTCATAAATCTCAATTCCACCACCATGGTTCAGATCTTTCATGATCGCACTAAAGCGATCAAAGTAGTTGATGTGGAATCTGAACTCCGTTCGCTGTTTATTACTCGCAGCAAAGACTTTAGTGGCTTGTTTCTGAACACGTCCTCTTATCTTAACGTATTGTATCTGGATAAGTTCATCTAAACATCTTTTAATTACTGGGAAGAAGCTTGGATGGATTTTCGTAACCATGAAGAAATGACTAAATTTATCAATGCGAGCAATCAACATGATAAATCTCCTTTACGGTAATGGTTTAAAATGGAGTTGAGTGATGTTGTTCTGGATAAACGACTTCAGAGTTTCAATATAGAGATCAATGAGTTTACCGGCATCTAATGCATGTTGGTAATAGTCATTGATGACAATATCGATATTGAATGAAAACGATCCATTGTCAAACTGAACATCGTGTACAAGGACACCGTGACTGTAGAGTTTCTTTTTGATATCAGATAAAACAACATTATCTAAGATCGGATCCATCAAATATTGAAATTCAAGAGCAGCATCCGAATAAAGTACACGATGATCTGGGTAAAGGACTTCAATATGACGTCTAATCAAACCTTTCATCGTATAATCGTAATCTATAAGCTGTGGTAAATACCAAAAGCAAAATCGATGAATGGCTGCATCGATCGCTCGTTGCCATAATGGATTAATTTGATTCGGTCTGCATTTGATGAATTCCTTATAGTCCATCAATTCATCTTTATGGCGTATATCGGTGACGATATTTACTTTTAAGAGTGGAAGATCAGGTCTCACAGCGTTGACGATTTCAACTTTGATTTCTTTTACCCATGATGGATCAACGAAAGCAACCTTAAAGAACTTTTTATACTGTTGCGTTAATATTTCAACATGATGATCATTAAGGTCATTCTCACGACGTTGTTCAACAATCGTAATGGTTAAGTATTTTTCTTCTTGCATGGTGTTATCTCCTGAATAAGCATATGCACAAATAAAGGGACATAAGGGGTGAAAATCCACCCCTTATCTGTTATTATAGTTTCGAGACTAATAAGACAGGTGAGTGCTGTTTATTAAGTTCTTCATAGATGATCGAAAGGATCTTTTCTAATCGAGTTACTTGCTCTTTCTCACCCGTACGGAATGCTTCTGTCACATTACGTTGATAACGTAAGATGAACTTCGTTTGTTTGAATGAAATATCAAAGGCTTCAAATCCTTTCATCGCTTCACGATACTCTGGATTAACGGCTAATACCCCTACCATGATCCGATGGAAGTAATCCACAAAAGGTTTACGAACCATTTCATATTTCTGTTTGAAAATAGGATTTTCTTTATACAAGAACTCAGCCACGTATTTGATATTGGTTGAGAAATCATCTGGATCGATAGAGGATGATTGACCCCAATTATCTAAGATCTTTGCAAGATGGTCTAATACAAACTGAGTCAGATCATACGGACAATCGTATAAGAATTCTTCGATCTGTAAACCTTGATACGATTCATCGAGTAATTCGATTTCACCTTTTAAAAGGTACCGTAAAGGTTCAGTATATTGGATGACTGTGATCTTGGTGTTACGATACCATGGGTAAGGTTTAAGACACTCATGGATCGTATTTTGGATAGCTAACCCGATTTGATTTTGATCATTTACCGTACCGGCGATATTATATCGCTCACGGTGGATGTTAATGACAGATGGCATAGACTCCCCTTGATAGAAATAAAAAAATATAAAATAAGATAGGAGGAAAGTTCCTCCTAGCCTTTACCTATTATTAGCGTCTTGGTGTAAAGATGATGTCTAATAGTTCAAGCGAGACTAAGGTCTGATCCACGATTTCAACGATATGCTTTAAACGGAAAAGCGTCTCTTCCTCATCATGTTGAAGTAATTCTTGAGCCGTACGCTTATAACTAATCGTAAACCCGGTTTCAATAAAACGGATTTTTATATCTTTAAACCCCTGGATGGCATTATGAAGCGCCTCACTCGGTCCTAACACATCCAACATCTTACGATGGACATGACTCACAAAAGGAATACGAATACGATCGGCTTTCTGACCTAATTGAGGGCAATCACGATATTTAAATAAAGCCGTTTGGGTTAACTCAGCATGATAGACCTTAGGGTCTACGATATGCGTGTGTTCCCATAATTGAAAGAACGCTTTGATACGATCAAGAATATCCGGATGAATTTCATCTCGACGTGATTTTAAGAAATCCATAAAATCATGACTTGTAATGATCTCATCTTCTTTCAATTCAACTGTACATTCACCGATCAATGTAAATCGTCTTGGTTCATTGTGTTGAATAACTTTTAACTCAAAATAACTAAACCATGAATACGGTTTCAGTAGTTCTTCGATGGACTGCTTGATGGCTGCCGCTGCAACTTCATGCTGTCCTAAGTCACCTGTCGCATGGTGACGGTCACAATGGATAATGGTAGCTGCTAACATATTGCCTCCTATAAAATTAGCATAATACCCTAGAGTAGAAACCTACCCTAGGGATATAAGTTTATTCAGGGTGTTTCACCCTTGGTAATGTTTTATCCCAATAATCAAAGTATTCAGGATACAAGTTTGGTACAAAGAGCGTATCCATCGGATGAGACGCACGATTCTCAAGCGCATAACTCTTACTGTTTAAGATGGTATTCGCTTGTTCCTCATACGCCAATGCACTTGACATGGAACGTTTCTGCATGATCGCGGTATTCGATGCCCAGTCACGTTCTGACACATCAGACACGATACGGAAGTCATCGTTTGCTGCAGAACGAATCATCAACGCTAATGTTGCTGTCTCCAAGTAAACAATCGGAATATGGATATACTCCCCACTAAACTCATAGATACGGCGAATATACGCAGCGATATCCTCTGGTTTATTTGGATCTAATCCTTTCTTCACACTGTTCTTCTCATTCGGATTACACTCTAACATCTGAGCAAAGGCTCGCATGAAGTCAAGCATGTTGATCTGACGTTGAGGTAAAACAAATGCCGGTTCATCAACATTCCATTTCGATAGATCGATTTCAATGTATTTATTATCCGTTTGGATATAACGGTGTTCACGGATATACTTCAACATCGGTAACGATAACGATGAAGGTCTGGATGGACCACTTACGGTGACCCAATCCACAATCTCGATATCATCCGCCCAATAACGAATCCCTACCTTACCTAATCGTGAAATCTTAGATAGCGATAAACCCTCTAAATTACGCGATTCTAGTGCTTGTGGAAGATGAAGCACATCTTCTACCGGTAAGATCAATTTCGGCTCTGTAAACGTTCCTACGCGTTTCTGGAACTTGATAATGGTATTATCTACACGTGAGAGTCTCACGTATTTCAAATCTGTCTTATCAAGATCGATATCCCGTATTACCGCAGACCCATCTAAGTGTTTCGTAGAGAGTACGTTCTGCGTGATTTTCTCACCCATGCTGTACGCAGCCACGTGACCAAAGTTGGTGCCTTTAGGTATCGACTTCGATATCTTCCCGACGCAACATTCACACACTGCACCATGTGACGTATAGTGACAAGTGGTTGGTGATCGTAACTGGATCGTTTTACCAATTAATGCTCGAGATTCAGGTGATTTAGGATCAATACAATGGAGAGAACCATCTTCTAAATAACAGTACTTTCCAACTAATCCTTCTAAGTCCCCTGTCTGTACATCCCATGGTATCGTTTTACGGGTGCCACAATCTCCTGGAATCAAGTGACGGATCACTTGGAAGAGGAGTTGTAAACGACGGTTAAAGTATTCGGTATCACGGATCGGATCTTTCTGGAACATCAAGGCTTTTGATGCACTTCGAGATTCTTTCATGAAATCCCAAATATTCTTCGTACCCGTTGCAAAGCATTCAAGGATCGGTTCACGGAATAACGTACTATCGATATCGGTACGGATACCGATGATCCCGATACATTGAATCGCTTGTCCTACGGATACGGTCTTCTGTCTTACGGTTTCCGCTTGAGGGTTACCCGGTAAGAACGTTGGATCCTTCAACAATTGAGGGATCGCTTCTTGGAGTTCACGGATCGATGCAGGCGATGCTTCTTTGATACATTTTTCACGGATCTTCTCGATCTCAGGATGATATAGTACTTCGATATAATGCCTTGCATCCATACTGTCCACAAATGCGCCCAGATGATCCACCACCATGTTATACACGTTATTCATGGTCTTATAGACTAATTGACACAATTCATCATAGTCGACTTGATACTGATACGTGTGGAGGATGGATCGAACTAATGCCGTCATGTACTCGATGGGTGTGGATCCACCCATCCGGTAACTATGCAAGTGATGTTTAGCAGTCAGCTTCACATCAGGATAGCGTTCAAAGATGCGCCAGAAATACCAACTGATGATGGTTTCTCTTGTCGTACAATGATGCATGTCCACATCGTCAAAAGCAATCGATAAGGAATCCGTTGGGAGATAGGTTTTATCTAACGCCCAGATCTCTTGTTCAGATAGGTTAAATAAATAATTAACATCAAAACTACTCATTGATTGTCCCCTGTACGAGTTCTACACCTGACGTATTCAAGATATGGTTAAAGTATTGGTTCGCACGACCTTGTTGGTTAGCGTGGGCACGATAATCCATCACCTGATTGATATTAGTTGGTTGTTCAGCCATCAAGATATTAGTCGCCGCTTCTTCACACATGGCGGGACTATTTGGGAAACCTACCATCAGTGAAACAAACTGCGGATGAAGGGCACCAAACATACAGCGCACTTCAGATTCACCAAAGATCTTAAAGGCTTGGTCACGCCATGGTAGATAAGATTTATCCATATCGGTTAACTTACCTGGGATACCATGGTGTTGACGTTTAGGGATACTCGTTGCACCCCAGTCATCACCGATCTTCTCAAGTAAGATATAATACATGGAAGCAATCAAAACATCATCTACCGTTTGCGTCCATTTACCATTTGGTTGACGATAAATCGCCGGACCTACAGGTATTGGGAATTTATCCATCAGATCTTTGATCCCTACCGCACCAATTGTTGGACTGGATTGAGGTAACCAGATCTGCATCCCTTCTTTTGCTACTTCATGGCAATGCTGGATCTTTTCTTTATCCGTTGGAAGTAACCGAATCGCCTTATCATACATCAGTGGGGATACCACACGATAATAATCAAAGAGCAACTGAGTGGCTTCTTCTTCACGGTTTTGATCTAACAATGCTCTGATTTGGCATTCTACATGTACGGTAGTGGCATTGGTATAATGTTCATTAAACCGTCCGTAGTTAGTCCGTCTGATGGTACTGTTCGGATCCACGATAACGTCAGCGCGGATCCCATTCTTATTCACTGGCATGTTTGCTTCAGGCCAGATCGCACAGATTACCCCTTTTCCACCATAGCTGTCACTCAATTTCGCGCCAATCGTTGGCGTGATGTTCCAACCGTAATGAACTTCGATACGCCAGTCATCTAATTTCTGACGTCTAAAGGTTCGTACGACAGATTTCTTCAGTTGTACTCTTTCGATCATATTGTCGTTTTTACGACACTGGACTAAGAGATTATGATACTGCTTCGACGTCTTCACCAAACCACGATGTTGACGTTTCTTCTTCTCATATTCCCCATTGATCTCAGTATGATAGACTTTGGTGGCATGGTGGTACTTCTGGATTTGATTTTCCATTCGTACCGGTGTTTTCCAAAGATCAGGGTTATGCGTACGGAATACATTGATGTTTTCAACGATAGGCATATCGTCTGAATCCACGGATGATAACGAGATATACGTGATCTTATCAAACGTATGATCGATCTGACGTAAGGCTTCTTTCGTCATATGGCAAACTGCTAAGATTGGATCGTATTCACGCATGGCAAATAAGATTCCATCTTCTCTCACACGTTCACCGATATCAGGGAAGATCTTGTATTCATCGTCTGTTTTACCGTAAGTATTCAACGGGTAATGGTCTTGACCCCATTCAAACACTTTCTCACCATATCCTCTGGTACGAGTACGTTCGCAATAGGTATCAGATACCACGATACCATCTTCGATGATACCCGGTACTGCCATAAACGCGACATTGGTTTCAATCCCGTAATGGTAATCACCATTATTCTTTACTGAAGGACTATTCGCTAAAATCGTCCCTTTCGCTAAATACGTTCCAACAGTTAAGTTTTTCAACTCTCGTGTCGGTACGTAATGGAAACCAAAGACCTTATGGTTACAATAATAAGCAGGTACGATGACACAGCCTAATTCACCATTATATTGGTCTTCGTAGATGATGGTCGTTTCTGGATTCTGTTTGAAGGTATATACCCCACCTTTTGGATACTTGTGCACAATACGCACAATACGTCCATCAGCTGGCATTTTGATCGCCATGGTATATTTACCGTATTCTCTTTCTGCTCCCGTAATATTACGCCGAGCAGTCGACCCTGATAATACTAACTTCTGCTTATAGAACGATGAACGCATCGCACTACGTGACGCAGAGTTATTCGCCGCAAAAGGTTCTAGTACGGTAGCAGAGCCTAATAGCCGGATATCAAGTGTCGTAGGTTCAGCATGAGTAGGACTCACATTGATTGGCATGAAAAACGTCCTCCATTTCTCTCTATGTTAAATAAAATAAACCCTTATTATTCTAAAGGAGAATGACGATGGATCTTAAAGATTCTGGGATCAGACGATTTTTAATCGAGCAGTCACCCATGGTGTATTATCATGAAGGTTGGCGTCAAACCATCGAAGATCATCTTCCTTGGTTACAAGCAAGAAGCCAATGGCGACAAGTCGATCCATTTAAAGCTCATGTGTTCCACAATGACTTAACCGGATACCTAACAGACTTAGGTATTCCACAAGGAAGACATTGGTTAATTATGCGTTTAAACGATTTCCATTATAACTGGGATTTTGAAGAAGATCGTAAACTCCTTCTCATTCCACATGATGAAGATATCGACCATCTAACCAACTGCTTCATGTCCTCTTTTCAATCCACCTAATCAATACCCGAGATCATCAAGATCTCGGGGTTATGTCGGAGGATTAACGAAGTCTTCCGTAATTCATGGTGTTTTGTACCGCCACTGGATTAACCATCATGTTCCCGTATCCATATCCCATTTGTGGTTGACCCATCGTTGGGTTTACCCAACCGTTGTTCATTGGCATCGGTGGGTTTTGGAATGCAGTATTGTTCACCGGATACATTTGTTGTTGCATCTGCTGTTGTTGAGCAGGGGATAACAGATTCGGGTTACCCGCAAATGGATTATTCATCATCGCTGGATTAGCCATCATGGGTTGTGCGTAACCCATTGCTGGTTGAGGATAACCATAACCTGCTGGTTGCATCGGTTGAGCAAATGCATTCGGTTGTTGCATTGGTTGTGCTTGCGCCATTTGTGGATTTTGCTGCGCACGGATGGCTTGTTGTTCAGCTTGTGTTAATACACGAGTACCACCACCTTGACGTCCTGGTGCAGAAGCGAGCATGCCTGGGTTGATATTCGCAGGTGCTGGTGTTGCAACAGGTTGGACAGGTTGTACTGGTTGTGGAGCAGATAACACTTGTGGTTGTACTACCGGTAAGGTTGGTGCTGCTGGTGTGGTGGTTTGAAGGGATAATTGTTGATTCAATTTATCGGCTTCAGTTACATCACCTTCATTGCCTGGTAATGCTGGGATTTGACCACGGTATTCACTAAGGTCTTTTACTGCATCACCCCATTTCAATTGTGGGAAGTCTTTTAACTTCAATAAGTTTGCCACTCTTAAAATGTCTTTATATACATTTACGTACGCATTGATAAAGGCATGGAATGTTGGTGCGGTATTAGAACGAGAACCATAGCTGTAGTATGCATCCGGTGTACTCACATGTTTGAACACGAATTCAAATAATGCTTTAAACCCTTCCACATCTTTCTTACGAAGTTTAACACCAAACACTGCTGGTTCTTCATCGTTTTCTAAGATGTTGACTAATGCCGTATAGAATGGGAACTTCACGTAACCAACACGTAAGTAAGATTGACCTTCCAATTCTTTATTACGAAGAGTAGCGATTTTCACTAACTGATTATTATCTCCGATCTTATCAGAAATCTTTTCCCATGTTTTCACCGCTTTCTCATCTGCATTTGGGAATAAGGACAAGAACACGTTTTGTTTATGGTTCAAATTAGAATGACTATCTTTATCCGCACACCAAGTGATCAAGGTATTCATCACCATGTCAATCGAGAAGTTTAAGGACGCAGCACCAAAACGTTGAACGAATTTCAAGATATCGCTATCAGTACGAGCAATGTTTTCAGAAACCGGATGGAAAGCTACCGTATGATTCCAATCAGGGTTTTTCAGTACTTCGTAGTAAGGAATCACTAAACGACGTTCACCTTGTTTCGTATCTAACATTACAGGGGTTGAACCCGCTAATGACATGGAAGAAACCGCACCTGTTGCACGGTTGTATTCAAACCCTAAGGTTTCAATGATGCCTTCGTATAGATCTGTTAATTTCATTTTATCTCTCCTTAATAGAGATTAGTTAGATTGTTGTTAATAATCGGTTGTTGTGGCTGCACCGGTGCAGCTTGCATTGGTTGCTGAGATGGTACTGTTACACCATTTGCGTATTGTACACTATCGGTTAAACGACCCGATGCTAACCCATTTGCAAGATGATAGATATTATTCGATACATCTTGGTAGTTATTAAGGTTATTGGTCATTACTGGTGCGGCTGCGTTATCAGCAAACGTTGGCATGAGTAATGGTACCGCTGGGTTACCATTCATGGAGATGTAAATCAATGTATCGCCAAATACATCACAGTCAATCATGCAATTAAATGCAATATTACCTTGGTAAGTAATACTATTAATTAATTCCATGACTAAACGGTCTACCAATTCTTCTCCTGCACGGATCATTTGACCTTGTAATAAAGGATCTAATGGCGTGATGGATTGAATCGCATGCGTGATCGTTCCGTCTTGTGTTTGGTTCGTCATGGTGAGACGAATGGATGACACGAACTTATCTAACATCATGGCTGGTAAGGTCATGGATAAGTTATACGCTGCAATAGTTTCTGGTGTACTACCATGCCAGTGTTCCGTATTATCCGCACCCCAAATTTCTTTATTGTACACGTGGTTACCATCAAACACGATACCATTAGCAGATTGAGCTGCCATGTTGATCATGTCTTTATTACTAAAGACAGCAGTGATATCATCCAAGTATGGACAGAATGATTTCAACTGACCAAAGGTAAAGGTACCGGATGTTAATACACTGGATGCACGTTGACCCATTTGATACATGAATGGGTTATCAGCAATATATCCTTCTTTTACCATGCTCATGGCATTTTCAATCATCTCGGCTTCTTCTGATTCATAATCAGATTGACCATAACGCATGGCTTTCAATGTACGGTAAAGATAATCAGTTGGAAGATTATTACTCCGCGCAGAGATTTCGCCTGCACTGACTAACATGCTACCGGTAGTATCAATGGTATTCGCCGGTGTTAACCCATTATATTGAAGTTGATTCAAAATGTGTTGACTATGGAAAACATCTTCAGGACGCATCTTATACATTTCTTGTTGAATACCATCATTAATGATCGCATTGTTAAACAAGAATTGTTGATGACCTGTCGTCGTAAAGTTAGTACTCGGTACCCCATTCGCGACCATGTTTCCGACACGGACACGTGATACACTGTTCACGTAGAGCACCATGTTAGGATCAATCGTACTATCAAAGCCATGATAGATGATCCCTTCATTGTGTTCCGTATGGCCGGTATAGAAGGAGATCGTGCTGTTTCCCATTTGTCCTTGTTCTTCAACCTTTAAGAGGAATCGATAGCGAGGGGTATTCCACCCATGAACAATCCCAGCTCTTCCTTCTACCGCACTATTCGGTTGTAAGATCTGGCTCGCTAATCCAGCTAGACCGGATTTGGTGATCATGCTTCCACCCTGAGTTTGATTCACGAGACCACGTTCGATATCGGAATCAATAAACGCCGAATAACTTCGACGATAAATATCAGGAAGAGGCTTCACCGGAAATAACGTCAACTGGTGAATTTTAATAGACATGTTGAATACTCCTAATGTTGAATTATTATTGTTGATTTAAATTTGGACTCGTTAATCCAGGATGGATGTTGGTTTTCAGATGAATCACTAATCGAGCTAATTCTTGATCCATGTCGTACGGTAAAGCGACTAGGCGTTCTTGTACGTTAGCATGTAATGCTAATAACATCTTAGGATCTTCCCAACTACAGACCTTCCACCACATCCCATACACTTCTGTTGTGAGTAAAGCGATCGCATTCGCTGCAACGTTCGTGTGAAGACGGGATTTCTGTCTACGACGATTATCTTGAGGACTATCTACGTAGATCTCATCTAAGGCTTTCATTTGATCAGGTGTAATACCTTTACGAGTATACGCTGCGACACCACCGTTATTTGCAGAGGTATCCGGTTGCGATAATAAGATCATCGCCACATGATCAAATCCCCAATGTTTCAGTAACGTGTAAGCCATCACGTACATGTTGATTACCGCATCATAGTCCACGTATTCGATAATCTTCGCTGTCACTACTGGATGTAATACCCATTGCGTGACTGCTTTACCAAATGGGGTGATCTGAAAGCGTTCATATTCACGATCAAATAAACTACGATAACGATAATACTCTTGTACATCGACCGTTGGATCTAATCGTCTTAAGATACTTTCTACCTTGGTTTTGATATAGATCTGATGGGCTATTACGATCCCTTCTGAAACGTCAGATTTGATCTTATAGTTTTCTGCAACCGAGGTGTTATCATCATCCCCTAAGTTACTCCCATCTAAACTCTTATCCGTTACACGTCCACCGAATTCCTTATCCATGGTGCTGGTCAGATGATCACTATAGTTAAAGATCAAAGATACCAACATTTTTGGTTCTTCAACACTATTCGCTTGAATCAATTCAGCATTCGCTAAACGTCTTACGAGTGTGTTCCCTAATAACCAAGAAGGAACTTGTGACTCATCTAATCCACCAATCACCGCTGCAGTAGAATGCGGTTGAGTATTACCTTCCCATGCGGCTTCGATGTATTGTTTCAATCGTTGATAACCCGTAGATTGAACGATAGAAGATTTAACCAATAATCCTGCTGCACGATAGTTCTTCGTATTGTTGGATACTTCGCTATGGATGAAATCGATGTATTCACCCCAGATCGGGATCATGATTTTCATCGCCATGGCTAATCCAATCAATTCACGATATTCATTTTTCAGATACGTGAGTTCTTTCACGTGGTCTGTCCCATATTCGGTTTTCAAATCCGTTGGCCATTTAAGATTTGAATAAAGACCGATATACACCATGATCTCCTTGAATGGATGATATTCAAAGAGTTCTGCTACTCGTTCCGATAATACCTGATCGAGTTTGCGGGTATGTTCGATTTCTTTAAAATCGTACCAGATTTGATTATAACACTGGAAGATCTTATCCTGTACGTCTACAGGTAATCGACTCCAGAAGTTATTGATATCTAAGATCAGATTGTCCGTAATCTTGATATTACGGTACGTGGAGATATTAAAGGCGAGTTTCTCGCCTCGATGCTCGATCACGATCTGATTGTTGATACCGTTGTTTTCATCACTACGTAAAAATCGCATGACGGTACTCCTAAAAACATTAACGTTAATATTATTGCGAAGATAGTCAAAACACTACCCTCAAATAGGTAATATAAGCTTATAAGTTTTATAGTACCCATTTGGGGATATTGTAATAAATGCTAAAGGTGGGAGGGGTCAGACATAATTCGAAAAAAGGAACCTAACCAAGTATGGGATGAGCAGAGCAATCATTTCACTTAGTAAGGTTCCGAAGGTAAACAACAATTAAGGAAGTCTATTAAATTATGGATAAAATGAAAAACTAGATAGTTTAACAAATCATTAATAGACTCCTTGGGTGTTTACCGAGATTTAATTAGAAAGGTACATTTTCGAAGTTATCATCGAATTGGGGTTCAGCTTGTTGCTGAGGTTGCTGTTGTGGCGCAGAATATTGTTGTTGTGGTTGTTGGTAGTTATTTTGCTGATTCGCATTATAACCATGGTTTTGACTATAGCTATTATTGTTGTTATAGCCGTTACCATTACCGCCATTATTACCACCGTTTTGTTGCTGACGTTTCGCACGTTTTGCTTCAGGGGTGGCTTCATAATCCCATACATGGCTGGTGACTACTGGCACTAAGATCGTCATCATTTTCACCCATGCACGTGCAAGGATAGAAGAGATTTGCTGACGTGTTGCTTGTTGACCGGTTGCGGTATCCACGATTGGATGGAATTCAGGTTCAGTGAAGTAGAAACCTAATTTGGTGTTCTTTTGTTGGATACCAATAAATTCTAACCCATCGGCATCTTTACCGATATGGATGGTTGCGTATAGGTACGGATCACGTGGTTTATTGGCTTGACGATCCCAACCAGCTTTCTTCACTTGGATCGCTTGAGACATCGTTTGTTTTGCACGAATCGCGTCTTCCATCATCACTAAGAGTGCAGTAAAAGTAGGAAGATCTAAATTCATTTCGATACGCCCTTCATCGCCTTTCTTACCGTTATTTAAACGCACCATAAGACGAGGGTTGTTTCCTTTCGTATCCACGTGTAAAGTTGGTACACGACCGTTTTGATTGCCTTCTACGGGTTGCGAACCATAGAGACGAAATTTGTCATCATTTAAGATGGTTACTTTTTGTTGAAATGGAGTAGGTTGATATTGAATGCTCATAATGTTCTTCCTTCAGAAAATAAATTTGATTTTAAAAAAGTCATTGACAATAAGTCATAACGATGACTGGTATCGTAGAAAAGTCAGAAATAACTATAAAGTTTTTCTTTAATCTCGTATCCTTTTAACTTCTTAATGGACGCTTTGATTCGATCAGGGGTGGCTAAAGGAAGCCAGTTGTCTTCTCTTGCCATCTGACAGATCGCTTTACGAAGTTCGATATTCGGTTTCTCAAAGAATCCTGACTTATCGCCAAAGATCTGTAAGGTAAAGCGGTTAAAAGGGACTCGGTACGTATAGTCCTTCGCTTTAGGCAAATTTAACTTCGTATACCATTCTTGACGTTTCTTTAACTTACCCGTATAAGACTCTAATAACGTGACACTGTTAAACTTAGATGCTTCGAGTAGATCCACCACAAAGCTTGAAAGTAACATGATATCCATATAGTTGGATTCGAATCCTTCATCCTCTAAGATGATCACATTAAAAGGAAGGAAACGTTCTTCATCGATGAGTCGATGCCACATGTTTTCTTCCACCTGATCAAAGATAGAGGGGTTATACGGTTTACGTTTAAGATAAGGGACACGTTTATTCAGGTGTTCGTATTTTGGATAATAGAACACTGTTGAAACACGGTTATTGGTTTCCATCTTCACGATACGTTCAAACTCAGAGACTTCGGTTAAGAACGTCTCAATGAATTCTTCGTCAGAAACCGGTTTATAGTGTTTCGTATCAAAAGAGGCGACAAAGTTACGATAAAGGGTTCTGACGTTCACGTACATGATCGGTAACCATGACTGAACATCCGCAAAGGGACCATTAAAGACCCCTGCTGTCCCTAGCGAGAGATTGTACTTCGTATCAAGTTGTCGTTCCATCTTATCCAACCTCCATTAACGTAAATGTTTCAATAGATGCTGTAAGATCCGTTCCTTGTTTAACGAAGGATATTGATCTAATCGTTCAGCCACCATCCGTTGGATGTTCTCTGGATTGAGATCGATCGTTTCGAACTTATGCTGAATGATCTTTAACGTATTGGCTTTCTTTTCTTTTTGATCGATCTTGATCGTAAAGTGCACCAAGGGGTATTTCAACCGAATCGTTTTCATGGAATCATTGATAATATCCCGGTCGTACGTAAAGAGTCGGACATTCGAATGTAACGGTAGATCTTTTGCTTCCTGGTCAATGAGGGGTAAGATATCTTCAATCGTCTTACCTCGGATATCGATCGTCTTATAGATCGTGGCCAGTTTATTATCGTGGAAGATGATTTCATGTTCACCTGTCTTTTTGATTTCACATGTCACCCAGCCTTTAGGCTGTTCCTCACCATGTGCTAATCGGTCAAAAGAACCCCCTACTAGGATGTTCTTGTATTGACTTCTAAAATGCACATGTCCCGCAAAGATATAATACTTCACTAAGTCGCACCAACGATCTTCTAAATGCGCTTTAGGGTTAAGATTCGCATCAATCTGGTAATTAAAGGCACCATGAAATAAACAGAAATCGACTTGCTTTAATCCACGTGTCTCTAACTGCGTGATCGCATCCTGATACGTTTGTTCCACATCAGGGTGCCATTCATCTGGTACGTATAAGAACGTGATATCATATTTAGGGAGATACTCAATCGTTAAGGTATCCACGTAATGGACATCCACATTCAGCTTCTTGTGCTGATTGATGGCATCGTAGATATATTTAAACACCTGTGACTGTTTCCAGTCATGACCGGGTGTCCCTTCTAAGATCAGGATGGTAATCCCGTACTTCTCACAACGTTCTAATAAACGAGCAAAGAATAAAAAGATCTTACCGAGGTAAGGGTTCGTTAATTGTAACGAACGGTCAAAGAGGTCACCTGGGAAGACTAAGATATCCCAGGTAGAGAATTCTGCTTCATCTTTAAGGATCGGATCAAAGGCATCGATGATCCGATCAGAGGTGGTACGATGATGACCTAAATGTACATCGTAGAAAGCAGCGATTTTAACGGGTTTAATTTGATCATTCGTCGAATAAGTCGTCGTCTTCAAGTTGATCTTGGTTTGACTGACGTCCAGATTCAGGTATTGTTCCGCTTGACTGATCGCCATGTGATTCACCCTTCATGATAGTTGATTTGATAGACATAATCTCAGGGGTGAGGATCGAAGGATACCCGTAATACGTAAATATTTCATCCATCACGAAGAGGTATTTGTAGTTCACCTTATTCGTAATCAATCCTTGACGATCTTCTTTGAAATCACCCATGGCATCTACGATACGTCTATCTTGAACCATCTGAACAGAACGAGATGGAATACGTTGCTTCATCAAA